AACAACTAATAGGTAATCCTTTTTCTTTACCAAAATTAATCCAGACTGGTGTTGATAGGCTGTAAAAACCCCTTGCCATATAATCTTCAAACTTAATAGCAAACCCATCAATTTTTAAATATTCTTCCGCTTTATTTGCAATATCTTTAATCCTTTGCTCGGGGGTTTCATTTATATACCCCCTTGATAAGAAAAGCCTACTCTCATCATTTAACCAATAATATTTTTCTTTATTCATTTTTTTGTTTTTTAAAATAAATCATCTTCTGTTATGCTCTTGCTCTTTTTATTATAATCAACTGATTTCTTATAAAAAAAATCTCCCTCCTTTGTTGATAAAATCTCCACATCAAACCATAATGTCTTCTCAATCTCTGTAAAATCAACTTCAAATACTGATTTCATCCCAATTCTATTTAATGAATTATTAAATCTATTTTGAATGAAATGTTTAATTGTATCTTTTGATAAAAAACTTAATTCACCATTCTCAAATATCCAATCCAATATTCCACATTCAGCTGCATATGCTTTATGACAAGCTGACACAATCAACGCTTCAAATTCTTCGTCAAACCATTCTGGATTTTCTTCTTTGATAATGTTGATAAGTTCTGATCCAAAATTACCATGGATTTCTTCCTCCTTTGAGGTAGCTTCAACCACATTTGAAATACCTTTGAATAGATTTTTCTCCTTGTTGAAGGACATCATAATCAAGAACTGACTAAATAAACTTACATGTTCAATAAACAAGGAAAATAATAATACAGACTTTGTGTACATTTTATTCTCTTTACTCCTTGTCCCATCTAAATATTTTGCCAAATAACTGATTCTATTCTTTATAGCAGGAATTTCAATAACAGTCTGGAACTCATTCTCCAATCCAAGAATTCTTAATAATTGAGCATAAGCATCCTTATGACGAACTTCCGAGTTTCCTGAAATTAAAACTTTGTCATTATATCTAGTCACAATACATCCAGTAGGAACTGTAACACAATAGATGTTACCATCATAATCTTCAATGGTAGGTTTATCAGTTATAGAAGAAAAGGTGTTAGTTTTTACAAAACTTACATTGTATATATCTTTATCATTAGTTATATCAACTACATACCCAGCAAAAATACCTATAACTTGCAAATTATCTGCAAACAATTTACTAATAGTTTGGTGTTTAATAACATAATCACCATTCTGAGTGTCACTATCAAGTTTAGACCCCTCCAATTTTGTTAATTCATAAATAAAAGAATTGCACCACTTTTCAGATTTATCTGATAAATCAATACAATCAAAGTTTCCAATATTAATTTTATCATCCAAACTCAACTCATCCACACCCTCATTAACAAATTTACCAGAAAAAGGCAATTTCATATCACTACTAAATTTACCAATATCTTTTATAGCCTTCTTTATAATATTACCACTCCTTGTTTTGTAGTAGATATTATGGTTGGGGGTTAGTAATGCATTATATGTTTGGTTCTCAATCCTATGCATCTTTCCCTTGTAAGGTTCATTGATAATATTACTTGGTAAAACAGATGTCATTGTATTGGTTTCTAAATCATATTGAATAACCTCTGTATTATTATCAATATCCTTAAAGTTAACCCAACCTTTTGGTGTTAATATTTCAGTTCCCTCACCATGACATTCGGCAAAAGTCATACCAACATCACCAATTTCAGTTATTGGCATCCTCTTATACAAGTCAGCCCAGAATGTTTTTACATTTACCTCAATTTGAGCAATTGCCAACATTGACCTTTTAATAACCTCCCTCTCCTCATTTGATATCTTTGTTTTATAATCATCAATATCAGTTGTGAAATTGAATTCAGAGTGTATCCAGTATGAGTGTCTAATTGCATCCTTATATGCTAATAAGGATGGATATTCATAAGGCAAAATGTTTATCCTCTTTTCAAAAATGTTCTTCATATATTTTTTTTTATTGGTTAAGATAAATATGAAACCAGGTTATAAAAGTATTCAATTTTGATTATAAAATCAAATTTTTATAAAAAATTGTCATTGCTATTTTTCTTAACCAATAACTCCTTAATCCTTTCTTTCTTACGTTCCACTTGTTGTTCCTCAAACCCTAGGAATGTTGCTGTTGTATCGGTATCAATTTCAAGCATTTCATTATCAAACTTGCAATTCTCAAACACAATACCATCTTTACCAATCCTTGACTTGGTTATTGCCACAGTTGCCAAATTCATCTCTTTCTGTTGCAAACTCTTTGCAATACTAATAATAACATGGCCAACCTGGGCTTTCTTTATTGACCCCCCCATTTGGTCATTTGTTACCACATTTGCAGAAATAGATGAGTTGTGTGTGTAAATGTCATTGGCATAAAACATATGGGTGTCATCAACAGTAATGTCAATTGTATCCTCTTCACCTACCAATTCAATTGATTCAATTTCATCTAAAATAAAATCATTCTTGTTTAAAATTTGTTCCATTTTTTAAAAAATTTAAGCAGTTATTTATTACAAAATCTTTATTACTCATATATTCAGATTCCTTGACCCTTTTAACAATATAACCTTTTTTAACCAAAAAATCATCTCTATTGCTATCTATCTTTTTTTGTTCATCTTTTGAATGCCAGTAATCCCCATCAAATTCTATTATTTTATTACCTAATTTAAAATCAACACTTATTATAGTCATATTATTCTCCCAAACATAAAAAACATACTCATTATTTAGTTCGTAAAAATAACAATTTAACCTATCATCATTTTCTAATTTAGAAAAAATACCCCAAAATAAATCTTGTGAAATTTTTGAATACTTATCTTTGAATACAGAGATTTTTGCCATCAAAAATTCTTTATACTTAATCTCCCCATCAAATTCCCCGTATTTTTCAATAAAAAATTCTTTGCTTTGTGAAAATTTTATCTTGGATATAAAGTCATCATATCTAATTTTACCATCAATATCACCATATCTATCTATAAATGAGTTTAAAGTTGTTTTAACCATACTAACACAATACTCATTCCAAAATTTCAACCCCTCTGTCTCCCCATGTTTATCAATATAATATGTCAAACTAAACCTATATGATTGCCTTTGATTCCTATCATACCATTTCTTATAACCTAATTCAACACCATATCTATTTTGATATTCAGGTAATGTCCTCCCATTCCTATATGGTCTAATTTTTTTGTTTTTAGCCATAGTTGCAATTTTGGAATTTAATGTGTTTTCCCATCTTTTTCTACCCTCTTCTTCGCCATATCTCTCTATTGCTGGTTTTAAGCCATATGAAACAGCTTTTTTATTTCTTTGTTCCCATTTTTTTGTGCCAAGATCAATTCCATATTTTTTTATAAAGTTATTTTTATCCATCTTAACTTTATCTTTATATTCATCTTGTTTTATTTTCCAATTATCCCCGTATCTTATTTTACAAGCATACTCACTAATGGCATCATTTTTTAACTTTCTAACAATAACACCTAACCTACCTAACCATTTAGATTCAACATTGTTTAATATGAAATCACTTATATTTAGTAATCTATTTTTTATAGAATTAGTATCATAATATTCTATAATTTTATAAATTTCACAATATTGATTTTTAGTTATCAAATGTTTAACTTCTTTAATTTTCTTATAATTAAGAAATTGTTCAATAGTAATTACCCCCATCTAATTTTATTTTAATATAAATATCACAAATGTTAAATAAGTTAGATGGGGGCACAATTATTTTTTAATAAAAAGTGTATTACCAACAGACAATCCACTGTCAATGGATAAGAAACCCCCACCTAATGTTGGAAATTTGTGTTTTGCTGACACTTTTATTTCCTTTCCATTTTTTGTCTTAATTCTATAAACAGGCTGTTTCTCAATAGGGAATACATAACTAATTTCTTTATATCCTTTATGTGTTAGAATATTATCTCCAACAACAACATCCTTTATTTGAATCAATCCTTTATTCTCAATATCCACAATAGTATCTAAAGAAACACAGCGATTTCCTTGTGTACCTAACCATCCAGCAATATTTAATTCATGACACATAGCCTCAAAGTGTCTAATAACTGATCCTTCATTCTTCCACTCATCATTACCTTGTCTATCTGGAACAACACAATCAATATAATCCAAAACAACCAAATCAAGTTTAATACCATCAGCAATAATCTTTCTAATTTGATTCTTAATTTGATTCATTGTCAATGTGTCAGATGGCAATTTCTTTAAAATCAACTTATTTGTATGAGTTTCTTTTATATTATTAACAGTTTCATAAACAACATCCTTATGATTTGGTAATTCATCTGGGGATATTTTTGTCCAAAGAGTAATGTGTTTTCTCTGAATAATTTTTGGATTATCTTCAAAAAAGATATGTAGAACATTATAATTGTTATTGAATGCTGTGTTTGCAACCAAGGTCAATAGAGTTGATTTACCAATACCTGGACCTGCAAATATAATACCAACCTCACCTTTGGCTAACCCCCCCTTTAAGAGAACGTCTATGCCCTTTACACCCATTGGTATGGGGTGTCTATAATCCTCATCCAATACACCCACCAAGTCATTAAAAACCTCAAAACCGTTTGATTCCTTAACACCAACTTGCAAGGCATATCTTAATAACTCCTCAAGTTGATCATAAGATTCAAAGTCACCCTCATTAATGACTTTCTGTGCCTTTTCCAAAACAATCTTAACTTCTTCTTGTTTGCAGAATTTAAGTGCTTTTTCTTGAACAAGTTCAACACCATCTAATGGCGCTGAACTTATTTTAGTTATAGTGTCAATCACAATCTTCAATGCCAATTCTTGTGATATTTCAGATTTGGCAATCATATTTAGTGTTTCAAAGTTTGGGGCTGCATCATATTTCTTATGATACTCCTTAATCATTTGTATGATTAACTTAAAATACTTATTCTCAAAATAAGATATTTTAATAAAATCTAATATGGCTCTTGCAAATTCCTTATCTAAAATAATCTGATTGATTAATTGCAACTGGAACGTCTGACCCAGGTAATCAAAATTCTTTGACATAAAAATAAAGATTAATGGTTAGATAATAAATTTTTCTCTAAATACTGATGTGTTAAGTTTTGGTTGATTAGGATATTTGTCAAATCCTTCAATGAATCTTTAATGAAATGGCGAATATCAACAGTATATCTAACCTTTGGTGGATATAACTTCCCATCAACTATTCTATGGGATACAACTTGGTCTCCAATTTTTACATAAATGTTGAATAATTCAGCTTCATCTGTTGATGAGGTCTCCATAATTGAAGGGTCATACAAAATACTCTCTTTGTTCTCAACAAGATACCCAATTGATTTCATCTTTAAGTATTGTGTCAAATCCTCTGAAAAATACTTGACAAACTCATAGAGTTCAAAAGAATCCTTAGCATCAGGATTGATACCCTTAATGTTTAAAAACCTCTGAACAATAATGTTGTTGTTCAATGTTAGCAAAAACTCCACCTTTGTTGTTTCACTCTGTCTCATAATAGTTTTTTTTGTTGTTAAAATTTTTTCTCTTTTCTACTTAATTTCATAAATGGCTTAACAAAATCAACCCAAGCATCATCCCTTTTTGGTAAGAATTTAAAAAACCCATCATCCCTCATTAACTTCAATAAGTTTGTATAACTCCTATCAGTTGGGTCTAATCTCTCACTATAAATTTCATAAACCATTGTCTTGCCTTCATCTGTGATTAACGGATTTCTTAAATCAATTATTTTTCCTGTCTTCTCAAAAAACTCATCCCCAACCAAACCAGATTTGCTAATTCCAGATAATAGATTACTCAATGTCTTGCTCTTTGTTTTTTCAAACAATACTTTTGCCTCATCTAAAACTTCTTGTAAGGTATAATCTCTCTTATCAAAATTAGGAAAAAATGTCTTTAATTTCTTCTCACCAAAATTTGTGATGCCATAAATGTTGTCAGATGTATCACCAATCAATACTTTGTAAAGATAAACATTATTATGCGGAATATCAATGTTTTTGAAATGAATTAAATCCCCTTTTTTGGAATATGTTTTTGATACAGGGGAAAATAACATAACATTCTCACCAATCAACTGGGTCAAATCCTTATCCCCAGAAAAAATAATCATATTCTCATCCTTTGCAATATGAGTGTATTGTGCAATCAAATCATCTGCCTCATTTTGGTCAACTTGGCATTGTCTTACAAAAACTTCCTCAAGATATTCTTTAACCCTTTCCCTTTGGTATAGGTAAGATTCATATTTATGATCATCCAAAGAAATTCTACGATTCTCTTTGTATCTTGGATAGATGTTTTTTCTTATTAGTGAGTTTTCATTCCCATCCCAGAATACAACAACTTTATCATGATTATGTTTCTCAAGAAATAATCTAATTGTATTTAGAAAATGGAAAACCCCACCAATATGTTTGCCTTCAGAATAAAATTCACGAACGCCATGAAAACCAATTGTAAATAAATTGTTTCCATCTATTAGTAGGGTTTTCTTCATATTATTCAAAAATTATAGTTTCCTCTTCTTCCTTTTCAGAAAAAGTAATATCCCCATCCCCAGATAAAATACCATTCCAGTATTGAGAATATTCTTTCTTATACTTTTCAATGGATTCCTTTGTATCTGGCAAATAACCTTGTGGAACCGCCAATATCTTTCCATCTTTATATGCTATACCAGTGACATGGTTCTTCAATATGGATACTTTTGTCCTAATTGCATAGGAAACAGTCCTTCCATTCTTTGTTGCTGTTATATGGTTAATACCAGCATTCTTCTGATTTCCAAATAAGAATATTAATGAAGATGCCAACCATAAAGCCTCACCACCTTTTGCTTTGATTGTTGGTTGTCCAAATGGCGAATCTGGTAATTCTACCCAAGGTTGATTGATTACTACCATTGTGTTATGGTAGGGGTATTCTTCTTTCTTTGATTTTGAAATCCTTGAATGTAATCCCATTCCAACCTTATCTGCAAGAACTGCTGCATTATGCATTTTACCCCCCTTGCCATCATAAGTCATCTTGCAAGGTATTGATCCAATACTATCAATTAAGAATAAAACAGAATATGGTAAATCCCCCTTTTCCTGGGCATCCAGAATCTCATTGATGAAATCTGTCATCTGTTCAATATAATCAAATGAATCATTAAAGATAAAATCACCATCCCATTCACCCTCATCATTAAGTTCAGCATTCAATCCCAATTCAACAGCATGGGTCCAATTCCACTTCTTTTCTGTAATAATGAATATAGGTAAATGACCTTTCTTTTGGGCGTCGGCTGCTGCCAATATCATTGCTGTTGTCTTACTTGTATTGGAATGTCCTAAGAACATATTAATACCACCCATTACTGGACCAGGAACACCACAAGCATTATAAAAAGCATCACCACATGAATAATAATCCTCTGGTTTATATTTTGTTTTTGTAGAAAACTTTTCCTTGATAGCATCCACACTGGTTTTTGCTACCTTTTTCTTTATTCCTGCCATATATTTTTTTTGATTTTAAAAGAGAGATTTTTTGCTCAAAGTATTGTTTTATGGTACTTTTTGCAAAAAATCTCTTTTAGGTTAATTAAAATGGTAATTCATCATCACTATACTCCTCTTCAACAACAACACTTGTTTGTTGAACTGTTGCATTTTTAGCAACAGTTGCCCCACCAAATGATGCCTCTGAATTTGAACTATTCAGATAAACATATTTACCTTGGGAATCATCCCATCTTGGGGATTCACCTCTTGAAATTGCTTCAAGATATTCTAATGGTTTCCTGCTATAAACATCTCTCCATGTTGATTCATCATTTGCCCATTTCTTTGCAAGATTCACATCTGTTGATAATGGTGTTGGGTCATCATACATGATTGTTGAAACAGTTGTGTATTCCTTACCTTTTGGACTTTTTGATTTAACTAATTCAATAATTAAATCTCTTCCTGTATCCATATCAGATATATCCCCCTTGTTTCTAAAGATTGGAATAATCTTATCAAGAATACCATCTTTCTTGTAATTGTGCTTGAACCTCCAATATTTTGGCCCATCTTGTTCATTGTCACGGTCAATTACCTTAACAACATAGAATAATTTGGCTTTATAATCTTTTGCCAATTCGTCATCATCCTTTCTCTTTGTTGCTTTTAGTGCATTATACACATCAGCCAATGGAGATGCTTCATTGTCATTTCCTGCTGGGTCATAAATCTTTTGGTAGTAACCACCAACTTGTAATTCATGAAACCAAGCCTCCTTAAAAACAGATGACCCATCTGTTGTAGGTAAAATCCTAATCCTTCTTTGCCCTGTACTTTCTTTGTCATTTAACAATAATGTAAAATAACGTTTCATTCTGTCTTCCTGTGATAATTTTTGGGAATCCCCTTTTTGGTTTTTTTCATACTGCGCCATTATGGCATCTAAATTCGACATATTATATAGTTTTTGTTTACAATGCTTCAACTCTACAATGATAGGTAAGTTTAAAGGAAAAAAAAAGGGGTGTTACCCCCTTTTTCTAAAAAAAATATTAATTACTTAAAATCTATTTTTATACCCTTGATTACTATTAAAATCATCATCTTCACCTTCATCATCTGTTGGGAAAAAAGTATCTTTAATCTCATTTGGATTAATATTTGTAACATCATCAGATGTCAAAACATATTCATTTTTTCCACTCTTTTCCATTTCAACTTGTTTATCATCAAAAAATTGGGATAACTTTTGATTAAAAGGATAAGAATCATATGTCCTTAATTCAAGTTTTTCCTCTGGAGTTTTTTCTCTATATTTTTCCACTTTGGAATCTATGGCATTCAATTTATCAAAAATACCATCCATTGTTGCCAACTTCTGCTCCAATTTATCAATCTGGGCAAACAAATTATCAAAATATTCATTCTGTTTTGTTTCCATGTTCTTCTGGCTTGAAACCAAATCTGTAATATCCAATTCTTCTGAATCTTCATCACCTTCTTTACTATCACCCTCATCATCAATAACTGTAACATCATCATCAGCTTCAACATCTATTGGTTGGGGATTTGCAGCACTTAAAGGGTCTTCACCCCCACCTGGAGGTATTGGAGAAACTTCACCTGGGGGTGTCATAGGTGCATTAGGCATTGGTGCAGCATTGGGGTCTGACATAGGGTCACCTAAAGGTGGTGGGGGTGCATCCTGCTCTGTAATATACCTATTTATTTTGTGGTATCTATTAATTTCATTTAATATTCTCTGATCTATTTTCATTTTATTAATCATTTAACAATTCTTTTATACCCCCATGAGTTTTAACCTTAACTTGTCTATTCACTGTTTTAGTTTCAGTTCTTTCTATTAAACCATCTTTCTCCTTAACAACATAGCATTCTCCTGTAATTAAGTCACATACTTCTTTTGACCCATCATCCAATGTTTGTTGTGTTGTTGATTTTAAGTAGTTATTCAAATTTTCAATCATGTCAATTTATTTTACATATAAATATATCAATATTTTGAATTATCAAAATAATTTACTCCAATTTTGGGTGTAAAATTAATTTTGTATAATTTGTCCACCAATATTTAATATTTAATAATTTGTTTTCATTTGAAACTATACCCCCAATTATATCATTCTCTTCAATTTTTTGATTTCCCTTGCTAAAATTGGAACTATTTTCAATTGAATCTCTAATAGTTTTTTCAGTTATTTTGTAAATATTTGCTTCTGTTTGCCCAGATTCTGCAATAAACTTAAAGCCAGTATAAGGAATTTTATTAGGGTTTCTATCTATCTTTAAACTCACAGCTATTGTATATGTATCTCCTGAATTAACCTTAACATCAAAAAATGAAATAACTGGTGCACTATCTAGTATATATAATCTCACCAAGGTATCTTCTATGGTTTTATTCATTGCATCCAAATATAATAATTCTTTTGGATTATTTGCCTCAAAAAACATATCAAGAACATATGGTAAAGTATATTCTGGTTCTGCTGGTGTTCTTACAATTTTAATATTATTATAGGTATATTCACACACTCTATTTAATTTAGCACCCTCTGACTTATTCCTAGCACTAACATATAATTCCTTTTGGTCTTCTGTAAGTTTTGCTGGGGGTGTCAAAGCCTTTAATGATGCATTTGCATCTGCAAATTTTTTATCCAATTTGGCATAAAATTTATTCTTATATAATCTATCAAAATTTTGGGCAGCATCAAGGTTTGTATTATTACTTAAAGCCTGATTATATAACCAATCTATAATATAAAATTTAACAAAACTTTCACTTTTGTCACCCTCCAAACTAGAAAATTTAGTCATAAAAGGAATTACATAAATACTCATAAATTGAATATATAATTCAATTGATTTGAAAATAGCAAAAGGTGTTTTTATCTTATCATTTTCATTACTAGTTGCACAAAAGTATAATGGTTGTCCTCCATTATAAGATGAAATTTCCCCCTTATTATAAGTTAACCACACATTTCCAAAATTATTATGATTTGCCTTAAAACCATCTTTTTCATAAGATGCCAAATAACTAATAAGGTATATATAGTCTGCCAATTTCTTATCTGGAACCAATGAATTTATCATTGTATGAATTTGTGTGGCTGATGAATAAACTATTAATTCTTCTGTAGTTTGTTCATATTCAGAATAACCTGAATATAAGTAGTTACTACACTCACTTGAATTTGTTTGTTTTGAACCTTGTGTTTGTGTGTTATTTGTTGCAGTAGCTTCTTCATTTTTATCATTAACAATAGATTTTGCAAAATTGCTTTCAATCTTTGTTAATAAGTTCTCATTAATACTTGTGAGGTATGTATCTGTGCTTGGAGGTGAATAAATACTTTGTCTAACACCTGTGAATGTTGTTTCAAATGAACCTGGTGCAATATTATGTGAAACTTCTGTAATAAAATAAGGACCCCCAAACATAGGAACATGTTCCAAATTGAAATACATTGTTGGTTGTATCAATGCATTGCCCATACAGTTAATTGTTGACTTGTAACTCAAGTTCTTATACAAATTAAATAATGACACACTTTGTGTTGCCACCCCCCTATTTGATGATGAATTTCTTAAAGCCTCCTGTTGAATTAATGATTCAAGAGTTGCTGTACCACTATTCTGATCAACTTGTATGCCATAGAATATTGCTTGATTTCTAATCCCTGCATCTACCAAGAAACTAACACATTTATTTGATTGTGACCAATCTTTCTTATTTGTCTGGTCCTCCAAGAAAGGTATCTTAGATGGTTTTAACATATCAATAGCATCATCACCATATCTAAAATCTTTTGGTCCAGCTGGGGTTGTTGACCCCCTACCAGAATATATACAAACAAGTTTTGGTCCTGATTTTCTATAATCAACATCAGAATAATTCCCCCAGACATCATTTGCTATTTCTGTTGCAGTACCAATAACTTCATTAATATCATCATTTGCTGATAATGCCCCATAAAAATTAACATAAGATGGCATTGGCAAAACATTAAAATTATTTTTAACCAAAATTCCACCAATAAAATTAAAGACAGGGGTTTTTAAGTTTGTTCTTGTTCCAATAAAAATCTTCTTTAAATCAAAAATATCAACATAATACAAATCACCTATGTTCCTATTACCCCTATCCAAGAATATTACATCTTCAAATAATGTACGAGTTGTATATTCACTACCAGATATCCATTTATCATTTATGGCTTTAAATGTTTCATATAAATCATATTTTGAAAACTTGCTATCCAATCCTGAATTTATCTCATTAATTTCAACAATATCAATATTATTTATTTCCCTCTCCAATAAGGATAATGTCTGATTCACATTGTCTTCCAAGAATGTATCCAATGCTTTTTGGTTATTATCCATCAGTATTAAGAATTGTTCCCTTGTAATGTTTGGATTTTTTAATTTTTGTGTTGCATATATCTTTATTGGTTTTGCAAGTGCAATGATATTCTCTGATGAAAACTCAATATTATTATCAATAAAGAAATCTGTAATATATGAACCAGTATTCTTATATGTCAAAGATTCAATGGTGGAGAATCCAACATGTAATCTTAATGTTTCCCAAGCAGGGGCATTTGTTAATTCTGATGATTGAAGTGATATGTTATTTGGTAAAGTGTTTGCAACATATCCTTTGAACCTTTTCTGATTCTCTATGGTTGACCTCCCCCCTAAATGACTTATCAATGAATTATATTCATATCTATCATATTGTGTTGGATTTCCATACTTAAACAAAACATCATAACTCAAAAACCCATCCAAAAATTCTCTAATATTTTGGAATTGATAATCTGCTGTTTTATTGTAAAAATCAGTATCATTCAAATTACTATAATTAGATGGGACTTCCATCAAATTTCTATATAATAATTGGAAATTTCTATATGCTGCCACAGGATTTCCATATTCCAATCCAACCAAATTTATCTGATCTTTGTTTTCATTTATGTCATAAATTGATTTGCTAAAATCCAAAAACTCATTCTCAAATAAATTTAATGTGTCATAATCAAAAACAGAAAACATATCCTCAATTGAGGCATAATCCCCAGAACTTAAGATTGAAAATGAACTAATGTCTTTCTTTCTATTCAAATATTCTGTCGGTAAAGGCTTTTTCAAGTTTTTAAATGTAAATGAATTAAATGTATCTTGCATTGTGACATTAACAGCACCATTATGTGCAACATCCAATAATTCATCCAAAGAAGAATAATAAATATCTGAACTATTTTTTAAAAAATTATTATCAGTAATATTATTATTTGTTGATGGTAAAATATAATATTTTGATGTTAAACTAAAGTTAACATCCTCACAATAATCACTAAATGTGGAACTATCATATATATTTTTTGGCACTAAAGTTGTATAACAATTAAATGTCAATCCACTCTTTTCAAAACTAAATGATTTAAGCACTTTTAAACCCCTCTTTTCATTTACATTCAATTCATTATTTGTAAATCCAGAGAATAAATCATACCCATTCAAGAATGCATTGTAATCATTCATCATAACTGGATAAAACCCAACATTCACATTATTATCAGATTTAAGGGATATAGTTTGATTTCCATTTATGATATACTGGAAATTTTCATTTGCATTATAATTTGACTTATAATCAAAGTCTTTCCATACATCATCCAAAAAGTCATCCCCTGTCTTAACATAATTCTTATATCTATGCCAAATGGATCCATATTTCAATATCCAAGCATATGGTAACTTATGTAAAGCAGAGTACTTTATGAAGGTTGAAAAAACGTGTCCATTCTTCTCACTTTGCCCCCTGGTGATAAAAAAATCAGTAAGTGGGGATAAGGGTAGGCTATTCAAAAAAAGATAAGCAGAAGCAATATATGGATGTTTTTCACCTATCCTCCACTTGCTAACTCCAAGTTGGATTGCATTTGTAAAGATAGGTGTGTTAATTAATGCTCTAAATTGGTTTGATGAAAAATTATCCTGGAATATTTGCCCATATGTTGCCCCACCTTGTGATGCAAAAAACTTAAATGGTCTATTTGTTACAACCTGATTATATTCCTTAAAATTTGTAATCACATTCCTTTTTTGATTGAAAAGAATTGTATTCTTTGTATCAAATTTATTTGGAAATAAATTGATTAAATTATCATTAACCCATATTGGATCTGTAAAAGGATATGTGAAATTTATGCTATTTTCAGTTGGTGCTTTCTGTATTACATCTGTAATTGTTTTGACATTACCCTCATTCAAATTATTTGAGAACTTATCTGTTGTTAATTTAAATTCACTTATATCATATATCTTGCTTGGGGTATCTAATAAGTCACTTATATACCTTGAATTTGGTACTCCATCCAGATATTTATTATACCTTTCTGAAACACCTCCTGACATTTCTTCCAGAAATTCCTTATAGTTATCATAATCCAACCCCCCTTCTGAAAATAATATATTCTTTAATTGTTGGATAAAAATTATGGAATTTGTCTTTAATGTATTACTTATATTCTTAAATTCATTTTCCTTTATCAATAAACCAATTCTTTTATCCTTTTCATAAATGGCTGAAAACCCTGAATGGTATGATGCTAAAACAAGTCTATCCCATAATTCATAAAAGAATTTAACATTTGTTGTTAACTCATATGGTAAAGTGGCAAAGGGGTATTCTATTGTATTTGGAACATAACTATTCCTAATTGTCTTATCTAAATCAAGTGCATCCTTTGGGGAGGGGGTTTCCAAACGTTTGGAATAACCATTTATATATTCCTCAACAAATTCAACTTCAGGCCATTTACTATAATTAAATCCCTTTGTAGCATTAACAATAGATGGGTCTCCTGGATATATTAATTCATATTTATTTGCTTCCTTCTTATCATTTGTATAAAACACAGAAGGCCAAGGAAATACAATTTTATCATTTTCATTATCATCACGTTGACTATTATCATCAACTGCAATTTTATCATTACCTAATACTGCATTTTTTCTATCAGTATCAAGTCTAACATTCCAGGCTGAACTATGAACATCTTCCATCAATCTAAGGAATCCTTCTGTTGTTGCCATAATTACTGCAACAACATTTTTAATTGTTGGCTTAAACCCAATTCCTGTTTCCTTTTTCTCAATCTTTAATGCCAACTCCTCTGATAAGGCTTTTTCAAGTGCATTTAATTCATTAATGAATTTTGATTCCATTATATTCCTTTCATTAATAAAATTTGTAATATTGAAAACTGGAGTGGTTTTTGATTCACCTGATAATGTATATTTGTAATATATAGTACTTTCAATTCTACTACGGCAAATTTCTTCAGTTAAATTTTCAACTTCAATTGGCGAAATGGATTTGTTCTTTGATTTATAAGTCTCACACCAATTAATATCAGGATTGGTAACATGAAACAAATCATAATTTATATTGTTAGCAATAGGTAATGTTCCATAAATTCCAAAAGTGGGATTATCATTTAATTCAGCTGTATATTTTGATATTATGGTTTTTAAATCACTTTCAACCAAAAATAACCTTCCATCCTTAATATTGTCAATCAATTCTTTTTTAACACCAAATATAACATCAGTTGCATTATTTAAAATAATTGGTCTTGTATCCAAGTATTTGTTAAACCAAGACCTAAGATTACCCCTAATTTCCTGGTAATAATTGGCAAGAAATTTCTTATACCTTTTCCCATCTGTTAACTTCTGAACATCAACCTTATTCAATGAGTTCAAGACATTCTGCTCAAACATCTCAAGTTTGTATGTTAATTCAGTTAATGTTAATTCAGGAAAATTAGCATCAATTAAACCCTTTGATTTATAATCCTTATATACTTCTATTATCTTCTGATAACCAAGTTGGGTATTCACCTCAAAATTAGTTGTATCCTCAAGTGAAACTTGAGTTTGATTATCTGTTTGAGTAATTATATTATTGACTTGAGATGCTGTTAAATTTGAAACGTTTGTAATATTTGATTGACTTATCTTATATTTTTTTGAATACATATTTGGACAAGCAATCAAATGCCCAACACTTATGTCAGATAACACATTATACTTAAATCCAAGAAACTCCAAAGTAACTGTATAATCTCCATTATTTGCATTATAAGATGCATTAAACTTCAATAAAACTAATTCATACCTAACAGCCTTTCCATAATATCCTTTAATGGTCAAATAAAATGGGGGGTAAGGTAAATTGAAGAATGCTGCATATGGTGATTCATTTCCTAAACTAAACAATGCTCTCCCTTGAACATCTTCCATAATAACTGTAACGGTTGGTACAAAAGATGAATTTGTCCTAATAGCAATACTCTTTATACCAAATAATGTATTATCTTCAATATTAGTAGCATAATTTAATGTATAAGTTTCATTGTTCTCCTTTACTTGTTTGGAGTTCTGTTGATTTTTCCCTCCATTTTCAGTTAAAGAATCTTTTCCAGTAATTTCATCATAATATCCAGATGTAAAATAATTATCTTTAGTATTTGGTTTCAAGAAATTTAATGTAGCAATATTCACATTCCTAACATTATCATTAACTGGACCCCCAACCAATAGTTTTGTTCTTGGAATCAACTTTGTTTCCAGATTGGCATACATAACAAAGTCTTCAGGTATTACTGCCCTGTCAATAACTTCCCCAGTATTTGTAATTACCTTGTTGGGGTCTATATATATAACATTCTGATAATCATATATAACATGTACATCACCTTGCTCATTTGCCATATTGAACTACCCACAAACTATAGATTTGCGGGATTCTGAAATTTAAGTATTCAGAATTTTGGAAGTTTCATTGGTTGTGCCAATTAAAGTTGGTCTTATTTCACCTCCACTTCTGTAATCGTCAGTCCCTGACGATATAAGTTTATATCCTTCATTAAGGATGTTTTTACTAGCATTTAAATCTCTATCTAATTTTGTATGACAAGATGGACAAGTCCATTCCCTCATATCTAATTTTAGATTTTGATTAATATATCCACAACAGTTGCAAGTTTTTGAACTAGGGAAGAACCTATCAATTTTGACAATCTGCTTATCATTCCATTCTGCTTTATAGGTTAAAAGTTCTATGAACTTTGACCAACTAACATCAGAAATGTGTTTTGCAAGTTTATGATTCTTTATCATTCCTTTAATATTTAAATCTTCCAATATGATTGTATCATATTTTTTGATTAACTCTGTGGAAACTTTGTGCAAATTATCTAAACGAGAATTGGCTATCTTCTTATAAATAGTTGCAACTTTTAATTTTTGTTTTTGGTATCTATTACTACCTTTTATTTTTCTAGTTAAATGTTGTTGATTTTGTTTTAATTTTCTTGCATAAGTTTTAGTATATCTATTATTTTTATATATAAACCCTTCAGATGTGACTAAAAAATCTTTAATACCTAAATCAATCCCAATTGTTTTTCCTGTTTTAGGTGTAGCAGTATGTGTTGTTTCTACCAAGATTGAAACAAAATATTCATTTGTTGGTGTTTTTGATATGGTGCATTGTTTAATTTTACCAGTGAAACTTTGGGATAAAATAAAATCAATAGGTTCTTTAAATTTTGGTATTCTTAATTTTCCATTTTCTATTTTAACAAATTGTGGAATTTTAAAACTATTTTTTACATGTTTGGACTTAAATCTTGGAAATTTGGTTCTTTTCTTAAAGAATCCATTATAAGCATCATCAAGATTTTTTAATGATGTTTGTAATGACTGTGAATTAATTTCATTTAACCAGGAATATTGTTCTTGTCTCTTTAATTCAGTTAATGATTTTGCATTGTCGTAGTAATTAATAGTTTGTTTGTTTGTCTCATATTCCTGTTTTCTTTCATTAAGAAAATAATTATAAATAAACCTTATAGCACCAAAATGCTTATTTAAAAGCACTTTTTGGTCTTCATTAGGAATGATTTTATATTTGTATGTTTTTAACATCTTTTTAAAATTCAATATATTTATTTTCCATAATAAAAGAAATAATTTTCTACTGCATTTTTATAATCTAATAAAGATGTCTCCAATGGAAAGGGTATTTTTAGCATAGCCCCATCATATATGTTATTTTCAAGACCACCATGCTCTGGATTTGCTGCCAAAATAAGCCAGCCAAAGAAGGGGGTTTGATAATATTGCTGTGACACCTTATCCAATCTGCTAACATTTTTCTTATAAAAGAAAACATTATCACTTGACTTGGATGGTATCTTGACAAAAGGTACAACTTTCTGCTCACCATTAAATGTGAATTGTGAATATCTATTATAATATTTTAAACTCATCTCATTAATTTATTTTTAACTAGAATAAATCCATCACTATTTTTATTCCATGTAGTTTTATTGCTATCATAATTATTAACACCATTCAAAGTTAATATTGCATTTTTAGTGTCATTATCAGGAGATTCAACTATCTCATATTGACTTATATAACCTACTGTACCATTTGGCTTAATCTCTTTTAACTCAACAAGCATATCATTTATATATTTAGTTAAGTTTGTTAAGAACTTAATAGTAACTTCTTTATGTTTATTATTATATCTAATCAACTTCTCACCCCAATAACTCTTAAATATCTTTGATATCTTTTCATTGTTTGAAATGAAGTTTTTATCAGGATTAATTGATTTTAAAAGAATTTGTTTTTCAAAATTTTCTAAACCATTTTTATCTCTAAATGCTCCATATAATAATAAATAGAGTAAACTATCTTGATCACTTGAAAATATATCCTTTGGATTATCTATATTTATTTTTAAATACGGCAAGAAATTTGTTTCAATACGTTGTGCAATTCCAGATAATACATCCTGTATTCCAGTTAATGAATTAAGTAATTTATAAACAAAGAAATTTCCAGTTTTATCAACATACCCATCATAACCAAAATATGAATTGTGAGTTGAAATCACAAATAATGCTTTACTTAAAACCTTTTGATATTTCTCCTGAGCATCAAGAATTGCTTTTGTTAGAATGTTAATATTGTTATTAACCTTAACCATTTCATTATCAATATATAACTGATAATTATTTGACACATCAAACTTTATAGTCTTTTCAGAACTAAATTCTTCATTTATTTGTTCAATAAATCCATCAGAATTAGTCTTTATATTATCTTTAATTATTTTTACATAATCATCTATTGTTTTTTGATAATCTGTTGGAACACCCAATAACTTAAATTCACCTCCTGTTGTTGGGTTGTAAACCCCATTAACATTATTCAATGATTTTAATATCAAAGAAACCAATTCAATATTATATGCTTTTGAATTTTCTTGAATAACTGAATTAATTGTATTAACATAAGCAGTGGAGGCTTCAACTAGTTCTGTTGCCAAAGTAATATAATTCAATGTGGTTGCTGTAGTGTTAATTTCACCTATTGTCTTATATGCATTTACAACTTTAATATCATCAAAATTCTCAGTCTTACCTTTTTCCTTTTCTCTTATAAAATCCAATATTTTCTCATCCATATCATCCAAACTATTGTCAGTCTTATCAGCCCTTGCATCATAAACCTCTGTGTTTGCATAATAATTAAATGACAAAGCATTTTGTAATTTATCAACAGCATTACTCAATCCACTTGCACCAACAAACTTGAAACTCAAAGTAACCTTTGCAATCATAGGTTGAAATCCAATCCCTTCAGGATTTATATCCCAATGTAATGGATCATAACTAATAGCTAAATTATCAGGTATAATCTTTGTATGAAAGAAATCCCCTACCCTCAATACCAAAACTGGAGGTACGCCAAATGCTGTGTTTCTTGCATCCTTAAACTCCCTCACACCACCTTCCCTTATGGTAGGTATGGTATCCCCAGGTCTAACACATTGTTGAAGAAATGTCAATCTACCATTCAAACCTTCTGGGGTTGTGGAATGGAAAGCTGGACTAAAATATTTTAATTTTTCCTTTATGTTATTATATATGAATGGGTTTGTTTCCTCTATGGTCTCAAAATAATCACATTCTGTTAAAAGTTTTTGTAAAACCCTTTTTGATACATTCTTATATAATTTATTTTCTGTTGTTGTAATTTCTTTTTCAATCTTTTGTTTTGTTACCTTAACTTCAGATTCATTTGTTACCAATGTTGGTTCAACCTTTGGTGCAACACTTTTTTGAATGGCATTAACATCTTTTATGGCAACTCTTCTACAAGCCATAGCTTGAACACTTGTTATAGCATTTTCTGTAAAAGCACTACAATTTGCAACAGAAATAGATGATTTACCAGTTGTTGAATTGGCAACAACTCCTGTTTCCTCACCAAGAATATTTGTCTTTATGGTAAAGTTTTTTGACTTTATATTGTTTGTTAAATAAGTTGTAACACTACTACTACGTCTTTGACTTAATGCTTTGTTATAACTAATAGATGCTGGTTTTGATGCAGATGAGTTAAGTGTTAATTCAATAGTATTCCCCTCATTCTGTGCAAGAAACTCATTACATTCAGTTATGAAGTTATTAAGATATGCAAAATTATCTTTTACATGTAAATCCATAAAACTTTTTAATTGTGCTTGAGTATATAATGTTGATGCAGTATATGAATTAAATGCACTAACATAATCAGCATTACTTGATTTTGGAACATCATTATCAAAATAAAATGCATACTCCTTATACTTGTCAAATCTTGTATCTTTTTTATCTGGGGGTGTATCAACTTGTGATGGATTTATTGGGTCAACATTTGTAACCACTGTTCTCTTGATATAACTAACATCATCTTTAATAGATGTGCTTTCCTTAACAATTTTTTGAATTTCCTCAAGTTCAGATAATGTCATTGTGTTATATATCTTTGCTAAATCATATATGTCATATTTCAAACATCCAGCAAAAAAAGATGATAATATACCATTAATAACCTCTGAATTATTCTCTTTCTCTAAAATCCTATTTGTAATTAAATTTAACACAGATGGATGATCCACAACAATTGAAAACTCCAATGACCCTGTTCTTGTTGTATTTTTATAGGTGAAAACAGGCTCTGGTCTTCCCAAAAACTCATTTGAATTCCAAGTGGATGATGATGAATCTGTAACCTTTAAATCATATGGTGGAAACCACATTAACCTTCCCCCATTTGGACCTTTCTCACATTCTGGCAAATCCAAAAACTTATTTGTTGTTCTCCATGCCAAATTCTCAATTGATAACATATATTTCTTTGAATCATTTCCCTTCCTTGGGGCAATGCTCAAATCATATGTTTTATTGATAACTGAACCTTTTAATCTCCTTCCTTCATTTGTAATACCACTTGTCTTTTGCAAACGGTCATATGACATATAAGGTGAATCCTTTGTAAATAATCTACAATATTCTTGGAATGAACCCCCAACCAAATTCTGTGGGTCTTGATATTTATATGCCTTAACTCTTGAACCTTTTGTTATTTCCTTATACCCATCATTAAAAACCTTGCTAACTTGATCCATAGCATTACCCACATGTTTTAACCTATTTGCCCCATTTGGCTGTGAGTTAATTATCCTTTGTGTATCATCCAATATCGAACCATCCTTAAAATCATAATTGGTTGATTCTGTTCCATCAAAAGTGGTTTGTTTTGTTCCATTATCCCCAAATATCTCACCACCTTTCCCTGCACTCTTTCCTGCATTATTCTTATATTTTGGTGAAACCCATGTTAAACCCCCTTCAATACCACCACCATCAATATCACTTTTTCCATTAAATCCAATGGCTGGATTGAAGTTTTCACCCTCATATACCTTTGAAACCTCTGTTGAACTATATACACTCTTTTGAATGCGCCTTCCAAATTGGTCAATTGGTAAATCATCTTCTGGTGAAAGAATGTCAATAATGTCCAAATTATCATTTCCTACATAATAGGTACTCTTGTTATTTGTGAATAAATCCAAAAATGAACCTATTATGCCACTTCTTTCATAATTTGGCTTGTATAAATTCTTATTAATATTTTTATATAAGACTGACCGTTGACCAGCTCCCATATTATCATAAAATAATTGTGAACCTGTTTTCTTCTGTTGGAATAATCCACCAAGAAAACCCTTATCTCCTTTACCATTTAAACTTATTGATTCATCAAAATAACTTCCAATAATAGTTGGAAATGGTAATTCACCACCAACAAACTCCAATGCCAATTGTGCTGCACCAACAAGCAAATTATTTGGCTTTGTTATACTCCAGTTTGGTTGAATAATTGGATTTGGTCCTATTATGAGATTATATACATCAAAGGGGTCATTCAAACTTGCAATAGTCTGGTCAAACTTCTTTATGATGTCATATCTTGTTGTTAACTTTGCAACCCTTTCATTAAAATAATTTGTTAAAGTCTTTGCACCCAATCTTGTAATATAAGAATCCGCAGATAAATTCGATTTGGTTTCAGCAGTATCCGTAAGTATGCCAAATGCTGTATATTTAGAGGGTTTGAAACTATTAACACCTACACCCCAATAATATAATATCCCCTTCTTTGCTAAATTTGCATCAAACCACTCATCATCATTCTCAATATAAATTGCTGAATCGGTTAAATCATCTTTTGTTGTGTAAAAATTCTCAAACAAATTTTTATTTAAACTTTCTCTATTAATCTTTAATGCAACAGAATTTTTTATACTATATTCACCATAATTTGTTTTTTTATTATTTAATACATTTACATCTTGTGTTTGAATATAACCACCAACTCTACCATATTGGTTTTTGCCATATAACTCATTTGCATATATTGGCTGGTCAATTAATTTGTCAGGAGAATCCACAACATTTAATATCTTTGAAAAAGGTGATACCTCATAGTTAAATGGGGGACTATTACCAAGAGGAGTTTTCTTGTATGGAACTAAATTTTTTGTTATTAAAAACTTCCTAAAATTCTCACTATTTCCAAAATCTAAGGGACTTCTCATTATCTTTTATATATAAATATAATTAGTTGGGGTTTTAATGTTATTATTTATTTGGTTCACTAATAGTTATTAGACTACCAAAATAATTATCTTTTGAATTTAATATAACTTTATCTACTTGACCCATTGGTTTAACCACACCAGTTGCATCCATCATCTTATGAATAACATCTATTTTAAGGTTGAACTCTGTATTGTTAATCTTTGTAGTTTCTTTCTCCTTCATATATGTCAAAATCTGGTTATTCTTATCATAATCTGCCCCACCAGTTCCACCTGTACTTGTTGGTGCAATTGCTCCAACACCAGTTGTAACCATATTTTTGCTAAAATTTGAAAGATTATCCAAACCACTTTTAATCCAACTATCATTAAACCCACCTTTTTCAGCTGCTTTTGAAAAATGCTCCACAATCTTATCCATACTTGGTATAAAGTTTGTTATTAATTTTTCCATTCCTGTTGTAAAGTTTGTTGTATTTTTAAACAAATCAGTAAAATCTGTGTAAGTATTTTTCAAGAAAGACCTCATATCTTTCATCTCTGGAACTAATTCATACAAAGTATCATAAACTGGCTCAACAAATTTTCCTCTTGTTTCTTCTTGAAATTCAGCAATACCAGGTGTTCCAACTGCGCCAAACAAAATCTTATATTTTATTGCTTGAACATCATTCTTTATAATATCTGTAATACTCATTGATTCTCTTGCAAGGTCTTCCATTGTCTTTGGTTTTTCATTTGACAAGTCTTGCAATTTACTTATTTGTTTATCTGTTAATTCTGAAACTTTTTTTGCAATTGACTCCCCTGTTTTTTCATCCTTAACATTAATAACATATTCACCCTTATCATTCAAATAAGATAAATTGGCAATAAACATTTTCTGATCATCTGTAATATCAAATTTAAAATCTATCTCTGCTGCTCTCTCATTAAATTCTCTAAGTGCAATTGCCATCTTCTTAACCTTATCTGCACCAAGACCTGTGGCATCACCAAGTTCCTTGAACATTCCCATTGCAGATGGATTTATTTCAATTCTACCTGTTTCTGCATTTAACTCTGTGAACATCTCACCAGCCTTTGCAATACTATTTATAAGACCTTGTGGATTATTTAATGAACTATTCATCAATGCAAATGGATCAGCCAAATCACCCATAAAAACTCCCAACCTTTGAAATGCTGCTGCTGTATCAACAGCACCTTGAATATCAAAAACCTTATCAGCAAATGATTGAATAGATTGCATATCAACTTTAAGCATTGCAGCAGTTGCAGCCATCTTTGAAAAACCAAGAACACCCTCCTTAAAATTAAATCTATTTAATAAATCAACATTAGTAACAACCTCTTTCATCACAACTTTTGCATTCATGCCAATACTATTGACATAACTTATTGATTTTTCAACCTCCCCACCAACTTTAGCAATTGATATACCTACATCAGAAAAATTCTTAGTAAGCGTACCAAAACTTTCCCCCAATAAATCTGATGTAGCATATAATTTTTCATAAACATCAGGTGAGAAAATAACAGTTCTTGCAAGAGCTGTACTTGTTTGCTCAACCATTTGAACAATATCACCAATATCACCACCCAATCTTCTAACAAGTGGTGCTGCATCTGCAATAACTCCCTTAAACTCATTAACCCTTGACCTGCCAAGAAGAAAACTTTTACTTAAATTAGAAGATTCAACATCTAAAGCAACCAAAGCACCAGTAAAGTTTGTCATCTCTTTTATTTGTTCCTTTAGGAAATTAGGATCAAGACCAAAAAGTTTCTGTTGTACCCCATCTACACCACCTAATATTGCATCATAAAGTCCTGCCATAAAATATAATTTATATATATAAATAGAATAAGGGATGATTTTTTACATCATCCCTTATTATTATTGTTGTTAACATCCTCTGTCCATTTGCTTATCAAAAATTTCCGAAGAAATATTGGCATAATCAAGAACTCAGAATATGAAACATGTAAAAGTTTTTTTAAATAATAAAATTCTGTTGATTGTGATAACCTATAATCCGAAGAAAGGGCGAAAGAACTCCACCCCAAACCCAGCATTCACTGTGGTCACATCTCCTGATGGGGTCTTGATGTCTTTTTTCATATTAAGTTTAGGTTCATTTTCAACCAAATATCTACGAACAAATTTTGAATCAGCAATTGGCATATTCTCCACATATTTAACAATATTTGTCTTATCAACATCACCATTAATTTCAACAATCTCCCTGGATAACCTTAATGTAACTCTTGGTGCTACCCTAGTAGGGGGATAATTATCAATTATTTCATTTACCTCCAATATTTCACCATATGTCAAAGGTTTTAGTTTAACCACATCACCACTCTTAGGTAATGTAACAGTATATGTTCCATCATCATTTGGTTTATTGCCAGGTTCAATACTTAACTCACTCAAATCAACAGTTGCTTTAAAAGATTTCCCTGTTTTTGGGTCAGTAACTGAAAGTTCAATATCCGAACCAAAAGAAGTATTTCTCAAAAAGATTAAAATTGCTTCTATATCACTTTCAATCATATCCTCTGGTCTTATATCATATTCATATATTTTGTTCTTTAAAAGTTGTAATGTAAAATTCTTGCTATTACCTAACAATAGATTCTCATCAGCTGCTGTTAAATAACCAACCTTAACTGCTTTCTTCTTGTTTTTGTAAAATATGCCACCAGAAGGTAATTGAACCACATCGTGGGGTAAATCAAAATTTGATTGCCCATATTCTTTAGATTTATCTTCCATATATTTTATTTTAAAAATAGATTTAAATTGAATAAAAGAAAATAGTTAAATAAAAAATCCATATGTAAATGTTAATACATAAACATATGGATTTAATCCTAAATATACTTAATAATCTTAATAAACTAATATACACCTATCTGGTTGAATACTAACACTAATACCTGCAATATTGTCTGAACTATAGCTTAAACTTCCAAAGTCAACACTAGTCAATATACAACCTTCAAGTAACCATTTTTCAATAACAACCCCTGTTGGGTCAAGCATTTCCAATGTTAAATTCTGTTTATAACCACTTGCATAACCCATCCTGCCTGTAACTGATTCAGCATGTAATCTAACCCATTCCATTAAGGCTTGTGAAGCTGATGGACCAATTGGATCCCTAAACTTAACACTAATAGGATCCCATTTAAATCTTCCTGACACAAATGTTGATGTATTCAAGAACTGTATTTCTGTTGAACCTATGCTAATCTTGGGTCTTGCTGCTGTTTCAACAAACCATTCATTTATACCCATACTTGCTGGAAACCTCAAGATGAACCTATTTTCCCTTTTTGGTTCGTAAGGTAACGGCATTTTCATTAATAAGTCCGCCATATTTTATTTTTTTAATTTTTATTATTTTTATTTATTGTTTTTATATAACAAATATAATTACTTATAATAAATATAGGAAATATAAAAATATATTAAAATATTTCAACTTTTTGAAAAAATAGTTCAAAAAACACTATTTACTTTTTTTATTGAGTGGTTTAATTTTGTATTATTATATTACTATTATTAATAATAATATTATATATTATATGTAATTATTTATCTTGATTAACTCTTTCTTTTTCTCCTTTATTAGTTGAATATATTGTTAATCCTTTTCTTTTAACTTTATCTCTCATAACTTCAATGTTTTTAGGATCATCATCAGAAAATCCTATTGTAAAATTAAGTATATCACCTTTTTCTCCAAACATATCATTTTTAAAGTAAAATGCTTTTTTAACTTTCTCTGAAATTGATTCACAATAATCATAAAATTCATTTAATGCTTTTACTTTCTCAATTTCAGGATTTGCTGCGCTACCAGATCCAAATGATACTGGATAAAACCTACACATATCAAGATATTCATCAATGATATCATCATATTCTGTTTCTGATGAAACCAAATCTCTATATTTTTGTAGATTTTTAATTAATTTTTGTTCATCAATTCCATGAAAACCATTTGTTATATATTTCTTAACACCTTTTTTTAAGGTTTCTGGATTATGTCCCCTTGCTGTAATAATGGAAAAAATTGAACCATTATTAATTGCTTCCTCAAAATCATCAAATGCTGGTCCTTTCTTTGCTATAAGCACATCAGATAAGAAACCTTCATCTCCTTCAACTCTAAATTGTCTAAATGGATTTTCAGCATACCCAACAATAGTTGTTCCTCTATACTTAAAGTCATTCTTCCCAACTTCTGATCTATATTTGGCAAAATCATGGGTTGACATACCAACTTCATCACCAACATCATCAATTAAGATGATTTCAGTTGGCATAAAAACAATATTGTCATCCCAATCAAATGCATAATATTTCATATCAGGTGTACCTTTTTCATAAAAATCTTCAAGTAAATTCATAATAATTTTTTTAATATAAATATCATTAATTAATTAAATTAAAATTCTTCAATAATAATTGGAAGGTTTTCTGATTTAAATTTCCAAAACTCTGCCATAAATTGTGCTCTAAACTTATATTTTGGGTCTGTATGATACCCAGATTCATAAACACATTTACATATGCTTTCATATAACTGTTTCTTTGGTAATTTATAATTTGCTTTCTTACATTCATAATATCTTCCAGAATTTAATACTTTTGCCCAAGCCTCTATTCCTTCCTTAGTAGTTTTTGCACTCATAAACTTTGCTTTCATAGTTACATTTTTTCCTCTAATCACTTCATAGGTTCTATATGTGACAGAACCATACCCCTTAAATGCCTTCATTCCCCCCGCATTTGCGTGCAGTCGCCATAAGTTGGTCTCAATGCCATTAGTGGTTGCCTCAATGATAAAGAATGAATAGAGCATAGATATGGGGAATTCAGTCAATAGATGTAAATTCATTAACATACTCTCATAATGAAATGCCATCCACATTCTTCTCATCTGAACTAATGTTGCATTTTCCAAATTTCTAAAACCATTAGTTTTTAGATGTTTTCTTAAAGCAGTCTTGTCCATATTCCGGATGTCATAGACATATGACCTTTTCCCATAAGAATCCTCATTAATTATTGTAACACCTTCAAGTGCATCATTCTCTGGCACAATTTTTTCTGCCGTATCAACTTTCACTTTAATAGGCTCAATAACCTTTTCAATAAAAACGGTTTCAATTTTTGTTTGTGCTGGTTCAATATTTGGAATGATTGATTGGGTTGTGTATCTAAATTTGTTTGGAGAATTAACTAACCCCAAGAAAAATGAAAAAAGTAAACCAAATACAATATAGATTGGTAGATTATTTCTTTCTTTTGTTTTTTTAATATTTGTTTTCATCTGTTGATTTTTATATATTAAAAAAATAAAAATATGTAAACAATAAGTAAATGAATGTATAATAAAAAACCCCCAAATCTAATTAAAGAAATGGGGGTTTTTATTAAAACTTATTCATTATATATCTTCAAATGAAGCACCAGTAGGTGTTATCACAAATTCAAGACTTATGAATTCTAATGACCTTGTAGGTTTAATATAAATTTTACCACTCATTGTATTCCTATCAATATCCTCTGGGTCATTTGAAACTGTAACACGGAAATCGGTAAGACCCCTATCCCTTCTAATACCATCTAGGATTGGATTTACTGTATCCAAAAACTGTTGGCGGACTATCTGGTCATTTTGTTCAAAAAGTAGCCTCACAGCAACCGCAGAGATTAATTTACGTGCTTGTAGTAATAACCTACGAACATTAATTCTATTTAATGCTGATTCTCTAACTTGCAAGGTTTTATTTCCCCAAATTACAGTATTCACATCAGAGAATGTTGCAATTGGATTTATTCTTCCTTGATATAAAGTATCTCTATCATCTTGAGTTAATTTTAATCTTGCTTTAACTGAATTAACTAAACCCCTATTATAACCTGCTGATGCAAACCAAGGGAAAGCCACATTGTCAGTTAATGCCAAGTTTCTACAAACTTCTGCTGTTGGTGGAATATATACTTGTGTATTATTCACTTGGTCTCTAACCAAAATCCAAGGATAATAAGTTGCTGTATAATTTGAATCAATGTTTGTTTCCTCCAATGATACAATGGATTCTTGGGGGTAAATAACATCATTCACATTTGTTGTTAAAAGATTTGCATCAGGTGTTGTAACAATATAAATGGAGTCTGCTCTATCTGATTCAACCATATCAATCGCATTTTCAACCAAGTTGCTATTATTTACATAATCTATGCCTGGGGTAACAAACACATTTATGTTTGTTGATTCTGGATTTTGGAATGTTAAAATTCCTTTATAATATGCATAATAATCTGTTGTTGCAAAATCAATAGTACCATCACCTTCTGTTATCTCCTTAAACGTTCCTTGACCAGTTGCAGCAGCATATTTGCCAGGAATAGATAATGCTCCCCTCATATAGTCTGTTCCACCAATTTGATAAGAATCCCCATTTGTTCTTTTTTCAGAATAAACATCCCAACCATCAAATCCACCTTCAAACATCAATGTGAACTTTCTTGAATATAGGTAATAGTATGGGCTTGTATTGTCCTCTGGTTCAACATTAAAACTTCCTGTACCAACCTCAAAAGCCGTTTGACCACTTGTTGTGTAAGCATTTGCAATGGTAACAACTGTTGCACCTGAATCCATATGGAAACCTTTTGTAACCACATTCCATTCTGATCCATCTGCAATAATGCTATTTGGATTTTGTTTTCCCTTATAATTTAATAATGAATTATCATATCCATAACTTGTTGAGAAACCAAGATATGTCCTTTTAACATTGTCAGCAGGAACAGCATTTGATGATGCAAACGGTTCATTATATACCACCTCATTATTGAAATAATATTTTGTCTTATATAAAACAGTAGGTGATAATTTTGTTCCATACTTTCTGTGGGGATAACCCATAAAACCACATGGGATTGCATCAGATGGGAATTCATCTCCCATTTCAAGCATAATATATTTTGAAATTAGATTATATTTACCATCACTTGTTCCAATCTTCTTACCAATGAAAGAATTTTGTGTTTCATCCAATGTGCAATTTGTGTATTTTTCTAATACAACTGGTGCAGTATCTGAGTCATAAAAACTTCTAACCAATACATCAAATGTTCTATTTTTGAATGACATATTAATGATTGAAATCTTCACTTCTGTATTTGCATTATTTCCATCAGAAATTGAAATAAATTTGAATAAATTATAAACCTTATTTCCTCTCAATTCAGAAACCACAAATGGTGTCTTTGGTGATTGATATTTTTCAAGATACCATCCAATTGAGGTTGAAGGGTTTGTTGTTGTTCTTGCTGATGGTAGATAGGTTAAATTGGTTTTCAATCCTCTAATATACCCAAGTTTATATGCTTGGTTCAATAAGGTTGGATAATGCTCTTCAACAAAAATTGGAACATCATTTCTATCTTTTCCAAAATTATCTGTTCCCAACACATTTGTTAAGTAATTTGAATTTGTTGGTCTTAATGAAACATTAAATGTAAAGTTTGAATTGCCTGTTGTATTCCCACTTAAAACAAAGTTTCCAAATGGATCACCACTCATTGTTGTGCTATTTGCTCCATCAATTGTTAAAGTATTACCTGTTAAGGAATAAATTTGACCATGATTGGTGGATGAATAACTTGTGATACCTCTTGACCTAATGGTTGCAACAACCATATCACTATAACCTGTATAGGCTGTTCCAGAGAATACATAAGTGTTTCCTGTAACTGTTCCTGTAAATGACCCAGCAACTTGATTCCAAGCAGATGTGTTATAATAGAATGAAAATCCATTATAAATATTAGTGTCTGGTTCATTTGTGAATGTTGCATAATTCCAAACATCATTTTCATCAACTGGTGTTCCATTTGAATTTAATGCAACTGGCGTTCCAAAGTAGTTATAACTTGTTAATCCTGATTGTGTTGAACCTGTGATTGTGTTATATGCTGATACTGGGATTGAACCATAAGTTGATGTCTGACCTGTTAAGGTGTTTGAACTTGCCACATTATTTGCAAATGCTTTTAAATCATCATAGAAAGTTGATACTACGCCTGTGCTATTTGTATAAGTGTCAGATGAGAATGTTGCAAGAGTCATTCCATTTGGATAGCTTCCTGAAATACTAAATGTCCCAGTTGTACCTGTTGTTCCTGTAAATGAAATGGAAAATGTTGAACTACTACCACTTAAACCAATAGTTGAATTATTTACATTTGCAATGGTTGTTATTGACCATGATGGACCAGCATCATAACCAGATAATCCAAGAACTCTTGTAACATACATTTGATTTGATTGCTGTAAATATGATTTTGCAATATATGCAGATTCATATTTTGGTATTTGTGTGTTAATATACTTTTCAGGTGATGTGCCACCAAAAAAAGTTTGAAATTCATCATAACTTGTGATAAAGATAGGCTCAAATGCGGGGCCTTTGATTGTCTCACCAACCATTCCTAATGTAGTAACACCAATACTCTGTGAAACAAAACTTAAATCTGTTTCAGAGGTATATACACCAGGAGATACGAATACTTTTTGATTTGCCATTATTATTTTTTATTTATTCATATAAATATCTAAAAAATAATCAAAAAACTATCACTCCTTTATTAATCTAATGGGGAAACCATCTTTTTTCCACATGCCGCCTTTCCCAAATTCATATCCAGAAAACAAAAACACATATTTGCACAAATTTTCATCAATGGATTCTTGTGTGAAATATGGTGATAATAAATCTGTTGCAAAGTTTCCATCCATATGCCTAAACCCTGTTGGCTTTGCATTAAAACCAAATTCATCCGTTCCGCCAACATTAATGGTTGTTTCAATCCCTTCCATATTCTGCGTGATTGCTGTCCATCCATTAATTGATTTTAATTTATGCCCTGCAACATCATTACCATTGGCAAAATTAATTAATACATTCCAATCATTATCATTTGGAACTCTCCACCCAGTAGGGGCAATATTTCTATTATCTGTAATAACCCAATAATTATAAAGATAATCATTGTTTTCATTGATGCAGTATGCCGGGGATGTTAATTCATTCCATTCACTAATATTTGGTACAAATGGAATATCATCACCATTTTTAAATTTTGTTATTGTTGCATTTTCTGTGGACCAAATTTGAGTTCCAATTTGAATTTCATTCATATAAATTAAATTATTAATTCCCAATTTAATGCTTCTTCATTCCAATAATAATTATTTCCATCAGTTGGATAAGGTATTGGTGGATCCCACAAGCAACTAAACTCATCTAATATCCAGCTTGGATATGGTTTTGGTGGAATGAACGCGTCCCTTTGTTCATCATAGGTGTATCCAATTCCTGCATAGTTTTTTCTAAATGCTTTGGTTTGGTCTTCTGATGGTGTATTATTATCAGACCTATAATGAACACCACCTCTTGTATTGTATGACGTTCTTCTATATTTATCACCTGTTTGTTGGCTAATTTCAAGTTCTCTATCATCATCTTCATCCCTTGAGACAGTAACAAAGACTACAATATTTTCACTATTTAATAAAGCAAAATGTCCCATGATTATGTATTTTTTTATAAAAAATTAATACTATTTTTAGTTGGTTTTTAGGTTGGGTTCAACAACTTCAAATGTTTCAGGTGTGCCAAGTATTTGACTTTCGTCGCAAAAGGTAATATACCAAAAGGGAGGTACATTTAAAGACGCAAATTGCACGTCAACTGCTTGTAATGTTGTTCCACCTGGCTTTGGTAAGCCTTCGTTTATTCGGCAAATGTCCTGTGCGTGCAAAACATTAGCCTCATTGGTGTATTTATATCCGTTAATAAATGCCATAATAAGTATTTACGTTGCTTTGAATATTTGTTCTATTTAAGGATTGGTCTATTGACCAAAAAATACTTTCTTGTAAATTTCCATCCATGCCACCACCGCCATCACCATAACTACCTAATTGAAAGTTCTGTGAAGCATTTCCTGTTGAAGGTGTTCCAGTTGATGTATTTCCTTGATTTACAGAACCATTATTAAAATATACTTTTGCCCTATTTGCAACAGTAGCGTTACTTGCATCTAATTCAATAGACAATAGTGTTTGAGTATTTGTAGTTATTGTTTGTGATGTTTGAAAAGATATAGGCGAAGTAGATGGTAAGCCAGAGGAATTAGTCATAAAAACATTAATAGTATTGTTAGCTAATTTATAAACAGATAAACCTGTCTGAGCTGATGTTCCGCCATTATTACCAAACAATGGTTTTTGTCCAGAATTGTTGTACTTTAAAACATTTAAAACAAATGATTTTGTACCATTATGTAAAAAATTAAATGAAGCCGTAGATGTTGGGACTGTTAAAATATCATTAGTAGAATCAAAACTTAAAGCAGGTTTATTATTAATCATGATAATTGTACCACTACTTACTATTTGCGGCTGATTTGCAGCAGTTGTTTGCATTGCATTCCTTGCATTCCCACTTTGGTCATACCACGTTGTCACAAATACATTTTGATTACTACCACCTGTATTCCAAAAAGTACTAAATGTAACTTGTTGTCCAAGGCTAAGCCCACTTGTTCCAACAGCAGTAACTATAACTGTACTGCTTGCACTTATTGTATTATTCACATCAAAAAATACATCACCTTCTGCACCACTTGTACTTGCTCTTACCTTTATTGCACTTCCATTGTATGTTACTCTTAATTTGCGCAAAGAATATGCTACAGCTGCACTTGGATATGAATCAAGTAATAATGGAGTGTAATCCAATAATGTTACAGTCTCACCTGTTGTTGTTGTTGTTGTTACATTATATGTATTAAAATTTGCTGCTGAACCTGATAAACTTGTTGGTATAAATGGTCCACTTGCTGTTTGCCCATTGACAGTACAACCTGATGAGAATTGCGCAACATAGGTGTTTGGTATTTTAATTACAACAACACCTGACCCACCATTACCACCTACATTTTGGACACCACCACCAGCACTTGTATATGAACCACCACCACCACCACCACCAGTAAAGTTAGTGCCTGGCAATCCAGCAGCAACCGTATTACCAGAACCATCACCACCACCACCTATTCCTCCTGTTCCTCCAGCACCAACGTATCCACCACCACCACCGCCACCACCTCGTGGTGTTAATATTCCAGTAATAGAATTATATAATCCAGCTCCACCATTACCACCGACATTTTGTGTACCAGTTCCACCTGCAGCACTTGCGCCTCCGCCTCCACCTCCACCAAAAGTGGCATCTCCACCACCAGGGAATCCCTCAACAGGAGTATATCCACCAATATTTCCAGCTGCACCAGCAGAATCAAAACCACCACCTCCACCAGATCCACCTGGGCTTGCTGATTGTTGAAACCTTGAACCACCACCACCACCACCTGATGAATTTATGATAAAACTAGAAGTTGAACCACTAGTACCTCTTAAACTTGATGATGTTGCACCATTACCACCACCACCAACAATTATGGAATATGGTGTTCCTTTTGATAATGTTTGCAATGTTAATGATCTGTGGCCTCCAGCTCCGCCACCACCTCCATGACCACTACCACCGCCACCACCACCAGCAACTACAAGGTAATCAACAGATACTGTTGTTGGAATTGGTGAGGTTGTTGGTGTAACTGTATTTGTTGGTGTTATGGTGTTAGTTGGTGTTATAGTTTGAGTTGGAGTTTCTGTTGGTGTGATTGTGTTGGTAGGCGTAACTGTATTTGTTGGTGTTATGGTGTTAGTTGGAGTTTCTGTTGGTGTGATTGTGTTGGTAGGCGTAACTGTATTTGTTGGTGTTATGGTGTTAGTTGGAGTTTCTGTTGGTGTGATTGTGTTGGTAGGCGTAACTGTATTTGTTGGTGTTATGGTGTTAGTTGGAGTTTCTGTTGGTGTGATTGTGTTGGTAGGTGTAACTGTATTTGTTGGTGTTTCTGTTGGTGTGATTGTGTTGGTAGGCGTAACTGTATTTGTTGGTGTTATGGTGTTAGTTGGAGTTTCTGTTGGTGTGATTGTGTTGGTAGGCGTAACTGTATTTGTTGGAGTTTCTGTTGGTGTAACTGTATTTGTTGGTGTTATGGTGTTAGTTGGTGTTATGGTGTTAGTAGGTGTTATGGTGTTAGTTGGAGTTTCTGTTGGTGTGATTGTGTTGGTAGGAGTGATTGTGTTGGTAGGCGTAATAGTTTGGGTTGGAGTTTCTGTTGGTGTGATTGTGTTAGTTGGTGTAACTGTATTGGTTGGAGTTTCTGTTGGTGTGATTGTGTTGGTAGGCGTAACTGTATTTGTTGGTGTTATGGTGTTAGTAGGTGTTATGGTGTTAGTTGGAGTTTCTGTTGGTGTGATTGTGTTGGTAGGAGTGATTGTGTTGGTAGGCGTAATAGTTTGGGTTGGAGTTTCTGTTGGTGTGATTGTGTTAGTTGGTGTAACTGTATTGGTTGGTGTTTCTGTTGGTGTTATGGTGTTAGTTGGAGTTTCTGTTGGTGTGATTGTGTTGGTAGGCGTAACTGTATTTGTTGGTGTTATGGTGTTAGTTGGTGTTATAGTTTGAGTTGGAGTTTCTGTTGGTGTGATTGTGTTGGTAGGCGTAACTGTATTTGTTGGTGTTATGGTGTTAGTTGGTGTTATAGTTTGAGTTGGAGTTTCTGTTGATGTAACTGTATTGGTAGGTGTAACTGTATTAGTTGGTGTTATAGTTTGAGTTGCATCCGGAGATGCTCCTGGTGTTTTTGTGGTTGAAGGTGTAATTGTATTTGTTGGAGTTATGGTGTTAGTTGGTGTTATAGTTTGAGTTGGAGTTTCTGTTGGTGTGATTGTATTAGTAGGCGTAACTGTATTTGTTGGAGTTTCTGTTGGTGTGATTGTATTAGTAGGCGTAACTGTATTTGTTGGAGTTTCTGTTGGTGTGATTGTGTTAGTTGGTGTTTCTGTTGGCTTAAATGTATTGGTAGGTGTTACCGTATTTGTTGGAGTTTCTGTTGGTGTAAATGTATTGGTAGGTGTTACCGTATTTGTTGTAGTTTCTGTTGGTGTGATTGTGTTGGTAGGCGTAACTGTATTAGTTGGTGTTATAGTTTGAGTTGCATCCGGAGAAGCTCCTGGTGTTTTTGTGGTTGAAGGTGTAATTGTATTTGTTGGAGTTTCTGTTGGTGTGATTGTGTTGGTAGGTGTCATAGTTTGAGTTGCATCTGGAGACGCTCCTGGTGTTTTTGTAGTTGAAGGTGTAATTGTATTAGTTGGTGTGATTGTGTTTGTAGGAGTTATAGTAGGTGTTGCTGTTACATCTAAACCACTTGTAATACTAGGTGTTGGTGTATTAGTAATACTTGGTGTAATTGTTTGAGTTGGTGTTATAGTTTGAGTTGGCGTTTCTGTGCTTGTTGGCGTTATAGTGTTTGAAGGTGTAATAGTTACTGTTATTGTTGGAGTTATAGTTTGAGTTGGTGTAACTGTGTTTGTTGGTGTATTTGTAGTAGTAATTGATGGTGTTATAGTATTTGAAGGTGTTATTGATGGGGTTACAGTTATTGTTGGAGTAATTGAAGGTGTAACTGTATTTGTTGGCGTATTTGTTGGAGTTGCATCAACTACTTCTGGAACAATTATTTCATAATTTGTAAGATATTTTGGAACATATAATGTATATAAACCACTTAATTTACCTGTTTCGGGTCTTGAATAAACATCAAAAGGAATAACATTTTCACCAATATTATAAGTGATATTGTTTTGCAATAACGTTACAAAAACAATCTCACCATTTAAATTTACACTTGTTATCCTTAATGCTGATGCCATATTAAATTATTTCATAAGTCAAATCGTTTATTGGAATTGTTTCAGTTATCTGTACGCTTGGCACTTGGCTTCCTAATTCTGTTTCAAAGACTTGGCTAATTCTATTTATTGCTGGTTTAACTTCAAATTCTTCTTCATCAATCAAAAACCCCAACATTGTAAAATCATAAGATTGAATATAAAATTTTCTACTATCTGTATTGATTTGAGATTCATCTTGAATATTGGTCAATATTATTGGTATATAATGCCCATTTATGGTTGCATATGATTGTCTGGATGAGAACTTTTGCAATACTTTTGTGTTGAATTTATTCAAATCTCTAATCCTATTTGTTATTATCTTAACACTAAAATTTATATCAATTGGGACTGGCTGTGGAATTGAATAAATATCCATTCCATTTCTTTGTCCATCCCATGTTGGAACGCTTGCAAAATAAAATGGTTTTCTATTTGGTATGGTATAAAGTGTTGCTGGGTTTGATCCGTATTTTGTATCATTCATTCGCACCAATGTAACAAATGGTGGAAGAGGATTATTATCTTCATCAATAAATGTCCATGTTTCTGTATATTGCGACCAATTCTGTGTGCTAACTATTCTATCTAATGTTTGTATTATTTTTCCTTGTGAAGTTATTTGCAAATCATTTTTAACAAAATCAAGCATTCCCCTATCCAAATCATCGTGTAATAATGATTTGGGTAAATAAGTTCCATTTTTGGTTATATTGTCCAATAATTCCTCTCTTCTTTCAAGGAGGGTTTTATCATAAGTTATATCCAAATCTGTTTTTATCTTTTTGGGTAATGGCATATTATTTATTTAAATTACTTTCATTATTATGCCAACATTTGTGGCATATATAAGGGTCATCACCACCTTCTGATAATTTCCAAGACCAACCACAATTGTCACAAATAACTTTATTTTTTGTTACAATTTCAATAATTCTATTTAATTGTGCTTCTGTTATATGTAGTTTTCTCATAATCCTCTAAATTCATCTTTATTCACAAATGTTGCAACAACTGACCTATAAAACGGTTTATAACCTCCATAAGTATGTTTATTATCCATATTTACAATTCCATCATCAATAACAGAATAATATCTAACCTTATCTTCTGTAACATAATATCCCAAATAATCACCTTTCAATAGTTCAACATTAAGGTCATCAAGTTGTTTTTGGTAAAATGAGAATTTCATATTCCCAGGTTCTTTCTGTTCAACTTTGGAATTTCCAAGTTGTTTTAATGTTGATTCTGTAATTTGAACAACTCCTTTTACTTCAATGGGTGGCATAAAGACAATTCCATCTTTTGGCGCTTCACCATATATATCATCTTTCTTTGTCTTCTTTCGGTCTATTCTATATAATACGACACTCATGTTCAAGTCACCGCCCAAATATTCCATTCCCATCTCAATATCCAGATTAAAATCTTCTTCCCCAAAAAACTTACCAATCCTTGATATTGGAACTAATTTTGCCATGTTTTTAACTTATATTAATATAAATATATAGTAGTTAATAAATTGATAATTTGTTTGATTTTTATTATAATTAAAATTATGTAAATTACTTATGGTAAAAAAGAAAATAACAAAAGATGATGCTTTAGAAATATTGAAAAATTATAATGGTGATAATAATTATTTAATTAACATCCGTAATTTATCATTTGATAATCCAAATTTCTATTTGACAGATAGTCAGATTGAGTATATATCATTATTTAATGAAACAAAACCAAAGGTTGCAAGAAAGTGGGTTGAATTGGATCCTTATTATGCAAAAATGATTGCTGATGATAAGTTATTGGTTAGAATCCCAGAGAAAATGTGGGTTGAAAAATTATTGGTTGAGAAGGAAAAATCATATCATATTTTTGGTAGATTTTTTGAAAATGATAGATTAAATCTTTATTGGATTCCAAAGGATGCAATTGTTGTTGATAAAACAAATAAGGATGTTGTGGTTGATTTTGAAAAGTATTCTCATAGAATGCCATTTGAACACCAGAAGGAGGCAATTATAAAGTTGCTTGAGAATGATAAATTCATATTGGCAGATGACATGGGTTTGGGTAAGACAAGTTCTGCCATTGTGGCTTCAATTGAAGCAAAACCAACTAAAATATTAATAATATGTCCAGCAAGTTTGAAGCAGAATTGGGAAAGAGAAATTAGGAATTACACAGATAAGCCCATTTATATTTGCGAAGGTAAAAAATATGATGATAATGCTAATTTTGTTATTATTAATTATGATATTTTAAAGAACTTTCATTCATTGAAATCAAAAGAGGAATCAATTATTCAAAAATCAAAATTTGATTTAATCATATTGGATGAATGTCATCTTGTTAAAAATCCACAAGCATCAAGAACCAAATTAATAAATGATATTTGCAAAGATATAAAGAAAATTTGGCTATTAACTGGAACACCATTAACATCACGACCAATTGATTATTTCAATTTATTATCATTGGTTGATAGTCCTGTTGCAAGAAACTGGATGGCATATGTTAAAAGATATTGTGCTGGGTATCAATTTACTGTTGGGTTTAATAAGGTATGGAATGTGAATGGTGCATCAAATCTGGATGAATTAAGGGAGAGAACAGCACCATTATTATTAAGGCGTTTAAAAGAGAATGTGTTAGATTTGCCAGAAAAGATAATAACACCAGTTTATTTAACATTAAAATCAAAAGAATATGAGAATGTGATGGGTGAATATTTTGATTGGGTAAAGAACAATCCAAAGGAATCAAAATCATTGAGTGTTCAATTTACTAAACTTATGAAAGTTAGGCAAATAATTGCTGATGAAAAGATTAAGAACACCATAGAATTGATTGAGAATACCTTGGAACAAGAAAGGAAGGTGATTGTGTTTTCAAATTTCACAAACTCATTAGATAAGATATATGAGCATTTTAAGAAAATTGCAGTAAAATTGGATGGAAGTTCAACAATGAAACAAAGACAAGATAGTGTGGATAAATTTCAAAATGAAGATAATATTAAAGTTTTTGTTGGGAATATAAAGGCTGCAGGTGTTGGTTTAACATTAACACGTGGTGATGTTGTTATCTTTAATGATTTATCTTTTGTTCCAGCCGATCATAGTCAGGCAGAAGATAGAGCATATAGAATTGGTCAGAAAAATTCTGTATCTGTATTATATCCAATATTTGAGAATACCATTGAGGGAATTATATATGATATGTTGGATAGGAAGAAAAAGATTATATCAACAGTATTGGGTGATAACTTAATTGAAGGGGATGTTAGTGAAGATATTTTAACACAAATATTAAATTTTGGAAAATAATATTTGTTTTTTGGGATTTAAATTATACCTTTGCAAAATATTTATAACAAAAACCAAAGCAAAATGAAAGAAAGTATTATTAAAACATCAGACTTATTTAATTGGATTTCTGAAAAGGAACAACTTATAAATGCTGAAATGGGTGCATTTGAAAAAACAGATGCCATTATGGTTCAGAAACTTACATCTTTGCAAAAAGAGTTGGAGTTGTTGAGAGAGTTGAATGCTTTTATTGACCACAATTACCAAGAAGAAACATTCATATTTGAAAATGAACTCTTTGAAGTTAATGCCTAACTTAAAACCCCCAACCATAAAGATTGGGGGTTTTTCATTATACTATTATTTGACCTTTTATAACTCCAGGCTTAATCATATCTCTTAATTCATTAAATGAATATTGTTCTAATTCTGTATATCTTATATATAAATTCTCACCAACTTCTAAGCCTTCTGGTAATGAAGTTATTTTTGTTCCACTTATATTCAAATCACCCCCAACTTTCAACCCTTTTGGTAATGAGGTAATTTCTAATCCTTCTAAATTTAAATACCCTTTAACATTTAATCCTTCCGGTATTGATGTTATTTTTGATTGAAAAAGGGTTAAACTATTCCCAACTTTTAAGCCTTGTGGTAATGATTTTATTTTTGAATAATGTAAATACAAATCATCACCAACTTCCAATCCTTCTGGTAATGATATTATTTTTGAATATGATAAATCTAAAGTACCACTAACTTTTAATCCTTTTGGTAATGATTTTATTTTTGAATCAAATAAATCCAAATCACCTTTAACATTTAAATCTTTTTCTGTTAATTGAATTTTACTCTTCACTTTCCACAAGAATGGAGGGTTACAATTTTCCTTTCCTTGAAGGAAATCAAATATTCTTTTTAGTACTTCTTTTTCCATTATCTAATTATTTCTCCTTTTATAAATCCAGGTTTAATCATTTCCCTTAATTCTTCATCTGAATATTTTATTAATGGTGTGTACTTTATATACAAAATCTTACCAACTTCCAATCCTTTTGGTAATGAGGTTATGGCATCACAACCAATTATGTTTAATTCACCACCAACTTTTAAATTATCTGGCAATGAGGTTATTTTTTTTTGGGCTCTTAAATCCAAACTACCCCCAACTTCTAATCCTTCTGGTAATGATGTTATTTTTGTTTTATATAAATGCAAATAACCACTAATTTTCAATCCTTTTGGTAGTGATTTTATTTTTGATTTATACAAATCCAAATTACCTTTGAAATTTAAATCTTCTTCTGTTAATGGGTAATTAAGCATAATTTTCCATGTTAGAGTTCTTTTATATTTTGGTATTTTATTTTCCTTCTCTTCAAGAAAATCAAATATTCTTTTTAGTGCTTGTTTTTCCATTATCTAATATATATTTCCATTTATATAACCAGGTTTTATCATTTCTCTTAATTCATCATCTGAAAGTTTTTCTAATTTTGATCCTCTAGTAAATAAATCACCCTCTAATTTCAAACCTTTTGGCAATAATGTTATTGATGTGTATCTTAAATACAAATCGCCACCAATTTTCAATCCTTCTGGTAATGAGGTTATTGCTGATCCAAATAATAACAAATTTCCCATAACTTTTAACCCTTCTGGTAGTGAAGTTATATTTGAATTATGTAAATCTAAATCACCTTCAATATTTAAATCATCTTCTATTAATGGTATATCATGCCTCAATTTCCATAATAATGGTGGATTACAATTTTCCTTCTCTTCAAGAAAATCAAATATTCTTTTTAGTTGTTCTTTTTTCATTATATTAATATTTCTCCATGTATAAATCCAGGATAAACCATTTCTCTTAATTCATCCTCATAATCATCATTATAATCATAGTCATCAGCTAATGGAGTTCCAATTAAGTCCAAATCACCGCCAACTTCCAATCCTTTTGGTAATGATTTTATATCTGTATATACTATATTCAAATCACCGCCAACTTCTAATCCTTCTGGTAGTGATGTTATTTTTGTATTAGCCAAAGACAAATCACCCCCAACTTTCAACCCTTTTGGTAATAACATTATCTTTGAAATGGATAAATCTAAATCACCTTCAACTTTCAACCCTTCTGGCAATGAAGTTATATTTGATTGAAACAAATTCAAATTGCCTTTAACATTTAAATCTTCTTCTATTAATGGTTCATTATTTTTAAATTTCCATAAAAATGGTGCTCTATGCTCTCCCTTCTCTTCAAGGAAATCAAATATTCTTTTTAGTGCTTCTTTTTCCATTATCTAATTATTTTTCCTTTTATAAATCCAGGTTTAATCATTTCTCTTAATTCCTCTTCAGTGTATTTAGTTAAACTTGTGAGTTTTACATTTACACCACCATCAACTTTCAATCCTTTTGGTAATGATGTCAAATTTTTACACATTATTAAAAATAAATTCTTGCCAACATATAATCCTTCTGGTAATGATGTTATATTTGTATAATCTAAATGCAAATCCTTCCCAACTTTCAATCCTTCTGGTAATGATTTAATATTTGAATGTTCTAAATCCAAATCACCGCCAACTTCTAAACCTTTTGGCAATGATTCTATTTTTGAACCATATAAATCCAAATTACCACCAACTACTAGTCCTTCTGGCAATGAGGTTATATCTGAATTTAAGAGACTCAAAGTCCCTTCAACATTTAATTCTTCTTTGGTTAATGGTATATCATTTTTCAACTTCCACATAAATGGTGCAATATGTTCTCCCTTTGCTTCAAGGAAATCAAATATTCTTTTTAGTGCTTCTTTTTTCATGTCCTATATATCTTTCCTTTTATAACTCCAGGTTTTATCATTTCTCTTAATTGTTTATTTGTGTATTTTTTTAATGGTGTGTTATATATATGTAAATTACCACCAACTTTCAAGTCTTCTGGTAATGAGGTTATATTTGAATATGCTAAATTCAAATAACCACCAACTTTCAAACCTTTTGGTAATGAGGTTATATTTGAATATGATAAATACAAATTACCTCTAACTATTAACCCTTCTGGTAATGATTTTATTTTTGAATAATGTAAATACAAATCATCACCAACTTCCAATCCTTCTGGTAATGATATTATTTCTGAATATGATAAATCCAAATAACCAAAAACTTTCAAGCCTTCTGGTAATGAGGTTATGTTTGAATCATTTAAATTTAAATTCCCCTCAACCTCTAATCCTTCTGGCAATGAGGTTAGAATTGTTCTTCTTAAATCCAAAGTACCACTAACTTTCAAATCTTCTTTTGTTAATGGTATATTATTAATTAATTTCCATTTAACTGGTGCATTTTGCTCTCCTTTCTCTTCAAGGAAATCAAATATTCTTTTTAGTGCTTCTTTTTTCATCTCCTATATATCTTTCCTTTTATAACTCCAGGTTTTATCATTTCTATTAATTGTTTATTTGTGTATTTTTTTAATGGTGTGTTATTTATATGTAAATTCCCACCAACTTTCAATCCTTCTGGTAGTGAGGTTATTTTTGAACCCATTAAAAATAAAGCACCTTCAACTGTTAAATCATTTGGTAATGAGGTTATGTCTGTTAAATATAAATTCAAATAACCACCAACTTTCAATCCTCTTGGTAATGAGGTTATTTTTGAGTAATGTAAATTCAAATCACCTTTAACATTTAAATCTTCTTCTATTAATGGTTCATTATTTTTAAATTTCCATAAAAATGGTGCTCTATGCTCTTCCTTCTCTTCAAGGAAATCAAATATTCTTTTTAGTGCTTGTTTTTCCATTATCTAACTATATCATATTTTATAAATCCAGGTTTAATCATTTCCCTTAATTCTTCACCTGAATATTTTGTTAATGGTGTTCCATAAATATACAAATCACCCCCAACTTCCAATCCTTTTGGTAATGTTTGTATTGGCAAAAAAGCTAATAGTAAATTATTCCCAACTTTCAATCCTTCTGGTAATGTTTCTATATTTAATTGTATTAAATCTAATGTCCCCCCAACTTTCAATCCTTTTGGTAATGAAGTTATGTTTGTTCCTGATAAATCCAAATTGCCTTTAACATTTAATTCTTCTTCTCTTAATGGTATATCATGCATCAATTTCCATAATAATGGTGGATTACAATTTTCCTTCTCTTCAAGAAAATCAAATATTATTTTTAGTACAGTATTATCCATTATCTTAATATTTATATTATAAATATAATCTTTTATGAAAATACTGGAAACAATCAAAGAAGAAATAATATCAAGAATACATAAAGATAATGTTGATTTCTTAATTCAAGAAATGAAAAAAGTTGGCATTGAAAAACTTCCTTATTCATATGCTTCATTAAAACCTTTTGTTGATGAAAAGACAATGAATATTCATTATAATAAACATTATATTGGTTATGTGGATAAATTGAATAAAGCATTAAAGAACACAAAATCAAATGGTGATTTAAAGCAAATCATATCAAATATAAGCAAATATGATGATAAGATTAGGAATAATGCTGGTGGTGCATTTAATCATGCTTTATTCTGGAATATGTTAACCCCCACCAAAAAGAATGTTCCAAGTGAATTAAAAACAAAAATAAATGCAAGTTTTGGGACATTTAATGCTTTCAAGAAAAAGTTTGAGGAGGTTGCAAAAGACCATTTTGGATCCGGATGGGTCTGGCTTGTTGCAACCAAAAATAATAGATTAAAAGTAATAAGCACACCAAACCAGGATAATCCCCTTATGAATGTGATTAAGGATGGGGGTTTTCCAATATTGGGATTGGATTTATGGGAACATGCTTATTATCTAAAATATCAAAACAAAAGGGATGAATATATTCATAACTTTTGGGATTATGTAAATTGGGATTTTGTTCTTGAATTATATCAAAATGCAAATGATAAGTAGCCAAAAGAATAGTTTCTTATATTTATATATAAAAGAAATATGTCAGTAATAGCCGAGCCGGAAAGAACACAAATTTATACAAGAATTCGTCATTTACTTGGTGCTCCATTAAGGGGTGTTGAAATAACTGATGAAATGATGGATTCATTAATGGAACTTTCTGTTCAAGATTATGAACAGTATGTTTTGGATTGGTTGACAGAAAGCCAATGGGTTAATCTTGTCAATCTTAATATGAGTGAAAAATCTGTTGCAAATGCTTTAATTACAAGAACAATGGATTTTGAAAAACAATATGAATATTCCTATTCAAAGATTGTTGGATTGCAATCTGGGGGTCCTTGGGTTTTACAAAAGGATTATTTTACATTGGAAAAAAACCAACAAGTTTATGAAATTCCAGCAGGAAGAGAAATAAATGAATTATTATGGTTTAGCAATCAGCCTTGGACAGCATTTGGTTTAGGTGGTGCTGGTGGCTTTGGATTTGGTGGGATTGGTCTTGGTGCATCAGATGCAGGTTTTGCCCAAATGGGAAATCAAGGATCATATTTTATGATGTCAGGTTTTGACTACCTTGTTAGGATGCAAAGTGCAAATGTATTAACAAGGATATTAGGGGGTTCATTAACTTATAGAATTACAGGTTTGCCAGATGGCAAAAAAGCAATACATATCTATAATACACCTGGCGGCAAATTTAATTGGGGAAATTACTCCTCATATGTTGGAAAACAAGTTTGGTATTGGTATTATGATGTGGATGGTGATAGCCGTGGGAAATGTTTGGAAGATAATCCAGATATTATAAAATTACCATCTGATGTTCCATTGGCAGAACTAACTTGGGATAAGTTAAACCAACCAGCAAAACATTGGGTAAGAAGGTGGTTTACAGCCTATGTGAAGGAGAGTTTGGGTAGAGTTAGGGGAAAGTATAGTGGAGCAATAAAAGCCCCAGATTCAGAACTTAAATTGGATTATGAATCATTAATTAGTGAAGGTAAAGATGAAAAATCAAAACTTGAAGAAGAATTGAAACTAAGATTAGAAAGGTTAAGACCTGAAAAACAAATGGAAAAAGAAGCATTACTTGCAGAAAATTTAAACAAACAATTAAAGTTTACTGCAATGCCAAGACAAATATATGTGATTTAATTTTGATTATTTAAAATTTTAATTTATCTTTGAAATAAAAAACAATGGCAATAATAAAAACAATCCCAATTCAGAAGGTCATAAATGGTGCATTTGTCAATACATCAGATATGTCCATTGTATCAGAAACAGAATATTCCACATCTGGTGAGAGTTTTATTATTGTTAGGGCAATACCCCAATGTAAATTATTCCTGCATTCAAAGAATACAGATAATGTAACTGTAAAAGCAATGACCACTGTTATTGTTGTTCCAGACAATAATAAAATTGATGAGGAATATGATGAAATAACATTAGAGAAAGGTGCATGTGTTGAGTTCAAGCATTGTTCAGGAACTTGGTATATTGTAAGTTCTGATGGGTTAAAAGGTTAATTAAATAACAAAATAGTAAATATGATATCAACAATTAAAACAATCAAAAACCGTTTGACCAAAATATTTTGGAGAAATTTTGGTAAAAGAAAGCCAACCCTCAATCAAGGGCATCAACCTCCATATATGTTAAATCCAATCACTAGAACCTGGTATGATGCTAATGATAGAGAGGTTAATGAACCAAAACATTACACAGATGAAAGAACATTTGGTACTAATGACTATGAAGATTTTATAAAATATTTAGGGGATAGCAAAACAAACTGGAATTTAAAAAGTAAAGGTTTCTATGACTTATATGCTAAATATGGTCTTAAAATGAGAAAGTAAAAGAAAACCCCCAACCTTGATTAGATTGGGGGTTTTTAATTTTAAACATTATCATATATTAAGTTTGGGTTCACATCTATTTTTTCCCAAAACTTAACCTCATCTTCGGATATAAGCATAACCTCATTTAAATCATCTTGATTCTTCTCCTCATAAGGAATACCATTAATCAATGTGCATTCTTCTTTTGTGAAGAATTGTCTATCTGCTGGGTCTTTTATTAAAATTCTATCCCTAATCTCTGGGCTAAAAGCAACCAATAATGGAGTTATCCTTTTATTAAAAGTTACAACAGCCCGTGGCACATTATATTCACCAGTCAAGTCAGGGGTTTTTTCAAACACATTCTGATCAATATAATAGCAATTTAATTTAATACCATCCTTTGTCTTTGACACATCACCATGTGATTGTTTTGTCCCATTATTTACATAGTAAATTATATCCCCAAGATTAACATGTAGTTTCTCCTTTATGATTAATTCCATATGCGCCATCTTACTTGTAGTACTCCCAGCCTTATTTAAGGTTTTTGATTTCTTTATATAATCTTGGACACTTTGCCTAACCCTTGCTTTGTTTGCAATTTCAATTAGGGGAATTTCTTTATTATAAATCTTTTCAAAATAATTATAATATTCCTCAATAAATTCTTTTCCTTTCCCTTCAAGTAATAACTTAACCCCAACGTCAATAAACCTTTCAATGTATTGTGGAAGTTTCTTTGATTTGATTGAATTACCTGTCAACTTTATTTTGCCATCATTTTTCATAATAGCATAGTTTTTTCTTGCAAAATTTACACAAGATGCCCAATGACCATCTAAATCCAGAGCCATCTCTTTTTTCATATATAAGTCATTGTATTCTGCAACATCAGCATATATACCTTTATAAACCTTATCTAGTTTAACTTTCCAGTTATTACCCTTACCAACATATTCCCTATTCTCAAAATCATCTGGTGCTGAAAAGTTGACACCATCTGTATCACAAACTAATGGAACATAACCCCTATCCATAAAGAATTTAATCATATGTCTTAAATATAGTCTCCCTGTGCAAGTTATCTCTTCACCCTTATCCATTTCAGCCCAGGGGAAAACTAATGGTGCAGATAATGAACCAAACAAAGAGTTGATGAAAATCTTTATTGGTAATTGCTTATTATCATAAGTTGCTGAAATTTTCTTGTCTTTGTCCTTCCACTCTTCTGCCAAATTCTTATAATCTATCCTTGCATTTCTAAAAAACTTTAACATACCTTTCAAAACACCAGTTATATCACAAGAGGGGAATACGTCATGTGCCAATTGTATGGATGGATATAGGGATGAAAAGTCAAGTTTTATAATATTCTTTGAATACCCCACTTTAACTAACCTAGATAATCCCCCAACAAAGTTTCTCTTACCCTCACTTTGGGGTATGGCTAACTGATTATTATATGACCAAGCCAACATCAACACCTTCCATAAACCTGCTGTACCCATTGTATAAATCCTTTCAAAAGGTAATGGGACCATTTTTGCCAATAAAAATGATGCTTGACTAAATTCTGAATCAACTCTCATTGTTTCTTCCAAGTCATCATCAAGATATGCTTCAACAAGTTTATCACCTGTAATTCTTTTATATACTTTTGGAAATCTAATATCAAGATCAGGATAATCTGATGCTAATTTATATTTACCATTATTAACATTTAAGAAATATTCTTCTTTATCTTGATACATTTTACCAATCTTTGTGTGTTCAATATACACACGATCTTCATCTTCTGCATTTATATATTTTGTAATATATTTAAGACCAGCAGATTTTATATCACTATTAATTGCTTGTGCCCTTCTTACAGAGTGAATTACATCAATAACATTATAACCCCAAATAGAGGTCTGTGTGTAATTCTCAACATCACCACCTAATTTCAACATAGAATCCCTTCTTGTATAGGATTTTGTTGGATTCAATGACTTACAAGCAGTTGGTGCATGTATCTTTAATATCTCACATCTTTTGAAAATCCACTCCCAGTCAAACGTTGATGAATTATAACCTGATATAATTGTTGGTTTTATTTCATCAATAACTTTAAAGAACTCAATAATACCATTTGCCTCATCCTCTGGATTGATACATTCTATAATCTTAGAATAACCTTTATTGGTTTTAATACCAATCATAAATATTCTACCATCTGTAGGCTCTAATGCTGTGGTTTCTAAGTCAAATACAAGTCTTGTTATATCATCATAAGATTCAAAACCTTTAAATAATCTTTTACCTTTGGATATGAGATATTGGTCAACTGGGGGCAACATAATCATTTTAGTTCTCCCAATTTCACTCTTTGGATCCAATCCACCCTCTTTAAAGAACGCATTTAAATGTCTATAACCCTTTAATGATTGAACCAAGAACTTCATTCCATTTTCCAATCTTGGATGGTCATCTGTTCTTAATTTTGTTATCATAATTCCATGTTTAGTCATAGCTTCCTTTTGTAAAGCCTTTGACTTATTATAGAAATTTAATGAATTTAAATTCCCAACCCAACAGAATGCTGTGAAAGTATCTCTTGAAATTTGTTTACCTTTATTTGGGACTTCCTTTATTTTATATATGTCATTTGACATAAAATCATATTCCAAAGCAACAATATGCTCCTCTGGATCTGTTCCATTAAGGAATTCCTCAATATCTTGAGTTGATATCATAAGTATGTAATTTAAGGTTAAAGATTAAACTATTAATTGAACTTCTTAATAAATGAGTCCAAAATAATAATAGTTAATTCTTCCCTTAAAGGCAATATGAGGTCTCCATCTTCATTTCTAATTAAGAATTCTCCTTTATATATACCTGGTGTGTTGGTCTCTCTTTTTTTGAATTGATAATATATATAATACTCTATGGTGGGGGTTGGTTCTGTTGTTTCTTTTGCAACTAAATAAGCCTCTGCATTTGTGATTTTATATGAATTATTCTTTGTATCAATCATAGAAAATAATATGGATGAAGATTCCAAATCTTCCATAAATTTCTTATAATCTGATCTACCATCTTTTATAGGTTCAACTTTTAATATAGGTAAATCTGCATTTTTTTTTATATAAAAATTCATATTATCTTTATTAATAAATATATGAAAAATATAAATTCAAAAAAACGTTGCCTAAAATATTTTGTTTGGTTATACTTGTAAAGTCTTATTTAAAATAAATTAATTTTTTTCACAAAACAATTTTACTATGAAAAACATTTTTAAAACGTTGCTATTCACATTTGCAACGTTAACAATTAGTTATGGCCAAGTAACAACTTCAGCCATATCAGGAACAATCAAAGATGCAAGTAATGAGGTGCTTATTGGTGCAACAATTGAAGCAGTTCATTTACCATCTGGAACAAGTTATGGTACATCCACAGATGTTGATGGTACATATAGGATTTCAGGAATGCGCATTGGTGGTCCTTATAGCATCACAGTTAGCTATGTAGGTTATGCCACAAAAACCCAATCAAATGTCATTTTGAACTTGGGGTCAACAGCAAATCTAAGTTATTCACTTGATGTGGTTGAATATGGTTTGACTGAAGTTACTATTAATGCAAACAAAAGTGGTATTTTTTCATCTAATAGAACAGGTGCTGCCACACAGTTTAATTCAACTATGATTAATAGTTTACCAACAATTGGAAGAACAATTGATGATATCACAAAATATAATGCTTATGGAAATGGGCGTTCATTTGGTGGTCAAGATAGCCGTTTTAACAACTTCACAATTGATGGTTCTGTATTCAACAATGGCTTTGGTCTTGGGTCTTCTGCTGCTGCTGGTGGTAGAACAGGAACAACAGCAATCTCCATTGATGCACTTGAAGAAGTGCAATTGAATATTGCCCCCTTTGATGTTAGACAATCAGGGTTTGTTGGTGCTGGTGTAAATGCTGTAACCCGCTCTGGAACAAATGATATTGAAGGATCATTCTATCGTTTGTTTAGGTCAAGTGATTTAGTTGGTAAAATAGTAAATGGTGTTAAACTACCTACAATCTTTGTTGATGAAAAAACAACAGGGTTTAGGATTGGTGCACCAATTATTAAGAACAAGTTGTTTATCTTTGCAAATGCTGAACAATTTGTTGGGTCAACTCCAGCATTAAGTTGGCAAACAAACAAGCCTGGTGCAACAGGCAATGTATCAAGAGTAACTGAAAGTGATTTGAAGGATTTGGCTTCATTTATGAAAACAAACTTTAATTATGAGTTGGGACAACTTGATAATTTTAACAATGATGTAAAGAGTACAAAAGGGCTTATTCGTTTGGATTATAACATTAATCAAAAACATAAAGCGTCTTTAAGGTATTCTCATCATAATTCTGAATCTGAACAACTTATTAGTTCATCAAATAGTTCTAATACTGCAGGTAATGGAAATAGACAAAACTCTGCCTTTGCAATTTCAGGGGAAAACACAGGTTATCTTATTCAAGATAATACAAGGTCAGTAGCATTTGAATTGAATTCAGTTCTAACATCAAAAATATCAAACAATTTTATTGCAACTTACAATAAGCAAATTGAAGATAGAAAATATAGAACAGATTTATTCCCAACTGTGGACATTTTAAAAGATGGTACAACTTATACAACAGTTGGTTTTGACCCCTTTACACCAAATAATAAATTGAATTATAGTACATTGAATTTGACAAACAATTTTAATTTACTATCTGGAAAACATTATTTCACTTTTGGTGTAGGTTATGAGTATTTCCAATCAAATAATGTGTTCTTCCCAGCATCAAATGGTGTCTATGTATATAACTCTATTGATGACTTCAAGAAAGCAGCATTACAATTCAAAAATGACCCAAACAATCCACTTTCACCAGTTACTGTTAATCGTTACAATTTAAGATATTCATTACTACCAGGGGGTATTGAGCCAATGCAAACCTTAAAAGTTTCAACATTAAGTGCTTATGTTCAAGATGAATATACATTAACTGAAAAGTTAAAAATAACTGCAGGTTTAAGAGGCGATGTTGTTATGTATGACAATTCAACAGCAGCAGATTTCTATAATCCAGTTGTTGGTGGTTTGACATTCACAGATAAAAATGGCCAACCTACTAAGATTAACACAAATAAATTCCCAAGCAGAGCATTATTGTTATCCCCAAGATTAGGATTCAACTATGATGTGGATGGTGAGAGAACAACCCAAGTTAGGGGTGGAACAGGAATATTTGTTTCTCGTATTCCACAAGTATTAGTTTCAAATCAATTAGGTAATAATGGTGTAAATACAGCTGTAATCAATGTAACAAATACAACAGCATACCCATTCACAACTGACCCAAGCAGATTTGCACCAACAACAACAGATATTACAAGTTTACGTCCTTATGTTATTAATGCGTCAAGTCAGGATTTGAAATACCCATCAGTATGGAAATCAAATATTGCTGTTGACCACAAATTACCTTTTGGGTTAGTTGCTACATTAGAAGGTGTATATGGTAAGACATTATCTGGTTTAAGATATATTGATGCTAACTTAAAAGCACCAGATAGATATTTGGCAGATGAAAGACCACGTTTCCCAGCATCAGGTGTAACAAGTTCAGGTTCTGGTGCAACAAATACAGTTGCTGTTGCAAGATTCTTAAACCCAACCATTGCAAATGCGTTTGTTCTTACAAATACAGATAGAGGTTATTCTTATGCTTTAACTGCAAAGATTGAAAAACCAGCAGTTAATGGTTTAGGTGGTATGATTGGTTATACCAATGCAAAATCCACTGACCTCCAATCAGTTGGTAGCACAGTTCAAGCAAATGCCCCTACTGTTGGCGGACAAAACTTCTTAACGCCTTCCTTTACAGATAATGATTTACGTCATAGATTTGTTGGATATGTTAACTATAGAATAAATTATGGTGGCAAGTTTGGAGGTTCAACAGAAGTTACATTAGGTGCAACATCTGCAAGTGGAAGCAAATTAAGTTATATTTATGGAAATGATTTAAATGGTGATGGTCAGATTAATGATTTGATTTATATACCACAAAATGCCACAGAATTGACATTTGCAACACTTACAGCAGGTGGTAAGACTTTCACCCCAGAACAACAACAAGTAGCATTAGATGCTCTTATTTCAAGCGATGAATACCTTAACTCACGTAGAGGAACATATGCACAAAGAAATGGTGGATTTTTTCCTTGGTTAACAAGAGTTGATTTATCAGCAGTTCAAGAAGTTTATGTTAATGTTAATGGTAAGTTAAATAGATTACAATTTAGAGCAGATATTCTTAACTTTGGAAATATGTTAAACAATGCTTGGGGTGTAGGGTATTCCACAACATCTGGTAGTTTTGGCACAGCAAGTCCTTTGACAGTTGCATCAGTTTCAGCAGCAGGTGTGCCAACATATAGAATGGCAACAAGAGTTGTTGATGGTGCTACACAATTACTTGACAAGACATTTGTTAAGACAATTAGTGTTGGAAATGCTTGGCAGGCTCAATTAGGGTTAAGGTATTTCTTTAATTAATAAACAAGTGGTGTCCTCAATATAAGGTTGGGGGCATCTTTTAAAATTTTTAGATTATTTAAAATACAATAAAATATTTAAATCTTGCCAAAACAAAAAATAAAATAGAGATTTGGCAACTTATAAAAAATTCAAGAATTAGGGGAAAGGGGTAGAATACTACCCCTTTTTTTATTATATTTGTATTCATTACATAACTTAAAACAAAAAAATATGAGATTAATAACATCAGAGAGTGTTTCTTGTGGGCATCCAGATAAGGTTGCTGATCAGATTTCAGATGCCATTTTGGATGCTTACCTTACATTAGACCCCAATGCAAAGGTTGCAGTTGAAACAATGGTAAAAGACAATTGTGTGGTATTAGGGGGTGAAATTACTAGCACTCATACAATTAATTATGAGAACATTATCAAAGCTGTGATTGAAGATATTGGCTACCATGATGCTAATCATGGGTTTTATTTCAATAATATCACTATAATTAATTTGATTGGAAAACAAAGTCCTGAAATTAATTCTGCTGTTTTACAGAATGGTGAAGAATCTTTGGGGGCAGGCGATCAAGGTTTTATGACAGGATTTGCAACAAATGAAACAGAAACATATATGCCAATTGGTATGTATGTTGCAAAGAAATTGGCAGATTATGTTTATAGTCTTGATTTAGGTCCAGATATTAAAACACAAGTGACAATTGAAGAATGGCCTGATTTTAAAAGAATCCATACCATTTTGGTTTCTACAATGCATAGGACATTTACCTTGGAAGAGTTGAGGACAAAACTCACTAAATTCATCTATGATAATAATATGGAACTTCAAGATGATATATTTGCACTTATTGACAAGGAAACAAAAATTGTTATAAATCCAGCTGGTTCTTGGCATGTTGGTGGTCCAGTTGCAGATTGTGGTGTTACAGGAAGAAAGATTGTGGTTGACCAATATGGACCATATAACCCTGTTGGTGGGGGTGCATTTAGTGGAAAAGACCCAAGCAAGGTAGATAGAAGTGGTGCTTATTTAGCAAGGTATATTGCAAAAAACATTGTAGCAGCAGGGTTTGCAGATAAATGTGCTGTTGAAATTGCTTATATGATTGGCGTTGCTAAACCAGCATCACTAAACATAAACACATTTGGGCAATATTCTAATGAATGGTTAGAGGATATTGTTAGTAGGATATTCCCAATGACACCATCTAGCATTATTGATCATTTTAATTTGAAAAGACCAATCTATCTTGATTCATCAAGAGGTCATTTTGGAAATGATATAATGCCTTGGGAAAAATTGGATATGGTTTATGAGTTAAAGCAATTAGCGGCTATTCATAAGGTTTAGATAATTGTCAATAAAATCCTGGGGGTAGTTAGACTTTTTCATAGTTCTAACTACCTCATTTATTTTATCTTCATCTGATAACCTTGGATTTGAACTAACACCATCCTCTATTGGCCAACCATTTAAATCTGATACTGGTAATTTATATTCTTTATTGTCTTTCTTTGATGTGATGTTTTTGACCTTCTCCCAAATTACAGCCAACAAAGTACTATCATGCCACTTGTATATCATACCTTTATAACCCATTTTCTCCAACATATTTGACATATATATCACCTGCATTTGGTATGGTACATTATCACTCCCATACATTTTAGCAGCAATATCATATAAGTTTAATGGATCTTTATTGAAGGGATATAAATCTTTCAAATCAACTTTTGCTGTATATAATGTACCAGAAACAATCCTTTCTTTTTGATTTAAATTTGTATAAAAGAATAATCTATTTTTCCCCCACCATTGCTCTGAACTTGTGTATGAATGTTTTCCAAAATGAGATGGATCTAAGTATTCCAAATCTGGTTCACCAAAATGATATAACTTAACATAATCACCTTCTGTTTCCAATTGGGAAAGCCAAAAGTCATTAAATAATACTTTATTTGGTTTTTCTGGCAAATTATTTACATCTCCCTTTATAGTTGATTCTAATAATTGCTTCACCTCTGGATGAGATAAAAATAAATCAATATCTTTTTTTATTCTTTTTGAATCACAAATTGTTGCTTTTTTAAGAAAACGTTTTGGTATTTTATTGTATTCCTTATGCCAAATTTCTATTCTATAATCTTCTGGTAAATCTAGTAATTTTTTATCATACCAATCTTGCATTCTTTGATTTACATCTTCCTCTGTTGATAGTCCATTTGAATCTAAATATAGATTGTCTATTTTAACATAGGCATGGACAATAGTTGAATCCTCCAATTCACCCTCATCATAATCATAAATTAAATCAGCCAATATTAAATAATATCTAATATTTCTATCTGGGTATTGTTTTTTTAATTTAACAATAAGATTATCCGCAAAATAATTACAGAACCCATCTTGATAATTATATTCATTACTTGTGTTCCACTTTGGTTCAAGTTCTTCCCTTAATATTTCTTTTATTGATTGGATTAGTTTCATATACATAAATATATCATAATCACATTTTAACCAATATTAAGTTGCCCTGTAATTCTATCACACCAACCTTTTGATGTTGAATATGGCCAAACAACCCAATATTTTGGCTGTTTTGTTGTTTGAAAATCTCTCCATATCTTGCAATATTTATCTGGGTCGTTCATCATTGAATTAATCTCATTCTTATCAGCATCCCTTCTATATAATGTTTCATCATTCTCATCATGGAATGCAACCACCCAATATTCATAATCTTTTTCTGGAACTGAACTATATTGGACATCAATGCAATGCCGGAATATAATGGAAAAACTATTCTCCCATTCTTCTTCTGTCTTATATTCCTCCTTAACTGGGGGATTTTTCTTATCTATTGTCCATTGTTGAACTGCACGTTTTGCAAAATGAATTCCAGCATATTTTTCATAATCCCTTAATGTTCTAACTGGACCAAACCCATATAATCCATCATGACCCTCTTGTTCCACACCATCCACACCAAACAATCTCTTATTTAAATAATGTGCCCTATCATTACGTTTAACCCATTCCTTATCATCATCCCATTGTTTAACCTTTCCCTTTCTTGTATATTCATGATATATGATTGGAAAGTGGGGGTGAAACAAATCATAACCCCAAGTATAAGCCCTAACTGCAATGGATATCTCCTCACCATGAAAATAATATTCTGGATTATGTTGAACCTCCTTTGCAAATTGCCCCAATGTGAAACAATAATGTGCTGAATAAAATCTTGCTGGAATTGGTTTTTGTAATGTCTTCCATTCATCAATTGTTTCCGGCATAAAAAATACATTCCCCTCTGGTGCAAACCTATCAAAAACCATCCTCCAAGGGTCTTGCACCCTCCCTGCTGGATCATTTGTTGGTTCATAAGAACAAGCATAGGAAGTTAATAAAGGCTTCTTATAGCCATCTTTCTGTAACCCCTTAATTATTTTTATTAATGTGTCATCCCAATCTTGATTGAAACGCATATGTGAATCAAGTTGAAGGGTATATTCCTCATTATTATACAATTGCTGAAGTTTATTCCTTGCCCAACAAGCACCTTTTGATTCAGCATAAGGAATATCCAATATTTTAAATCTTTTATCTTTTCTCCACTTATCAAGATTATCAAAACCATCCTCATCAGCATATTGTCTTGCAATGGCAAAAACAAGGTTCTTTGGTTTTTTTGCTTTATCCAGAATATCTTCAATGGTTTTAACTAGTTCAGGGTCACGATAACTTGCAATTTGAACAAATATTTTCATATATATTTTTAATAAAATAATAAGCGTTTATACAAAAAATTAAACCTTAATTCTCCCTTCTTAAATCACCAGCATAATGGTCAAATCTATGATGTTCAACAGGGGTTAATAACAATATGCTAGGCTTGATAACATTCTTAATTGTTTCTTGATACATAAAAGACATCCATGTATTTTCAAAAGGGTGGGCAAATTTTGTATCAATAAACATTTTTTTATTCCCAGCCTTTGTTATAAAATGCGTCCAGTTGCAATAATAAATCTCACCATCAGCATAAGGCAAACCATCAAGAGATTTTATATTATTGAATTTTGTTCTTGGTGCATTTGGATCCAATCCATGTACTGGAAGATTTGGTTTCTCTGGCCAATTCTTAATTCTAAAGTCTTGGGGAACATTATACCAACTCCATTGTGTTGAATTATCCCCATAGAATTCACTAAAATTAATCTTTAAAAAATCATAACTTTCCTTCTGGATGATATTCAAACATTTATCATATAAGTTGGGGGAATATCTATTGAACCCATTTCTACATACCTCATTTGGCTTGTTATAGAAATTCATATCATCCTCGGAGAATATCATAACATCCAAATCACTTGCATCAAAATGCTCCGCAATAAACTGCCTTCCACCACATATCCCCAGATTATCTTTCTTTATATGCTCAAATCCATATTCCTCACATAATTCAATATATCTTGGTGTTGTTGTTAAATCTGTTGAATTATCCAATAAAAACTTGCTTGTCTTATGGATAAAATTGGCATCATAGTCCAACATAGATTTTATCAACGTTTCAAACTGGTTGGGTGAATTAAACCCAATAACATATAAGCCAACTTTTGAAGTATCCAAAGGCGTGCTACTTATCATCTTATTTTCTGATTTTATCTCTAATGTGTTATTCTTTAAATCCTCAAAAAACTTTCCAAACAACCCATCACCCCCAATTTCAAAATAATTAATCAAATCAGAATGTTTATAACACATAATGCTAAATATGGATTCCTCTGTCCCCATATAACCCTCTTGCAAAGTGGATGTCAATATATTATAATATATTGAATTAATATCACTTATGGTATTCTTTGGTCCACCAAAAAATCCACCCCTTGCCACCTTATTAACCTTATCACCAACAAGTGAAACCATTTTGTTATATTCAAACCCATGTATTTCTGTTGTTGTTTCATAAGGAAAACACACAAAGCTAAATTTTGATATATATTTTGACAAATTATTCAAAACCTTATCATGAGTGAAATACCCTGGATGAACCGTATTTGTTAAACCAGCATCAATCCAAAACATATATTCTGAATCAAATGGATCCATAATCTTTGCATCATGCAACAAGAACATCTTGGACATAACTAGGGGGTTATAGTATTCTAATTTTGCTTGTGTGGATTCTTCTAACCATCCAGCTTGTTGATACCAGTGGGGGTTTGTTCTTATTTTTTGGATTAAATTAAAGTAATTATTATTTTTGAACCAATCTAAATCTTTTTCAATAAAAAAAGTATTTTCTTCATTTCTATGTGTAAAAACAAACTCTTTTAATTTAGCATCACCAAATATAATTAGGTTATTTTCAACATCTAATAATTGTTTAAATTTATCCAAATAATGATTATAAGAACGATTCCAACCATCACCCAATGAATCTCTTTTTATATCCCATAATCCAGTTACTAGTGTAACATTCCTTTTTTCTTGAGTAAAATCCATTATATTATTTCTAATTTTATCTAAATCCCAAAAAGCTAATGTTTTTCTATTCCCATTGTCAAAATTATCCACTATAACATCTTCCTCTAAATAAATCTCAGGATTAGGTAAATTAAATGGATTAGACATTAAATTAACAGGATAAAACCTGCCGTATTCAACACCTTCATTTTCTCTATGAATATCATCTTTTTTACAAGGAAACCATTTTTCACCTATTTTTTTAGCCCAAGTTGTACTTAAAAGATATTTACATTTTGAGTTCAAAATGTTTTTTATGATTTTAACCCCATCTTCAATTGGCATATGACCAATAACGTCTCTAACAATTAGCAAATCACCATTAGGTATTTTATCATTTATTATGTCAAATTCTATAAATTTTATTCTATTATTAGAATATCTTTCATTATTATAATCAATTGCTTTTTTTACAATGTCACCACCAGTATAACTTTCAAAATTAAAAACAATCTCCTTCATCCAGTTAAAGTCACCACAAGGGATGTCAACAACTGACTTTATGTTTTTATCTTTTATTAGTCTTTTTATATTTTCTCTAAGTTTTTGAGTTTCTAATAAAGTACTACCTGGTCCTGATTTACTTTCAGTGCTACCAAAACCATTATTATCATATATATTATTAAAAATATCTTTATAATTCATATCCTATTTTTTTATTTTACAAACCCATACAGCATTAGAAAACTCATTTGGTTTGTAAGATTCTAAATTATTTTCAAGTACAGATTCATTAATATCTTCTTCGGTTATTTCGCACCAATTCCAAATTTTATCTTTAATTTCAGTTTCATACACTTCTTTATTAACTGAATAGTCGTGCGCTAAAATATAATCACCTGATTTTATTTTTTTTGATAAAACTTTAAATTCCCCTATTTTCCAACCACCATCACACAATACAATAGTAACACCATCTTTTTGAATAAAATCTACAACTTCTTGTTTTACACTTGACCAATCATCACTAAAAATATTTTCAACTCTCACATCAATACCTTTTTCAATTATTTGATTATACCAGGGTCTTTCAGAAATATCATAAGACAATATTTTTGTATCCAAATTTAATTCATCTGAAATTATTTTTAAAAACTCTGTAAAACCCCCCAAAGCTGTACCTATTTCTAAAATCCTACTTGGTTTAACGTCATTTAAAAAATTATAAAATAGTTGATAGGCATGATGGCTTTGTTGTGCTGTACACCCCATAAATGCAGATAAACTATCACCATCAATCAAGTTTGTAAATCTAGTTATTCTTTCTTGTATATTCATAATTAAAATCTTCTATGTAATTTATTTGTTTTATCATGGAATTCAAAACAATCTGGCAAATAATGTCTAAAACTATCCCAATCCCATTTCATATTAGCTTCTAACGCTGAAACCCCAATGTCAAAACCATCAGGGTAATTCCTAATGTTATTGTGTACTGAATACCATAAAAATTCTTCCCATCGTCTAACAAAATATCTAAATTTCCAATTATTCCTAAAAACCAAAAATTGTTCATTAACTACATGAGCTTCATCCCACTTATCATGTTCAAATACATTATAGTCATACATTTTTCGATCAAAAAAACAATTACTCATATCTTTTTTATAATCACCAATTTTAGATGGTCTTTCAAATAAAAAATCTAAATCATTTTTTTCCATATGATTAAATAAATTAAACAATTTATCTTCGGAAAAATTTTCAGTCATTCTCCAATCAGCATCATTATATATAATATAATCATATCCTTTATCTAAACAATATTTTAAAGATAAAACTTTTAAATTTAAAAAAAATGAAAATCCTGGATTACCATCATCATACTTGTCTAACTCAAATAAATCTAAATTGACTTTGGGTCCAACAATGCAATTTTCATTTGTTGTTATATTAAAAGATGCTGTACAAGATTCACTATATTTACTATAACTCTCTGTAGCATTATCCAAGTATGGTTGGCCAACTGCTAATGTTGTAAAAATATATTTCATTAGGCTTCAACAATTTTTTCTAAAAAACTAAGTGTATAATCAAAATCATAATACTCAGGTAGTTTATTATCAACAAAGATAGGGGTTTCAATATATTGTCTATATAGTGACTCATTATTATCAATTTCTTTTACCAAGGCTAAAAAATCATTCAAATCTGTAAAATTATGCAAATTAATGAAACTTTCAGGATTGAAACCTTCTTCTAAAATATATTTATTACCAAAGAATATAGGTATTGCTCCACTAAAAAACGCATGATATATTTTTTCTTGTAAAATGTAATCAGTGTTGGTATAATGTATTGAGATATTAAATTTATATTTTTCAAAAAATCCAATTTTTTCCCTATACGTTAACCCATCTATACGACCATTATATATTGAATTTTGCCATTGGTATTTATTTAATGCGCCATTACCATGTAAATTTTGCCTCCATGGTCCAGAGGAGGTAACTTCTTTGTATTCAGATAATTTGTCAAAAACTTGCCCTCTAAATTCATTATTTGATGCTTGAGTGATTGAGCAAAACCCAATGTTTCTTTTAGATATTAAATCAAAATTTCTTTTTTTAGTTAACCAGCTATGTGGGCTATCAACCAATCTTGATTCATCAAATAAAGTCCAAACATCAAGAACACCAGAAGGTTGTCTCAAATATCTTTCATGTTCAAATTTATTATAACCTAATGCCCATTGATTATTATGTAAAAGTAATGGTTGGTTAAAATCGGCAACTTCACCTGAAATATATACAAATTTTTTGTTTTCATCAGATTGATGGTGTTTTGTTGGTAGCTGGCCTGTGTAGGTATCAATTTGGTTTTCATTATAATTCAAATCAGATTGTATAATAATATCAGGATTTATTGGGTCAATAATTATATTATATTTTTTTGATAAAATAAATTTAATATAATTCATCCAACTATGTTGCCCTATATTTGGAAACCCTTGTCTAGTAATTCTAATTGTTTTCATTTAATAAGTTTGTTAGTTTAATTGTATTTTCAGTATATGGCCCATTATCATGTATAATGCAGGCATTTAAATTTAATAATGAAATTTTATTATCTTCAATAATTATACTATCTTTTGTATCCAAAGTACTAAAGAAGAAATCACACTCTTGGTCAATAATAATATCGTCATTTAATAAATATTGAATTGTCCATCTTCCTTGGTCATCAATCCCAGTTTGATATTCTTTTTCAATAATGTCTTTAAGGTGGTAAACAATCTTATCTGTGTACCCAAAATAAGTGCCTGAGTTCAAATATTTAGAATCGTTTATGGATCTTTTATTGTCATATAAATGCGTATAATTTGTTGGAGGCCATAAACCTTTTTCTGCACCCATAATAATATTGCAATTTAATAGTGTAAATTTATCAATAATATCATTTGGTGGTTTGATAAAGTTTGTATCTGTCGCATCTAAAAATAAAATATATTCATATTTGCCAATAATATTTAATTCTATATATTCTAAAACCTTTACTGTTTTATAGTAAAATAATTTATCATAGTAAGACCCATTAGTTATTAATCCTGAGTTTCTAACAATATGAATGTTATCAATAGGAAAATATTTTATGGCGTTTTTGTAAAATGTTGGCTCATAATAATCAGGATAATCAAATAGTGCTGTGATTAATGCTATTTTATTCATGTTAATTATTATTAATTTGTTTATAAAATTCATTTATAAGATTCTCATCACTCATATATATTTTGTCTTCACCAAAAAACTTAAATGGTATTTCATTTTCCCAAAAAAATATCAATTCGTTTCCTTTTGAATTTTCAATAATTTTATTTGAATCATCATAAACTTCAATAAATGAAAATTTGGGATAAATACAAACCATATTATTACTAATATCAATAATTTGTTTATGATGAGCATTTCCTCTATATTTATTACCCCATAAAAAAGAAAATTCATTAAATTTTGATGGTACTGCAACATATCCTTTATGTGATATTTTGGGTAATAGTTCTAACAAATCTGTTGGAGTTATTATATCTTCCAAAGTATGAGAACAAATGCTATAATCAAATTTACCATACTTGTTAACGTACTCTAATAATTCAATCCAAGTAGTTTTATCTTGTATGTTAAAGTTAAAAAATTTTACATCATCTTTTTTTATTTCAACAATATCCGCAACAAATTTACATTCAGGATATGACCAAAATTGTAATGATGCGCCAATATCAATAGTTTTTAAATTATTATCAGATATTATTTTTTTAACTTCATCTATTAATTGTTTAACGGATTTGTTGTATTGCCAATGTGTTATCATAATTTTTATTTAAGAAAAATATATCTTGTTGAATTAACTCATATGTTATTGGGTGATTTATATTACCAATAAGTTCCACAGGTTTAAACCCCAAATTATCCATATATTCGTAAACAAATTCTTTTGCTGGTGAATTTTTATTATATTCAACCAAAGAGATTTCCATTAAAATACCCTTAGCTTTTTTGAATATATCTATTCCCCCATTTATAATATCAATCTCAGACCCTTGGACATCAATTTTTATTAAATCAAATGTTTTATTTAAAAATATATTAGAAATTGTTTTAGTTTGTTTTTTTTTAATAATGATTTGATCATCATCATAAAAAGATGTGTTCTCTCGATAAATTGAATTACCTGTACACCTTGGTTCGTTTTTTCTAATGTAAAAATCAACTTGTTTTGCAACGTCACTTAATAAATCTATTGAGTAGTCAACCCCCAAAGTACGCAATACATCTTCACAAGTTTCATTACCCTCAATCAAATAATAATAAGCATTTGGAAATACAATCATACTTTCTTTATAAAACTGACCAACATTAGCACCTATATCTAAAATTGATTTAGGTTCAAAATAATCTTTAATTTTTTCTAAACCCATAATGAATTAAAAAATTACTACCCCAGTTCCGGTTAAATGACCTAAATGTGAAATATCTATTTTATTAATATCAATAAACTTCCAAAAAGTAATCATTTCTTCATTTAATTTTATGTCATCTAGTAAAAGATAACCTTTGTAATTTATTTCCTTTAAATAATTGAAAAAAGTTTTCTCAAATGTTCCATCATGGAAAGTATCAAGCAAAATATATCTTGAACTTAATATTAAATCTAAATATTCTGGTTTTAATATGTCATCAATATATACATTAATATTTGTAGGGGTAACTGTTAAAGTTAATTGATTATGTAAATTAAATGTATTAATTTTATTACTTGAATTTATAGACATAGCTAATGCTGAACACCCTTTAAGTGTTCCTATATCTAACATTTTAATACCATCATTGTTTAATGATATATAAGATAATAATCTATAATGTTCTACTGAAGATTTAGACGTAAAATAATCTCTATATTCTAAATCATCAATCTTCAAAGATAATGTTGATAAATCAATTTTATCTAAATCTAAATTTGTTATTTTTTCAAAATCCATATTTATAACTCACCAGTTAACCTATCACACCAACCTTTAGATTCGCTATGTGGCCAAATAACCCAATATTTTGGTTGCCTAACCGCATTGAATTCCCTCCATACTTTGCAATATTTGTCGGGATCATTTAACATTCTATTAATCTCATTCTTATCTGCATCTGCTCTATGGATTGTTTCATCATTCTCATCATGAAAAGCAACAACCCAAAAATCATAATCTTTTTCTGGAACAGATGAATATGAAACATCAATGCAATGCTTAAAAACACTTGAAAATGAATTTAACCAATCTTGCTCACTTTCATAATTATATGTATTTGGTGGATAAGTATGATTTATTGTTTCCTCCTGGATTGCCCTCCTTTCAAATAACATACCAGCATATCTCTCATAATCCCTCAATGTTCTAACCTTTCCAAATCCAAACAAACCATCATGACCTTCTTGTGTTAAACCATCCATTCCAAATAATTTCTTATTTATCAAATGGGATTTTCTATTCTTCTCTGTCCATTCCTTATCATCATCCCATTGTTTTGTTCTATTTTTCCTTGTATATTCATGATACACTGTCAATCTATGTGGATGAAATAAATCATAACCATGTGTATATGCTCTTGCTGCAATGGATATTTCCTCACCATGAAAATAATATTCTGGATTATGTTGAACTTCAATAGAGAATTGACCCAATGTGAAACAAAAATGGGCTGAATAGAATCTTGCTGGGACTGGTAAGGTTAAACTTTGCCAATCTTTTATTGCATCTGGCAAAAAGAAAACAGCGCCCTCTGGAATAAATCTATCAAATAACATTCTCCAAGGTTCTTTTGACCTTGCCTCTGGGTCATTATCTGGATCAAAAGATGTTACATAACCTGTTAATAATGGTTTTGGATGACCTGCTTTTTGTAAATCCTTAATCATTTTAATTAAGATTGTATCCCAATTTTTCTCAAATCTCATATGAGAATCAATCTGCAAGGTGTATTCCTCTCCATCATATAACTGTTGGGTTAAATTTCTTGCCCAACAAACACCCTCTGTCTCATTATATGGAATGTCAAGTATCTTGAATCTCTTATCTTTTCTCCACTTGTCTAATGTGTCAAATTTATCATTTGGATGATATTGTCGTGCAATTGCAATAACCAAATTTTTTGGATATTTGGCATTTGATAACATATCTTCTATGGTTGATTCTAATAAATGGTCTCTGTAAGAGGCAATTTGAACGAAAATTTTGCTCATATTATTTATCTTATATAAAATATATAGTTTTTTTTTATTTAAAATAAATAATTAAATTATTAATTGCCAATTTAATGTCTCTTCATTCCAATAATTATTACCATCACTTGGGTATGGTGTTGGTGAAACATAATAATTATTCTGATTTAATGACCAACTATCAAATGGTTTCATTAATTCCCAATTTATAATATCTTCATTCCAAACATATCTGTTGTATATTTTATATGGCTCTGGTATGTTTGATGTATCTGGATATGGTATTGGTGAATTCCATAAGCAACTAAATTCCTCTAATATCCATGAAGGAAAAGGTTTTGGAGGGATAAAAGCATCCCTAATGCTGTCGTAGTAGTAACCTATTCCAGCATAGTTTTTTCTAAATGCCTTGCTTTGGTCTTGGCTTGGTGTGTTGTTATCAGATTGATAATGAACACCACCTCTTGTATTGTAAGAGGTGCGTTTTGCAACACAATTATATAAGTTTGAATAATTTGTTTCAGTATCCAAACCATCTATAATATACGTCTCATCTGCACCACTTATAACAGATGTGACAAAATTTTCATTATTTAAAAGTGCGTAATGTGCCATTATGAAAATGTTACTGTTCCAGAATTTTTAATTTCTCTAATGTTATAACTACCATCAGTATAACTTACTGCATTTGTTTCAGCACCATTTGATAATGTAATAGTTGCAGAAGATGTTAACCATCTTATTATAACAACACCTCTGCCACCTTTACCACCAATTGGGGTCTGCCCACCTGTTGCACCACCACCACCACCACCAGTGTAATCAGTACCAACACCACCAGCAGTATTAGCATCACCTTGTGAACCATTACCTCCACCTCCTATATCACCAGTTCCAGCAGTTAATCCTCCTCCTGCTCCACCTCCACCACCTCCACCACGAGGTATATTATTTCCTGTTATTGCCGAATATAATCCAACACCACCATTCCCAGATTTAGTATTTGGTATACTATCTTGACCTTGTGCACCAGCACCCCCACCTCCACCAGTAATTGAATTTACACCAATATAATTACCCCCATCATAACCTTGATTAGGAGAACCAGAACCACCTTTGTTTTCATTAGTTCTATTAGCAGCTCCGCCACCAGAACCACCATTTGACCCATTTTCTGAAAAACCACCAGAACCACCACCACCACCAGCAATAGAAGTAATAGTTGCAAAAACACTATTAGTGCCATTTTGACCTTTTACTGTATAGGTTCCACCATTACCACCACCACCAATAGTAACTGTGTAAGTTGTCCCTTTTGTTAAATATAATGCAGTTTCAGCAGCCGAGCCACCTCCTGATGTACCAAAAGAAGTTCTATAACCTCCAGCACCACCTCCACCACCACGGTCAGCACCACCTCCACCTCCACCAGCAATAACAAGGTAATCAACTTGAATAGGGGGAACTGTTGGTGTAACTGTTCTTGTTGGTGTGATTGTTGGTGTAATTGTATTTGTAGGTGTAATTGTATTAGTTGGAGTTATTGTTGTTGTTGGAGTTATGGTATTTGTAGGCGTTATTGTTTGTGTTGGTGTAATGGTATTTGTAGGTGTAATTGTATTAGTTGGAGTTTCTGTATTGGTTGGTGTTATGGTTGGAGTTGGCGTTTCTGTGTTTGTTGGTGTTATAGTTTGAGTTGGTGTTTCTGTATTGGTTGGTGTTATAGTTGGAGTTGGTGTTTCACTACTTGTTGGAGTTTGTGTTGGGGTTTCTGTGTTGGTTGGTGTAATTGTATTAGTTGGAGTAATTGTATTTGTAGGTGTTATAGTTTGTGTTGGAGTTTTACTACTTGTTGGAGTTATTGTTGGGGTTTCTGTATTTGTTGGTGTTATAGTTTGAGTTGGTGTTTCTGTATTGGTTGGTGTTATAGTTGGAGTTGGTGTTTCTGTGTTTGTTGGTGTTATGGTTGGAGTAGATGTTTCACTACTTGTTGGTGTTATAGTTTGAGTTGGTGTTTCTGTATTGGTTGGTGTTATAGTTGGAGTTGGTGTTTCACTACTTGTTGGAGTTTGTGTTGGGGTTTCTGTGTTGGTTGGTGTAATTGTATTAGTTGGAGTAATTGTATTTGTAGGTGTTATAGTTTGTGTTGGAGTTTTACTACTTGTTGGAGTTATTGTTGGGGTTTCTGTGTTGGTTGGTGTTGGGGTTTCTGTATTTGTTGGGGTTATGCTTGGAGTTGGTGTTTCTGTGTTGGTTGGTGTTATAGTTGGAGTTGGTGTTTCACTACTTGTTGGAGTTTGTGTATTGGTTGGAGTTATGGTTGGAGTTGGTGTTTCTGTGTTTGTTGGTGTAATTGTATTTGTAGGTGTTATAGTTTGTGTTGGAGTTTCTGTGTTGGTTGGAGTAATTGTATTTGTAGGTGTTATAGTGCTAGTTGGTGTTATGCTTGGAGTTGCATCTTGAGATGCTCCTGGTGTTTTTGTTATAGATGGTGTGACAGTATTAGTTGATGTTATGCTTGGAGTAGGTGTAACTGTGTTGGTTGGAGTTGGAGTTTGTGTTGGTGTTTCTGTATTTGTTGGTGTTATGGTTGGTGTTGGGGTTTCTGTATTTGTTGGGGTTATGCTTGGAGTTGGAGTTTCACTACTTGTTGGAGTTTGTGTTGGTGTAACTGTATTTGTTGGAGTTATTGTTGGTGTTATTGTGTTGGTTGGTGTTATAGTTGGGGTTGCATCTTGTGATGCCCCTGGTGTTTTTGTTAGAGATGGTGTGACTGTATTTGTTGCTGTTATAGTTGGTGTAATTGTGTTTGTTGATGTTGGAGTTATACTACTTGTTGGTGTAATTGTGTTAGTTGGTGTTATAGTTTGAGTTGGAGTTATACTACTTGTTGGTGTAATTGTGTTTGTTGGTGTTATAGTTTGAGTTGGTGTTATACTACTTGTTGGTGTAATTGTGTTAGTTGGTGTTATGGTTGGTGTTGGTGTTTTACTAGTTGTTGATGTAACTGTATTGGTTGGTGTTACAATTATTATATTTGTGCTTGTTGGTGTTGGTGTTAAAGCAGAAATTAACCCTCCTTGCCAAAATATATTATTATCAATGGTTATTGTATTTTCAGAACTTCTACCAACAACCAGATGAGTTTGTGTTGCTGCGGTATTTGAAAATTCAATGGAATTGCCCAACCAAGGTGAAATATTTATATTATTTGCAATATTATCAATTCTATTTGCCAATCCATGTGTTACAATATTATTAATACCATATACACCAGCAAACACCAAACCAATTATTTTTCTTGTTCCATTTATATCAGCAATTAATGCTGAACCAGAATCACCAGGTGCTATTGGATAAATGCAAATGAATCCATTTGGTGTGGTTGCAGCACTTGCAACAAATTCAATACAATTATCAAATTGAATTGTTGTTGGTAATCCTTGTCTTTCATATGAAATTGATATAACAACATTTGTTGCATATGTTAATAATTTCATATCACCTTCACCTTTTGCACCTGAAGTTCTACCTGAACTAAATAGGTTTGGATTTAAATATAATAAATCATCAATTTCTTGTGTTGTTGCAAATTCTAGTGGTTCTGTCCAACCAGTTAAACCCAATTGCAAATATGATTCTGAATAACTTATATCTGATTCATTTATTGTGGTTAATGCAACATCACTATTATTATAACCATCAAACCTTAAAGGATAATATTTTTTTATAAAACCAATTGAATTTTGCAATCCTTTATCAGTTGGTTCATTTGGTTGCGTTGCAACATTATTTAAAATATTTGATAATTGTAATCTTGGATTTCTATCACTTGTTATAAATGCATCTTCAACTAGAACATGGTTATTGGATACACCAACCAAAGAATTTGTTTCATTATCAATAGCCAAAAACCCTAATGTGCCAACCCATGATCCATTTGATGCTGTATAATTTGTTAAAGATATTCCACCTTGTAATGGTCTTATTTTATTTCTGTTATTTGGATTTGTTGTTTGCCAAGAATAAAAATCTGATGGACATTCTTCCAAGAATTTTATTTCACATTCAACAACATCTGTTTTAAATGTGTTGCCAGAAAAATTAATTATGCTTGGTATTTGTTCATTTTCTGGTATATCAGAAATATTTAATTTCTTTTTTACTTTAAAAATTAATGATTTCTCATCTGTAACCAAATTGTTGGTTGTTTTATAACCATAACCAACACCAATAATATTTTCAGATGTCTCTTCAAAATATTTTAATGTTAATTCTGATAATAATTTTTGATCAATCATTTAAATTTTATTTATGTATTATAAATATTCCATTGTTTATTTTCCTCATCCCAATAATATTGGTTGCCATCATTTGGATAAGGTATAGGTGGTTGCCATAAGCAACTAAATTCATCTAATGTCCAACTTGGGTATGGTTTTGGTGGGATGAAAGCGTCCCTTATACTATCGTAATAATAACCTATTCCAGCATAGTTTTTTCTAAATGCCTTGCTTTGGTCAAGGCTTGGTGTATTGTTGTCGGATTGGTAGTGAATACCACCATGTGTGTTGTAGGATGTGCGTTTATGAACTATACCTAATTCATTAAACCAACCAATTTCACCATCCCAATCATCTTCATGACCAGCACTCTTCATATCTATTACAAAATTATTTTCATCTAAAACTGCATAATACGCCATAATGTTATATTTTATTACCATGAAATATTACCACTACCAGCAGTAAAAGTATATGTTTTATACCCTGCCCTTGCTGTTGATGGTGCAGGTGCAGTAGTTGTACCAGCTGCTTGACCATTACATACATGAGATGAGTGAATAGTTAATAAATTTGGAAAATTATCTGGATATGAAATAATTACAACGCCAGAACCACCTGAACCAGACACACCTGTACTACCTCTTTGTGCACCGCCACCACTACCAGTATTTTGCACACCATTTCCTCCTGACCCAGGATTTCCTGCTACACCACCATTTGTACCTGGTGTTCCAGTTGAAGCCGACCCTGAACCAGCCCCTCCTCCTGCATAATCTTTTAAAATACCAGTAATATCTGATTTTTGGGAGTTTCCACCATTACCAACCAAATTTAAACCACCTGCACTACCAGCACCACCACCACCACCACCAGCATTAGTGGTTGCAGTACCCCCAATATTACCTTGAATTGGATTTGTGTTTCTGCTCCCACCCGAAGCACCTCCACCAGCACCACTTGGTGCACCACCACCGCCTGAACCACCTGAACCACCTGGAGTATTTGAATACCATCCACCACCACCTCCACCAACACTTACTATATTTGCAAAAACAGAATTATTACCTGGAACTTGATTTACATTTGACCCACCCTGACCACCAGGACCAACAGTTACTATATATGGTGTGTTCTTATTTATTAAGAATGAATTTTCTAAATTGCCCCCACCTCCAGTATTAGTAACTGTTGAACGCATTCCACCTGCTCCACCACCACCATTTCCTGGTGTTGTTGGGCTATCAGCGCCTCCAGCACCACCACCAGCAACTACAAGGTAATCAACTGTAACAGTTGTTGGAATTGGCGAGGTTGTTGGAGTAATTGTTCTAGTTGGAGTTATGCTATTTGTTGGTGTTATGGTATTTGTAGGAGTTATAGTGTTGGTAGGTGTTATAGTATTTGTTGGTGTTATAGTGTTAGTTGGTGTTATGGTATTTGTTGGTGTAATTGTTGGTGTTATAGTGTTAGTAGGTGTTATGGTTGGAGTTGGTGTTTCACTACTTGTTGGAGTTTGTGTTGGTGTTATAGTTTGAGTTGGTGTTTCACTACTTGTTGGAGTTTGTGTTGGTGTTTCTGTATTGGTTGGTGTTATGGTTGGAGTTGGTGTTTCACTACTTGTTTGAGTTTGTGTTGGTGTTATAGTTTGAGTTGGTGTTTCACTACTTGTTGGAGTTTGTGTTGGTGTTTCTGTATTGGTTGGTGTTATGGTTGGAGTTGGTGTTTCACTACTTGTTGGAGTTTGTGTTGGTGTTATAGTTTGAGTTGGAGTGATTGTATTTGTAGGTGTTACTGTATTAGTTGGTGTTATGGTTGGAGTTGGTGTTTCACTACTTGTTTGAGTTTGTGTTGGTGTTATAGTTTGAGTTGGTGTTTCACTACTTGTTGGAGTTTGTGTTGGTGTTTCTGTATTGGTTGGTGTTATGGTTGGAGTTGGTGTCTCACTACTTGTTGGAGTTTGTGTTGGTGTTATAGTTTGAGTTGGTGTGATTGTATTTGTTGGTGTTACTGTATTAGTTGGAGTAATGGTTGGAGTTGGGTCTTGTGATGCTCCTGGTGTTTTTGTTACAGATGGTGTAATTGTATTTGTTGGTGTTATGCTTGGAGTAGATGTTTCACTACTTGTTGGAGTTTGTGTTGGTGTTTCTGTGTTGGTTGGTGTAACTGTATTTGTTGGTGTTATGCTTGGAGTAATTGTGTTAGTTGGCGTTGGAGTTTCACTACTTGTTGGAGTTTGTGTTGGTGTTTCTGTATTGGTTGGTGTTATAGTTGGTGTTGCATCTTGTGATGCCCCTGGTGTCTTTGTTAGAGATGGTGTGACTGTATTTGTTGTAGTTATAGTTGGTGTAATTGTTTTGGTAGGTGTTGTAGTTATAGTTGGTGTAATTGTGTTGGTAGGTGTTGGAGTTTCACTACTTGTTGGAGTTATGGTTGGTGTTACTGTTTTTGTTGGTGTAATTGTTAGAGTTGTTGTTTGACTTATTGTTGGTGTGATGGTTGGAGTTATAATAAATATATTTGTACTTGTTGGTGTTGATGTAACAGATGGTGTTATAATTGGTGCTATATTTGGGAAGAATAAGAATATTGTTCTTATTGAATCATCATAAGAAGTAATAGTTGGTGTTATTGTTGGTGTAACAGTATTTGTTGGTGTTATTGTATTTGTTGGTGTTATTGTATTTGTTGGTGTTATTGTTGATGTTCTTGTTACTGTTGGTGTTCTTGTTGCTGTTCTTGTTGGTGTTACTGTTCTTGTTAGTGTAGGTGTTGGTGTTAATGTTCTTGTAGGTGTAATACTTGGTGTTATAGTGTTTGTTGGAGTTTGTGTTGGTGTTATTGTATTTGTAGTTGTAACACTTGGTGTTATGCTATTTGTTGGAGTTTGTGTTGGTGTTACACTTGGTGTTGGAGGTACTATTATAATAGGTTCTTTATCTGGATTGAACGGATCAATTAATCCATATTTTGTTTTTAATATTTTAAAATTATGTCTTACTTGTCCAGCATTTAATGGTTCAATATACATTCTAAATGCTCCCACATCACCAATTAAACTACCACCAAATTCTTCTTCAAGAATGATATTTGTTGTTAAACCAGAATATGATGTATTATTTAATATATTAGTTGGCAATAATTCTGAATCTTGTATTAAATCATTATTTGTTAATAATATTTGTATTTCTTCATTTTCTGTGCATGAACTTAATGTAAGGGAATCTTTAAGACCTTGTGTTCCACCCCCAATTGAAATATTGAAAGGTACACCAATTTGTCTTTCTTTTAGGGTATTTAATGGTCTTGGGATAATTTCCTCAAAATTATCAATGATGAAGAATATTTTACCATTTATGTATATTCTTAAATTTCCATTTCTATATTTTTTTGTATTAATCCATGATTGGTCAAAGTTAACCACTTCAATGGATGCATTTGTTTCACCACTTAATTTTGGTTGAATTAATTCAATGCTTCTATCTGCTGTTGTTGCTGTATATTGGCTTGATATTAATAAACCTAATCCCCCAAGTTCTTTTAAATCACAATTTTCAATTAATCTATCTCTAACAAATACTGCATCAATTTGAACCCAATTTTCATTTTGGATATATGTTGTATTTTTAAATTGGTCAAATATTCCTTTTGTTGAACACCATTGATTTATGGTTGCACCTGATGTTTCACAAGTCCCTGTTAAGGTGAAAGTTTTAACACAGACTATTGGATTTCCAGAATCACCACTTAATTGAATTGATAATGCATTTGATACACCATCATATAATGGATTTGTTTCTGGGAATATTACATCTTTATCATAATTTGTAACACCAGTTATGGGATATACTTTATTGCAAGTTGATGCTGAATATGTGGATGCTGAATAAGTTGAATTGCAAAGGCAAGTATCCAAGCAAGTTAAACCTGATGTTGGTCTTGTATAACCTGTGAATGATGTTGGATGACCATCAGCATAATGATAAAATTTATTTTCTGCTCTTGCACCTAAATAAAAGAATGTTCCTTTATTTTGTGGATATCTTTCATTTAATCCCACTTGGGTATCCCCGGTCCATCTATATTTTAATATGAATTCTGCTGTCCAACCAAGATTTGGTCTTTCTGGGAATATTTCATAATCATAACCAAATAATCTATAAAATCCTTGATAAAATCCCCCAGATAAATTTGCATATAAACCTGTGCTATTTGTTGAACCTGATGATATATTATAAGTATAACTATCATCATTATATATTCTATTTGTGGTTGTTGTAAAACCTGTTATTGGATGAAGTTTTAATCTTCTATCAAATTTGTTTCTATTAAAAATATCATTTGGTGATGTGTATAATCCTGTATTTATTTCAATGGTTTCACCTGAAATGTTTTGTGTTAACCCATTATCAATTCCTGTTAAACCAACATCACATAATGAAATTTTATTTTGATATGTATTTGCTGTTAAATTATAATTTTCTGGATTATAATAATTTTTTGAAACAATAACATCTGTGTTAAAATTATTGCAATTGATGCAAATGCTTGTTCCAGAATAGGAGAAATCAAAATTGAATGGCATTCTATTTCCATCATCTTCAGCAATTAATTTTGATGAAAAAACAGTTTCTTCATCATAATTCAATTCATCTGATGCCAAACTTATATCAATAATTTCATTTACAGGTCTAAATCCAATCTTATTGAAATTATATTGATTAATATTTTGATAACTCATTTATATATATATTATAATAAATAGTATTTAAATGATATTTATGAATAAAAGTCAAATGATAAATATTAACAAAGAATATTTTAATTCACCTTATTATTTTTTAATTACAGAAAAGACTGACAAATATTCATTATATTTCTCAATAAGCAACACATTATCTGAGGCAAGGGATAATGATGATGTTTTTCATTTTGATAAAAAAAATATTAAAAAAGTAAAAAACCATTTAAATAAAATGGTTAAGGGAAAGAAACCAACAACAAAAAAGAAGTTGAAAAGAGAACTTGAAGAATTGGTTGGGGATGATGGGTCAATGTTAACATCAAAAATTCCAATTCTAAATAGCCCCCAACATACGCATAGAACATTAGACCAGATTGTTCCAGCAACAAGGCAAACAAATGACCCAGTTACTCGTGGGTATAGAACATATTATGGTGAGAGTGTTGATGATGAAATATCTGAAGTTGATTTATCTGGGGCATTTGGATATGAGGAAACCAAGAATATGGATGGTAAAAAAACATATAAATATATGGTGAATAAACTTGGTGTTGAACCTGATGAGGCAAAAGAAAGAACAAAGCAATTTGGTAAGGATCCATATGGAAAAGCTACAAAAAAGAAGAAGAAGGGGTCAATTGATAAGATGACCTTATCTGAATTAAATAAGGGGAATTTATTAAAGATGGTGGAAGATTTGCTTGTGAATAAGGGGGGTGATAATGACATTCAAATATCAAAGGATATTAATCCAATTATTCAAAAAAACATAAAAATGTTGAAAACCCAAGCAGAAAAGAATGGATTATCATTAAATGATTTAATTAAAATGTTAAAAAGTGAATAGTGAATTATATGGCAAACCTATTCCATTTCCAGATGAGATGAAGCAACATTTGACAATGTGTATGAATTCAGTTGGTTCAATACCCCAGGATAGTCAGGGGTATAAAAGGAATAAGGACTTGCAAATGAAAAATACCATAACCTATACACAGATGAAAAGGATTAAGGGTTATTTTGATAATTATAAGGGTGATTATAAGGATTCAGAATTTATTTTGAATGGAGGTCTTAAAATGAAATATTGGGTTGACCAAACATTAAACCAAATGAGAGCAAATATAAAGATGACCAAAACCAATAGAGCAAATGCTGGGGAAACAAACCAATTCATTGGTGATCATGAGAAAGATGATACAAATGTTAGACCATCACAAACACACAAAAAAACATCAGAAAGACATGCCACATCCATTCCAAAAATAACTGAAGAAATAAATAAAATAAAAATGTTAATAAAATATTAAGATTATGGGAGTTGAAACATCAATTGATTTAAGTCAGAATATTGATAATAATTTGACCAAATATGCTGAAGAGCAAAGGGCAAAGTTGTTGCCAAAAAATGAATATAAGGATACAGGATTTGAATATTCACAAACAAACCCAAATGCACTTGGTGATGGGGATGCCAAAGGTAGAGGGAATGGTGTTTTCCTTGATACAGTTAGTCCAACCATTGGAACAAAACAAGATGTTGTTGAAAGGAAGAATGGGTTAAAAATAAACAAATGGAAAGCAACCAACCAATATCCAGATTTTAAATAATGAAATTAACAACAACATTAAAATCTTTATTAACAGAAATTGCATCCATTGAATCAATTGCTTCAGCCATAAGGGGAAAACAAGTCTGTGTTATTTATTATGATGGGGATGAACCTGGTGGAAAAGGATTGAGATTGATTGAACCTGTTTGTCTTGGAACAACAAAACGTGGAAACAAGGCAGTTAGGGCTTATGATGTTGAAGGTGCATCACATACAGGTTATCTAGGAAAACAAATATTACCAGGATGGAGGATATTTAGATTGGACAAAATAATGTCCTTAAACCCAACAGGTGAAGTATTTACAAATCCAAGAGAAGGATTTAATTTTACTGGGGACAAAACATTTGCTGGAGGCATATGTATTGTTAAAGCAGAATTTGAACAAAACACATAATAAAATGGAAAATGATTTAATGCAAAAATTGGTAAAATCCAAAGCAATAATGGATGTGCACAATAAAATGGGTAGAGGAAATGCATCAGCTATGCCATTAACAGAGGGGATGAATATGGATATGAGTGTTCCAAATGCTAGGTATAATATACCAGATGACATTCTTTTAGAAAATGAAATGACAGCACCTGTTGTATCATTAAAAACACCAGAAACCCCATCAACAGAAGCAATTAAGAAATCAAGACTTCCAGATGAGATAAAGAGAATTATGATTGAACACCCAATTGCACAAGCTGCACCACAAAGTACAAGAAATATTTTATCTGATAGTATGATTGAAAAGGCATCACAATTGATGGGTAATAAACCAAAACAAACTGTAGTTGAAACACAACAATCAAATGCACCAAAAATAGATGCAGAATATATTAAAAAGATTGTTAAGGAAACTGTTAAATCCACAATTAAAGAAATGGGTCTATTAACTGAGAGTACAGAGAAATCAGATGAATTCTTTCAGTTTAGAGTTGGTTCACATATTTTTGAAGGTAAAATACAAAAGATTAAAAAGATAAAGAGTTAATTAACTAATTTTTTTATTTATAAAAAGCAATATGCAATTTCTGCATATTGCTTTTTTTTTTCATTTAATATATTATATTTCACTATAAAATATAAAAATGAGTAAAAAAATAAAAGTTCTAGTTATACCATCCGACCGGTCAGGGGTTGGAAAATTCCGGTCAATTGACCCCCATCTTTTCTTGCAATCAGAATACCCAAGTGAATTTCATGTGGATATTAACTATGAACCACCAATGGATGATATGAACTTTTGGAAAGATTATGAGATTGTTGCATTTCATAGAAGTATTGGTCATGATTTTGAGAGGGCAAAGAATCTTATACTTACATTAAACAAAATGGGTATTATTACAGTATGTGATATTGATGACTATTGGATGCCAACAAAAGACCATCCAATACATGAGATTATAAAAATTCATAAGATAAATGAGAAGATTATTGAAAATTTAAAGGCAGCAAGTTATGTCACCACAACAACAAGGATATATGCAGATTTAATAAGGAAGTATAATAAGAATGTGTTTGTGTTTCCAAATGCTATAAATCCAAAAGACCCCCAATTTAATGAACCAACATTGGAATCTGATAGGGTGAGAGTTGGTTGGTTAGGTGGTTCTAGCCATATGGCAGATCTTAATTTATTGGATAAATCATTTGGTTCATTGACAAAATATTCAAATAAATTACAATTTGTGTTATGTGGATTTGACACAAGAGGTTCAGTTACAGAAATAAATGCTGAAACAAAAGAGCAAAAGAAGAGAAATATAAAACCAGAGGAAACTGTTTGGGCAAGGTATGAGGAAATATTTACCCAAAAATATTCCACAATAAGCGAGGATTATAAGAAATTTTTGCTTAAATTTGTGCAAGAATCTTATGATAAGGAAAGTGATGAGGCTTATGTGAGAGCCTGGACAAAACCTGTTACAAGTTATGCTAGGAATTATGCAAAATTTGACATATCTTTGGCACCTATAAAGAATCATATTTTTAATGAGATGAAGTCACAGTTAAAGGTAATTGAGGCTGGGTTTTATAAGAAAGCATTAATTGCCACAAATTTTGGACCATACACTATAGACTTGAAACATGGTTTAAATAAAGGTACATTTGTAAAGGGAGGGAATGCTCTATTGGTTGACGCAGATAGGAATGCTATTGATTGGGCAAAATACATTGAGAAGTTAATGAAGAACCCAAATTTGGTTAAAGACTTGGGGGAGAATTTGTATGAAACAGTAAAGGATACTTATTCCTTGGTTAATGTTACAAAAAACAGAGCAGAATTTTATAAATCACTAATTAAATAACTATAACATGATAAATGTACCTTTAAACAAGATTTTATTTCTGGATATTGAAACAGTTGGTTGTGAAGCCAGTTTTGATAATTTAAAAACAAATAAACCTGAATTAGCTTACCAGTTTGAAAATTATTTTGATTGGTTTGAGAAAAGATTCCCAGAAGATGGTGCAGATGGTTTTGATTCTATGTTTCATAATAGATCAGCACTTGTTGGTGAATTTTTGAAAATTGCTTGTGTTTCTTTGGCCTTTGTTAATGATGATGGGACAATTAAAATGCAATCATTTTCTGGAACAGATGAATTGGATATTTTACAAAAAACTCAAAAGGTTTTGCAAAAAGTTGGTTCACTTAACTATTTCCTTTGTGGTCATAATGTAAAGGGTTTTGATATTCCCATATTAGCAAAGAGAATGATGATTAATGGTTTAATGCCTCCAAAAATTTTACCAAGTTATGATACAAAACCTTGGGAAATTAAAGCAATTGATACAAAAGATATTTGGCAATATGGTCAATTTGGTTCAATTGCATCTTTGGAATTGATGTGTGTTAGCCTTGGGATTGAATCTTCAAAGAATATGGATGTGACAGGAAACAAGGTGCATGATGCATATTGGATTGATGGCAACATTGAAGGTATTACCAAATACTGTGAGAGAGATGTGGAAGTGTTAATTGATGTCATTAAAAAATTAATGTTATTAAAATGAGAATTTGGGTAAATGGTTGCTTTGACGTGTTGCACATTGGACATATATCATTATTAGAGTATGCAAAAACACTTGGATATGTCCTAGTTGGTGTTGATTCTGATGAAAGGGTCAAACAATTGAAAGGCAATGATAGACCTGTAAATTCTGTTGATGATAGGATTAAGATGTTAAAATCTTTGAAATTTGTGGATGATGTTTGTATGTTTGATACAGATACAGAGTTAAATGACATCTTATACCTATATCAACCAGATGTTATTGTGATTGGTGATGATTATAAATCAAAGAATATAATTGGTTCAGAACACGCAAAAAGAATTGATTTTTTTGAAAAAAAGAATGATATTAGTACAACTAAAATTTTAAATCATAAAAACAAATAAAATGGAAAATAGAGAAAATTATAGCCAGGAAGAGCTTGAGAACCTAAAAAATTATCTTGATGGTATAGATGGTGATGAAACTATTGATGATACAGATATGGAAGCATTTATTCAAAATATGTTTGGTATGTCAATGGATGAATATTCAAATGCTCTTGAAGATGCAATGAAATCAAAAACTCTTGGTTATAAGAAATTATCACCTGATGCTGTTGAACCCAAGTATAATTTTGAGAAAGATTCTGGATTTGATTTACATTCAGTTGAGGATATTGATTTGGGTGGTATGTCAAGGGCTATGGTTAGCACAGGAATAGCATTTAATATTCCTGATGGGTATGAGATACAAATTAGACCCAAAAGTGGATTAGCAATCAATTATGGACTTACAGTACTAAACACACCCTCCACAATTGATGGTGGGTATGTTGGTGAGGTTAAGGTGATATTATTTAATACATCAAGAGAAACTTATCAAGTTAAAAAGGGAATGAAAATTGCCCAAGCAGTATTATGTCCAGTTCAGCAAGGCAAATATGTAAATCTTGAAAATATAGATGAATTACCTGATACTGATAGAGGTAGTGATGGATTTGGATCAACTGGATTAGTTTAATATAAAAAATAATATGATAACAATAGTATATTCAACACATAAAGATATAAACTACAATCAAAAATTCAAAAAACATTTACTAGATAAAGTTGGATTAAAAGATGTGCAAGTTTTAGAATACCTTAATAATAATGAGTTTTCACTTGCACATCTATATAACAAAGGAATTAGTGAAGCCATATATGACGTTGTTGTTTGTTTACATAACGATGTTATTTTATCTAAGGATTGGGGTAAAAAATTATTAGATGATTTTAAAAATAATCCTGAGTATGGTATTATAGGAAAAGCTGGATCTACTCATTTTCCAGAATCAGGAATATATTGGGAGAAGATGCACATGACAATGGTTGGGCAAGTTTACCACCACCCACAAGATAAAGATAAATTTTTGAGTATGTATTCACCTAAACTAAATTACCTTATACCTGTTGTGACCATTGATGGTCTTTTTATTGCTTTTGATAAAAATAAAATAAGCCATAAGTTTGATGAAACTATTGGGAAGTTCCATTTTTATGATCATTCTTTTTGTCTTCCAAATTATTTTGATGGGGTTAAATTGGGCGTAACTAGTTCATTTGAGATTACGCATGAATCTGTTGGTCAACCAAATGAAGAGTTTTTTGAATCAAAAGATGTTTTCTTAAAAAAATTTGGTGAAAAGTTACCCATAACTATTTTACCTGAAAAACCACATGTTAATCCAGTTGCTGCATATAATAATAAAAACAATAATAAAGTTGCTGTTATTATACCAACTAAGGGTAATATTGATGTTTTATTTGAATGTATAGAATCCTTTTATCAAAACTGTAATCCTAATTACTTTAAAATTTTTGTTGCTGACACTGGTTCAGAAGTTGATGAAAAAAATAAAATGAAAGAAAAGTTTTCATCATATTCTAATATAGAATTAATTGAATATGATTATTACAATTTTTCTAAAATTAATAACAATGTTGTACAAAATTATGTAGATGGTAGTTTTAATTTCATTTTATTCTCAAATAATGATATCAAGTTATTATCCAATGTTATTGATAGTATGTTAATGACGTTTAATGAAAAACCAAATGTTGGCACTGTTGGGGCTAGACTTTATTATCCAGATAATACAATTCAACATGATGGTGTTTTTGTGTTGTATAATACAAAAAATAATTTCTTAGGTGTTTCACATTTTGGGCTTAAAACACATTACAATTTCATAAACACCAAAAGAATTGTATTAGGGAATACTGGCGCGCTACTCATGATAAGTAAAAAAACTTTTGAGAAAGTTGGTATGTTTAATGAGGAATATATAAGTTGCTTTGAAGATGTTGAATTAAATTTACAATGCATTTTACATGGTATGCAAAACTACTTGGATTCAAATGCTGTTGCATATCACTATGAGTCCAAAACTAGGGGTGAAGATTCTGATAATTTAAAAAAACTAAACATTGACTATTCAGAAAGATTATTACCTTACATAAGTAATAATATGAATAAATTAAAACCATATTTTAATATTAAATAATTTAAATAATGAATAAAGTAATTTTAGCAACAGGTTCAGATTACAAATATCTGCAAAAAATTCAACCATATTTATCATCATTAGATAAGAACTCCAATTTTGATGAGAATGTTTTAGTATTTATAGGTGATGAGGATTTTCATTTTGAAAACAAATCTATTTCTTTAACAAAGTTACCAAAAACATCAATATTATCACTAAATACAATTAGTTGTGTGCAACATGGTGAATTTGCGTTTGCCCCTTATTTTGATAAATTTGAAGATTCTGATATAATTTTTTTCACTGATGGTGATATGTTCTTACAACGAAGTATTACCACAGAAGAAAAAACAATGTACTCAAATTTTAATGATGGAGATGTTTATATTGGGTATAATTCATCAAAAGATGATACTCTTCAAAAAGAATCTCCAAGGATAGGGTACAAGAATATTATGTATAAAGAATTTGAAAGAGACTGGAATTCAATAAAAATTTACAACACCGGAGTGGTGGGTATGAATAAAAAATCATGGAAAAAGTTGGCAAAAGATTATATAGAACTTTATCCTTTAGTTGATACAATGTTTACACACTATGCAAAACAACAATGGTTGATTTCATTCCTTATAGGAACAGATAATTATTTTAACATAATAGAAATGGGATATGATATTCATAACCACACACATTATGCTAGTCCAATAGGAACAACACAAGACGCTAATCGTAATGTTTTTTTTGATAATAAACTTGTATTGTTCAAACATAAATGGGATTAAAATATGTATGATTATGTAATTGTTGGTGCTGGGTTTTTTGGTTCTATTTGTGCGCATGAATTGACTAAAAAGGGTAAAAAAGTTTTAGTACTTGAAAAAAGAAACCATTTAGGGGGTAATTGCTATACAGATAAATGGGATAATATAAATATCCATTATTATGGTCCTCACATTTTTCACACATCAAATGAAAAAGTTTGGCGCTGGATTAATAAATTTGCAGAATTCAAACCTTATAAACATAATGTTGTGGCAAATTATAAAGATAATGTTTTCTCTATGCCATTCAATATGTGGACTTTCTCCAAACTTTGGAATATAAAAAGCCCTGATGAAGCAAAAAAAATAATTAAAGAACAAAGTTTAGGAATAGAATACCCTAAAAATTTAGAAGAACAAGCCATAAAACTTGTTGGTACTGATATATATGAAATGTTCATAAAGGGTTATACGCAAAAGCAATGGATGAAAGATCCAAAAGATTTACCTAAAGAAATTATCAAAAGAATACCTGTTAGATTTACTTATGATAATTCATATTATTTTGACAAATATGAAGCAATACCTATTGGAGGGTACACCCAAATTTTTGAAAAATTATTAGTAGGAATTGAAGTTAGACTTAACACTGATTATTTTACAGAAAAAGAATATTACAATTCAATAGGGGAGAAAGTTATTTTTACTGGACCTATTGATAAATTTTTTGATTATAGTTTAGGTAAACTAGAATACAAAACTACTAAATTTTTGCATAAGAGATTTGAGACTAATAACTACCAAGGTGCTGCCCAGATAAATTATACTGAATTAGACACTCCACAAGTTAGAACTTTGGAACATAAACATTTTGAAAAATCTGAATCTAATGTGACTTGGGTTACTTGGGAATATCCAACTCCATATATTGTGGATGAAACAGAGCCTTACTATCCTGTAAATGATGACATCAATAATAGAATGTATCAAGAATATAAAGAGATGGCTAATAATTACCCAAATATTTATTTTGGAGGGAGATTAGGTGATTATAAATATTATGATATGGATAAGGTTATAGACTTAGCATTAAATTTTGTTGAGAATTTGACTACTAAATCATAATACCTATTATTTATTATTAAATAAAAACAACTTAATGACGAGAAGAAGATTTGTGAAAAAAGAAGATGAGGTTGAGTTAGCTCCCCAATCAAGAAAAAGCCAAATTTGTAGTTTGCTTAAAAAGAAGACAAAAGAGAAATTTCTAAACGACAATCAAGCAATTTATTATGATAAATTGTTAAATCACCAAATAACAATTTGTGTTGGTCCGGCTGGAACAGGCAAAAGTTATATGTCAATGAAGGCAGCAGTTGATTTACTTGCAGACCCAAACAATACATATGAGAAATTGGTAATTGTTAAACCAGCTGTTGAAGCAGAAGAAAAGTTAGGAGCATTACCAGGAACAGTAAATGAGAAGATGGATCCATATATTTACCCATCTTTTTATCTTTTAAACAAAATCATTGGCAAGAATATCCGTGAAAAATTAATGGATATGGAGGTTATTGAGGTTATGGCTCTTGCTTATATGAGGGGGTTAAATATTGATAATACTATATTGGTTTTGGAGGAAGCACAGAACACTACACCAAACCAAATGAAATTAGTATTAACAAGGATTGGTTTTAATACTAAATTCTTTATATCTGGTGATTTGGAGCAAACTGACAGGTATAAAGACAAAAGGGGAACTGGATTATATGATGCTATGTTAAGATTGCAAGATGTTGATGATATTGCACATCATGAATTTGGTACTCAAGATATTGTAAGAAATCCCCTAATATCAAAAATATTAAAAAAATATGAAGATTGGAATTGATTTGACAAAAAATATGAGAATTGGTATTGATTTGAATGGGGTTTTAAGGGATACCCTTGGTAAAATAGAGCAAGTGTATGATAAGTTCTATGTCTCAAATGAGGAGGGGGGGAGTGATTTTAAATATGAAGTAAATTATCCCATTGATTCCTTAAACCTTATGAATCACTTCAAATTTGAGAATAGTGAAGATTTGTATAATTTCTTATATGTTGAACATCCTATGGAAATATTTGGTCATGCAGCATCCGTTGAATATACAGGGATGAATGATTTAAATGATTTCTATCTTGATATGAGAGATAATTATAAAATTATTATTATTTCAGATGAGATTGGTAAATCCAAACCTGCCACATTATTTTTTTTATCAAAGTTTTCTTGTTTGATTGAAAACATTATGTTTTATAGTGAACAGACAAAAAATAATATGCTTGGGTCAATAGATGTTTTACTTACAGCAAATCCAGACTTATTATTAAAAGAAGTTAATGGCTTGAAGGTTATTAAATATGAACAAGAATATAACAAAAACATTAAAGCTAAATACAGCATAAACAAACTAAAAGAGTTAAAAGATAAAATTTTAGAAATATGTTAAAAATCTTAGGAGAACATTATTATGTTGATTTAGATGTTGTTGAAAAGTATGTTGATATGACAGAAGTTGCACCAATAGAAACAACAGGTACAACAGATACAAAAATAAATATCATTAAATATGAACTTGTAAAACTAATGTTAGATGTCATTTTAACAGAAAGTGATGATATTGATGAAAAACTTGGTTTAAGTTCAGCTAGTGACTTGAGTTTACCATTTAAATTGGCTTTTAATACATTATTAAACAAAAAGATAATAAACAAATATTAACATGAGTGATATCAAAACAAAAATTGAAAATTCCTTAAACCTATTAAAAGACAAAAAATCAAGAATTTATTTTGTTGCCCAAGATACAAAAGGAAATGCTAGGGCTTCTATAAAATACATTTATGACCTTGCTTTGGCTTTGAAGGAGAATGGATTTAACCCCATCATCTTACATGAAAAAAAAGATTACACAGGTGTAGCATCTTGGCTTGATGAAAGTTATATGACAAATCTTCCCCACCGTTCAATTGAGGGGGAAAATTTAGAAATTAGCCCAGAGGATTTTATTGTTCTTCCTGAAATTTATGGTTTCATTATGGAACAGATTAAGGATTTACCTTGCGGTAAGATTGTATTAACCCAATCATATTCATATGTGTTGGATACATTGCAACCTGGTCAAAGTTGGCCATCACTAGGCTTCCTAAAATGTATCACAACTTCTGAAAAACAGAAAGAGCAGATTGAATCTTATATGAAAAAAATGTCATATGATATTATCACACCTTACATAGCAGAAGTTTTTGATAAACCAAAATTACCCCCAATGCCAATTGTTGCAGTTCATACAAGGGATCAGACAGATACCATTAACATTGTTAAGCAATTCTACTTAAAGTATCCCCAATTTAGGTGGTTTACTTTTAGGGATATGAGGGGTCTTAACCAAGTAGAGTTTGCCAACTCTTTAAAGAGTTGTTTTCTTAGCGTTTGGATTGATGATATTAGTGGTTTTGGAACATATCCATTGGAATCAATGGCTTGTGGGATTCCAGTTATTGGAAAAATACCTGATTTAATTCCAGAGTGGATGAATGAGAAAAATGGAATATGGGTACAGGACAAGTTAAAGATGGTTGATTATATTGCAGAGTTCATCCAGAATTGGCTTGAGGATAGCATTACCCCTGATTTATATGAGGAACTTGAGAAAACAGGGAATGAATACAAGGATAAAGAAAAATTCACAACAAATGTTGTCAAGTGTTTTACAGGCTATTTTGATAATAGAATAAATGCATTTCAAGAACAATTAAACAAATTATAAAATGAGTAATAAATTATCATTATCTGTTATACTACCAATAAAGTCATCAAAAACAAAAGATTTTAATGCATTTTTTGACAAGGCAATTGCATCATTAGAAAAACAAGAAACTGATTTTGATGAATTGGTTATTGTCCACACAAAGGAAGATTCTCTTGTTAAATTCTTAAATGAATATGACTTTAAGAATTTGAATGTAAAGAAATTTGAATGGACTTCTGATCCAAATTATTGTTCACAGATTAATTATGGTGTTGAAAAAGCATCATCAGAATGGGTTTCATTATTTGAATTTGATGATGAATATTCCAACATCTGGTTTAAGAACTTTAGAAAATATGCTGAAGTGTATCCAGATTATGCAGCATTTTTACCAGTTGTAGTTGATGTGGACGCACAGGAGGTTTTTGCTGGGTTTACAAATGAGGCAACTTTTGCTGCAAATTTCACCCAAGAAATGGGAATATTGACCAATGACATTTTACATGATTATCAAAATTTTCAGACATCTGGAATTATTTTGAAAAAGGATATATTTATTAGCACAGGGGGATTCAAACCATCCGTTAAATTAACTTTTGGCTATGAGTTCTTACTAAGGCTTACCTATAATTCAACACCAGTAATGACAATACCTAGATTGGGATACAAACATACCAATCTTAGAGAAGGATCTATATTTTGGAATTATAAATTTGCCAAAGATAAAATTACTGAAGATGAAGTTAAGTTTTGGCTTCAAACTGCTAAAAAAGAATATTTCTTTACAACTGATAGGGAAATAAAATATGAAACTGAAAACTCTTAATGATAAATCAAATTGTTGATGTAATTGATGATACTAAGAAAACAAAGAAAAAACCAAAAGAAAATTATTTTGACATAAGAGAAGAAAATGCGGTTATTGAGTTTTTAACCGCAACTTCTTTTTATGATAAAAATAAAATATACAATGAATTTCTTAGAAAGCCCTTAGATAAAATGATCTCGTCTATAATTAGACGATATAGATTATATAGAAAAGATATGGACTTCAATGAGATTCATACAGATGTCCATTCTTTTCTTATGACTAAGGTGGATAAATTCAAGCCATCTAAAAATAAAAAAGCATATTCTTACTTTGGTACTATATGTAAGAATTACTTGATGGGGCAGATATTAAAAGACCAAAAAGAAACAAATAGGAAAGTTTCATATGAGGACATATCCTCAACTATAGAAGAACGTCCAGATATGTTATATCACATTGATGAAGATGTTTTGGATTTAGATTCAGTCATAATAGAATATACAATAAAACTTAAAGATTTTGTTGAAACCCAATCATTAACTGATAATGAAAAGAAATTAGGGTTGGCTTTAATAGATGTATTTGAGAAATATGAAACAATATTCACATCAACAGATAATTCAAAGTTTAATAAAAATTTAATATTGTTGTCATTACGTGAAATGACAAACTTAACAACAAAAGAGATTAGAGTTTCATTAAAAAAATTCAAATCTCTTTATATTTTTATTATAAATAAAATTACATAATTATGCCTAGACCATTAAAAAAAGAAATTTCATTTAATCAAGAATCAATTTTGAACTTGATGCAAGAAATTTACAACGAACTTGTTGAACAGAGGACAACAGCAATCCGCATACAAAATAAAATGTTGGCAATGTTGAAAGAACCTGAAGATATGACTATGATTGGACCAGTCATTGAGAAACAACAAAAAATCATAAATGAGTGTGTTGAAAAGAAATTAAGTTTATCTAAACTCCAATCAACTATTTGGGGTAAAATGAGCAAAGATGAAACATCCTATTCATTTGCAGATTTGGATGAAGGTGTGTTACAAAGTTTATTGGATAAAGATATTAATAATGAAATAACAAATAATTATACAGTAAAGTAATTATATGCCAGATTTACTGAATGATTATAAAAAAATTAGTAAGCAGATAGATGCTTACACAACTTATTTAAATAGTGTTCAAGCATCAGATAATGCAAGAGCACAAGCCCAAGTATTCTTTGACAAAAAAGTATCTGATGTTAAGAATGCAATTAATGTTTTTGATTCAGTAAAGAATTTAAAAAAAAACAAAACCCCCTCTTTATTTGACCAATTAATTGGGTTTATCAAAAAGTTGGATGGGGAAGGTCCAGATACAAATAATAAGTTATTAAAGACTTTTTCAGATATTCTTGTTAAGAATTTACCTGAAATTAAGAAAATCCTTTCAGAGGAGGCAATCAAATTATTGGGATGTAGGGATGAACAGACATTCCCAGCATTAAAGTTAGTTGATTTTAAGTCAGATAATTTTATTGTTCCAATTACAAATCAAATATATGTTCCATTAAAAAATTTGGATTTATGGAAAAATCTAAAAAAAGACCCTGATTCAACAGCTGGAATTTTCTTTTATGAGGATTTGGGTGGTGTTGATATATTAGATGGTATCAATAATGAAAAATATAAGAATTTTGGTGGAGATTTAAAATTTCCTTTTAATAGGGAGATATATGCTAGGATTATATCCCCTAATCAAAGTTTTTATAATAAGTATGATGAGGCTTATCAAGGAGGGCCAAATGCACCTTTGTTTGATTTTAAGTATGTTACAGAGAATGATTTGGGGGAAACAGGAGATTTTATTGCTGTGACATTATTAAGTAAGAATGATGAATTTAATTTTTATAGCAAATTTATTTTTGACTATTATGATAGTATTAATATTTTTGATTTTAATAATATTATAAAGAACATTTTTAATTATTTGCTTGATGGTGCTGATATAACACAAACTAGTTCACCAAAAGAAATAGGTGAGAAAACAAAGTTTATGTTATTGATTGAAAGGCTTTGTGGTAAATGTTTTGATAATAGTGATGAGATTGATGTTAGTGGTATTGCCAAAATTGCTGAATTAGATGATGATAGTGATGATTTCTTCACATTTTCAGAAATAGATTTGAGACAAATTGATGACAACATAAATAACTATATGAATAAGATTGTTAGTTTTGATAGTTGTGGAGTTGTTAACCAGCAGATTGATTATGATAGCATTGTTGATTATGCCAAAGAGGTTGTTGGTGGCTTTGAAACATTAAATTCAACAGGAAAGAGTGATGCAATAACCAATGCCATTTTAAATATATTAAAAAACAATAACTTAAAAAACAACAACTCAACATTATTTTCATTTGTTAAATCAATTTTGGAATCTATTTTAACCCCAAAGGTTTTATTCCCCATTATGGTTTTGGGTCAAGTCATTGAAAAGACAGCAACTGCACAATATGATTTGGTAAGGGGACGTGCTGATGATTTTATTACACAAAATAAGAAAGCAATAAAAAACTTTACAGATGAGGCATTTGATACACCTGAATTTTTTGCAAAAAAATATAAGACATATCTCCAGAATGTTACAAGAAGGGTTTTAGAATTATTCTTAAAAGAATTGTTTAATGTTCTTAAGGGTAAGTTAAAAAAATTGGTATCAAGGGTTGTTGGGGGTGTATTTAAGAATTACTCAAAAAAGCAAGTCCAAGTTATATTGGCTTTAAGTACAGGTTTATTGGGTATTATATCAACAATTACAAATTTTAGGAAATGTAAAAGTGTTATTGATAGTATTGGTAAAATTTTAAATTCAATAAACATACTAACAAAAGCAGCAATAATTCCAATACCCCCACCATTATTGATTGGGGCACAGTTTTTGCCAGGTTTTTCAAATGAAAGGGCAAAGATTAATGTGATTGCTGAAATGCAAAGTTTGGGATTGCCAACAGAAGATTTATTGGATGGTTCGCCAAATAGAGTTTTATTATTTGCTGAATCTGTTATAAATGGTATGGATACAGAAGAGATAACAAATGGTGCAGTTGATGGTTTCATTGACCCCCTATTAACAGGAAGGGTATTTGCCAAAAAAAGACATGGATAATATGGATAAGATTGAAAATATCATTGAGTTTTCAAAAGATTTGAAAAATAAAACCAATGCACAGATTATAGAAAGTCTTGATACTTTAAATGAAGAGTTTAATGTTACAAAGAATGTTGTTATTAACTTGACACACAATTTGGATAAGATTGAGGAGTTATATACAATAATCCTAAAAGAGTATAATACAAGACAGAATGGATAATAGGTTATTATTCCCAGCAATCATCACAAACATTGATGACCCCCTTATGATTGGTCGTGTTAGGGCAGAGATTGAATCAGACAGGAATGATGCTATTCTAAAATCTATAACTGATCCCCCATTTAATATTAAGAAGGATATATGGGGGGATAGGGATCCATTCATATTTAAGCCATTATTACCATATTATTATAATATGCCATTAGCAGTTGGGGAAAGGGTATTGGTTGTGTTCTCAAACAAGGATTTTAAGTTTGATAATCAGTATTTTATTCAATCTGATTTTACATCCCCAATGCGGGTGAATTTTAATAGTGCAACAGAGGCAAGAATAACCACAGGCTCTGGTAGAAGGTTTAAGACAAATTTGAGTTTAAAGAATTTGGATGGGACATATAGAAAGAATAAGACAAAAGGAATTTTTGTTGAGCCCCAGGATAATGGTGTTATTGGTAGGGGTTCTGCAGATGTTATTGTTAAGGAAAACGATGTATTAATAAGATCGGGGAAATATAAAGGACAATTAGACCCAAGAGAATTTCCAAATCCAAATATAAATAGATCATTTGTTCAAGTATCACAATTCAATACACGTAAGATTGTTTTACCCCCAGTTGAATTTGAGTTTGAAAGGGAAAAGTTTTTAACAACAAAGTTTTTGATTGAATGGGTTATTCAGAATCCAGATTCAACATCAACATTTAATGGAGTTGTTAATCTATACTCATTGAAACAAAATGAACGTGTTGCCATAAATAAACTTGATATTAATAGTTTGGTTGATGACTTGAAAGTCATTAGAGCAAGAACATCATTTACTGGGTTAAACAAAGAAAAAACAATTGCATTTATAAATAATTTTATTTTAAATTGTGATACTCTTCTTAAATTGGATAATGGGACACAAATGTTCTTTCCAAATGAGGTTAAATACCCCATATTTTTTAGACCAGGATTTGCAACAGTAGTTAGATTAAATGGTTCTTTTGGTAAGGTAATTCCACAGAATTTAGTGGATATATATAACAATATTAAATTTGATAAATTTGCCCCATCAAGTGGATATGGCTTCATTTATTCAAAAGGAAGCACAAAAGTACCAACACTTACAGAAACTGCTGAAATAACCCAAACACAAATTATTAATGAAGATAATTCAGCAACATTGATTGGGGCAGATGAGATATACTTATTATCTCATAAGTCAGATGTTGTTCCAAATAAGAATAAAGTTGATTTAACTGGCTCATTATATGGGATTGAACAGGATAAAATAATTGATAATATTTTACCAAATACATCTTCAATGGTTAGGGGAGAGGAGTTATTGGAACTTATTAATTTGATTGTTAGATTTCTAATAACTCATGCACATCCATTCCCAGGTTTGGCACCAGTTTCAGTGACAGAAGATGGATCCACCATAAATGGTTTGTTGAATGAATTATCATTGGCAACTAAAAAGATTTTAAATAAAAAAATTAGAATGAATTGATATTTATTATATAAAATATAATGTCAATTCACTTATCTTATTTCAATAAAAATAATACATTAATATCAAATTCCAAAATCAATACAGGTAGAAACCCTGTTATGGAATTATCCTATGGGGCAACAGACTATCTAATCCCAGCATATGGACCAACAAGATTAATCTTTAATTTAAATCTCCAACCATTAATTGATAAAGTTAATGATAATATCATTTTTAGTGGTTCATTAAGTAGTGCAACACATACATTGGTAATGAAGAATTCGGCATCATTTGATGAATCATTGTTGAATGGTAAAATGCCATCCCAAAAAAGAAGAGCATCTTCATTTGATTTAAATCTATTTAGAATTCCTTTAAGCAGTGGTGACACTGGTTATACCCAATATTGGGATGAAGGTGTTGGCTATGATTATACCAATTATTCAAAAAACTTGAATTCAGGATCAGGTGCAAAATATCCCCTTGTCATAAAAGATGATAATTCATTTGCCACAACCGCATCCAATTGGTTTAGTGGTAAGACCATAAGTGGCTGGACAGAATCAGGGATATATAACAATAGAAATACAGGAAATGTTAATTATAGCGGATTAACCATTCTTGATACACAGCATTTTGAATTTGGGAATGAGGATATTTCTTTTGATATGACAAATGAGATAAATGACATTCTAACAGGTTCTACAACAGACTATGCTGGTTGGGGTATTGCTTATCCACCTTCTTATGAAAATGCAACAGGGTTAACAGAAAGTTATTCTGTGGGCTTTTTTTCAAGGCATACACAAACATTCTATGAACCATATCTTATCACCACATATGATGATTTGGTAAAAGATGATAGAAATAATTTTGTGAAAAATAAAATAAATAAACTATATTTGTTTATTACAGATGATGGAAATTACATAAATTTGGATTCAAATCCTATTGTCAATATCATTGATAATGATGGTGATGTTATGAGTGATATAACTAATCTATCAACAAGATTGGTAACAAAAGGGGTTTATGAAGTTTCTATTCCAAATGTGTTTAGTGGATACACAGCACCAATGGTATTTATAGATGTATGGAGTGGATTAACCTTAAATGGAATAACCTTGCCAAATGTTGAAAATGAATTTGTATTATATGATATGAATAATAGAATTAAGACCGGAACAAAATCAACAGAAAATGAATCATATAATTTTGATTTTTATAATGTTATGCAAGGGGAGAAAATCCTTAACACAGATATTAGGAAGGTTGGGGTTATTATAAAGAAAGCATATAGCACAGATGAATTATTAACAGGGGTTAAAGCATATTATAGGGTTTATGTTAAGGAGGGTGAAACAGAGGTGCAAGTGCAAGATTGGACAGAAATAAATAGAAGCCCAAATGAATATTATTTTATATTTGACACAAGGGATAAAATCCCAAATAAATATTTTATTGATTTAAAAGTTCATATTGCTGGGGAAGTTTCAACGTATAAAAAACAATTAGCATTCTTTATTGTAAATAAAAAATAATGGAAAAAGAAAAACTAAAAAGAATATTTAATTTCCTTGAAGAGAAAGGAGAACACATTATAGCATTACCAGTTAAGATTAAATTGGCTATGCCAATAGCAAAAGAAGATTTAAATGTTAAAGGTGATTTGAGTTTAAGACACGCAAATATAACCTCATTGCCAGAAGGTTTGAAAGTTGGTGGTGATTTATATTTAACTAATTCAAACATAACCTCATTACCAGAAGGTTTAAAAGTTGATGGTGATTTGATGTTAACCTTTTCAAAAATAATCTCATTACCAGATGATTTACAAGTTGGTGGTTCTTTGAATTTATCATATGCGGATATAAACTCACTACCAAAAGGTTTGAAAGTTGGGGGTTCTTTGCATATAGAGGACACAAAAATAACCTCATTGCCAGAAGGATTGAAAGTTAATGGTAATTTGGGTTTAACTAATTCAAAGATAACCTCATTGCCAGAAGGATTGAAAGTTGGTGGTTATTTGACTTTATCACATACAAATGTAACCTCATTGCCAAAAGGATTGGAAGTTGGTAGAAATTTGTATTTAAGACATACAAATATAACCTCATTGCCAAAAGGTTTGAAAGTTTATGGAAAATTACTTATAGAAAATGCCCTATTAAGAAAATACACAGATGAAGAATTAAGAGAAATGATTAGACCTGGATTTATAGATGGAGAAATATTTAGATAATGGAAAAAGAAACAATAAAAAGAATATTTGAGTTCCTTGAAGAAAAGGAAGGGAAAAAACATAAAGATAGAGATAACTTTATTTGGAAATTAAAATTTAATGAACCCCTAACAAAAGATGATTTAGTTGTTAATGGTGATTTGGATTTAACAGATTCAACATTAAAATCATTACCAGATAATTTGGAAGTTAAAGGTGGTATGCTTACTAGATTTTCAAGAATAGAAGAATTACCAAAAGGGTTGAAAGTTGGTGGTACTTTGGATTTATCCTACTCTAGGATAAAAAACATACCAGATGATATTAAAATTGGTAATTCTTTGTATTTACACAATACAAAAATAACTTCACTACCAGAAGGATTGAAAGTTGGTGGTAGTTTAAGTTTAGTTTTTGCAGATATAGAATCATTACCAGAAGGGTTGAAAGTTGGTGATATTTTGCATTTACAGCGTTCAAAAATAACTTCATTACCAAAAGGGTTGGAAGTTAAAGGTGAGTTGATTATTAAAAATACAGCATTATTAGAATACACAAATAATGAATTAAGAGAAATGATTAAACCTGGATTTATAAAAGGAGACATAATAAGATAATGGAAAAAGAACAATTAAAAAGAATATTTGAGTTCCTTAAAACAAAGGAAAATCTTAACCAACCACTTGTGTGGAAGTTGAAAACTAATATGCCATTAAGAAAAGAAGATTTGGAAATTAATGGTGATTTGCAATTATCAAATATAACATCATTGCCAGATGGATTGGAAGTTAAGGGTACTTTGTATTTAGACAACTCAAGTATAACTTCACTGCCAGAAGGATTGAAAGTTGGTGATGATTTAAGTCTATATAATACAAAAATAACCTTATTACCAAAAGGTTTGAAAGTTGGGCGTAGTTTATTTATTAGAAATACTCCATTAGAAGATTACACTAATGAAGAATTAAGAGATATGATAAACCCTGGATTTATAAAAGGAGACATAATAAGATAATGGAAAAAGAAAAACTAAAAAGAATATTTGAGTTCCTTGAAGAAAAGGAAGGGCATAATGCACCATTTCGATGGAAAATATTAAATAATAAGCCAATAACCAAAGAAGAATTAAATGTTAAAGGTGATTTGGATTTAGAAAGAACAGAAATTACCTCATTACCAGAAGGGTTAAATGTTGATGGTAATTTATACCTTTATGAATCAAGCATAACTTCATTGCCAAAAGGATTGAAAGTTAGGGGTTTATTTTTAGCTAGTTCAAGAATAAAATCATTACCAGAAGATTTGAAAGTTGAAGGTTTGGATTTAGGTGGTACAGAAATAACTAAATTACCAAAAGGTTTGAAAGTTGATTATAATTTAGTTTTAAAACATTCAAAAATAGAATCATTGCCAGAAGGATTAGAAGTTGGTGGCGATTTAAATTTAAGAAATTGTAAAAACTTAAAGTCCTTACCAAAAGGCTTAATAGTTGGTGGAGATTTACATGTTTATGGAACATCCATATATAAACTTGATGATGATGAAATTGCAAAAATGATTCATCCTGGATACATAAATGGGAGCATATATTAAGATAATGGAAATAAATACAATAAAAAAGATACTTGATTTTATTAAAAAGAAAGAAAATAAAGTCCCCTCCTATATTAAGTTAAGAAAACTTAACCTAATGTATGACCTAGAAAATTATCCTGATGATGTTCAATTTACACATAATGATAATCTGTATTTATACGAAATGCCTATAAAAAAACTACCAAATAAATTTAATGTTAAGGGTTATTTGATGGTGAAAGATTGTAAAAATTTAAAAGAACTTTCAGGTGATTTACGTGTTGAAGGTTGGGCAGATTTAGCAGGTTTAAATATAACAAAACTCCCAGATAAAATATATGTGGATGATTATTTAGATTTAGATTCTTGTGAAGAATTAATAAAACTCCCAAGTGAATTATATGTTGGGGGTAGTTTAAATTTATCTGATTGTGTAAAAATAAAAGAACTTCCAGATAATTTATACGTTGGAGGTAATTTTGGTATTATTTCTACACAAATAGAAGATTTTCCAAATAATTTATATGTTAGACGAGATATAGGCATAAGAAACACCCCCCTTGCCAAAAAATATACAGATGAAGAAATAAGAAGTAATAAAAATTTAAATGGGGGAAAATTTGAAGGTAAAATATTTAGATAATGGAAAAAGAAACAATAAGAAAAATATTTGATTTTATTGAGAAGAAAGAAAACAAAAAACATAAAGATAGAGATAACTTTATTTGGAAATTAAAATTTAATGAACCCCTAACAAAAGATGATTTAGTTGTTAATGGTGATTTGGATTTAACAGATTCAACATTAAAATCATTACCAGATAATTTGGAAGTTAAAGGTGGTATGCTTACTAGATTTTCAAGAATAGAAGAATTACCAAAAGGGTTGAAAGTTGGTGGTACTTTGGATTTATCCTACTCTAGGATAAAAAACATACCAGATGATATTAAAATTGGTAATTCTTTGTATTTACACAATACAAAAATAACTTCACTACCAGAAGGGTTATTCATTGGTAATTGGTTAGGAATAATGGATACACCAATAAATAAGTTACCAAAAGGGTTAATAGTTAATGGCTACTTAAACATAAATAGTGGAAGTAGTTTAGCCAATTTTTCTAATGATGAATTAAGAGAAATGGTTAAACCTGGATATATAAAAGGAATAATTAAAATGTAACCATTAAATCCCATTTAACCACACACAATTTAACCAAGACAATAGATTTTAATAAATATGACATAGTAATAGGCTAAAACAAAAAGTATCTTAAAATCAAAATATGGAAGCCTTAATCAAAATAGACCTTAATGATATTTATAAATAAAAATTAATATGATTAATCCAAGAATTAAAAGAATTATTGAAACTGCCATAAAGGAACAAGCAACTGAAAACTATATGTTCTTTGGTAATTTAAAACAAATAAAAAGACAATGTGAATTATTGCTTGAACTGCAACCAGATGAGGTGAATGAATTAATAAAAAATGGCCATGACTGGGCAGATGACCACATTAGTGTTGCAAAAGAAAATATGGATCAAGTATTTGATTTTATGATGAATGAATTCAATGAGAATGATGACCAAAATTTAACAGAAGCAAAAGCCAAAAAGAACAAACCCAAAAATCCAAAATTATGGAGTCAATGTTTAAGTTGGGCAAAATCAAGATATAAGGTATGTCCTAGTGCATATTGCAATGGTGCTGCAGCAAAACGTTATAAGCAATTAGGTGGAAAGTGGAAGAAAGAGTGATTTGTTTTTATGAAATTTTGTTGTATATTTGCAGTGAAACAAAATAAAAACTATGAAACTATTAAATGATTTGATTGCTTCATTTAAGCAAAATATTTTAGCAATGGTTGATCCATCAGAAGATGACATACGTTGCAAGAATATATGTCTTAAACTAATTAATCATCCTGATGCAAATTTAGCATATTCATCAAAATCCCCAGAAAGATTGGTATATCTTGAGGAGGATAACATTTATGTCAATATTATTGATAGAGATGTTTGTATCATATATGAATATGAGGTGTTTAAATTTTTTATTTCCCACCAAAACACGCATTTGGAAATAGTGCAGGCTTTTGATGATAAAATGGCATCAAAATTTGATGTATTCTATGATTTATCAAATTACCTAAAAGAAAATTTCTTAGTGAAGGTTGAAAGTTTTTAATGTTTAAAACACATCACTTATTTAAATGATAATACAAAATATCATTTATTTAAGTGATATTTTTTTTGTATTTAATTATTTTTTGTTTATCTTTGCGTAAACAAAAAAATCAAATGTATGAATGCTAATAAAAGTGGAGAGGAATACCAGGAAGAAATTTTTAAACTTCTAAAAACAACAAATTTATCTAATGATTTAATGAATGTAGATTCTTCTATTATTGATAATATTGATGCAAAAAAGAATTTTTTTAAAAACCTAAGAAAAAAAATAACAAAGTTATTCTTAACTAAGAATGATAAATTACCTTATATTAATTATAATTCATCCATAAAGGGTGATATAATTATTAAAGGTTTAGTTAATATAATTTGTGATATAAAAAATTATAGTAATATAGATGGTCGGATGAAATTCCCAACAAACTATGGATTAACAATGAACTCTTTTATGAAAGGAGTGGATTCAAATATAAAATATCCTATTTTTTATTTTTTTAGAAATTATGAAAATGACTTAAGTAAACTTTATATTTATTTCTTTTTATTAAAGAAAAATAAATTCAATACATTTACATCTAAATATAAAACAAAAGAAACAGTATGTTTTTTAAGCACAGAAAAATTTATTGATTTGTTTTGTTTTATTGAACTTGGTTTTGGATGGAAGTTACACAACATATCCCCAGTAAAGTATTTTTTAACAAAAAATGAGGATAAAATACAATACAAATCTATTGATTTCAACAAGACATTAGATGATTCTAATATTAGAGTTGATTTATTGTTTGAAAATGATTATACCTATATATTTTTCTACCAAAATGATGAATGTATATATATTTTATCACAAAGACCAACATCTGCTAATTGTTCATTTATTAATTTAAACCATATTAAAATTTTAAATGAAGTTAATATTGTTGACTATCAAACACAAATTCCCTAATAATTCTAACTATACTTTCATTTGAAACCATTGTTGGTTTGTTGCCTGTTCCAGATTTTGGATTCTTTTTTTCAGCACTCCTCTTTTTGGCACAGGCAGCTTTTTTTTCAGCATCACTCATTTTACCAGCAACACCTGCAGCCCTACATTTTGGATAACCCCCTTTACTATCTGACTCCCTTCCACAGGGTGGATGTTTACCACTTGAATCTTTTCTACATATATTAACCCAGGGTCCTTTGGGTTGGTTGCTACCTTTTGGTTTCTTTTTTGTACCAAACCAAACAGCAAGATCCTCATTTAGAAATGATGGTTTGTTTTCCATACTATTTTATTATATAAATATAAAACTATTATGTTTTTTTCTAATATATAAAATATATTCACCTCTATGGGAAAATATATAAAAAAAAGGGTTGCAAAACCTTGCAACCCTTTCTATTATCCTTTAAAATGTCCAGTTTTTTAGTAAAAAAAGTGGACAAATTAATTATCTTAACTCTTGTAAGTCAAATGTTCTAACTCCATCAACTGTAATTCTACCATAGAAACGGTTATTAACCAATTTTTTAGCATAACGAGTCATTATACCTTTGATAGGTGTGAAGTTGAATGGGTTATACATAGTTGGAGTTAATTGTAAAGGTACATAAGGTGCATAGATATAACCTGTGTCAAGTAAAGATGTTCCTTTATGTCCCATCAAAATTTGGTTTGCTGGGAAGTAAGGATCACGATATACTTGGTAACGACCAGCTAATGTACCTACTCTTTCAATACCCATGTTGTATTGGTCTTGCTCTGGTGAAGCATTTGATACATGGAAGTATTCCAAATCATCAAAAACTGCACTTACTTCAGAAGAAACAACAATCCAGTTTGCACCACCTCTCAAAGTTGATTTGTGAATTTGTGCAGATACTTGGTTGATTGTTGTAATCAATGTTTGATTCCAATCTTTTTGAGTGTAAGGGATTGCATTTGTACCCAATCTCTTCCAACCATTGTAATCCCAACGTAAATTCCAAGCTGCACCTTTTCTAAGGTCACGAAGAATTTCTCTATCAATCTCTGCTGCAATTTGCTCTGACAATAAAGCAGTTAATTCTGCTTCAGCATCAATATTATGGAATGCAGCAACATCCTGTGCCATTTCTGGAGACCATTGAGCCCTTAACTTTCTTTCAGTTACAGAAACTGTAACAGATTGTAAGTCAAAAGAAACCTCACCAATCTTATCTTCAAATTCTAAACTCTTGTAAATTCTATAAGTTGCACCAAATGATGAAGTAGATGTTCCACTAATTGCGGTTGTAAGGCCTGAATAACCATCTAATGAATTTGAACCAACAGTTGCTGGTCTTAGTAAATCAACTTCAAGATAAACCACACCTTCTGGTGTTGATAAATCATTATATTGTCCACCACCTGTTAAACTATCAGGGAATCCTGCTGTTTGAGTACTACCATATTGAACAAGCCCTTTTGCATACTTCTGTGTCACAACTCTAAATAATAATGGACTACCAGCTACTGTTGTTGCAGCTGAAAAAGGACCATCAGTTTTAGCAGTTATTGTTAAACTAGCCAAGAAACTTTCATTATCAATTGGATTACCATCAGCACCAATTAATTTACCTTCACCTGTGCTTGAGAATCCAGTTAAAGCTATTATAACTTTTCTATACTCAGTTGCAGTAGTAATAGATGCATTTTCTAAATTACTACCATTCCAAACAACTGTATTAACTCCAGCAGTAACTGCACTATATTGTCCTTTTGAATAATCATAAAGACCTTCTGGGTTTAAACCTGGCTCATTACCTTCATAGAACCTATCATATAGATTTTTTCCACTACCATAACCAGAAGTAGGAGTTTGGTCACTTGGTACACCAGGTGCCCCATAAGGTGAATAATGAGCACCAGCAACATTACCAGCATTTGCCTCTTGAATTTGTGGCACAAAGAAGAACAATTTACCAATAGGTAAGTTCATTGCTTGTACAGAAACAATATCATTAGCCAATAATTTAGAGAATACTCTCCTTACAATTGGGAAAACAACTGTTTCAAATGCACCAGTATCAGATGTACTGGCTGCTTCATTTATAAGATATGATGCTTGGTTTTCATATAACTGTGCAACATTCTCTTTTAGGTGGCCTTTAAGACCTTCAAGGAATCCTAATTTATTCCATTTGCTAATAGTATCTTCTTTGATAACTTTTAGGTGTTTCAACCCAATATTACCAACAAGACCTGATTCTAATAATGCTCCCATTTTTTTTATTTAGTTTTTTTTATTTATTTTTTAACCTAATTTACCCATTAAATCTTTCATCCTCAAAAATTGTGGATTTTCATAAGTTTTGGATTCAATCAAGTTAGCAGATGAACCTGTTGAGGCAACATTTGAAATCTTGCGGTTAACAGATTCATTTAAAGACGTATTTGAATCTTTTGATAATTCGCTATTAATAGCATTGTATAGATTTTTTGATTCTTGTAATGATTGAATATTATCAAAACGTCTTAAAATGTTTATTTTTTCTTTTTTTGTTGTTGAATGTTCTGTGAACAATCTTGTTGCATATGCCAAATTAGCATTGAAAACAGCAACATCATTTAATTTCTCTCTAAATACATTTAATGATTTTTTATAATCACTATTCTTTTGTCTTAATTCCAAAACTTGGTTTTCAAGAGATTCTAAATTCAAATTTCTATTTGGTGTAATGCCTTTTTTAAGACCCCTACCTGCTTTGCTTCCCATACCATAAGTTCTTGATGCTTCTTTGGTTTCTTGTTTTCTACCAGGAGTTACTTTCTTCATCTTACCATCAACATTTGCGGCAGATTTGTCATAGTCAAACTTGGCTTTTCCTGTTCCCATTTTTTTAGGACCCTCTTTCATTTTTTCGTTAAAACCATTTTTAGCCATCTTATACTTAAATTTGGAAGCCTTTTTAGCCTCACCTAAATAGTCATATTTTTCAGATGTTTCACTTTTATTTGCCATACATCCATTATTTTCTAATACTTTCATTATTCTTCCAGCCTCTGTAATTCCATATTCTTCTATGAAATCACTAACTGAAAAATTATCACAATCAACTTCAATGTTGTTTAAATCATCTTCCATATCCATATCAAAATCATCTTCCATATCCATATCATCTTCCATATCCATATCAAAATCATCTTCATCTTCCAAATCAATTTGCTCATCTACTTCAATTTCATAAATGATATTAGATTTTCTGGTATTAGTTCTTTCAAAAATTTTATCAATGGTTGATTGAGTGTCATCTTCATACATTTCACCCATTTCATCATCATAATCACCATCCATTTCCATTTCATCTTCATCTTCAAAACCCATATCCATTTCATCTTCATCTTCAAAATCCATTTCCATTTCATCATCATCTTCAAAATCCATTTCCATTTCATCTTCAAAATCCTCACCACCAAACTCACTTATTTGTTCACCTAATCTTATTAAATATTCATTATCATCATCAGTTAAAGAGATGTCCCCACCATCTTTGCTAACAATAATACCATCTTCATCACCCATTGCTTTAAATACTTTTAATAAGTCATGCTCTGAAGACCCCCTCATATCAATGACATCATCATCATCTTCCATATCAAACTCATCTTCATCTTCCATTTCATCATCCTCTATGTCCATATCCATATCCATATCTTCATCCTCCATATCATCCTCCATATCTTCAACATCATCTTCCATATCTAAATCAGTGTCATCATCTTCAATATCTTCTTGCTCATTTAAAGATTCTTTAACTAATTCTTCGATTTCTTCCTTCATTGTTGAAGAAAGTATTCCTTTTGCGTTTTCTGCAAGCACATCTTCAATTTGTTTCATTTGAATTAGTGCTTCTTCTACTAAGTTTTTTTCAGATTGCATAATTTTTTATTTATTTTTATTATAAATATACAGAAAAGCAAAAAAGTTACTAAACAGCAGTAACTTTTTTTAAAAACAAAAACCCCCAACATAAAATGCTAGGGGTTTAAAAGGAAAAACAATTAGTTTTTATTGGAAAACTTCATCAATTTTTGATTCTGACACAGCAGTTATTCTCCATTCTTGTGTGAAATTTTGATACTTTTCAGTTATCTTGGCTTCCACATCTGTTACAGAATAACCCTTCACCAATTTTTCTTCTCTTATCTTTTTTAATTTTCCAGTGTTTTCATCTGGTAAATTAAAAGTTAGTTTTGCAACAAAGAATTTTTCATCCATAGGTATTGTTTTTTATTTGTTTGTGTAAATATAGTTATTTTTTTAGTTTAAATCAAATATTATTTTTAGTTTTTGTATTTCTATTAGTCATATATTCTACCTTTTATAAAACCTGGTTTTATCATTTCTCTTAATTGTCGTTTTGTATATTTTGTTAAATCTGTTCCATGAATATATAAATCACCTCCAACTTCCAATCCTTTTGGTAGTGAGAATATACTTGAATATGCTACACTCAAACCACCCCCAACTATCAAATCTTTTGGCAATGATTCAATTGCTGATTTATATAACATCAAATCACCACCAACTTCTAATCCTTCTGGTAGTGAGATTATTTTTGAACCTCTTAAAGATAAATCACCTCCAACTTTCAATCCTTCTGGTAATGAGGCTATATCTAAATATGAAAAGTCTAAATCACCTTTAACATTTAAATCATCTTCTATTAATGATATATTATTTATTAATTTCCATTTAAGTGGTAATCTATGTTCTCCCTTCTCTTCAAGGAACTCAAATATTCTTTTTAATTTCTCTTTTTCCATTATCTAATCTCTAACTATTGGGCCATCTATAAATCCAGGTTCAACCATTTTTCTTAATTGTCTATTTGAATATTTTTCTAATGGTGATCCAGAAATCTCCAAACCACCTTTAACTATCAAACCTTTTGGTAATGTTTCTATTTTTGTAAAGGATAAAACTAACTCCCCCACAATTTTAACACCTTGGGGTAATGATTTTATTGGACTATTAAATAAATTTAAATCGCCCTTAACAACCAATCCCTCTCCAATGGAAACTATTCTTTTTGCGTATAATTGTATGCTTTTGCCAACTTTTAATCCTTTTGGTAATGAGGTTATGGCTTCACAACCAATTATATTTAAGTCACCCCCAACTTGTAAATCATCTGGTAATGAGGCTATTTTTGAAAAGGTTAACATCAAATCACCCTCAACTTTCAACCCATCTGGCAAGGAGGTTATTGTTGAATTTTCTAAATGTAAGTCACCTTTAAAATTTAACTCTTCGTTTGTTATTGGCATATTATTTTGATGTTTCCATAAAAATGGCGCATTATGCCCTTCCTTCTCTTCAAGAAAATCAAATATTTTTTTTAATTGATCTATATTCACGACCTATATATTTTACCTTTTATAAATCCAGGTTTTATCATTTCTCTTAATTCATTATCTGAATATTTTTTTAATGGTGTTTTTGCTATATATATATGGTTGCCAACTTCCAATCCTTTTGGCAATGAAGTTATTTTTGTTTTAGTTAAAAACAAATCTGAACCAACTTTCAATTCTTCTGGTAATGAAATTAAATTTTTACAATTGTATAAACCCAAACCCCCTCCAACTTTAAATCCTTCTGGTAATGAAGTTATGTTTGTGTTGTGTAAATGCAAATTGCCAACAACTTTCAAATCTTCTGGTAATGAGGTTATAGATGTTGACCCTAGGTTCAAATCACGACCAACTTTCAATCCTTTTGGTAATGAGGTTATTTTTGATTCATCTAAATATAAATCACCAATAACTTCCAATCTTTCTGGTAATGAGGTTATGTTTGCGTATTTTAAACTTAAGTAACCATTAACTTTTAATCCTTCTGGTAATGAGGGTATATTTTTTTTAAAATCAAAATCTAAGCTACCTTTAACATTTAAATCTTCTTTTGTTAATGGCTCATTAAGTGCAATTTTCCAAAGTAAATCTTCTTTTATGCTAGAAAATTTATTTTCTTTTCTTTCAAGGAAATCAAGTATTTTCTTTAATTTTTTTAGTTCCATTTTATTTTAAATAACTATCAAGTTTGGACATTAATTTTAATACATTATTAACTGGTTCAATTTTCTTTTCCTCTTCCAATTTTTCATCATACTTATGTCTATCTTCCTTATTTGAGAATAGATATGCCCCTGGCGTTGATGGTGATGAAACCAAATCAAAGCAAATAAGTTCAAAGTCATCTTGAACCTCATTTTTCTCCCCAACTTTTTTTAGTGATCCAACCCCCCTAGAACTGATACCAAGGCTCACTCCTTGCCTCATTAGGTTTGCTGCAATATCTCCTTTGGTTGAAACTATGCCTCTCTCATGGAAGGCAGGAGAGGTCAATAACAATAACTTCCCCATTAGGATATTGCTATCCCACCAAACATCTGTAATTAAATGGGAAACTCTATCCAAATCAATAAGGGATGATTCTGGGTGGTTTAATTCTGATGTTGATAAACCTTTTTCAATAATCTTTTTATATCTTTCTGCTTCTCTCTTTAATATCTTTTCAGGATATGTTCTGCCGTTCCTATTTGGAACGTCATGCTTTTGCAAGACAGCAAAAAACTCAAAAGGTTTGCTATAATCTAATTTTTTATTTTCTCTTATTAAATCAATGTTCAACTCATCTTTTGGATTAACCCACCCAGCATCCATTTCAATTAGAATGCCATGCCCTATTTCATTTGCTTCAAGAAGTCTTAATTCTTTCATAATATATTTTAATATATAAATATTAAAATATTTTGTTTTAAACAGATAAATCCTTTTTTGTTATAAAAAAGTCAAAATATTTGTTCTTTGAAATGTTTTTGTTGTAAATTTCTTTTATGATTTTTCTAACAGCATCCTTCATTTCTTGGGATTTGAATAATACACCATCCTTAACAAATAATGTTATTTCTAAATTCATAAATGATTTTTTATCAAGGGATATTCCACTATGCCTAATATCCAAATCAACTATTGTTGATTTATGGAATAGATTTAAATCATTGGCATCCAAGATTGTGTGTTTAATATCCCTTGACTGGGTGCAAACAATTTTTCTCCAATTGTTATAATCATCCTTGGGTGAAACCCAAGATTGTATATTGATGTATATTGATTTTAATTCAATGTAATCAATTGTCCCATAAAAAATCTTTAAATCATTAAATAATCTAAGCCTTATTTTTTTTCCATTCTTCATTGTTTGTTAATTGTTTATATAAAAATAAACAAAAACAATCTATTTACCAAATGGGATTAACTATTCAAGGATTTATTTAGTGATTTTATCTCATAATAATTCAATATATCAAACTTATCAGTTTTAACCTTCTCAATTGCCTTTAATAATTTTGTCTTAACCTCACCATTTGTTTCATTCAATAACAATTCAGTTAATTTTTTTTCAGTTTCTTCCTTTAACAAAACAAAATCAGCATTTAACTTATTTTTATCTTCCTTCAATAAGGATAAGATTTCTTTTTTGGTTTCCTCATTCAAAGAATTAATATATTCATTTATTTTGTTATTAACAACCTTAACCATTGAACTAATTGGAATATTTACCTTATTCTCATTAATTGCAATAGGCTGCATTAACACCTTTAAAACACTTTCTTTTAGAACAACCAATTCATCAAGATTGTTTGTTGTTTCATATATTAATTTATCAATATTCTCATATTGATTTTCATCAATCTTATTTAAGATAACAGGAATTTTAGATTTCTTTATAAGTTTTCTACCCCAATCAATACCCTCATCCAAGTATATTTTTGCAGCAGATTCACTTAATCCCCTTGGCTTGGTTAAATCCCCATATAATACATATAGTTTTGATAAACTCTTATCACTTAATATGTGCTTTTTAAAATTTTTAATATTTTCCTTAAAAATCTTTTTATCTTTCACTGATTCTGAAAGATTATTCTCAATAATTGTTTTTACTTTACCAAATTTCATACTTCTTCTTTTTTTATAAATATTGCTAACCTAATAACTTTTTTAGTTCATTTTCCAAATCACCCAAAGATTTTTGACCTTTTTTGAATGGTGAATAATTTAATCCATTTATTTTGTTGTTTTCTGACAAAATATTTAGATTATCAAATCTTGATTCTGGTGCCAAGCCTGGTTCTCCTGGTGGTGGCATTTCACCCCCTCCTGGTGGCGGTGGTGGTGGAGGCGCACTCATATCCATTCCTCCCATATCCATTCCTCCCATATCCATTCCTCCCATATCATCTGGTGGTGGAGGCATTGCACCTGCTGTTGCTGTTCCACCTGAAACTGAACCATATAACTTATCAATATTATCAAACAAGCCAGTTTTCTTGATGATAAGAGGTGTTTGTTTTAATTCTTCACCAACTGCCTTTTCAATCCTTTGTTGTTGTAAATCCAATCTAATTTCCTCATCTGAAAATCCAAAAATATGTTTCTTTGCCCAAGTTGCAGAAACTGGTGCAATCCCTGTCCCGGGATCTGAAACAGCATCACGATATAATCCAATTTTCTCTTTCCATATATCAATTTTCAATAAATCAGATTGTGTTGAAGGATTTGTCAAGCCTAATGTGAAATTGGATATCTCATCTTCAAAACCCAATAAAAATAAATGTATAATAGCAATCTTATTTAATTCAGATATCATACATTTCTGAATTCTATTTATTGTCCTTGCAAATCTAATGTCCTGTAATGATAATGTTTTACCATCACCAACCACATCTTCAAAACCCAAGAATGTTTTTGGTATTCTTAATGCTGTAACCAATTTCTTTTGAATATATTCAATATCTGCTATTTCTCCCAAATTGCTCGCACCTGCTAAAGTTTCAATTGGACTTGCTTGACCTGGATCCCTAACTGGAACAAAATAATCTTGGTCAACAGCCATTTGATTATACCTCATATCAACATTACCGGTTTTGCTATCAACAATCTGTTCTCTCTTGAATTTATTTGCAACACGTTGTACGTACGCCTCAACATCATTATCATCCATATTTCCAACAAACACTTTAAACACCCTTCTTTCTGGTGCTCTTGATGTTCTATATATTAACATTGCATCTTCTGATAATAAAAGTTGCTTCCAGATACGTCTTGCTTTTTCCAATAAGGATGTTCCATATGGTAATTTTCTATCATCCCCCAATATTCTAAAGTGTGCAATTTCCCAAGGTTGGAATTCCATCTGTTTATTTTTCCATTTAAATTTAAGGGAATCATTTTCTGATGATAGTTCTCCATAGCCTGATGCCTTTTCTGCACTACCTGGTTCTAATCTTTCAATTTCAATATTTGGTAATTGATTGCATCCAACAATACCTTTTTCTGGATCCAACTTTAAAAAGACAAAATTATCACCAAACTTACATGTGTTCCTAGTCCACATTGGTAATGATGTATTTATATCCAAAACATTATTAAATAAATCTGTTAATACAGATTTTATTCTTTTTGATTCTGAATATATTTGCAACATATGTCCATCTTCATTTGAAGTTGTTGATTCTTCTGCATATATATCTAATGCTGCCCCAATTTCTGGAGTGTACTCCATACTTTCGAAATCATAGACTGATGCCAATCTTGTTGGTTCATAATAAACTGCTTGGGTATATAAGTGGTTATCAATTTTTGCCCATTGGTTTGATAGATAAAAAGATTGCTGTGCTTGTAGTTTTTCTCTTTCAAATTCAACTTTATTTTGAGTTCTTAATAGTTCTTTCTTATCAAACTTATATGTGGGTATATCTTGATTTAAAAGGGAATTTGGCCCAAAAGTTGCTGATAACCTTTGCCATACTGTTAGATTTTCATTATTGCTCATAATATTTTTTATATTTTATTTTACACCAAATAGCCAACCATATTTTTGATAATCATTGACATTTGGTTTATTTGATACATTATTATCTGTTGAACTTGATATCATAGGATTAAAGAACATAGATTGTTCTGTATATATGTTCTTGAATGAACTCCAAGAGTTAATCATAGCCTTTGTATGGTTTGTCACTTTTTCCAAAACCTGGAATGATTTTTCTGCAACATATGTAGCCATAGCAATTGCCATAATACAATCATCATGATGTCCCTTTTGATGATCAGGTCTTCCATTTATATATATAAACGTATTCATCTCATTGTATAGTCTATTTGAATATATTTTAAACTCATGCCTCAATGCTTCCTCAAAAGACGCAATCATCTGCACCCTTTTATTATTGAAATTTATTCCTGGGATTTTATCTGCCATTTTTGAATCATATTTCCATTTATTGTTATTATCAATATTATCATAATACAAACTTGGATAATTCATTTCTTGCAATTTTCTTGATGTTGCAACACCCATCCCACCAGTTAAATCAACAACAACAAATGCCTTATATAATGAACACCATTTAAAAACAACTTCTGCCAATATATCTGGTGGTATTTTGCCAACATATTCCAAAACTTGTTCTTGCGTATCAAAATCAATAATCTGGATGGTTGAAAAATCTTCTGAATCCCCCCTAGACACATCCACACCTGCAACATATCTATGACCATTTTCTGGCTCTTTAAACATCCATAAACTATTCCCCATCAATTTTGATATGGGATTTGTTAGTTGGTTTTTTAAAATATTTGATAATAATTCAGAATCAAACACATTATCCCCAGACCCCAAGAAATTACTTTCAATCTCTTGTGACACCTTTCTCTTATCATATTTAAGTTTTTTAACCATACCCTCATACCAAGATGAGCATGGTTTATAACCTTCTTCAATATATTCAATAACTTTCTGATGGTCTCTCTCATAAGAATTTTCATGTGATAAATCAATTAAATCATCTTTGCTATACTCCTCCTTATTTAATAGATAGTGAATCATATCCTTTGTCTTCACCATATACAAATCTTTTGTGTATCTTGGATCCCTATACCAAACCATTTCTGTAATCTTGAACTCATTCATATTACGTAACGCTTGGTCATATATTTCATAATATATTGGGTCATATCCATTGGGTGTTGATATTACTACAACTTTACCACCAGTACTCAAAGATGCCATAGATGCAGCCCAAAAATCAGGGTCAGCATCAATATAAGCAGCCTCATCAAATATTAATGTGGTTGGGGTATAACCCCTCAATGCATCCTTTGATGTTGCCACAGCCTTAACCTCACAATCATTGTTTAATTTAAAATGTCTTGCAGAATTCTTTTCAGATGAAAAACCAATTCCAACCCAATTTGGCCATTGCTCAATAAAATGTCTAACCTTATTTGCCATTTCCACAGCTGTATCCAACTTATTTGCAATAATCAATATCTTTTCAGGTTTATTCCTATTTGCAAATGCCAACCTTTTTGATATCCAGGCTGCTGTCACAGTTGATACACCAGCCTGTCTATACTTTAATGCAATATTTTCATTATATAAATCAAAATCCTCAATCAACTTAATTTGGTCAGGAAATAAATCTAATGGTACATATCTTTTTGCTGTATTGTCATATGTCTGCAAATATGTCTTTAAACAGTATGGTGTGCTCTTTATGCATTTGGCAGATTCAATCAATACTTGATCTCTTGTCATATTCTTTTTTTTATATAAATACACATAAAACAAAAAAACCCCAACCTAATTAAAGATTGGGGTTTTAAATATTATTTTATTAGTTTCTTCTAATGTTTAAATCTTTCAATAATTCATCAAGTGATATGTCCTCAAAATCTGAGGGGTCAAAATTTGTTTGCTTACCACCAGTATAATCATCTGGTGCTTGATTAGATGCAAATTCATCATCATCATAAGCATCTTCATCATCCATATCATCCATATACTGGCTTTGTAGGTAATCAAGATATCTCTCTTTACTAACTCTAGCTTGTGAAATTAATTCATCAAATTCTCTTTTAGCATAATCTTGATCAGATGGTGTATCTGATATTACATATTTCATCAAATTAATAAATTCATCTGCTGGTATTTTATATAACTCAACAAAGAAAAATCTAATCAAACCAATATCTGATTTATCAAATAATTCAGCAGGTAAAATATTCCTTATTTTTTCCAAAATGGCTGGACCAATTCTTAAACCTTCTGTTTCTGATTTTAATGTATCTGCTTGACCTAATGTCATATTAGCCATATTATCATCACTAGAATAACCATGTCTTGCTAATGCTTCTTCAATTCCTTTTGCAATTTCATGACATAATATTGGAAACATAAATGCTGTGGCATTGATTACAGTCTTTGTTTCACCAGTTTCTGGATCCTCTTCATCATCAACATCAACAGCTGCAGAAACTCCACCACCTTTTGCTGCCATATCCATCATTGATTCATTCAAGAAATATAATGCATCAACTAAAGGGATTGTTGTTGAGTATAGTTGGTATAATTTTGGGTCAATTGCATCTAATTGAGATTTAACCTCTGGCTTCTCATATATATAATGAGTTTTCCTTGCAACCCCACCAATGATAGCATTAATGATATCCCTTTTGAAAACTTCATTTGATAATTCTTCTTCTTCTTCTGGGGATAATTCTTGTTTAATTTTATCTTTTTCTTTTCTCATTTTACCAACAACATCATTGCCTGGCATCCCTAAACTAGCATTAATGATGAACTCATCATCACTAACTTCCATTTCATTTAATGTTTCACTAATTGCTAATTCAACTAATTCATCACTATACCTAGATTCTAATTGTTGAATTGCAGAAGCATTCTGATATACTCTTGATGTTACAATTGAAACTAATTCATTTGCAGTTAATGTTTCTTTACCTGCAATCTTTCTAACTCTATTTAATACATCATTAAATGAACGGCTATATAGTTTTTGAACATCTGCTGAACCCCTCTTTAAGGCAGGGTTTTGTCCAAACATAGAATTTGGGTCTGCAAGTTTTTTCTCCAATCTAGGATCCATACGTTCAGGACCAGTGTATTCTAACTGTTCTCTTAATTTTTTGTTGATTAGTTTGTCTATGTTCTTCATTATCCTTTGAAATTTATTAATTGCATAATGTTATCAATAATAGCATCTTTTGCTTTATTTGGTCCTATTGCTTTTGGAACAGTTTTTACACCTGGGCGTGGGTTTTGGAATGGGTTATCTCTCCTTGATGGTTTTATTTTTGGATTTGCTGGTTTTACAACTGGTTTTGTTGTTGTATCAGCCTTTGGCATAGGGTTTATTTTTGGATTTGGGTTTTGGAATGGGTTATCTCTCCTTGATGGTTTTATTTTTGGATTTGCTGGTTTTACAACTGGTTTTGTGTCAGGGGCTTGTTCTTTTAAATGATTTAACAAACCTCTCTTTGTAACTTGTGGTCTTAATTTTGATTCAACCATTTTATTCATTTGGTCTTCAATAAAAGAATCAATCATATTTGATTCCTTCATATCTTTTTTTGAATTACCCTTAACATCCATAACACATCTTTCATATTTGTTTTTTTGTGCTTTTGTCCACTCACTTCTTTCAGAAGTACCAAATTCTTTCTTTAATTGTGCTGTGCAAATAGCCCAAGGATTGGATTTAGACTTTTTAGCCTCACCCATCTCTCTTTTCTCTAATCTAACATTATAACCTTTAGCCGCTAATTGCATAGCCTTTGGTTCATTTTTAGTTGAGATGCTTCCTTTTGTTGTGGTTGATTGTTCACCTAATAACTTTGAGTATAAATAATTTATATTATTATCACTCATACCTTTTAAAGCGTTTATAGAAAAACCCTCCTCCAATAAGGTTAATACTTTTTTATTAATTTTCATATACTATGGTTTTTTCAAATTCTAAGATTAAATCTCTTTCATACAGTTTATTTTTTATTTCTTGTTCAGTTTCACCAAACTTAAATACCAATCTATTTTTTGCATCTTCATTAACTTCCCAGCCTAATGCTATAACACCATCAACAGAATCAATCATAGAGAAATAATCAGAGTTTTGTATTAAATACAATGATACATCTTCTGTTGTTAATTGTCCAACTTTTGTTATATATTTTAATTCTGGCGGTTTTGGATAACCATTGGCAGGTTTTGCTTCCCAACTCTCCCCCCAAACTGAATCAGAGGATGAAAAGATAAACTCATATATATAATCACCTTTATAATTGATACCCAAAGAATTTATGAAAATTAATCTATTCATTTTATGATTTCTCCTTTTTTTGTTATTTTTACAGTGTTTTCATTTAACTTCAACATAATATTACCCAAGTTAGTCTTACCCATAACTTTGAATCTCTTAAACTTATTTAAGAAATTGTTTGCAGCAGAATATTGTTTCTCTGTTTCAGATAAAATTTTAATTGATTTTAAATTTTCATTTAATGATTTTTCTATTTTTCTTTTCTTCTGCTCTGACAACACTTTTTCTTGTGGGCTTAATTCAAAATAGTTTGAAATAATTCTATCCACTTTTGATTCTGAATATCTCTTTTTTGGTGCATATTCTTCACCACCTTGAGGCATAGCACCCATATCTGGCATTTCACCTCCCATACCATCAATCCCTTGCATATCTGGCATTTCACCATCCATTCCTTCCATATCAGGCATTTCACCATCCATGTTAGGCATTTCACCATCCATTCCTTCCATATCAGGCATTTCTTCCATATTGCCCTCTTCTCCACCTCCTTCAAATTTTGAAAGAATGTCATCAACATCTTCTTCATCAAGAATGTCAATATTTAAAGATGATATGACCATATTAATGACATATTTAATTTCTTCAGATGTTAAACCTTCTTCATTTTCAAGTGTCCTAATCTTTTGTGTTAATCTTCCTGTTAATTTTTGGATAGTTTTAAAGGTAACTTCCTCATCACCTTTGCCTTGTTTTGGTTCCATAGGTTCATCCTCCATATCCATATCTGGCATTTCATCACCCATATCATCCATTCCTGGTTCAGCAGGTGGTGGCATTTCACCTTCCATACCTGGTTCACCCATATCAGGCATTTGCCCTTCACCACCTTCCAATGGAGATGGGGGTAACTCTGGATTTGGAACAGCTGGTGGTTCTGGTGGTGGAGCAGGCATATCACCCATTTCATTATCAGGTTGTGCAGGTTTTGGTGTTTTTAATGTGTATTTCTTTTGCTCACCAAATAATGATATACCATTTGGATTATCATATAGTTCATTTAATTCCTTTGTTATTAGATTTAATTTCTTAAATGCTTGAGAATAAGATCTGTAATATTTTCTGTTTCTTATTGGGTCTATATAATCTAATGTGGATTCATTTAATCCCTTTTTAATAACATAACCAACTTTCTCTTTAACAATAGCATATACATTACCATCTGTTAATTGTATGTCATATTCCTTTGAAGAAGTTTCATTTATATTAGCTTTATCAACTTCTTTATACATAGCAATTTCTAACATTCTATTTAGTTTTGCACTACCTTGTAGCTTTTCACTGCCTATTGGTTTTAATTTACTCATTTTTTTATATTTTTTAATTATTTAAGCCATTTATTCCACCTAATTTAACTGCTGACATTTCAATAACTGTATCAGTCCCCCCTGTTGTGTTTACAATAACAGCCTGTGGATGAGGTACTTGTGTTGTCCCAGTCAATGGATCACCACTGAAAAACCCCAACATACCTTTGGTATATTCATAAAACGTGTTTGCACTAACTACTGCCATTTTTATTTTATTTATATATAAATATATCTATTATGTCAAATATTAATATAGTAAAAATAAAATTTAATAAATTTCATTTTCAATAGATAATTCTTTGGTTCTTTTATTATATTGATAATTAAACACCTTATCTAATAGACCACTACGCCTTAAATACTTATAAACCAAGTTTTCATTTGAAAATTCACCCCCCTTCTCCAAGCCACCTTTCCTAAATTTTCTTAATTTATCTGTTAATTTTTTTATTTTTGTTTTTGAAACTTTTAATGATGCCTCATCTGCATCTTTTAATGTTTTCTTAACAAATTCAACCCAATGGTTTATTTTTAATTTTAATTTTGTTTTATTAACTGGGGGTTTTTCTTTTTTGGGAACAACTATCCACTCCTCATTCATTAATGAGTATTGACCTTCTGCTGTATGTTCTTCTTTTTCATCTTGTGGATATACTTCAACATCATAACCTTTGATTGTTAAATTATGCTTATCATTAAAAATTAATTTCTTTGCTGAAAATAATTTTAAATAAACTTCACCTTCATCCTCAAATTGATCCAAATCAATAATTATATGCAAATCAAAATCAGAATATTCTGACCAGTTATAATTGGATAATGACCCAGTTAATATTATATCTTCAACAAAAACATCCTCATCCAAAAATTCAATAAACTCTTTTGCAATATCCAATAACCCTTTTTTAATTTCAGGCTTCATCTTTGCCTTCTTTACATTATTGGGACTGTCCCAAACTTTTGGGTTCAATGTATCTTTAACTATAAAACTTTTTATTATATTATTCTCCATAGTTATTTTTTTACATATTTGTAAGTTTTAGCAATAGTTGTACTAAAGAATTTCCCTTGAGATTCAGCCATCCTAAATTGGGTGTAAATTTTGTGTGGAACATCATCATATTCATATTTTATTCCATTATTAAATTCAACCAATAACTTTTTTGTTTCCAAATCATATTCAGTTTTTTTAACATTGCTAGATTTGACCTCATTGATGATTTTTTTGCCACTTATAATTTCTTTTGTTATTGCCATAGTATTTTTATATATAAATATATAAAATGAAAAAAGCCTCCAGAAATATCTAAAATATTTTGGAGGCTTAACAAAAATGATTAACCTAAATTAAGGTGTGGAAACAATAAAAGGATATTTGTAATGGAAAATAGTATCACATTTTTTGTTATGTAACTTCACATCTAATACCCCAAATTCAGGAGTTGATGTTTTTATACTAAATAATAAACCTATATTACCCCCCACTTTAGTCTTATCCAGGATAGTTATCCTGCTTTTGGATAATGGGTATAACTCATATTTGACAAAGTAATTACTATCTATAACCATATTTGTCAAATTAGTAATATTACCTAAACTATCATTATGATAAAATTTAGTAGAAACTACATATGTAGAACTTGATGCAATTGAAAACCAATCTTCATTTATACTAGAATATTTTGTTGTAGAATCAATTGATAATTCAACTGCATTTATATTCCTGTTTGATGTAACTTGTTGCAAGGTAAATACTTCATTATCACAAGATAATATCAAGGATAGAATAAGGAGGGGGATAATAGTTTTCATAGTTTTTTAATATAAATATATTATGTTTATGAAATGCTTATTGTTTTCTTTCCTGTTTCAACATAATTTGGCAAGAATAATGTCAAAATACCATTTGAAACTGTTGCTTCAATATTACCCTCATTTATTTGGTAATTATTCAATTTGAAATTGTGTCTTATTGTTTTAGTTTCACCCTTCTTGTTAAATACCCTTTTTCCGGTTATCTTTATTTCCTTGTTCTCCAAAACAATTTCCAAATTGTCTTTTGTGTAGCCTGGAACTTCAAAGGATATATAAGCACCATCCTTGGTTGATTCAATATCATATTCATCATTAAAAATACTACGACTTTGGGTTGATTGTGATGAAATGTTTTGGTCTGATGAACTAAAAGGGTTGTAAGTTGAATGTGATGTAAACACAAATGGGCTTGAAGAACCAAATAATAACTCTGCTAAAAAATCTCTCTCTTTCATAATTTTGTTTTTTTTATAAATGTTTATTTTTTTTATGAGAAAGTCAAATTTAATACCAACTTATTTTCATATGACATTTTGTCAGTTATAAGCATTGTTAGATGACATATTGTCATATGAATCATTATTTTACTGACAATTTGTCAAAACTATTGGATTAGTCCAAAATTTGTATGATATTTATAAAAAAACATAAGATATGAATGTTGACTATTTTGATGATGAAAAAACAACAAGAGGCAAGAAAAACACCTCTGGTTCAAAAACTCCAGTATTGGACAATTTTAGTAGGGACTTATCCAAATTGGCTGAGATGGGAAAATTGGATATGTCAATTGGTAGGGAGAAAGAGGTTAAGAGATTGGCTCAAATCTTATCAAGACGAAAAAAGAACAATCCATTAATCCTTGGTGATGCTGGGTGTGGTAAAACAAACTTAATTGAAGGTGTTGCATTGATGATTTCAAAAGGTGAGGGTCCACAAAATCTATTAAACAAAAGAATTGTAAATTTAGATTTAACCTCTGTTGTTGCTGGAACTAAATATAGGGGTCAGTTTGAGGAAAGAATGAAAGTAATTCTTGATGAATTGATTGCAAATCCAAATGTTGTTGTATTCATTGATGAAATACATACATTAATTGGGTCTGGAAACTCATCTAATGCTATGGATGGTGCAAATATATTCAAGCCAGCATTAGCATCTGGGGATATTCAATGCATTGGTGCAACCACATTTGATGAATTTAAAAAATCAATAGAGAAAGATGGGGCATTAGCAAGGAGATTTCAAAAAATCAAACTTGAACAACCTTCAATAAGTGAAACAATTAAAATTGTTAAACAATCTATTGATAAGTATGAATCCTTCCACAAGGCATCATATAGTGATGAGGTTATTGATTTATGTGTCAAGATGGCAGATAGATATATTAATGATAGAGCATTTCCTGATAAGGCTTTTGATGTTATTGATGAAGTTGGGGCAAAACTACAAGTTGAGGTTAAAATACCTGAATCAATTGTAAAATTAAAAGAAAAGATTAATGACTTAAAACAGGAAAAAACAAGAGTTGTTATAAACCAAGAATATGAATTGGCTGCTGAAATTAGGGATAAAGAGTTAAAGTTATTAACAAAACTTGAATCTGAAACAAAAAAGTTTGAAGAGGATAAGTTAAAGAATAAGCGAAAGATAGATATTGAAGATGTCTATTCTGTTGTTTCAATTATGACAAATATTCCTTTGGAACAAATGAATATTGATGAAAAGCAAAAACTAATAAATTTAGATAAAAAGATTAAGGAAAATCTTATTGGTCAAGACGCTGCTGTTGAATCTATTACAAGATCAATTAAAAGAAATAGACTTAACATTAAAGACCCAAATAGACCAGTTGGTAGTTTCATATTTTTAGGATCCACAGGAGTTGGTAAAACACATTTAGCAAAACAATTAGCCAAACAATTATTTGGAAATGAGAAATCATTGATTAGGGTTGATATGAGTGAATACCAGGAAAAACACACCATATCAAGATTGATTGGTTCGCCTCCAGGCTATGTTGGTCATGATGAGGGTGGTCAATTGACTGAAAAAGTTAAGAATAACCCATATTCAATTATCTTGTTTGATGAGATTGAAAAAGCCCATAAGGATGTATTTAACTTGTTATTGCAGATATTAGATGAAGGTCATTTAACTGATAGTCTAGGTAAAACTGTCAATTTCAAAAACACAATCATCATTTTAACAACAAACTTGGGTATCAAAAAATTCCAAGACTTTGGAACTGGAATTAGTTTCACATCATCCAAATATGGCAATGAAGTTGCTAAAAAAGAAATGCTAATGAAAGAATTGAAAAAGTTCTTCTCACCTGAATTCTTGAACCGTATTGATGATACCATTGTATTTAACACATTGAATGATGAGAATGTTAAAAAGATAACTGAAATTGAACTTAACAAACTAATTACAAGATTAATAGAATCTAATTACATTGTTTCCTTTGATTCATCTGTTATTGATTTAATTAGCAAAGTTGGATTTGATGACACTTATGGAGCAAGACCAATCAAGAGAGCAATCCAGGATAAGATTGAGGATTTAATATCTGATGAGGTTTTAAATGGTTTCATTAAAGAGAATGAACCTTACCACCTAGTGGTTGAAGATGAAAATGTTATAATTAAAAAGGGGGTCGCTTGACCCCCTTCCTTTTTTACCTCTTTTCCCTAAAAGATGGTCTTATAACTGGTATATGTTTCTTTTCATATTTTTCATAACCTAGACTTGCAATCATTTCCCTCCCTATTTTAATCCCATTCTCCACATCTTCTAAAACAACATACTCATCTGGTGTATGATAATCATAATAACCAATGGATATGTTAAGGCAACTAAAATCAAATAACTTCTTTAATGCATATACATCTGTATAAGGATGTGAGCCAAACCTGGGGGTTGTATTCTCTACTAATACACTGTTAATCTTATTGAAGAACTCACTATCCCTATTAAATAAAGGAACACCAGATGAAATTTCAGTCACCATCCAATCAAAAGGGGCATCAAACTGTATGGCATATCCAACGTTTTTGAAGAATTCTGGATCTGCTTTTAATGAACCAATACACCCAATTTCTTCTGATACAAAAAAAGCAGCCTTTAAAACTGGTAATTCTGTCAATAAAGTTAAACAGGCAAAAACACCAGCTTTATCATCACCCCCAATTCCAGTTGGTTGCCCAATCTTATTATAACCCTTATAAGCCTCTTTTAAGACACCTTTTGAATTTTCCCTTAGTTCAGTTCTAACATCTATATAAGTGTTGTTGTGGACTGTATCTGTGTGTGCTACAACACAAGGATAGGTTTCTGTTTCACCCTTTGTGCAATATATGTTGGACATCTTATCAACCTCATATGGTATATTATTCTTTTTTAGAAATTCACATATGTAATTAACTAATTTTAATTCCCTGTCACTATATGATGGAATTGATAACACTTCTTTTAATAATTCTTTGTTCATGTTTTTTTGTATAAATATAAGTGATTAAATTGTTAAAAACTTAATTTCACCACCCTTTTCTTTTATCATATCCTTGATTTCTTTGTATGAATATTTTTCAGATAGAGTTGTGTATTTTGCAAACATTGAGTGTGCTTTTAGATTTTTTGGAATTGAATCTATTTCTAAAGCCGTTAGGTATAAATCACCATCAATAGTTAAATTATCTGGGAGAGTTTTTATTTTTGTCAATCTTAAATCAAGATATCCTTTAACAGTAAAATTGTCTGGTAATCTTTTTACCCTTGCACCATATAAATCAAAATTATCATCATAAAATAAATCTTTATCATCTATTGAATCAAAATCATTGATTAATTTCCATGTTAGGGGTGTTCTTTTGTTATCTTTTCCTTCAAGGAATTCAAATATTCTTTTTAATACTTCTTTTTCCATTATCTAATTATTTTTCCTTTTATAAATCCAGGTTTAACCATTTCCCTTAATTCATCATCTGAATATTTTGTTAATTTTGTATTACCTATAACCAAAAAAGATTCAACTTCCAAACCTTTTGGTAATGATGTTACTTTTGTAAATCTTAAATCCAAAGCACCACCAACTTTCAATCCTTCAGGTAATGAAGTTATTGAATCACAACCCAATAACCACAAAATACCACCAACTTTTAAGTCTTTTGGTAGTGAGGTTATATTAATAGAACCATTTAAATCCAAATCACCACCAACTTTTAAACCTTCTGGTAATGATTTCACTTTTGACCTTTCTAAACTAAAATTACCTTTAATATTCAAATCTTTTTTTGTTAATGGTATATTATTTTCCCATTTCCATAAAAATGGTGCTCTATGTTCTTGATTATCTTCCAGGAATTGAAGTATTCTTTTTAATTGTTCTTTTTCCATTGTTTAGTTAATTTCAATTATAAATATATAAAAAAAACTATTTTTAATACCACATTCAACTAATATCACTATAACTAATCTCTTATGTAAAGATAAGTCTTATTATTGACTTTATCATACCCCAAGCAAACTATTTTATTTAAAATAAATGAAAAAAACATTTGGAAAATCAAAAAAAGGGATGTATATTTGTATTCTCAAAACAAGTGAGGTATTTATACAAAGAAAAGGGGACGAAAGGTATCGATTGGCGTGGATTGTGTGAGTAGGCATGTTGGGGCTGAATTAACCTCATTAACAACTGGTTCAAGCCTTTAACTGGCAACACTTTAGAAACTTTAGCAACTTTAGGCTTAGTGCGTGAAGATGCTGTTGTTGCAGCTTAGTAGTTGTGACAACCCCAGGTCGGTGGGCATATAACCTAGGAACAGAAGCCTCATAGTGTGATACTACTTATTGTGTCAAAGGTTTTAGTTTGGGGTGCTACCTGTTAGTCTATGCAAATAGCAGAAGTGAATCCTCCATAGTTGGCAGATCAAATGGCAAAATATGAACTGTCTTATGTGTCCATACAGAATCTATGGAATAAACATGTAGTCTATTTACTTAATTACGAGCAAGACCAGGGTTCAATTCCCTGCGTCTCCACCAATGGAAGAACCATATTATTTGGTTCTTCCATTTATTTTAAACAAAATGTTACTTATTATTAATATTTATATTAAAAATACAACCAATCTAGGGTAAAATCTTACCTTACATTTTATTATCTTTGCAAAAAAAAATAAAATTATGAAAAAAATAATATATGCACTAGTTGCAGTATCAACTGTTGACTTGTTACAAATGACAAGTAATACCAAATTTCAAAAAAATGAAATTAATGAAATAAAAATAACCAGTCAAAAAGTTCTAAAGAATAAGGATGCCAAATTATTATTCTTATATCTTGAGATAATTGAAAATGGTATCAAACATCCTGATATTGTTTTAGCACAAGCAATATTGGAAAGTGGTTATCTATCAAGCCAAATATTCATTGAGAATAAAAACCTATTTGGGATGAGATTTCCTGAAAGAAGGCCAACAGTTGCCTTATCAAAGAATAGGGGGTATTCTGTTTATGATTGCTGGACAGATAGTGTTAAGGATTATAAGTTGTTCCAGGATTTTCTATTTAGAAGAAAAGAAAAGACAAGAGATGAATATTTTGATTACTTAAATAGAATTTATGCAGAGGATCCAAATTATGTGCCATTCTTAAAAAAAGTTATTGAGGATAATAAGATTATCATAGAGTCCAATTTAGATTTATATAAAGAATTCAAAAACAACACAGAAACATATGAATATAATGAAAAAATATGTGAATTAGCAAAACCAATAAAAATAGTTTAATGATATTGTTATATTTATATATATAATATATAAATTATGATTTATGAAAATAAACTTTATGCCCCCATCAAGAACTATAGCCCAAGTATTATAACTTCAAAATATAATGAAGTTAGAAAAAATAAGCAACACAAAGGTCTTGATTTGGGTGTACAATCTGGAACACAAGTATTAGCACCCCAGGATGGGACAATTAAAACTAGCCAAATAACCCAAGGTAATTGTGGTGGTTTGATTGAAATAACACATGCTGACAATATAACAACAAGATATTGTCATTTAAAAAAGATAGATGTTAGACCAGGTCAAACTGTTAAAGCTGGACAAGTGATTGGTTTGAGTGGTGGTGCAGCAAATGATTTTGGAAAAGGACTATCAACAGGCGCTCATTTGCATTTTGAAGTTCTTGTTGGAAACCAATTTGTTGATCCAGAAAAATATCTATCAGGACAAGCAGCTACTTTTACAGGAGACACATCAAGTAATTCTTATAATTTAAGCAATGATGGAAGTACATCTTCCTCATCAAAAAGTTATATTGCAGGAGATGGAAGTACAAGTTCATCACAAAAAACATATAATATGTATAACCCAAATAAAGAAGCAGTTGTTCCTGAATCAATTAAAAATGATGTTAAAAATATTAAAGAATATTATAAAAAATTAAACATACCAATTCTTTTGGAATATAATTTATTTGAACCAAATGAATTAACAAAACTTGGTGAAAAATTAGTTGATTCATTTAGTAAAAAAAGTAATAAAGAATTTTCAGATAATTACACCTACCAGCCAATTGGCACAGAGTTTAGATGCCAGTTTAGTAGATGTGAAACCACTAAAAAAGGAAATTGCTATCTAACAGAGATATACTATGATAATAGTACTCATTATATTGAAGTATGTGCTGATAACTTTGAACTAAAAAATAGAGTTGCAAGGAAAAATGATATTATTGCAAATATTAAATCAAATGATGATAATTATAGTGTAACTATATCAAGGGGACTTAGTACAAAAGTTGAATTAGTTAAGGGTGGTACTAGAGAAAAGAAACCATATAAATTCACATATGGGGGGACATCCTCCTCATCAAAAACATATAAACTAGGAAATGGTGATACTAGTATGTCAAGAAAGACTTATAGCCTTGGGAAAGGGAAAACAAGTTCTTCAAAAGAACCCTATGCTTTAGGTAGGGGTGGTACAGATATGTCAAGTAAGAGTTATGATATGCCTGGAAAAAGTGATAAAATTTTATCAAATGAAACATATAATTTAGATGTTAAAAATGAAATAAATAGAATACGCCAAATTTTATAAAATGAAAAAATTCTTTAAATCATTATTAACAGCAAATGGTGATATATCAAGCAAACGATCAATAGGTATTTCTGCTGCAATGACTATCATATTTGCATCAATTGTTGATTTGTTTTCAGACTTCACAATAACTAATTATGTATTTGAAGGCCTTGTTTGGTTGGCTATTGCTGGATTAGGTTTTGTTGCTAGTGAAAAGTTTGCAGAGGTATTCAATTCAAAGAAGAATAGTTAGTTTGCAAAACAAAATAAATTTCTACTTTGTATATACCTCAAATCTCTTGTTTTAAAATTAGGTGGTAGTTGAAGAACTATAGCAACACCTCTACCTTGTTGACCAGTTTGACCACTATCTATTTTAATCTTCCAATCATTTGTTTTTTCTATATATTTTGGTCCATCAATTATTAAACCTTTTATATTATCAAAAGTCCTTTTTATCTTTTCAAGATCTCCTTCAACAATTTTTTTAGTAGCCTCAATTATTATATCAATTATTTCTTCTAAAAATTTCTTAAAAAAATTTATATCAGAACCATAATCATTAAGAAAACCACTTTCTTTAATGTTTTTTAATATTTTTGGAATGTTTGGTTCTAATATTCTTGTAATATGGAGTGTGTTATTCTTTTTACTACTTGTAATATCATCTATTTTGAAATATTTTAATTCAATAATATCACCTTTAACTAAAACTTCACTTTTTTCTTCCATACATAATGAAACAGGGTTATCCACCATTATATCACCTTTTGTCATTTTATTATGTTCTTCAATTTCTAAAAAAACAGAGTTTTTGAAAATTAATTCAATTTTATTTTTAATATCTTTATTTGAAGAAATACAATTACTATAAACATTATTTTGTTCATAACAATTTTTATAAAATTCTTTAATATTTTTACTTGATAACATTATTTTAATTGTGTCAGCATAAGCTAAATAAACTTTATTTTTTACTGTATTCTCACTATTTGCTTCACCTACTGCTTCAATATACAAAGCACCATTCAAATCAGCTAATGTGCTTATTTGGTAATTAACATTACCTTTATATGATATAAATTGATTTGAATGTTCAAATCTTTTTTCAAATTTAAAAGCATCAGTTGTCTCTCTTTTATGTGTCAATCCACAAAGTAATTTATCAATTGGTGTTGTTTTTTCGGTACAATCGTAAGAATAACTTGTACTTTTAGGTAATTCTTCTGAATCAAAATTTATTTGATAATCCACATATGTATTATATATTAAATTTTTTTCCTTACCTGCTTCAAGACTCATTAAACTTGTTTTATCATTTAGATAAAAAGAATCATCATACATATTAACTAAATTCCTATATGAATAAAAATTAGGTTCATTTATTGATATCTTTCTTTCTCTATTTATAAAGAAATTTGTAAATATATCAATATGAAGTGATACAAAATCATCAAACAAACCATCATCTCTTTTTTCTACACTTAATAGATTAGTAAAAATTTGACTAATATATATATTCATAAATTTAGGAAGACTACTACAATAAAATTCAGCATTTAATTGGATTGATTCATTATCTAAATTTGATTTTTTTGATTTTTTTGATTTTTTTAATTGCTCTGTTGCTTTATCACAATCACTAAAATTTTTAAAATCAATAGATTTTAACTCAACATTTGGCTCTAAATATGATATAATTCTATTTTCTAATTTAGTTTTACTATTATTTGGTACTATATCTTTAAATTTACCTTGTACACAATCATATACAAATTGAAACTCATCTGGTGTAATATATTTATGTTTCACACGTTTGCTATTACCCTCATCTAATCTAAATAAATTAAAACTATTCATAAATTTTTACAATTTTTTATATATTTATAAATATAACAATATTGTTATATCTAAACATTTTTTTAAAAAAAAACAAAATGACAAAAGAACAAATCTTAGGAGTTGTTAGGCATTTACTTACATTCTTTGGTGGTATTTTGGTTACAAAAGGTCTTATTGATGAAACAATTGTAACAGAAATAATTGGTGGTCTTTCCACTTTAATTGGTGCTATATGGTCTTTTATTGCTAAGACGCCAATTTTAGCACCTACTGAAACACCTGTTGAAACTCCAAAAGTTGCAAAAAAAGGTAAATAATCAAATTTACCAAAATAGAAAAGGGCTTATATCACTATAAGCCCTTTTTTTATAAGTTAAATGCTTTTAAGGAGTATTTAAATGGATTCCCAGGTATTTGCTTAATCTCATTAAGCATCTGTTCAACAACATCACCAATTTCATATTGTGATGGTGAATCTAAACATCTTTTCTTATATATCTGTACAAACCCATCAAATGATAGAAATTTATTGCTATTTAATTGTGAATTATACATCTTGAAGAACCTAGATGATTCTTTTGCCCTTGCTTTTGACATCCCTGCCTCAACCAAATCTTTAAAGCAATTATGATACATTTTATTTAACTTCTCACTTTGAGCATTTAATGTATCATACCAGAATTTACCCTTATCACCAAATTCAAGCCAATCTTTTGGTAAGTAGAATTTATCCTCTTTCAATTCCTTGTATCTTGCTGACTCTGCATTCTCAGCTAATAATGCCACAGAATGCTTCAAAAATTGAATGTGAGTGGCTATCTCTGTTGTGGTGACAAAGTGTAGGGAACTAAATCTAAATGGTGAATTATGCCCTTCCTGTCCCAAATAAAATAATAGTTGTTCCACATTCCTAATCTTCTTTGAATTGTTCACAATGTAGTCAACAATTGCATCCACTCTTTCATCAATATTTTCTGGCATTGGTATTTCTAAATCTAAGAAAGTTGAACTCCATGCCGCCAAACTATGTGTATTATCTCCACCATAGTGTCCAATCAAAATTGCCTTGTTGTCTGTCATATTTTTAGTTTTTGTTTTAATAATAGTAAAATTTAAACATCATTCAAATAACAATTAAAATCTTTTGGTGATTTTTTGTTGGGTAGGTTTCTGTTTTGGTTGGTATTGTGCAGGATCTGTTGAATCTTGTGCATTCATTGGTATATTTGATGGGGAATAAACATTTGGATTAGTTTCTACTTTTGGATTAGGACTTGTTAAGATTGTTTCTACACCACTTTTCAAATTTTCAGCGTTTTGACCAGAAAAATAAACATTTGCACTAGATTCAGCTTTTTTCAAAACACCACCCCCTACTGTTTTCATATATTCAACCATTTTTAAAAACCAAGAACTTATAGCGTCAAATTTATCTAAAAGAAACTTACATATATTTGCCAATAAATCAAAATTTCTTTCTGAAAAGAAAACAAACATATCATTTAATGATTTATTAATAGTTTTAAAATGGTCTTCTATTTTTCTCCAAAATGGAGTAAATATACTATTAACTTTATCTATTGATTGAACAAGTGGTTGATTCACTATAGTATCTTTCCATTTTGCAACTGGTGTCAATTCAGCAAAACCTGGCACAGCCAATACTAATTCAATAACACCAAGTATAAATTTTTTGGTTTTTTCCTCATTAGTTTCAGGTAAATTTAAACCCTCATAAAACCAATAAAGTGAATGTAATAAACCAATATAATTATCTGCAACACCACCAGTTGCAAATGCTGCTGTAAGTTGTGCATCATTTAATAAATTATGGATACCATTTGATGTACTAACATCATATCTAGTGATAACATTATTATATGTGTTTATTAATTTTTTTGTTTCTTTTTCATTATACCCAGAATATTGGGTAGAATCCATAAAAGACCTAGGGGAATCAGCAGAACCTTGCTCATTTATATTCTTAGTATAATATAATGACCTTATGTATTTTTTTTCATTTTTGTTTATATATAACATATTTTATATTTTATATATAAATACATAAAAATTTATTTTAATCCACTAACCAAACCCTCCAATTCAGAAATACTTGGCAACCCAACAATTGTTTCATTTTCTTTTGAATTTAAGTAACTTTTTATTGTTGGCACACCCCTAACTCCAACTTCATTAACTGCATAATTTACATCATTCTGCACATTAAATGTATATAATGACACATCTGAATTATTCTCTTTCAATTTATTGGCCAATTGCTCAAATATAGGTTTAAGCATTCTGCATGGTCCACAAGTTGTGGAGTAGAAATCAACAACCATTTTTTCACCAGCATTGATTTTTGACACTAATTGTTCTTTTGTAAGTTCCATATTTTTTTTTCTAAATATAATATAATATTGTATAATGTATTTAATAATTTTATGATTTTTTTGTACAGAGATTTTGTACTGCTGTTTTTGTGTTAATAAGAATACCTGGCCTATTTTCTGTTTTATTATCACCAATATTAAATTTAAATGTAAAATAACCTTTATCTAAATTTGGACCACATTCTGTATAAAATAATATTTTACTCTTTTCATTTTTTATCTGTATAGTGTTATTATATTTTTCAGCAATAAAACTATTACCTACATTGATATTAACTTTATACTTTTTTCCCAAAGTAATTAAATCACTTTTAACTGCATTAGTCACACTAATTCTATTTGTATTTTTACAAAAATAATTATATACATTAGATATAAAGTTAGAATCTGTTGTGTCAGTAATAGATTTAACAAACCCAGTTGCATTTAAATCTTTAAATTCACGTGGTTTTTTCATTAATGATTCACAGTTAGTACTATAAATTGGTTGATTTTGTTTATTTCTAAAAAATATTTGCCCCCATTGAGTGTAAGCATCCTTAACAAATCCAAGTGACTTTGTTTCTTGGTTTATTTTTCTAACAAGACCAGCTGTTGATAATTGTTGATTGGTTGTGGCTTGAGCATTAGACACAGCACTAGCAGGAGGTGTTTTTGCATTAGGTGCAATAGTTTTAATATCCCCATCAGTTACTGATATTTTTCCAAATTTAGCAAAAACAGCTCTTAATGTGTTTGTACCAAATTTACCATCAGGATTAACCTTCAATGCCTGTTGTAAGGGTTTGATATTTTCGCTTTCTGAACATACGAAATAAGGGCCACTATTTACTTTTTGATAACCATATGGACAATAGTTTGCAGATTGTTGTTGGGTTGATGCTGCTGGTTGTTGTTGTGGAGCAGTTTGTTGTTGTCTTTGTGCTAAAGTTTCTGGAGTGTCCATATCATCTTGTTCTAACAACACCCTTTTTATTAATGAAATAAGATTATTTTCACTTAAACGTAATTTATTTTTCATAAAATATTTTATATATAAATATACCAATAATAAGTTATTTATATTTTTATAAACAAATTGCTATATAGTTTTTTATAAACAAATATTTATTAAACATAACAATAAACAATATGAAAATATCAAACATGTTATGTCTTTTTGAGAGAAATTGGATAATGAATTTGAACACACGGCTTCAAGCCATAAACTTATAATTAAAAAGGGTTGCCAAAATACTTGCAACCCTTTTTTTATTTTATTATATTTTTAATAAAAACAGATGGAAACAATATTAGTTCTAAATTCAGATTATACCCCCCTAAATATCACAACGTTTAAAAGAGCAATCATATTGGTGATTAAGGGGAAAGCAGAAATTATAAAAAATGATGTGGATTTTATAAGAACAGAAACAATAAATTATGAAAAACCATTGATAATTAGACTTCTTAAATATATTTCACATAAGATGAAGAATTTAAGGGTTAATAGACAAAGATTATATAAAAGAGATAACCATGAATGTGCATATTGTGGTTCAAAAAAGGAATTAACCATTGATCATATAATACCAAAATCAAGAGGGGGTAAGAACTCTTGGGGAAATCTTATAACTTGCTGTTTACCTTGCAACCTAAAGAAGGGTGATAAGACACCAGATGAGGCAAGAATGCCTTTAAGGTTTGCACCAAAAACACCATCATTCCTATCAAATGATTCATCCATCATAAAAATATGGGAAGATTATAAATCATCATTTGCCTATTAATTTGTTTTTTATTATATTTTCAAAAAAAGGATAATATGAAGAATGAATTTAAATCTTATTATGTGGGTCATTTGGGAAAGCCATCATCCCATTTGGATTATTTTGAAAAAAATGTATCTGCATCTATGACACCTTATATCCTTGAAGAAAGGGAAATGAGGGCAACACAAATTGATATCTTCTCAAGATTAATGAGAGATAGGTTAATATGGGTGGCTGGTCCAGTTGAAGATAGAATGTCCACCATAATCCAAGCTCAACTTATGTTCTTGGATTCAGCAGATTCATCTGATGTAACATTACACATAGATAGCCCTGGTGGCTCTGTGAAGGCAGGTTTATCAATTGTTGATGTTATGGATTACATTAAGTGTGATGTAGCCACAGTGAACACAGGAATGGCAGCATCAATGGGTTCAATATTGCTTGGTGCTGGAACAAAAGGAAAAAGGTCTTCATTAAGATTTTCCAAAACAATGTTACACCAGAGTTCTGGGGGTGCAGTTGGTAATATTCAAGATGCAGAAATAACAATGAAAGAATGGCAAAAAACAAATGATATTTTGTTTAATTTGTTGGGTCAATATTGTGGAAAAGACCCAGAGGTTGTTAAAACAGATGCTAGTAGAGATTTGTGGTTGGATGCAAATGAGTCTTTGGCTTATGGTATAATTGATAAGGTTATTGTGTCTAAGAAGGGTTAAAAAAGAAAAGGTTGGCTAAACACCAACCTTTTCCAAATTTTGAACACCTCCTCTTTTTTTAAAATCCGATTTATAATCAACAGATGCTATCTGTATGATTCAATTATTATGCAAAAAATTTACTCTTTAATTGACCCCAAGCAGTAGATAAGAATTTACAAATAATAGGGGTTAATGCTTTCATCATAATTTTCTTTGTTTCATTATTTTGTAAAAATTCTGCAATTGTATTTCTAAACACTCCTCCCAATAAAGTTCCAAAAAAACCATTTTTAAAAATACTATCTTGTGCTTTACCTAGGATAACTGTTTCAGCAATAGCATCTATAAGTTTTTCAGTAAACACATTACAATCACCTGACAATGCTTTTACTAAGGAAGCTGGATCATCTAATAAAAAGTTAATAATTGTTTTTAATAACCAACCATCTGGAATTTTCAAATATTTAGTTAAAATTAATTTTAAGAAATATTCTAATATTGTTTGCCCAACACCTGAACCAACTGTGGAAGATGCCATATTTGCAAGATTTCCAGGGTTTAAAAAACTACCAATACTATTCATAGTATTAGCATTCAAAAATTCTCTTAATACTTTTGTATTATTTAACTTATTAAGTTCATTTATATAATGAACTGACACATATAGTTTTTTCTTTTCTGAAAATGAGTTAAATTCTCTTATAGTTAAATTAGAAAATTTATTTTCAAATTTTTTCTGTTCTCTTATTAATTCTAATATGTTTCTTTTAGTTATCATTTTTTATCTTTTTATTTTAAAGAAATCAGGAACATTTGCATAATCACCAATAACATCTAATGCTTCCAAATTTTTACCAAATTTTTTATCTTTATATGTATTATAACAAACTTGAATTTTATTTTTTAACCCTAATAAACTTGGTGGTATTCCTGTTGTATCATTCTTATACCTATATAAAGCATTTGTGAACTTTTCTAAATCAAGATTACATTGTCTATATGAAGCATCACTAATATTTAGTGATCCATAATCATCTTCCTTTGATTTACCTGTTTTCTTTGGTTGAAAAAGAATATAATCATATGAAAATATATTTGGATATAAATCCTTTAAATTAGTTTTAACATAATTAGCCTCCTGAGTATAGTCAAATTTAGCATCAGTTACCCAACCATTTTTTTCCAAAGTTGCAATAACTTGCTTTTGTTGGGGTGTTATACCACCAACATTTGCCCCAGTTGCTGGTTTATAGAAAAATTGGTCTTGTGTGCTTGGATATAATTTTGGATTGAAATTTGGTTCATTTGATAGGAATTCAAATATTTGTGTGATACTTAATTTTTCATATTGTTCAGGTGAATTTAAAAATCTCCTTTCTTGAACCGGAAATTGTGAAGCACCTTTAAATCCATAACTAGCAACTGATTCATTAACTTTTTTTATTGTTTCAGAAATCTTTTGACTTAATCCAGAACAAGTAAATGGTTGTGAACTTGTGAAATATTTTTGCCCATTATTATTACCAATAAGATAGGTGTTTAAAGTTCCATCACTATTTATATTCTCCAAATCAAAGAAAACAGCACTATCAACAGCATAATTATTATTAGTTTCATTAAGCCCTAAAATGCCAATTCTACCTAATTGTTTTGATGGTCTAGGTTTTCCTGTTATTTCTTTAGTGTTTGGATTCCAACCTTTAAATCCAGTGAAATCACAAAGATTTTGATTAACTATTTGATTAGCTAATGATTGAGTGTGATTTGGTGTGAAACTCTTTGTTGGATCAAAAGTATTATTTGTTGCCTGCTCTTTTAGAGCATTATGCATATATAATATTCTTTTCTTTTCAGAATTTTCAATATTTAAGTTAATTTTCATATCTTTTTTTTTTAAAAATTTTCAATAGATAAATCCTCCCCACCTAACCAATCAAATTTATTTTTTGCTGGTTGTGTAACAACTGGTGGCACAACAACATTACTTTGACATAAAGTAGCCAAATCTTGTTCAGTAAATTGTGTAACCCTTTTTTGTGATTGAAGTGCATTAAATGTGTTTGGCCCAAAAAACCCATCAACAGTAACACCTAAACATTGTTGTAACTTTTTAACAGGTTCACCTTTTGAACATTTTTTATAAACACCATCAGAAGGGAATTGAAAACCATTTGGACAAAATCTTGTTACTCCACCTCCACCAGTAGTTGCTCCTCCACCACCTATTGTTGTTTCATTTTTCTTATTTTTATTCTTTTCATAGCAAGAATGAATATAGAAAGTTTTACCACTAGTATTAATAAATTTTATACAACCATCATCATCACAAACAGTCTTTCCATAAGAACTTCTATCTTTAAAATACCAGTTAGTACCATATGTTGTGGAAGGGTAATATAATTTCAAAACAATACCACCATGTTTCTCCACTTCTGGATTCTGTGTTGAATTAATAAGGATACCTTCCCTAGGTAGGGGTGCATTTGGTTGAATACCATAATTATTATACAAGAAATTACTAATACATTTTGGTGCAGCATTTTTACCCCCAAAGCATTTGCCAGTGTAATAAGATTTACCATTTTTATCAGTAAATTTAACACAACCATTTGCATCACAACTAGTAAACCCATAAACTGAATTATCACCAAAATGCCAATTATAACCAGTTCTTGGATCAGGATATAATGATGTTAATACAATTCCACCACGTTGTTGAATTTCAGGGTTATTTGTTGTTATTTTATAACCTCCACTTGGGAAGGGGTCAGTTTCTTTCTTATTAAATTGATTTTTTATTAAATTAACAATACAAGGAACTTCTTTGGTTGCCATTTTTTTGGTATAGTTATCTAATAACTTACCAATCATTTGATTTACTTGGGATAACTCCTCTGCCTTTACATGTTCTTTTTTCATTACAGTATATAACTGTATGTTATTTTCATCCCAATATGTTTGTTTTGTTAGGCAAAAATCATTGAAAGTTTTCAATTCTTTTAAAGCCCCATAAACTCTTTCTAATATTTTACCTTCAATTAAACCTTGTGCTGGATCTGTAAGAGTATCCCAAAAAACGCCAGGTGAAAAACTTGAAGTTGGATTATACGCATTTTTTAATTTGGATGCTACACTACTAGCAATATCACTAGAACCTTTCTTTGTTATATTTGGAATTCTATCACACATTGCAAAATAACTATAAAGTTCATCTAAAGGTCTATTTCTACCTCTAGCATCAATAGCTTGTTTTGCCCAATAAGCAGCTGTCAAACCCCCTATAACATAACCAGCTGCTTTTAAAAAAGGCCAAATTAAAAAACCTGCCTCATTTAACAATTCCTTACTTTCTGATGCTTTTTGAATATTTTCCTTTAAGTTAAAACTTGGATCATATCCCATCAATAATTTCTGTCTTAATATTATATCTATTTTGTTATCAATATCTTTCATGATAGTTATTTTTTAATTTAAAGGATTAGCCTTGCCCCTACTTGCACCAGATTCCCACTTTGACTTGCTATCTATTGGGTTTGCTTTACCTCTTGTTGCACCAGACTCCCATTTTGACTTGCTATCTATTGGGTTTGCTTTGCCTCTTGTTACACCAGACTCCCATTTTGATGATGATGTCCCACCATTTGATGCTGGTGCTTCTTCTTGTTCACCAAATTGTTTCTTAAATTTCATAATTAATAATTTTGTGGTTTTGGTAATAAATTTGGATTAACTGTATAATATTCAGTTAAGAAATTTATTAATTCTATTTTATCAACATCAATATCTTCAAATTCATCAATATCAGTATCAATTAACTCATCATCTGGGATTGATAGGTGATTTGGAACTATTGAATAGCCATACTCTTCTGCTAAATCATAATCAATTTGATCCTGTCTAATAATATCATCAGAATCATCAATCAATCTAAATGTGACATCAAGTATGTTTGTTTCTTTATCAACAAAAAATGCTGTAAGTTCTTTAATTTCCATTTTTTAATATTTTGCAATTCTATGCATAAAGTTTTTGATTTCAACTAATTTATCATTAACAGGATTATTTTTTATATAATTTTCATTAATAATTTTTGCTGTTTTATTTTTTCTTGATTCAGATAAAATCAACTTTTTTGCTTGCCTAACAAATGATTCCACCATTGGGCTCATCTCATCATATTCATCATATTCAAATTCATAAATGGTTTCATCATCATCATCATAAGACATTTCATCCATTTCAATAAAATCCATTTTATTTTCATTGTCAATGTCTTCAGTATTCCAGTTCTCATTCATTGAACCACATTCCATACATTCACCTTCATACATACCACCACCACATTCAGAACACATTCCACCTGTGTTTTCTTTTATTAAATCTGAATTCTTTAAAGTAAATCCTTGTTTATCTGAAATATCATCATAAGTTGATATTCTTGTTGGATTGTTTTTTTGTTGCATTGAAAGATAACCATTATACAATTCCTTATGCTTTCTTAAAATGTCATTTTGCTCTTCTTCTGTTATTTTGAAAAAATATGAGTTCATAATTTTTGATTTTATTATAAATATTACAAACTATCCAAAATTTTTATATCTTTGCAAAAAAAAAAGATGAACATATTCTTCTTGGATGAAAATCCCCAACTAAACGCCCAATATCATTGTGACAAACACGTGGTTAAGATGATATTGGAAACAGCACAATTGCTATGTTCTGTGCATCATATGTGTGATGAGATTGATGTACCATATAAATTGGCGCATAAGAACCATCCATGTTCCATCTGGTGTAGAACATCATTAAGTAATTATTTTTCATTATGTGAATTGGGTCTTGAATTATCAAAAGAATACACCCATAGATATGGAAAGCACCATAAATCAACAGATGTGATTCATTGGTGCTTAGATAATCTTCCAAATATTAAAGATATTGGGTTCACCAAACCCCCACTTGCAATGCCAGAACAATATAAAGTAGATGATTATGTCCAATCATATAGGAACTATTATATTGGGGATAAAAAAAGATTTGCAACCTGGAAAAATAGAGATGTTCCTTCTTGGTTTAAGGACATTTGATGTTTTTTACTGTACCAAACCTTTTTATTAATTGTATATTTTGCATTAATTTATCTATATTACGCCTATAAACAGTAATTTGCAAACACACTTTTACTGAGTCTTTTCCTACTGGTATTGGTACAAAATCTATTTCACCTCCAGTCAAATATGGCTTTCTTAAAGTACTAGTATTATCTATTGGTGGTTGTTTTACTTGCATATTTTCTGTTGAAGAATATCTTATATTAACAAATTGTTCAGCATTTGCTTCTGGGCTATTAGGTACATTATTCTTACCAACAAGTGTTGCTTGTATTGAAAATTGTGTTTGCAAATTAGGTATTGCATTTTTCAAAGCAGCAATAAAAGACTTGGCTCTATTTTGACCCAAAGCAATATTTTTAGAACCATATGTGTCCTCACCTCTATATGTTACTGCTGAAACACCAGGTGTGATAATAGCACTACTTACTTTATTATTTGAAAATAAATCCATAGCTCTCCTAAACTCATTAGAATTTGTATCAACAATACTAGAACCTAATTTAAATAATGCTTTACCTAATTGTGTTTCTTGTGTCATTTGTGCATCTTGTGAAACATCTCCTCTATCTCTAACAGCATATGGATCAAATTCACCCCTCTCACGATTTGGGCTCAAATCTCTAGGTGGTAGTGCTTGCTCATATATTATTCTTTTTACTAATTTATTTAAACCAGATTCTGTTAATTTGTATTTTTTTTCCATTTTATTTTTTTCTATAAATATATCATTATTTGATTTTTTTTTGTATATTTGTACTCCACAAAACACAAAACAAATGAAATTAAAATTAAAAAAAGAAAGGCAAATCTGGGTATTTAGTGATCCCCACTACAACCACAAGAATATATGTAGGGGTACAACAAATTGGAGAACCAAAAATAATGAAGTCCCCACAGACAATACCAGGGATTTTGAAACATTAGACAAAATGAATGCTGCAATTGTGAATAATATCAATGCAGTTGTTAATCAAGATGATATATTAATATGCTTGGGTGACTGGTCTTTTGGGGGATTTGATTCAATACAAGAGTTCTATGATAAACTAATATGCAAGAACATACACTTGGTATTAGGAAATCATGACGACCACATTGAGAAAAACAAGTCTGACATACAGAGGCTGTTTATGAGCGTTAATTCCTATGTTGAACTTGAAGTTGATGGTAATAAGTTTGTATTGTGCCACTACCCCATAGCATCCTGGAATGGCTTAAATAAGGGCATAATGCACCTACACGGACACTGCCACCTTCCAACCAATAAAAGGTTCGGAAAAGGGAAAAGAATTGACGTGGGGATGGATGGACACCCAGAATTTAGACCATACAATTTGACAGAGGTTGTTGCATTACTAAACAAACAACCTATTGCATCAGATATGGGGTTTGACCACCATACTGAAGAACTTTTAAATGTTGTGGGATGATACTAATTAGATATAAAGATAATGAATATTACATAGCCAAACCAATATCAAATATTGATGTTGGTAGCTATGTATTCATTTCTGGGTATGAAACATTTGGTGAAATATTGGGATATGCAAATACAGAGCATAATCTAATTAAAATTAAAGGTTCATCAACATATTTGTCTGTATCCCAAAATAAATTATATGAAATTGTTGGTTCAACAAAGCCTGGATTTAAATACTCTTTAAATAGGAAAGATTTGGATTTTCAGTTTGGGGCGTTCACCCCAAAAGAAGTAATTCAATATTATTTGAATTATTGTGAAAAACATAAAGATGCAACCATTGATGATTTCAATAGGTTTTTCTTAAATAAGAATAGAAATGTGATAAACATTGAGGAAGTAACTATTGATTCAAATTTTGAGTTGGTTTTTGGAAATGTAATACCATTGTTATATTGATTTTATTAAAAAAGTGCATATCTTTACATTAAGACAAATATGTCAAACATAAACATTTAAAAACAAAACAAAATGCAGACATTACTTTTCAACACAACAGAAAAAACTGTAAGACTTTATGAGGGGCCAAAACCAGAAGGCACTATCATTTGTAAATTCAACTCAATTCCAACCGTTAAAATCTATGATGGGTATTATGAGGTTAAACAGAAAGATGAGGATGAAAAAACTTACCCTGTTGCACGATTTCCAGTAAATGGAACAAATATGTTTATTGAAAAATAAATCTAAAAACCCCCTACTTTATTACGGTAGGGGGTTTTTTATTTATACCTCTTCTGCATCACTATTATTCAAAAATAGGTCTAATTTATAATTAAACATATTATTATATAATTCATCAACAGGCATATTTCCAGTATATTTATTTTTTGTCTTTTTATCAATCAATATTACTTTAACATCCGCATCATCAAAATCAATTTCTGGATTTAAATATATCTTCACAAGTGAACCATCAAAAACTTTTGGGTAATCTCTATATTCCCAATTGTATTCATCATTATTCTTATAATACTTTTCAAGTATATCAAACAACTTCATTCTAATTTTTAAATTTTCAGGATTTGGCTCATCCAAATCACCAAATTCTTCCATAATGAAATCTTCTAATACATCTGCAATAACTGGGTGCATATCTCCATATGATGGATATACAGTATCATATTCAACATACCATTCATCAGTTACAATATCAACATGATTAATATAATTTCCAAATAGTTCACAAAAATCATCTATTTCAGTAAGTCTTTGCCTATTAACATATTGTATAAACTCATAAGAATTCACACTCAAAACTTGTGTCCTTGAATAATATCCTGTTTCAGTTATAAATGCGTATTTTTTTATATCATCTAAATCTCTTTCTATTGCCCCATTATAATTTGATATGGTTGCATCATATGTTTTGTTTGAATGTGCGTCAAATATTTTATCAAAATATTTTGATTTTTTATTATTTATATGTTGTAAGAAATATTTTTTAAATTTATCTAATGTTGCAAAATTATAATTCATATATTTTATAGAATTACTATTTTTTTCAAAATAATCATCTACATAATTTTCTAATGTTTCATTAAAATCATATCTTTCCTCATATATTGATTCACTTAAATTATTATTCCTTTTTTCACCTTCTAGGTATGAAATATGATTTTCTAAATTACCTATTGAAGGATAGTTTTTACTTATCTTTGAACATGATGTTCTAAGTTCAAAATCAATGTCTGACCCATCATATGTGATATCATCAATATTACTATCAGTAATAAGTGCCATACTCTCATCATCATCTTCATCATACTCTGTCATTTGGTCATAAGTTTGATTTTCAGCAAAAGCCAAAGCAATTTTGTTGCTTATACCAGCTTCAATTAATCTTTGAATTCTAATATAATTTAATTTACCTGCAAACTTTTCTGATAATGCATCTATTCTGTCAAATTGCACATCCTCACTAAAAATACCTTCTTTATTCACTAATAATGGAAAATAAAACTCCCTTAATTCTTCATGTTTAATAAAAAATCCTTTAACATTTATCATACCATCTCTAATATCTCTAAACTCATTCTTTTTAAACTGAAATTGGTATTTGTGTTTTTCATCACTCTTATCAATCATAATATATATTGGAGCATAATTATATGTTGTAAATAAATTACCCCTACTTTTGTATGCTGGGTCTAAACTGTATTTACCCCAAGTTGTACACCAGGATGAACCAACTCCAAGCCAGGCTGCTGCCTTCTCTGTTTTTGGCCTAAATACAACCCATTTTTCACCATTGTGAAGAAGTTCATATGAATCTTTTGGCAATTCTTTTAAGATTTCTCTTATTGGTGTATTAATAGATACAATATAATCTTTTACAACATTATACAAATCTGATATTTGCTTGATAGACTTCAAATCAATGCTCAAATTTTTTGCATAAACAATTTTCAAGTATCTTGTGGCTTCAACCAAGTTCTCAAGATTTGGCATATTGCCAATCTTGTAGATGTTCAATAATACTTTGGCATATTTCCCTATAAGAATGACATTATCATTCTGTACTTTTGTTTTGGGATCTGCTTTCACAATTCTATCAAATATATTCCTTGGAATATCATTATAATATTTGGTATAAATGTCATCCACCCTGGATTCAATGATTAATTGCTCTAATGATTTTAATAATCTCATATCTTTTTTTTATTTTTTTATTGGTATATTATTTTCTGAACATATTTCATAAAAATTATCTACAAACTCACTTGTACTAATATATGCATTACTATCAAGATATAACCTAGGTTTGCTTATCCTTTCTTCTTCATATACTAAATTATATAACTCATCTTTAACCTCTCCTGCTGTGGATAAAACTTTAGCAGAATCAATATCATCTTTAAAATCTAAAATATTAACTCTTATTAATGCACCCTCATAATTCAATTTTAAAACCTCACCATAATCAGAAAATGCTTTTTCAATACATTTATTGATATCATCATAGTAAGAACTTTCATAAGCACGATCCATTGCCTGTCTAATAACATCAGTAAGTTCATCTATTTCTAATTCTTTAATTTTATCAACTAATTTTAAATCCTGAAAATATTCATCATCATCATTTGAGTCATTTAAATCATTTATTTCCTCTTTAAAGTTATTTATCAAATATTCCTCAATTTTATCCTCTAATTCACTACTTGAATAATAAGTGAAATCTTTCCAATTATTATCAAAATCAAAATAATCCAACCCATTTTCAAGGAAGTTTTCAATATAATTAATATATTCTGAACTACCATTTTTTAATCGCCTTCTACTATCATAGTCATCTGAATTAATATATTGATACATTTCATCAGGTTTTATAAAAATATCAAAAATTACCTGTGGTTCTTTATTAATCAATCCTTTTTTGTATGCAGAATATAGGGCAATAGTTCCAAATAATTTTTCATTATGTTTCATAACAAGTTTAAATAAATCATCATTTAAATCTGCTAATTTAAAATCACTAGCTGAATCATATTCAGAACCAAATCCAACAATATCAACTTTTGGGTCTATAAGTAATTGAGCAATATATTTATGATATTTTTCTGCTGGTTTTGAATTCTTCTGACCTTTTAGTTGTAATATTTTAAAACCCTCACTTTGTTCTTCTATGGCTGCTGTTAAATGACTTTTATTTATTGTGAATTTATCATTTATTCTTCTTGCTTCACGCAATGAAAATAAAGTATCACCACGAGTTGAAGCGCAATGTCCCATTCTTTTCTGTTCATCATTACAATATGAAGTCTGCAAATCTATCCAATAAAATCCCATACCATCCTCATCCCTAAAATCAAGAATGATATTATCTTCATCCTCTTCATAATTATATATACCAGAACCAACCTCTAATTCATCATGCCATTTTTTAGATTCCCTAACTAATGTTAAGTAATCATCATTTTTATGAGTTCCCAAATTACCATTTAAACCTACCCTAATCCAGTCCATAATGGATACTAAATTTTCACTAAATATTCTATAATCTTTATTTAGCAAAATAATTGCTTGTTCTGTTGTGACTTTTGGGTTGTTCTTTACAATAATTTCAATAACTTTATTAGCCATTATAATTGCCAATTTACCACATTTTTCAACAAAGAAATCTGCGGCTTTATCACTTAATTTTAACTTATTCACCAAAACATCTTTTGCAGATGCTTCTAGTATTAAACTTTTTGTAACATTAATTAATTTCATTTTATAAATTTTTTAAGTCCAGTAATCATATGATTTTTTAAAAAACTCCGGATTATTTCTATTAAAGAAAGATTTGAGTAACATCTTACCCATATAATAAATACCCTTTGATTCAAATCTTCTATTTAAGGTGTAAACATTGTAATTGCTAACCTTAAATTTCCTTGGCTCAATCTTTTTGCTCAATTCATAATCTTCTGCAAACACACACTCATTATTGAAACCCCCCAACTCACGCAATTTTAATGTTCTAAACAACATAAAACCGCCAAGACAGAATGGAGATATTTTTGAAACCATTTTTCTTAAAAAATCCAACATAATATATGCAAAATCATATTTACCATTTATGGTCTTGAATTTTACAGTCTGCAAATCTAAATAATAATCAAGAGAAATCCTCATACAGTTTGTTAATAAATTCTTATCAGTTAAAAAAACATCAGCATCCAAAAATAACGTATATATTGTTTTTGAATGCTTAAACCCAATATTCCTTGCTTTTGCTGGTAAGCCACCACCTAATATTTCAATATCCAAGTTTTTAAATTCATTTAATTTTATCAATGGTTTAGTTAGCCTATCATTTGATGAATCACAAATATAAACTTTTGTTCCTTTGATGTTATTCTGTCTATCTAAATAATTCAAACAATCTATAATGACATTTTTTTCATTTTTGCATGGAATGACAACTGTTAAATATTCATTAAGTTTCATTTTGTTTTATTTTATAAATATCCAAAAATGATATAATTAAACAATTAATAACAAATATATTGATATATTCCAAAAAAAATCAATATTTATAAATAAACCTAATATTATGAATAAATTAATTTTCTTACTACTAATGCCTATTATTGGCCTTTCTCAAAACATTGAGAACAAACAAATGACACTAAATAAAGAAAGTGAAGAAAAACAGAAATTAAGAACAGAAAAATATGCCCCAAAAACTAATACTGTAATTGTTAGAGATATTGAACCAATATTTGACCAAGGTTATGGATTATTTAATCCTAGGGTTATGTATTATCGTAATATGCGTTACGGTAATCCATATTACTATAATCCTACAACATTAGCCCCAAGACAATTTAGAGGAACAATTGGGTTAAGCAAAAGTGTTAGATTAATTGGTTTATTTTTTACATTAGGGGAAGATAAATTCTTGGTTGGAGATTTGATGTTTAGACCAAACATAGATAATAGTGAATTTTATTCCAATATAAACATCCAGAATGCTATCCAGTGGAATGATGAACGTTTAAAGGATATAGAGAAGGGTTATAGGATTTATGTTGGTTATGGTCAACGTATAGGTCTTGTATCCCCATTTGTTTCAGTAGGGATTGGAAGCAGGGTTGTGAATTATCAGTTTATTGATGATTTGGTTATTTTGAATGGAAGTAAATCATATTCATTTCCAAAATTTGGAAGGAGTTTTGTTGGAATTAAAATTGGAGGATTATTTGACTTTAAAAAATTTGTTTTTAAGTTTGATTTAGATCCAATAAACCCTGATTTCTCAATTGGGGCTGGATTTAGAATATCCAAATAATGATTATTGATTATATTTTAATTTTTATATTCCAGATTGTTTTTAACATATTTAAGACATTTGAGATAAAATACACATATGAAGATAAATTAAAAGAGTTATTAGTTAATTCTATTTGGATTAATTTAACTTCTTTATGTGTTGCTTATTATTCATTAGATAACCTATTTAACCATAATTACTTTGTAATCCCTGTTTATATTGCAGGTAGCATTATTGGAAAATGGTTGAGTATGAGGGGCTTTGGTATGTTAATAAAAAAAAGGGAACCATAATGTATGATTCCCTTTTTTATATATTTTAATTTTACTTAAAATACATCTGCATCTTTTCTATCCTTGAATTGGTTTGATTCATAGTGAAATTGGTATGGTGATAATGGGTCATTTTGGTTGAATATCACATAGTATGAAGAACCTGGATGTTTTTCCAAGTAGTTCTTAAAGTGTGAGTATCCTGCAATTGTACATATATGTATTGAAGCACCTTCTTTACATTTACCCAAGATAGTTCTATACACCTCCCAAGTTTGCTTGTCCATATTGGATACTTTGAATATTTGATACCCAGCAACTAAACCAATTAATTTAATGCCAACATCTTGTAATTTCAAGATATCTGATTTTGATACCAAAACTGAATCTGAATCCATTTCTTCCTCATCACCTTCAACAGAACCAACTTCTTGAAACTGAATGGCAGCATCAATAAATGCTCTAACATCTGAAGATGATTTTATTTGGTTGATATCTAGGATAGGGAACATTGCTTTTCCTCTTGGAGTTTTCTTTGCTTTTTCAAATGCATCAATATACCCTTCAAATTTGTAGATATCCTCATCCTTAATTTTCTTTTCAGCAACTCTTGCTGCCAACCATTTCACATAAGCACCTTTGCCTTTGGAAACTTCAACAATCTCATCAAATACTTCTCCTGATAATTTACCAGAATCAACAAATATCTTTCTATAGTTTGAAATTGTTGCTTCATTTTGCTCTCTAATAACCCTCTTGATGATTATAGATAAGTCATGTTCTGTTAGTCTTATAGTCTTTGCCATATTTTTTTTAGTTTTTATTTATAAATATCAAAGATATTAAAAAAAAAATAGTAATCAAAATAATTTTAGGAATATTTATAATAAACTTTTATAAAATGATAATTAATGAAAAATTTATTACTGAAAGACCTAATAAAAAATTAAAGAAATTAAAAGGAATTATAGTCCATTGGACAGCAAATACACGATCTGGGGCAGGGGCTGCCTCTCATTTGAATTATTTTAAAAATAATTGGAAAATAGGTTGTACTCATTATGTTGTTGATGATAAAGAAATTATTTACTTAATTCCAGATGATGAAGTTGCCTACCATGTTGGTGATAGGGAAAGAAAAAGCAATCTACCCATTAGAAAAGCATTAGTACCCCAAGGTGGAAGTCCAAATGATTATTTCATTGGGATTGAAATGTGTGTAAATATAGACAATAATTGGGGAAAAACCATCAATAATGTAAAAGAATTATTACACCATTTATTTGAGAAATATAATTTAACAGTTGATGATGTTCATCGCCATTTTGATATATCTGGAAAAGATTGCCCTTTTATGTATCAACCACAACTTGTGAATGAAAGGTATTTTGATTGGGGCTGGATTACCTTTAAAGAATTTATAAAAGCAAAATAGCCCCAACCAAATTATTATTTAAATAAACTATCAAATTTTGGATAACCCCAACCATACCAATCATCACGACCAGGCTTACCTCCATCTGTAAGATTTTTTGTTAGATATTCTTTTAAGTCATTTTGGGTTTTAATTTCTGGGTTATATTTTAGCAATAGACCAACTGCAGCTGTGCCATGTGGTGTTGCCATAGATGTTCCATCCCAACTTACATAAGAACCATTATCTTTAAAACAAGACCAAATCTGGACTCCTGGTGCAATACCTACCAAATTACTACCATATTGAGAAAAGGATGCTTTATTACCTCTAACATCATGAGCACCCCAAGAGATGACATTTGGTAATGCACCTGGGAATGACAATATTCCAGTTCCATTATTACCGGCAGCAGCATTAACAAATGCACCATTATTCACAGCATCATTTATTGCACTTGTTATTGTCTTATTTTCAGTGGGTGCACCCCATGAGAAATTAAACACCAATAAATAATCTTTAAAGTTATCTTTCCATACATTCATTGCATGATTAATTGAATTAACCAAACTTTCTGTGGATCCGCCTCCATTACCACCCAAACCTTTTTGAGCCATAATTAAATCCCCATGATTAACACCATTCACATAACCAACGCCTAATTTATATTGGGGGTGCTTACCTAATATAATACCAGCAACGTGATGACCATGTCCATGTCCATCATTTTGGTTAGAATCAGTTGTAAAGTCTTTGCAATATTTCTTATCCACAAATTGGTTGTCTGACGTTAATGCCGTATGAGTTGGATATGCCATTGTATCAATAACACAATAAAGAATCTTACGTTTAAACTTCTCCCCTAATTTTAATTTATTATCAAGAAATTGACTTTGTAAAAAAACCCATCCCCAACTTGGTTGATTATTTAAGGATGATTCTGTTGATAAAGCCTGTATTTGGGTTGGGGGCAAATCAAGAATAACATCATTACCTTCTTCCAATGCTTTGAAATGTTTTGCAATTAAATCAAAATTAATTTTCTTTGCAAGAGCAACGTCTTTTGATGAAAAATTTAAATTCATATAATTATATTTTTAGATAAATAGTATTTTTATTTATTTTTTTTGAATAAATATATATTTATTGTATATAAATACAAATAACAATATGAGCATAAAGTTTAATATCACAAATGAAGATAAGATTAGAATTAAAAATCTTTATCTTAATGAGAAATCAAAAGAAGAAAACAAGCGTTTTTGTCATAAGAAAAATATCAAATCATTAGAAGAAATTGTTGGTGAGGATGACCAAGATGATTATATTGAAGGTATTAAAATTAGAAAGTCTGGAATTAATTCATTGACTGATATGATTGAAACATTGAAAACAATGAGAACTAGACCTAACTTAACAGATAAAGGTGAAGACTTATGTTATAAAGTTTCAAATACAATTAACCAGTTTAAACCATATAATTACTTTGATGAAACAAGTAATCAATGTGTTTCTGCTATGGAAAAAATAATTGAATTATACAAGGAAAATAAACATGGTGAGGAATTAGTTAAAGATTTAGAAAAAATATATAGTGATGAAAGTGTCTCACCAAGAGGTAGAGAATATATTAAGCACTGTCTAGGTGTTATCAAAGGTAAGAACTAAGTTCTTACCTTTTTTGTTTTGCTAACTTCTTTATTTAAGGCATCCTCATAAGCCTTTTTGTATTTTGTAACAACTTCTATTGGTCCTCTAGTTGTTATTGCCTCATCATAATACCAGGTTGTTGTTGAATTCTCATCAACAAATACTCTTGTGTATTTCTTTGCTGTGTTGGTTGGGGTTTCTTTTTTCATCTTTTTTTTTGTAAAGATAATGAAAAATAATTAATGCTGGTTAGATTTTAATGTTTTATTTTCTTCTTCTAAAAACTGTACTTTAACAGTTAAAGCTGAAACTTGCTCAACTAATTTAAGGATTGTATCTCTCATTTGATCCTTTTCTTCTGAACTTTTTAATAATAGAACTTCTAATTTTGCAATTCTATCTCTACAATCTTCACGGATAAAATTATCCTCATTCCTTTTACGTTCTTCTCTTTTTTCATAAAACCTCCAAGCACTTGCTGAACCTAAAACTGTTATTGCTGTAATTAAAACAGTTGCTATTGTATTTTCATCCATTTATTTTTCTTTTATTATAAATATGCTAAATAGTGTAAATAGGAAAAGTTTGGGACACAAAATCCCAAACTTTTCAATAAAAAGCATTTACATCTTAAATAAAGATAATTTCCTTTGATTCTATATTATATTCTATATTAATTGGATTGTTTGCTAACTTATAATTCTCCCCCAAGACAGCAGCATTGAAATACTGAACACCATCGGCATATTTCTCACCATAACCAGAATGGATATGACCAAAGCAATGTATTTTTGGTTTAACGACCTCAACACGTTTTGTTAATTCCTCACAACCAACATTGGCCCCAATAGGCAACACATCTAGTATGTATTTTGGTGGACCATGTGTAATAAGGACATCCAGATTATTAGGTATTTTATCCCAGTAGTATTTTAAGTCCTTGCTTGTGTGCAAATTAAAAGCCCAGTTAAAAAATGCTGGTTGCCAAGGGGATCCATATACATTCAAACCATCTATATTCACAAAATGGTCAAATAAATAAACAACACCTTTGTCTTTATATTTTTGTTCAATATCAAAGGCTTTCTCAAACCAGAAATCATGATTACCAGCAATGAATATTTTGTGAGTGTAATTCAAATCTTGAAACCAATCTAAAAAATCAGTTATTTCATGCTCATAACCCCGACCTGAAATATCTCCACTATGAATAATAACATCGCCACCAGGCAATAAGTTATTATCCGTTAATTCTTTGTGTTTGTTATGTGTGTCTGAAATAAATGTTATTTTCATTGTTTTTGTTTTTATGTCCACCAGGCTTTTACGCCATATTTTGCAATTTCTTTGTTCCCTTTAAATATCTCACATAATTCATTCCATTCTTTTTCTTCTAAAGCCACTGCTTCTTTAACATCATTAGGGGTTTTTAAGTTTAAAAAATAATCATCATTTAGCTGATTTTCTAATAATTGAATAAATCTTTTTAATTCTTGGATATTTTCTGAAGATGCCTCATTCTCAATATAAGACTTTAACATAAGTTCAGTTGATGCTTTCATATTTGCCAACATAAAAGTATAATCCCAGTGTGCATAATTCCAAAATATGGGAATAAATTTAAAAAGTTTAATAAAAAATTCAAAAAGTTTGTTCATAGTGTTAATTGATTAGTTAGTTGATAGTACAAATATAGTCAAAAAAATAGACCCAACAAGTTTTTTGTTAGGTCTCTTTGAAAGAAATCGGATATATAAAAAATTCCAAAGAAGAGGAATGATTTTTAAAAATAATCAATAAATATCATTACTTAAATAAAAATCCAAACTATCTATCTTTTTTTATGAATATTTTTTTATAAAACTCTCCATTTCTTGTTAAGAAATACAACCCAGTTTCAAATATACTTTCCCCCTCATTTAAATTAAATGGTCCAATTCCTTCTAAGACCTTTTGACCCAGAAAATTAAATAAAGCCCATCTATCAGATGGTAATATGCTAACATAAACATTGTTATCCCTATTAGTATTATGGATAACTCTATCAGTATATTTTTTATCTTCAATATTTGGACAAATTGTTATTGTGTCATTGATAATATAAACATTATTTACTTGAAATAAAGTATCAAAACCATTTAATATTCTAAAATTAATCTTATTAAGATAAGGTGATTTTGCATTATGCTTCAATGTTAGAGTAAAACAAGAATCTGTTTTTAAACATATAATTGTATCAGTTGATAACTTTTTTACATTCTTATTATATTCAACAACTGTAACACCATCTTGTTTTATACTATAATAAAAATCTTCAAAGAACTTATTCTTATCAATTTCTATTTTTATTTTTGAATATGTTGAATCATTTGCATTACAATCTCTAGGTGCATCAACAAGTGGCAAACAAATGGCTTCTGAAATGTTTCTTCTTATTTTATTCCCAGGTTGTTCCCCAAACCCCCACTTATAGTTTATACCCACCTTTGGATTCAAATGACAATATGACATAATAGTTCCCTTTGTATCAGGAGTAACTTCTAACTCTGGACATTTTACTGGTCCAGACTGTTCAACAAACCAACAACCATCTAAAGCAGTTCCATTACCATTCCACCAACAAGCATGAGTGTGGGGTGAACCAAGTAAATGACCAATTTCATGGGTCATTACTGTTGTATTCCAAGAATAGTTTGGAAATACACCTGTTTCCATATCCAAGCCAGAATAACTTGTTCTCCATTTTGCAATATCACAAAGAGAATGAAGAAAAGCAACACCTAATCCACTTCTTAAAGAAACTAATTGTCCAAATGTTTCAGGTAATTGATCCTCAGATTTAAATTGGTTGGCAAAGGAATATAACATATTAACTCCATCATAATTATAACCACTTGGCCTATCCCATAATTTAAACCTTGCAATTTTAATGTTAACCCCCTCTTTTAAATAAATTAAATGAGTTTGTGCAAATATGTTTTCAATAAATTTAATAACTTCTTTTCCTGACCCAAGTTTTTCAATCATATCATAATCTGCCTCAAAATACATTGTTATGACTTTGATTTTATTTGATTTTTCTTGTACATACTCAAACATTGGGGTTTCCTTAAAAAACTCTTCCTCATTTGGTAAAACACATTTAAATTCTTTTGTTTGTTTCACATCTAATTCATGCCAAACACCATGAAACCCCTTCTCTACTGGACCAAAAATCCAACCTTCACCATCACCCATAATATAGGTCTGAAAGCTATTATCATTGATTACAATAGATGCAAATCCGCTATCATTACCTTGAACCTTTCCAGAATAAATAAGCGATTGTGGTTCATATATAGTATTACATTCAGAATATATTTTGGGGTTATCCACATATATTTCCATTTTGGTTAAGTTAAGGATTTTAACACCCTCTGGTGTTGGCAATTGTATTGTTAGAGAATCCAAATCATTATTTATGATTTCCCTAATAATATTTTTGTTCAATATGAGGGGGGTTGCATAATTGTGTGATGTTGTTCTCAACTCCTTTGAATTTGTTTCAAAGAAAATGGATATAGGTTTATTATTCTGTGAGAATAATGAGAATGTTAATATTGAATAAATCAATATTAATTTTAATTTTTTCATTTTTTTAATTTAGTTTTTTATAAAATTTATTGAAATAGGAAATCCTTGAATCTAACCCGTGTGTTCCACCATTTACTCTTTTTGTAATTCTTGTAATAATATCTCTTGTTGCACCAAGATCTGCAATCTCATTCAATTTGTTTTTATCAAAAAACCAACCAGCAGATGCCAATGGATATGTTGTTGCAACTAAATCTGGATTGCCAATTATATCAACATCCATACCTGCCTCATTTAATGATTTATTAAATAATAAGTAATTATTTTTACCAGTCAATTGTATGTAACCCCTACCTCTGTATTTATACCCTTCAATGCTATCTTCATCACCATTTCCCATTCTATTTGCATAAACAAGACTTGCAATCTTGGATGGTTTCCTTTCATATAACAATGCTTTTGCGTGTGTGGTAAAATACTTGCCAAAAACCTCTTGTAATCTTTTTGCTGAATAGTTTAAATTCTCTTGTACAGCAGTAAAATTTCCTGATTCATGAGCGCATTGTGCTAAGAAATGTGCTAACCTTAATTGTGTGTTTATATCATATTTTTCATAGATTAAATCAATCTGATTGATGATTGATTCTGGAATAATTCCAATTAATTTTTGCTTGGCACTTGACTGATCCATAATATTTTTATATTTTTGTTATATATTAGTTATTATTGTATAAATACTGTATTTATTGTTATAAATTATAACAAATATGGATAATATTACAAAATTAATTAAAGAGAATTTAGAAAAATTCACTAATAGAACATTGGTATTAAAGAAAAATGTAAATATATCAGAAGAACTTGAATACCATATTAATGAAAACTTAACATTAACTAATAATGTTTTTATGGTTTATTCCAAAAAATACTTTGACTTGATTAATGAGGTTAGAGATTTATGGATGAGAGATTTAATCCAACTAAATGAAGAAGATGAACAAATGGTAATGTCAGATACTGGCAAAGTTGCATTATTTGAAGGTGAAATGGTTTATCTTGATGCACCTGTACTTGAAAGTGATGATTTTGATTTCTTAAATGAGGCTGAACATAGGGGTAAAAAAGTTAATATAGGAAAACCATTTAGAACTCCTGGTGGACCAAAGAAATTTGCAGTTTATGTTAAAACACCAGGTGGGGGCGTTAAAAAGGTTACATTTGGTGATCCAAATTTAAAGGTGAGAAATAAAAACAAAGGTGCAGCCAAATCATTTAGAGCAAGACATAAGTGTGACCAAAAGAAAGATAGAACCACAGCAGGATACTGGTCATGTAATGTGGGCAGATATTCAAAACAACTTGGATTAAAATCTTCAAATAGTTGGTAATGGAAAAAGAAGCATTAAAAAGAATATTTGATTTTCTTGAAGAAAAAGGAGAACATAGGGGTCCATTATTTTGGAAGCATAAAAATAATATACCATTAACAGATGAAGAATTAAATATTGAAGGTAATTTGGATTTAAGTGATACAAATATAACCTCTTTACCAAAAGGATTGAAAGTTGGTGGTGATTTGGATTTATCATTTTTAAACATAACCTCATTACCAGATGGATTGAAAGTTGGTGGTTATTTAAATTTATCATATTCAAACATAACTTCATTACCAGATGAATTGAAAGTTGATGGTAATTTAGGGTTAGCTTTTTCGCCAATACAAACATTACCAAAAGGATTGAAAGTTGGTGGAACTTTGAATTTGAATAATTGTGATGATATAACCTCATTACCAGAAGGATTAAAAGTTGGGAAATGGTTCAGTTTATCCGGTTCTAAAATAACTTCCTTACCAAAAGGATTGGAAGTTGGTGATGATTTATTTATAAGTTGGACAACTTTAACCAAATACACAGATGATGAATTAAAAAAAATGATTAAACCTGGATTTATAAAAGGTGAGATAGTAAGAAAATAATGAAAAAAGAAACCCTAAAAAGAATATTTGATTTTCTTGAAGAAAAGGAAGGGAAATCATCTATTAAATGGAAATTAATTAATGATATACCATTAACAGAAGAAGACTTAAATTTTGAAGGTGATTTATTTTTAAGAAATTCAAAAATAACCTCATTACCAGAAGGTTTGAAAGTTGGGGGGACATTAAATTTATTCAAATCAAAAATAAAATCATTGCCAGAAGGATTGAAAGTTGGTGATGATTTGGATTTAAGTGAATCTGATATAGAGTTTTTACCAAAAGGATTGGAAGTTGGGGGTGATTTGTATTTACTTGATACACCCATAACTTTTTTACCAGAAGGTTTGAAAGTTGGTGGTTATTTGGATATAAGAGATACAAAAATAACTTCCTTGCCAAAAGGATTGGAAGTTGGGGGTAATTTGTATATCTATAGAACACCATTAAAAAAATACACAGATGAACAAATAAGAGAAATGATAAAATCTGGATTTATAAAAGGAAGAATATTTAGGCAATGAACAAAGAAATAGTAAAAAGAGTATTTGATTTTATTGAAAAAGAGGAAGGGCATAAAGTACCATTTTTATGGAAATTATTTAATAATATACCATTAACAAAAGAAGATTTAATTGTTAAAGGGGATTTGAATTTAGAAGATTCAGAAATAACCTCATTACCAGAAGGCTTAACAATTGAAGGTGATTTCTTTTTTTATCATACACCTGTTGAACTACCAAAAGGGTTGAAAGTTGGTGGTAATTTATCTTTAATTGGTCCAAATGTAACCTCATTGCCAAAAGGATTGGAAGTTGGTGGTAGTTTGTTTGTATCAGATACAGAAATAACCTCACTACCAGAAGGATTGAAAGTTGGGGGTGATTTAGATTTAGCAGATACACAAATAACCTCATTACCAGAAGGATTTAAAGTTGGGGGTAATTTAAACTTATCACATTCAGAAATAACACGATTACCAAATGATTTGGAAGTCAATGGCAATTTGACTTTAAGTTTTTCAAATATAACCACATTACCAAAAGGATTAAAAGTTGGAGGTGATATTAAGTTGTTGGGTTCAAAAATAAGATCCTTACCAGAAGGATTGAAAGTTGTGGGTCGGTTGGATTTAAGAGATACCACTATAGGTTCATTACCAAAAGGCTTGGAAGTTGGTGAGAAATTAGCTTTAAATGATTGCAAAAAATTAACTTCATTACCAAAAGGATTGAAAGTTGGGGGTGATTTAATTATAATTCGGACAAATTTAACCAAATACACAGATGATGAATTAAAAAAAATGATTGGTTCGGGTTTTATAAATGGTGAGATAATAAGAATATAATGGAAAAAGAAACATTAAAAAGAATATTTGAATTCCTTGAAGCAAAAGGAGAACAGAGAATACCATTCTTGTGGAAATGGAAAAATGAAATACCATTAACAGAAGAAGACTTAAATGTTCAAGGTGATTTGGATTTAAGTAATTCAAACATAACCTTATTGCCAGAAGGTTTGAAAGTTAGTGGTACTTTTGATTTAGGATATTCAAATATAACATCATTATCAGAAGGATTGAAAGTTGGTGATGATTTGTATTTAAGTAATTCAAACCTATCCTCATTACCAAAAGGATTGGAAGTTGGGGGTTTTATATTTATATATAATACACCATTAACAGAATACACAAATAATGAATTAAGAGAAATGATTAAGCCTGGATTTATAAAAGGAAGAATAATTAGATAATGAATATAGAACAACTAAAAAGAATATTTAATTTCCTTGAAGAAAAAGGAGAACAGAGAATACCATTCTTGTGGAAATGGAAAAATGAAATACCATTAACTGAAGAAGACTTAAATGTTCAAGGGGACTTGGATTTTTCACAATCAGAAATAGAATCTTTACCAGAAGGATTAAAAATTAGTGGTGATTTGGATTTATCCTACACATATATAAGGTCATTACCAAAAGGATTGAAAGTTGGTGGTCATTTGGATTTAACTGAAACAGATATAGAGTTTTTACCCAAAGGATTGGAAGTTGGGGGTGATTTAATATTAGATGGTTGTGCCAATATAAAAACCTTACCCAAAGGCTTGAAAGTTGGGGGTAATTTGGAATTAACAGGTATAACATTAGGTGAAGATTATGATGATGATGAACTAAGAAAAATGATTAAACCTGGATTTATAAAAGGAAGAATTAATGCAGAATGAAAAAAGAAGTACTAAAAAGGATATTTGAGTTCCTTGAAGAGAAGGAAGGACATAATTTACCATTCTTATGGAAGTTGATGTCTAATGAACCATTAACAGAAGAAGAATTAAATGTTAAAGGTCATTTGACTTTAAGTAATAAAGGAATAGAAACATTACCAAAAGGATTGAAAGTTAGAGGTGATTTGGATTTGCAAGATTCCTCTATAAAATCATTACCAGAAGGATTGAAAGTTAGGGGTAATTTGATTTTAATTGATACACCCATAACTTTTTTACCAAAAGGGTTAGAAGTTGGCGGTTATTTGGATATAAGATATACAAAAATAACCTCCTTACCAAAAGGATTGGAAGTTGGTGCTACTTTATATATTAAAAATACAGCATTATTAGAATACACAGATGAAGAATTAAAAGAAATGGTTAAACCTGGAATTTTAGCAAGAAGAATATATAGAGAATGAAAAAAGAAGTACTAAAAAGGATATTTGAGTTCCTTGAAGAGAAGGAAAATAAAAATCCACCATTTATATGGAAATATGAAAATAATCTACCATTAACAAAAGAAGAATTAAATGTTGAAGGTGATTTGAGTTTGGTTCAATCAAATATAGAATCATTACCAGAAGGATTGAAAGTTGGGCGTGATTTGGATATTTTTGGTTCAAAAATAACCTCATTACCAAAAGGATTAGAAGTTGGGCGTTTTTTGGATATAAGAGATACAAAAATAACCTCCTTGCCAAAAGGACTAGAACTTGGTAGTAGTTTGTATATTAGACATACAGCATTAGTAAAATATTCAGATGAAGAATTACAAGATATGGTTAAACCTGGATTTATAAATGGAATAATACATAGATAATGGAAAAAGAAACATTACCATTCAAACAAGAAAATAAAGAAGGGAAATTGATTAGAGAGTTTAGTCAATTTGTTGATATTGAAGAATTACATTGGCATAGAGATAGAACAAATAGAGAGGTTAAGATAATCCAGGGTGGAGGATGGAAATACCAAAGCTGGGATGCTTTACCTATTAAACTAAAAAATAATGACACTATATCCATACCAAAAGGGTTATGGCATAGAGTTATTAAGGGTGACGAACCCCTAATTGTAGAAATAACTGAATTATGAAAAAACAAATGAATGAGGCTAGGGGTGTCCCAGCAGGCATCACTAATTATGCCACAAAAATATTTAATGATGTATTAGAAAAATTAAAAAGTAATAAATTTAAAAGACAATCTCCATTTGATACGTATAGTGCAGTTGTAGATGCACCAGGTAAATTCTTAAAAGATGATAAACCAGTTCAAATTAGTAAAATAAAGGTTAATATAAATTTTGACTTTTATCCTAGTTCTGATATAAAAAAAATAATAGCAGCCAACCCCAAAGTTAAAACAAAAACAGATAAATTATTATTGACTGGTTTGGGTATGGAGTTTTTTTTAACAAAAGACTTAACAAAAAATTATAACTTAAAAGTTGCTTCAACTGAAAACCCAATTTTACATATTAATTTTGTAGCAAGTGAAGATTTAAATGATATTGAAAATAATGTGTATAAGTTATTAAATGATAATTATGATACTTTTTTAAGTACATTTGGTCATGAAATTCAACATCATATTAATATGGAGGCAAAAGGGGAAGATGATATAGCATTACGAACAAAATATAGAGTAGTTTCAAATCCAAGTGATGTTACAGAGTATAAATCATTAAGTGATTTTGTATTTAATTTATATTATCTTTCACTAATTGAAAATATTGTTAGACCTACTGAGTTAAAAACTACATTAGATAATAAAAAGGTAACAAAAAAACAATTTCAACAAGTTTATTATGATTCTGAAATGTATCATAAATTTGAGATATGTGAGAATACAACATATGAAAAATTATGCAATGAATTGCTAAAAGATTTAGAAAAATCTTTACCGCCTATAATATTTAAACATAAAACTAAATCTGAGATTATAGAAATAATGTTAACAAAAACCTTTATTAATATGATTGATGAAGGTGCAAGTTTTTTGAAAATGGCTATTTTTGATAAAATGCCTAATGCTCCCATAGATGAAATAGATAGTGTTTTTAACAACAAATTTGAAGTTTTTTTGAAAAAACATATGTTTATCAAATACAAACCAAGTAAGGATATATATGGTGAAAAGGATTTAGATGTTGAAAAAACATATAGATCCTTAATAAAAGACATGAATATTACAGCAACTAAAATGAAGAAAAAAATTGCTAAATTATATGAAGATTTACCATATGAGTATGAGAATTAAAAAATAAATTGTATTTTTGCAAAAAAAACAAAAGATATGTACATTGTTAACATTAGAATACCAGATGATTTGAAAGGTAAAGTAAAGATAAACTTACCTGAACAAATAAAGATAAGAGAAACTAAAGAAAAAAGTTTGAAAGTAGAAATAACCAAATCATGAGAAAACAAATGAATGAGGCTAGGGGAGTTCCAGAGGGACTTACTAGTTATGCAAAAAAAATATTAGATAAATTTTTAGAAGATTTAAATAGCCCTTTTCCTAATAAAACCACAGTTGTTAATATACCAGGTACTTTTTTTAAAAATGATAAAACACTTCAAATTAATGATGTAAGTGTTCTTATAAATTTAAAATTTTATACTAGCCAGCAAATTAAGGCAATTGTAAAGGCTAACCCCCATATTAAAGAAAAAAGTGATGAATTACTGTTGAGTAGTTTAGGTATGCGGTTTGACATAGACAATAACCTAACAAAAAATTATAATTTAAAAATTTTCAAGAGTGAAAGTCCAACTATTACTATTAATTTTTTAGCAAGTAGAGATATACAAGAAGTTTATAAAAAGATATACATAATATTAAAAGATAATTACGCTAGATTTTTAGATTCATTTGGACATGAACTTAAGCATTTTATTGATAACCAATTAAAAGTTGAAAAGGATATAGCATTAAGCGCAAAGTATCAAGTAGTTTCACAGGCAAGAAATTTTACTGATAGTCAAACATTAATTGATTTTTTCTTTGATGTATATTACCTTTCATCAATTGAAAATCTTGTTAGACCTTCTGAGTTAAAAACAAAATTGGATAATGAGAATATAACAAAAAAAGATTTTAAGGAAATTTATTATAATTCTAAAATGTATAAAAAGTTTGATTTTTGTCAAAATATGACATATGAAAAATTATACAATAATTTGGGGGAAGAGTTAGCAACAAAAGTATCCCCTGAAAAATTTAGTAAATCTAAAGATAAACTTATATCAAATGAATTAAGTAAAACCATAAGAAAAATGATTGCTAGTGGTAAAGATTACTTAAAAACAATGATTCCTATCTCAAAAGGGGATATATCTATAACAAATGCTTATTTAAGCAAGTTTAAGAGTTTTTTAAAAAATCATTTATTTATTAAATATGCTTCAAATCAGGTTATAGATACAGAAAAAACATATAGAGCAATAATAAAAGATATGAATGCTACAGCAATTAAAATGAAGAAAAAAATTGCTAAATTATATGAAGATGTGCCAGATAATTATGAATCATAAAAAATAAATTATATCTTTGTCAAAAAAAAATATGGATATCAATAACATTAAAATTCCTGATGCTTTGAAAGGTAAAATAAAGATAAACTTACCTGATGAAATCAAGATAAAAGAAACTGAAGAAAAAACTTTGAAAGTAAAAAAATAGTCTGTATCTTTGCTTAAACTTAATCACTAAATAAAACCACAACTATGAGATATGATTTAGATGTTTTGAACAAGTATGTGGAAGATGGGTTGTTAATGAGAGCAAAACACAAATTATACCCATTGTATATCTATAATTATACTAGAACTGTTCAGTATGGTAATTTGTGGGATGATGTTACCATAAATTTTAGAGGAACTATATTGGATGAAGATGGTAATTTAGTTGCTAAAAGTTTCCCAAAATTTAAAAACTTTGAGGAACACTCTGCTGATGAATTACCAAATGAAGATTTCAACATCTATGAGAAAATGGATGGATCTTTGGGTATAGTATATTTCTATGACAACAAGTGGAATATGGCAACTAGGGGATCTTTTAACTCTGACCAGGCTATAAAAGGTTTGGAAATATTGAATAGATATGACTTATCCTTGTTGGATGTAAATTATACTTACTTATTTGAAATATTATATCCTGAAAATGTTATAGTTGTCCGCTACAATGAAGAGAAATTAGTTTTATTAGCAAAATACAATGTTATAACTGGTGAAGAAGGTGATGTTCAAACTGAATATTACAAAGCAAATTTTGATGTTGTTAATTGCTATAATAATTTACCAAATAACTTTGCAGATTTAAAGAGGGGTATAGAGGACAACAAAGAAGGTTATGTATTACGCTTCAAAAATGGAATGAGGGTTAAGATAAAGGGTGAACAATATGTTAGACTTCACAAAATATTAACTAATATATCTAATATGGATATATGGTTATCTTTGAAAAATGGTGAAGATTTATCTTTATTATTGGATGCTATACCAGATGAAATGGACAATAATGTTAGGGATTTTGTTGACTTCTTGAAAATAAACTATAATGTTGTATATGATACTGCATTAGATTTTTATGAGAACTTGTTAAATGAAAATGAAATAAATTCCAAAAAAGATTTTGCTTTATTAATAAAGGATTTAGACCCAAAAAATAAATCTTTGTTGTTTGCATTTTGGGATAAAAAAAGATATGAGGATATAATATGGAATATAGTAAAACCAGATGAATATTCTTTATTGTCTAAATTAGAACTTAATGAATCATAAAATACCAGAGTTTAAGGTCTTAGTTGTAAGAAGTTGGTTTACCAAAGACAATGCTAATTCTAATATATCTGATTTAGTATCTGTCTTTGGTTTTAGATTAATAAAAAATGAAATATAATGGCTTATTTGAATGCAAACATACCAACTATTACTTGTCTAATTAGGAATGAATTTTTATTCAATCATAAATCAGGCTTTAATGAATATACCCCAGCTGATGTACATTCAGTTGCATCTATTCAAAAGAGAGTTCCATTATTTGAAGCATTTTTAGACAACGGAGTAAATTGGACCCGTAGGCCTATTCACTCCTTTGTATGGAAGGAAGGGGCAGAAGTATTACCTTTATCTGAACATATGTATTGGGATTGTTTCTCGTCATATATAGATGTAAATGTAAGAGAAAGGTTAGCAGGTCTTAGAGCTGACTTAATATCAATAACTGGTGTTAAACGTTTAGGAACATATATGTTTACACTTGATTGGTCACATGAAAATAGAAATGTTATTGATACTAATTTTTCTGAAACCCCAGAACATAAATGTGGGCATCTTTTTAAGATGGATAATGGGAACTATTTCATATATCCAAACAATAGAATTATTTGGATGGATACCGCTTGGACTTATAATAGGATAGACAAAAATCCTGGGTATAAGATAGATATGAATGTCTATTCAGTAGAAAATATGAGTGGATATGCAACAGATTATAATTATATAACTAATTTTACAAAAGATGGAAAAGACTGATATTATATATAATATATTAAATAATACAAAATTAAAATTAAAACCATCTAAGGTATGCAATGGAGTTGGTGTATTTAGTATTTGCAAAATAAAAAAAGATGAGAAACTATTTTCAGATGTAACTGTTGATACAATGTATATATCTTGGGATGATCTTAAAGGTATTCCTAAATCTACTGAATCCTATTTAAGAACTATAGCAAACGTTGCTGATGGGGGGATTTATTTGTCAAGAACACCTAATAACATAAATCTATCATATTATGTAAATCATTCAAATAAGCCAAATGTTTTTCACAACTTAGATACAGATGAATTTTATGCTATATGTGATATTGATGAAGATGAAGAAATTTTATGCACTTACACTGATTTAGAAATTGATTGGGAATAGGTATTATGATATTTAACACAAAAAAACTAAAAATATGGATAACTTTAGATTAGGTAAGGAAATAAATATAACTGGATTAAGCAAGAAAAGCACAATTAGTGTTCCTTATCATATTCTTGAACATACCTTTGGAGTGCCAACCATTATTGAAGATAATAATTATGCAATCTGGAAATTAAGGTTTGAGGATACAGAAGAATCTATTGCAATACTAAATGATAATGAGAATTATCTTGAAACAAATAAATGGTTTGTTAAAGCACATAATTCAAAGGGTATTGAAAGAGTAAAAAACATTTTATCAAGTATTTAATGGTATAAGTTGTTTTTTTAAAAAAACATTCTTATCTTTGTAGAGTAATAAAAAAGCAAACATATGAAGAATCCATTAAAAGTTTGTACATGCACACAGTGCAAAGCAAGTAAGCAGAGAATGAATAGTGCTTATAAAAAAAAGATGAGAATTTTATTAAATAAAAAATTAAGAAGAATGGACTTTGAAAATCCAAAGTACATAAACTTCTACTACGCATAGAAGAGACATCGCAGGGTCGTATAAGGGTTAGTATATTGGGCTCATAACCCAGAGATATAGGTTCGAGTCCTATCTCTGCAACCAGTTAAAATAGGATGTGGCGCAATCCGGTAGCGCACTTGCTTTGGGAGTAAGTAGTTGCAGGTTCAAATCCTGTCATCCTAACAAATGTCCCCTAACCTAATTATGGTTGGGGGTTTTTTATTTCATCACCATTTTTTAAATGCGAGTTTGGGAAGAAGTTAAATCTTGTCTTTTTTGAAATCCATATTAATGTGGGCAATATTGGTAAAGGTAGTGGGACAAACCTGGTGCATATTAGAAAGAATACCTTAACAAGATCCAGGGATTGGTTTTTTAGGAAGGTTAACTCCTTTACAGTTACACCTTGATTTAAAATGTATTTTTTTAAGATGGAAAATGCAATTATTGTTTCTTCTTTTTCTAACTTTGTTGAGTCTTGTAATTTCTCCCAATTTTCTTGGATAAAGAAAATGGTTTTATTAAACCAATTTTTTAGTTTTTTTAAACTATCCAAATCATTGATTGATTTTACCAAAACATCTAATTGTTTCTTACTAACAATTAACTTCATATTTTCTTTTGTTTTTGAAATGTATTATATTTATAATAATAAATACATATTTTATGAAAATAATTATAACAGAAAGTCAATTTGGTATCTTAACTGAAAATAAGGCTACTATTGATAATCTTGTGAAAATTGCCAAGCTATCCCAATCTGATGCTGAATTATTATATTCAGTTGCTGGTAAATTATCTATGTGGTTGGCAAAGAAAATTAAAGACAAAAGGATAAGGTCAAAAATTGAGGATATAACTGGGATAATTGATTGGATTAAAACTGGATTAAATGGTAATATACAAACCATTAAGAATGTTGAATTCAATGAATTGGTTAATATGCAAGATAGATGGCACAAATCATTGAAAGCAAAAGATTATGATTTTGAATATTTTGATGAAAACATACCTGTATTGGATTTTAGGGATGATTCTGGGTTGGGGTATTATTGGGTCAAGTTAAAAACCAATCCTTGCACAGAGGAGGCTGAAAGGATGGGGCATTGTGGTAGATCTGGAAAAGGTGATTTATATTCTCTTAGAGTCAATGAGTTAAAAGGTCAAACTGGTAAAGTTAGTAATAAATCACTTATCACAGCATCAATTAAGGATGGGGTTGTTTATCAAATGAAGGGTAGATTCAACAAGAAACCAAGTGAAGAATATTATGATTACATTATAAAACTTCTATTAAAGAAGAACCCAGATGGAGATTATATGATAAAATCATTTGGTTCAGAATATGCTTCAAAGGAAGATTTTAATGTTATGGATCTTGATTTCTCAAAGTATGTTGATTTTTTCAAAACTAGAATTGATTTGTTAATATCAGATGAAGTTCTTGAAAATAATGAAAAAAGATTAGATAGTTTAGAAAGTGGAACATTGTTTTATGAAAATGAAGATTGTGTTAGACAAGCTGTTTATCAATTCTTGACTAGTTATGAAAAAATGGAAATAAGAGATGAGAATAGTAATTTAGAATATGCTAATATTATTTTTAAATTATATGAAGAATCTAATGTTTTACCAAATGAAGAATTTATTGATTTATTAAATAGATATTTTGAGTTAAAGAATGATAAAGTTGATTTTTTTGATATGAAAATTGAAGAAAGATATGGGGGACATGTTTTTCATTTTGTAAATGAAAATGGTGTAAAAGAGGAATATGAAATCTTTAAAGAAGAAGATGCAAGAGAAAGAGCAATAACCTCAATTCATGATATTTATGATAATATAGCAGAGTTATTTAGAAATAGAACATATTATGAAAATCGTGGAATTGATTTGGATAGTTTTGTTGAAATATCTAAAGATGAAATGATGGAATATATTTCATCTATGGTTTGGGATGATCCCAAACATTTTTTGGATAAAGATGATTATACAGATAAAGAAGTTTATGAATATATTGATAATGAAGTAAATGATTATGAGGAAAATCCAAAAAGTTTTATTCGTGATTTTGATATCGATGAAACTAGTTATTTTAATAGAGATAAATTTGATGAAGCCATTTTTGAACATGATGGGTATTCCACATTAGCATATTATGATGGTGAATGGGTAGAAATAAGAGTTTGTGATGAAACATATATAACATATAGAACTGAATAAAGTAATGAAATTAATAGAAATTTTTAAAACACTAATTAATGAGGAAACTGATGGTATTACTATTTTTTTAAATAAAATACAAAAAGAGTATGATATATCAGATTCCTTATATACTGAATTGATGAATTTCATTGAGAAATCTAATTGTCAAAAAATAGAGTTTGCAAAATTCAATTATCCTGCCCTTGGATTGGCCTTACATAATGGTGTTATGATAAACTCAACTATGGTTGGTGGGAGTTTAAATTTTTTGGTTTTTGTTATTTTCCATGAGATAGCACATCAATTCCAGTTTAAGAAATATGGTGATAAGATTATGTATGGTGTTTATTCTGGTGATGTTAGTATTGATGAGGCTGCCAAATTTATGAAACACACAGAAGAGGTTGCTGATGAATTTGCTATGAGGAAGATAAGGGAGTTGCAGAAAAAAGGATTAATAGATGATAAGTATAAACCAGCATCACAATATAAGAATGTATCAATTCACTCAATAAAAAGTATGATAAGTGGTTTTAGAAAACAATTAGAAAATCAAAACTTATCATCCCCTACTGAAATTAGTAAATTTTTCTATAATCTAGTTAAAAGTAAAATGTAATAATATGCTTAATGTATTTAAATTTTTCAATCAAAAAAATAATAACATAATCTTAAATGATTACATTGGTGAATATAAAGCTGATGATGGTAGAACTGGAAAATTATATGTGGAGGGTGATAAAATAAAGTTCACATATGATGGAAAGACAATAACCTTCAATCCAGAAGCTGAAGCAGACACTTTTAAAATAAGTTATTTCCCCTTTAAAGGGTTGGCAATATTCTCAAGGGATGGTAAGGGTAAAATAAAAGAGGTTAAGGCTGAATTGGCAGGGTATATCATAAATGCCAAAAAGATTGCTTAAATTTAATTTATGTGCCAAATTAGTTGTGTTTTTGATTAATGTTTCTTATCATTGTTAAGAACAAAATAATCAAAGATGAAAAGTGAAGGCATTAATGTTTTAAGTTTATTTGATGGAATGTCTTGTGGACAAATTGCATTAAATAGGCTTGGTATAAAGATATCAAAGTATTATGCATCTGAAATAGATAAAGCACCAATAAAGGTGACACAGCATAATTATCCAGACACAATCCAGGTTGGGGATGTTACCAAAGTAAAGGGTGATGATTTACCGCAAATTGATTTGTTAATTGGGGGTAGTCCATGTCAAGGGTTCTCTTTTGCTGGAAAGAAACTTAATTTTGAGGATCCAAGAAGTATTCTATTCTTTGAGTTTGTTAGGTTGCTTGATGAATGTAAACCTACATATTTTCTATTGGAGAATGTGAAGATGAAGAAAGAATGGCAAGATGTCATTAGTGATTTGTTGGGGGTTCAACCAATGAGGATTAATAGTTCAAAATTTACAGCAGCAAAGAGAGATAGGTTATATTGGACAAATATCCCAAATATTTCTGAACCTATTGATAAGGAAATATCATTTGATGATATTAATTCAAATATTGATGAATGGATTGAACCTGAAAGGATTGAAAAAATTGCTGCCTGGAAGGCACAACAAAAACCTTTAAAAAATGCCACATTTATTGGAAGAAAATCAAAATTGCCTTGTTTGACAGCAAGGGGATATAACCAATATCATAGTGGAATGATATTGATAACAGATGGTGAGAAGTATAGGTATTTAACCAATGAAGAAGCAGAGATGGCACAAGGTGTTCCTGTTGGCTACACATCTATATGTAATGATAGAGAAAGAAGCCATATGCTTGGGAATGGGTGGACAGTTGATGTAATTGCTCATATATTTTCACCACTAAAAAATGAATTATGAATATATTAGAATTATTTGCTGGAAGTAGATCCATTGGTAAAGTTGGTGATAAATTGGGAATGAATGTTTTTTCTGTTGATTGGGAGAAATATGAAGATATTGATTTATGTATTGATGTTGCAAAATTGAAGAAAGAGGATATTCCCTTTATACCTGATTTAATCTGGGCATCTCCCGACTGCACAACATATAGTATTGCTGCTATTTCAACCCATAGAAACAATACTGAACCAAAAAGTGAATATGCCAAAAAATGTGATGCGACAAATCAGCATTTCATATCCTTAATTAAGGAGTGGTTGGAGATTAATCCTGATATGGTTTTCTTTATTGAGAATCCAAGGGGTATGTTAAGAAAGATGCCCTGGATGCAGGAATTTAAAAGACACACCATATGGTATTGTGTTTATGGTGATGAAAGAGCTAAGCCAACCGATATATGGACAAATTCAGATAAATGGATTCCAAGACCAGTATGTCATAATGGAAATAAGGAATGTCATCATGCACCTGCTCCTAGGGGGTCAAAAACTGGAACACAAGGCAGAAAAGGGTCATATGAAAGGAGTAAAATACCTGAACAATTATGTTATGAGGTATTAGAATCTCTCAATAAACCTAATATTACACAATAAAGTAATTAAGTTTATTGTGCAAAAACAACTTTATTATGGAAATAAAAGGTCCTTTTTCATATAGTGGGAACAAATATAAGATATATAAGGCTCATTTAAAGCCCATTTTTGATGAATTTGACCAAGTTATTGAGCCATTTGCTGGTTCTGCGCCCCTATTATACAATGCAAAGGGGGGTGGAATTGGCTCTGACACCAATAAAGCGGTTGTTTTTATGCATAATTCACTAAAAATTGATGAAATTGACAAGAAAATGGAGGAAATTTACCATTTTTACTTCAAAAATGGGCTAAATAAGGACTCTTATATGGAATTAAGGTCATTTTTCAATGAAAAGTGGAAAATATTTGGGTTTTTTGATGAAATTGCACCACATTTTCTATTATTATGCCAATTATCCTTCAATTCTTTGGTTAGATTTAGCAAAAATGGGTATAATGTACCATTTGGAATGAAAAAACCTGACTTTAATAGGGTTTTAGTGCATTCAAACATCTCAAAATCAAGAAATATCACCATATTTGAGTTAGAATATGATAAATTGGACATTTCTTTGTGTAAAGATGCCATAATTTACTTAGATCCACCATATATTGCATCAAAATACCAATATAATGGGTGGAATGTTGAAGATGAGGTTAAATTATTGGAATATATTGATAATTTGCACAAAATTGGGAGGAAATTTGTATTATCCAACACATTATATCATAGAGGAGTTAAAAATGAACACCTAAATGCCTGGATTTCCAAGTATAATGTTAAATATATTGATAAAAACTACAATTCTTGGTCTGCGGCAGTCAAATCTGTTAAAAATGACTATAAAACATGTGAAATTATTGTAGATAATCTATAGAATTAAGAATATGAATGTATTAAGTTTGTTTGATGGGATGAGTTGTGGCCAAATTGCTTTAAATAAAGCAAATATTCCATATAATAACTACTATGCTGCTGAAATAGACAAGTATGGTATGCAAATAACAAAGAAAAACTACCCCAACACAGTTCATTTGGGTGATGTAACTCAAATAAGGGGTAATAATTTGCCAAAAATTGACTTATTGATTGGTGGTAGTCCTTGCCAGGGGTTTTCATTTGCTGGGAAACAACTTAATTTTGATGATCCAAGGAGTAAATTGTTCTTTGAGTATGTTAGAATACTAAATGAGGTTAGAGAAACTAATCCAAATGTTAAATTTTTGCTTGAGAATGTGAAAATGAAGAAAGAATTCTCTGATATAATATCAGAACATCTTGGAGTTGAACCTATTAAGATAAATAGTTCATTAGTTTCTGCCCAAAATAGACTTAGGTTATATTGGACAAATATTGAAGGTGTTGAACAACCAGAAAATAGGAAAATATATCTAAAAGATGTTTTAGAACCTATTGTGGATGACAAATATTACATATCACAGATTGCTGTTGAAAAACTAAATAGACATGGTAATAAAGTAATTAAGGAATTGGGCATTCCTAAAAAATCTGGAACAATACATGCTGGATATTATAAGATGGGAGGTAGAGATCAGCAGTATGTCAAGGATATTCCAGATTTACAACCATCATTGCAAGATAGGATTTATTCAGATGATGGTAAATTTGTTGCAATAACCCCCTCCTTTATGCCATATGTTATTACAATTGATAATCATCATTCAGATTCTGAATTAAAATGTGTTGGTGCATTGGGTAAGAATAAAAAATGGCTTGATAATGGTAAAAACTTGCAAAGAAACTTTTCACAAGGGGAGAGAATATATTCAACTGATGGTAAATCACCTTGTTTGTCTGCAAATAGTGGTGGTAGTGCTGGGGTTGGTAATACATTGATAACAGATGATATAAAAGATGAATACAAAATTAGGAAATTGACACCTATTGAATGTGAAAGGTTGCAAACAGTTCCAGATAATTATACAGAGGGGGTTTCAAACACTCAAAGGTATAAAATGTTGGGTAATGGATGGACAGTTGATGTTATTACACATATATTTGAAAAATTAAAAAGTTTATAACTATATTTATATAATAAAAAGTATGGATAAATTATATAAACAAATTAATAGGGTTAAATTTTTAATGGAAGACCATAAAAATTTTGGGGATGAAAGATTTGGTATTGGAAACTCCATTGATTTACTTAAAAATAATTATAACATACACAAAGAAGATAAATTACCAGAAGAACTAATTAATGTACATGATTCTGCAACACATTCTGAATACTGGGAAGATACGTTAAAATATGTTTCATTAAAAAAAAAGAAATTAAGTAATAACAAAAAATTATATACAACTCAAAGTTATTTATCAAAATCATTTATTGATACAATAGATAATAATGTTTATAATTATTCTGATATAATTGTTGCAACTGCAAATGATGATAAATTATGGATTTTAAATGGTCATCATAGAATTTACTATGATAGATTAAATGATAGAAATTCTATAGCATATATTTTATCAAAAAATGATGTAAAAGAAATTGACAATGTGTTTTACACAAGTGAAGATGATGAATAATAAATATTGAAATATGAATGTATTAAGTTTGTTTGATGGGATGTCTTGTGGCCAAATTGCATTGAATAGGGCTAATATTCAATACAACAATTATTTTGCATCAGAGATAGATAAGAATGCCATAAAAGTTACACAGCATCATTACCCTAACACAGTTCAATTGGGTGATGTGACAAAAATTGAGTTTATTGCTTCAAAGATTGATTTGTTAATTGGGGGAAGCCCCTGCCAGGGTTTTTCATTTGCTGGGAAGCAACTTAATTTTGATGATCCAAGGAGCAAGTTATTTTTTGAGTTTGTTAGATTAATTGATGAGTGTAAACCAACATATTTCTTATTGGAGAATGTTGTGATGAAAAAAGAATATGAGGATGTTATTACCCAATATTTGGGAGTAGAACCAATCAAAATTAATAGTTCGTTGGTTTCAGCACAAAATAGAATTAGATTATATTGGACAAATATACCAAACGTTAAAGAGCCAGAGGATAGGAACATTTCATTGAGTGATATTCTTGAGGATGATTCTATTATAAATCCTGGTGCAATTAGGGGTAGGAGATTAAATAAAGCAACCATAATTGGTAGAAGGTTAAATTTTGATGGAAAGAGAAAAGATTATGACAAAGATATACCCATTACCCAATGCTTGGAAGTAAGAGCAACCAATACAAATAAGAGCAATTGCCTCACCACTGTTGATAAGGACAATGTATTGACCACAATGCCCATTGGAAGGCATCCAAATGCTTTTAAAGATAAGTTACCATTTAGATACTACACATTAAAAGAGTATGAGAGGCTTCAAACAATACCAGAAGGTTATACAAGTGTTGTATCTACATCACAAGCAAAAAAAATGATTGGTAATGCTTGGACAGTAGATGTTATTTCACATATTTTCTCTTACTTAAAATAAGTAAAATTTGGTTCACACCAAAAAGTTCACTATCATTGTATATAAGAAATACAACTATGACAAATCAATGCATTGAGTTTGAAAAACTTCCAGACAACAATTTTTTTATGCTTGATGGTATAACATATTGCAAATTTGGAAGATATGGATTAGGGTTTAATGATGGTGAAAAAGCCTTCAAAATAGTCAATCCCAAAACATTGGTTGAGCAATTAGATTTAAAAGATGTTTTTTCTAAAAAAAATACATAATTATACCTTTCTTATCAAAAATATATTTATCTTTGCACTGTTATAAAGATGATGAGTTATGGAAAAAGATGTAGCCAAAATACTTAGAGAATTACAATACTTAGCAACAGCTTCTAAGGACTTTAAGACAAATTACCACAACCTAATAATTGTGTCCACTCTAATACGTGGTAATTTGAATGAATACTACCTGCCAGATCATAATGGCAAACTAAGTATTGTATCTAAGGAAATGGCAATTGATTATATAAAGTCAATATCCGCTTTGCCTCAAAATGAAACTAGGGGCAAAGCGGAAAAAAGTGAAAACAATTAAATTATTTATTATGATGATAATCTTTTTATTTGTATATATATCTCTTACAGTTCATTTATTATTTTATGAGTTTGATGATAAACATCTTAAAATATTTAGATTACTAGGCAAAGTTATGGGTACTACAATAACATTATTTATTCTATTTATTTTAATGTCATCAGTAATTGGAAGATTTGTTGATAATCTTGAAGTTAATTACACCATTTTATTATTTATCTTACTTTTAACATTCCTTATTATTTTCTGGACTATAAAAGTTATAAAATTCTTTGAATAATTTCTTTTTTTTGATTTAGTTTTATTATCTTTACAGACCAAAACAAAAGAACAATGAAACTCTTAACAAAAACAGAAAACCTAAGTTTTGCAGATAGTACAGGATTAGCAAATGCTGTTATTGACTGGTGTGAAAAAAATATTGGAACTAATTGGAGATATCCAAGACCCAGGTTAAGTTTATTGGGTGGTATAGCAGATGATATGTCAAGAGACACATACGGGGAGTATGATGTTGAAAATAATCTTATCAATATTAATTTAGAACGTAATGTGTATGTTAGGTGTCTTATAAAAACCATCATACACGAATATACACACTACCTTCAACCAGTTAGAACAAAGTATTGGAAACTGGCTAAAAAGCATGGATACTATGACAATCCATTAGAGGTTGAAGCAAGGTTTAATGAAAACACAAAGTATAGAGATTGTTTCAAGGACTTAAAAAAAATATTATGAAAATTATTAGGTTTTTAGGAAAATTATCATTATATTTGCTAACCATTTTGATATTGAGTTTCCTTGTATATCAAGGGATATTAATGGGGATAGTTTTGTATTACTTTTTAAAAATATTTGCATGAAAGAAATAAAACAAGAAAAAGACAAGTGTGTTCTTTGTGGTAAAGAAACACCATATTTAATAACTACTCATATTGATTATAGAGTTGGGTATATTGAAGGTGGGGGACAAGGCTGCTTCCAGCCCCAGACATGTAATGATGAGAAATTTTATCAAACAACTAAAAATAAGAAAAATGACTAAAACACAATTTATTTCCATTCTTGAGAGATATAAAACTATTAATGATAAATTTTCAGAGTTGGCTAATATTGGGTTTGACTTTTTTGAGAATGCAAAATTTCCATTGATTGAATTAACTGAAAGACAGTTTGATGCTTTTATGGAGACAAGATATAACAAAGAAGGTATTGAATGGATTTCTTGGTTTATTTTTGACTATAACTGGGGTGAAACTGGACAGCCTAGTGCTTGGGATAAGGATAATAATCCAATTTGCACAGACATTGAATCCCTATATGATTATATAGAGGCAAATTGTAGAGTGGAGTAATTTTTTTATTAGGATCTGTAGCTCAGTTGGTAGCAGCAAAACGCTCATAACGTTGAGGTCGCAAGTTCAAGTCTTGCCAGATCCACAACATTATTAATTTGGCATATAGCTCAAAGGTGGAGCACAATTCTGATAAGATTGAGGTTGCTGGTTCAAGTCCAGCTATGCCAACCAAAAAACAAAACAATGGCAGAATATAGCAAGGAGTATTGTATTGAAAGAAATATGGGATTTCAAGGAGACTTTTCCATAGAAGAAGAGTTTAATAAACTTGAAAAAGACAATGATATTGGTATAGTTTGTGAAGGTTATGGTTTTATTGCCATAGCCAGAAACCAAGAGGATCAATGTCTGGTTGCATATAGAGATGCTGATGATGGTATTATCTGGGATGAATTTTTATTTACACAAAAAAATTAAAATATATGGGAATTTTAAATTATGTTTATGTTGTTGTTTGTGATGGTAGGCCAATATTAGCAGCACATAATAAAGCTGAGATTGAAAGTATGCTATATGAGTATATATTTGGATCCAGAGAGGTTAATAAAGACCAGTTGACATACCAACCTTATGATAGCAAATATCCCTCTATAAACGACTTGGAGGGTATCTATTACTACAAGGATGAAATGGGGGATGTGGATGAGTTTAGAGTTTATGGAACTGAATATTCAAATAAATAAATGACTAAAATGAAATTGGAAGAAGTTATTTCAAAATATGGTGATGTCAAATTAAAGTTTGAGTTTTACCATAAACATACCTTCAAATTTGAAGGCACAGCACCTGATGGTACAGATATAGGTGCGTATTGTGGGGGTGATGCCCAGGCTATATTTAATAAAGAGATTTTTAATGATAGCACTGATACACTTGGCAATATAATTGGAAAGTGGTATTATGTACAATTGGTTAGACAAGGTGAAACTATTTTTGAATTGGAAGATTTCTCAAAATAATAAAAAAAATGAAAACATTTAAAGATTTGGTTTTTGAACCATCAGAAGCACCATTAAATGGTATTAGATCCACAATTGATTTTGATAATGGCTATGGAGTAAGTGTTATTAAGAATTCATTCTCATATGGAGGATCTGCTGGTTTCTATGAACTTGCAGTTGTTAAAGATGGTCAAATTAATTATGATAATCCAGTTGCCAATGGAGATGTTGTTGGATGGCTTAATGAGGAAGAAGTTTCTGAATTATTGATTGAAATCCAAAATTTTGAAGATAAATTTTGATATTTAGAAAATAAGATGTATATTTGAACCATAATCAAAAACAAAAACAAATGAACAGACTAATTTTAACAATTCTTGTTGCTCTACCCCTAGTTGGGTTTTCACAATCTACGATTGACACATTATGCTTTGAACTTCCTTATAGGAAACAAGCACCAGCTCCTTGCAGTATTGAAGATACTACCACATCTGAAACCAGATTATATATGGTTAAAGTTGGGTTATATGACAGGAATATTGAAGCTAGGGAATACATCATAAAGATTGACCTTGGATCACAATATCACTACTTCTATAACCAATTATTTAGAAGCAGGGATAAAGCAACTAATGCTATGAAGAATTTAAGGGGATTGGGCTACTGTGATGCTTATGTTGTTGAATTACCTAGTTTTATTATGGGGTTTGAATTTAATGAACCAAAACAAACAACCTCACTTGCTAACCCAAATCAACTTCCAACATCGCTTAGTAAACAACCACAAAGTGGGGCAAAGGTTACTTGGGTGAATTGACACAACCATTTGAATCTTAAAAAGAGGCATATGCATTTTGTGTATGCCTTTTTTAATAAACATTTTTTAATAAACAAAAAAACATGAAGAATTTAATTTTATTAATTTTTACAATTTTAACCACATCATTAAATGCACAGTTTATCACAACTGGTATTAGAGGGGGTTTAAGTAGTTCTATGAGTTTGGATGAAATTCAACTCATTAACACATCAAGCAAGGAGGAATTCTTGTTGTCTATGAGTAACAAAACATTTGGATACCACTTTGGTGCATTGTTAAGAGTTAAACTTGGACCATTATTTGTGCAACCAGAGGTTGTTTTCAATTCAAACTCATTTGATATATCTTTCCAGGATATAAATAAGTTAACAACAAATATTGGAAAACAAAAATTTCAATACATTGATATCCCTGTCTTGGTTGGAATTAAATTTGGTCCATTAAGAGTTAATGCAGGACCAACTGGTCATTTATTTCTAAATAACACAAAGGATTTATTTGATGTAAATAATTATGCAGCAACTTTTGAAAAAGTTAGTATTGCTTACACAACAGGTGTAGGGTTGGATTTGGGTGCATTTATGCTTGATGTGAGGTATGATGGTAATTTATCTGATAATAATCCCCTAATTCAATTTACAGAAGGATTTACCTTATCAAATAGACCACCAAGATTCTCTGCTAGTATTGGTTTTAAGTTTTAAAACTAAATGAAAATTTTAATACCCCAATCTGAATAATAATTTAGGTTGGGGTTTTTTTATTCAAGTATTATGTGTATATTTGCATATCAATTAATCACAAAAAATAAATCACATGTTTGTATCACAGAATATCCAGAAGCCAATTGAGAATGAGTTGGATTTATTTGAAAGAGCCTTAGAAGGTAAGGACAAAGATGCTATTAAATTATACATCAAGAAAGAATTTTTTGAGGAGGAAAATTTGTATAATTTCCTCAATGAAAGGTTGAAAGATTTGGAGATTAAATCAAAGAGGGCAACAAAGTTTAAGAATTTTGAGGCAATGATTAGATCTGGGTTAAAATCTTTGGCTGGAAAAGATGATTTTAGACCTGCTATGATGACAGCATACTTCTGTTTTGATAGAAAGGAAATTGCTATTACAGATGCACATAAAATGGTTGTTATTCCTGCACCAGATTTAGAATTTACAGAAGACACTTATTTCTCTGTTGATAAATTAAAAAATCTAATTGCTCAAAATGAGGAGGAGTTTGTAAATAAGTTTCCAAGATACTATAATGTTATTCCAGAGTTATCTGATGAGAATGCTTTTGATGTTGATATTACCCAAAGGGATATTGATGTGATGAGGAAGTTTGTGGAAGTTTGCAAATTGTTGGGAATGAAGCATATGAAGGTTAAAATTGGACCATCATTATTTGATCCAATTAAAGTGTTGGAAGTAATTGATTTTGCTAGAAGCATTGACCCAAAATGGGCAATCAATTTTAAAGCCAAGACATTATCACATCCTCATATTATGGTATCAAATGGTTATACCTTTTTGATTATGCCATTATTGCAATCTGAGGATGATAAATTCTTCAAGGTTTAGTATTAAATCCCAATATATTGTACCCCCCAATCTTATGGTTGGGGGTTTTTTATTTATTAATATATTTATATATAAAAAAATGAAAGATTTGAATAAACTCATTAAAGAAAATATACACAAGTATATTCTTTTAAAAGAGAGCCAGGAAAAAACACTAAATGAACTTTTGGGTATATTATCTAAATATGAACTTCCAGATGGGGATTATGCAATTTTTGGTTCAGCACCACTTATGGTATCAGGTATGATTGATTCAGTAAATGATTTAGATGTTATCATTAGACCATCAAAATGGCCTTTTCCTAGCAAAGGAGAATATAGAACAGATGACATTGAATTTTTTGATAATTGGCCTGGATTTGATGTTGATGATTTAATTGATAATCATACCTTTGAATATAATGGTTTTTTATTTGTTAATTCTAGTGAGGTTATAAAATATAAAAGAAAATTAAAAAGAGAAAAAGATAAAAATGTTTGGATGTTTAAATCTGATAATAATTAAACATAGTGTTCATTGTCAATGAACGTTCAAATATAATGAACACAATAATTTCTTACAGGTTTAGTATTAAATCCCAATATATTGCACCCCCCCAATCTTATGGTTGGTTTTTTTAGTTATTAACATATTTATAATAATAATAATAATAATAATAATAATAATAATAATAATAATAATAATAATAATTAACTTGTTTTAAAACCTGGAGGGTTATTAAAATATAACTTGATTAAAAAAAATATAATGGAAAAAGAAGCATTAAAAAGAATGTTAGAGTTCTTTGAAAAAAAAGAAAATTATAGAATACCACTTAGTTTTAAACTTAAAAACAATGAACCAATAACAAAAGAAGATTTATATGTTAAAGGTGATTTGAAAATTGTCAATGGTTTTAATTTAACATCATTACCAGAAGGATTAAATGTTGGTGCTTTGCGGTTATTAAATTGCAATAATTTAACCTCATTACCAAAAGATTTAAATGTTCGTGGTGATTTGTATTTATCAGATATGCCTATAACCTCATTACCAGAAGGATTGAAAAAAGTTTTTAGTTTATCTCTAGTTAGTTGCCCTAATTTTTCCTCATTACCAAAAGGTTTGGAAATTGAGGGTCCTTTTATTTTATTGATGTGTCCAAATTTAATATCATTACCGGAAAGATTTAGAGTTGGTCATAATTGTTTATTATCTTCTTCAAATATAACTTCATTACCAAAAGGCTTGGAAGTTTATGGTGATTTATTTATTAAGAATACAGCATTAACAAAATACACAGATGAAAAATTAAGAGAAATGATTAAGCCTGGGTTTATAGGTGGAAAAATAATTAGACAATGAAAAAAGAAGCATTAAAAAGATACAAAGATAAAAATATTTGGATGTTTAAATCTGATAATAATTAAACATACTGTTCAATATTTATTAATGTTCATTGTCATTGAACATTCAAATACACTGAACATAATATTAAAATAAAAATTATATGAATTTACAAGAGAACATCCAGAGAATTATGGAGGTGATGAGCCTAAATGAGGTTAAAAATATGGGATTACTATACCATTACACATCAATGGAATTTGCAGAAGATATTATGAAGTCAAATAAACTTCTTGGATCTTTAAATGATTTTGAGGATAGAACATACAAGGTTGTATCTTTAACTAGGGATAGGAATTTCCATAACACACAATATCACAAAATGGTTGGTAAAAGTTATTTTGTTAGATTTGCATTAGATTCAGAAAAATTAAGTCAACGTTATAAGATGAGGCCAATATTTAGTTACTTTGAAAAACAAAAAGGTAAACAAAATTTATTTGGGGCAGAAGAAGGTGTTATTACAGATGAAATATTTCCATTAACAAGATATTTGGTAAAGATTGAAATAATAAAACCATTTATGGATGCATCATTAAAAATGTATAAGAATGATTTGGAACATTATAATCTTGATAAGATGGATGAGTTTATAAAAAAGTATGATGTAAGGCTTATAGATTTGAATAATAGGGAAGTTAAGAATGATAACATAAATGAGGATTAATTTGGGGGTATTAAATTTTATAATATGAATTTACAAGAGAACATCCAGAGAATTATAGAGGTAATGAATATAAATCAATACAAAGACATCCAGGCATATAGGGGTATTGGCAAAAGAATAAATGCAACATATGGTGGGAATGATGATGGTATTGGTGTATTCTGGACTGACAATATGACAATGGCAAAATGGTTTGCTGGGTTAATTGAATATGATGTTGATACGGATCAATATGAAACCATTTCAGAAGATGGAAAGGTTATTGAAAAAACATTAAACTTTAATAACCCATATGTAATTACAACAGATGATGAGGATTATGACGCATTCCAGCAATATATGGATGAGATTAAAGAAACTGGTGGTGTGGAGGCCTACAAATCAAATTTAATTGATAAAGGCTATGATGGCATTATATTAGAAGACAACAACACCAATTATTATGAAGATGGTACATACAACATCTATATAGAATTTTAAAAAAAGGCAAAGAGGGGGGGGGGATATATAAAAGAAATTTTTTTATTTTAGCCCCCCCCTCTCCAAATCAACCAAAACTTGATGCAATAAATTATATTTAATATATTTATATAAAAAATTGAATATGAAAAAAAATAGATTTAATCAATTATTGGAAGCAACAATGGGTGATGTTAAACCCTTGTTAATTGAATCCGAAGGTTCTCAAAATTTTGTCATTACTAATGAAACAACAGTTCAAGAATTAGAAGATTATTTATACGAAAAAATTCAGAATAGGTATAATTATGGAGAGGATAGAACTTTTAATTTTATTATTGAAGAATTAGTAGAGAATATTCTTGAAGCATCTGGCAAATCAGAACAAGAAGCAGGGTCTGTGGCTACAAAATTTGTTGAAGACAATATGACTAATAATCAAGCAAATATTCCAAATGAATATTCTGACTATGGATTTGATGTAGAGGGTGAAAATCTATATAAAGGGAAGACTATTTTTGAATTTACTGCTGGGGGAGATGGATATGGATATGGTGGAACCCTTAGTAATTTAAATGAGTTACTAAATGATTTAAAAAAATTAAGTCAATAAGGTACTATTAATGAGGAGTGAAATATTTATAATAATAAATAAAATATGAAAAAAATAATATTAACAGAATCTGAATTAAACTTTTTGATTAAAAACATACTAAATGAAAATTTAATATTGGAATCAAATAGAAGGGGGTTAAATGTGGATAATTTAGAAAGAACTTTTGCACATTACAATCAGCTTGAATCTCGTGGAACATTCAATGAAATATTCAAGTATGAAAGGGAAAATGGAATAGAACCTATGAAATCTTTCACAAATGGTTGTGCTACCAAAGTTTCTTTGGCATTAAATTCTGCTGGACAATCATTAAACCCAACTTTTAGGGTATCAAATGGACCATTTAAAGGTAAATATGTACAAACAAGTGCTAAAGGACTTAAAGACGAATTGATGCAAAAATGGGGGCAACCAGATGTATTTATAAAAAAAGTAGAATCTCTTAAACAAGTTCAAGATAAAATTGGTCCTGGTAAGAGTGGGGTTTATATTTGCACACCATGTGGATTTAAAACATGTACAGGACATGCTGCTATTTGGTCTTGGAAACTAAATGGTAATAAAGGTGGTCCTATGGACAACACAACATATCCAGAAGTTAAAGGTGGAACAATATATTTTTGGCAAGTTGGAGAAACTGTTACTAATTTATATGGTTGGGATGTTAATAAAGATAACATGTTAAAAACAAAGAATCAATCCAATTTTCCCCTAAATATCTAGGTTTTAATAAAAAAATTAATAAATTATGAAAAGAATATTTAAATTAACAGAAAGTGATGTTGCAAGAATCATTAAAAAAGTTGTAAAAGAAGCCGACCCTGGTGATGGAACACCAGATGATTTTTCTGAATATGAAGGAAGAACTAACATTTATGCAAATAGTGTTAATAATCCTAAACATCTATTTAATAAAAAAAGTAAAAAACCTTTAGTTTACAACACAAAAAACCAAAATATTTAAATAAAAAACCCCCACAATAAATGTGGGGGTTTTTTATTAAAAACTTTTTAATGTTGATTTATTAAAAGTGAATTCTGAACTATATAAATATTCACCAAAATTTAAATCATACCAAGGTGATTCTCTATCATCACCAACAAGAATTTGAATATCTTGTGCAGGCATATAACTTTGTGCTAACATAAATTTAACCTCACCATTTTTATTAAAACATTTATCCACAACAATTACAGCATGACCTGGAAATCCACCAACAATGAATACATCTCCAATTTGCAAATCATTTATTGGTTTTGATTTAAGTTGTTTGCTCAATGAATATGTGTTGGCATAAGAGAAAACTCCACACATATATTTCCATAAATTATTGGTTGATGGATTTCTACCTTCTAAGAAATTAATATAATTTGATTTAAATCCACTTACATAGAAAAATTCAATTTCATTATACTTTTTTTGGGAAAACAAATATTCAGCACGTAATCTCATAATGGCATCAGCACACTGGTGGTTAGGATTCCCCTTAAATGGCAAATTAACAACAGCACAATAGGCAGATGTGTTGGTTTTTAATGATCCATCAAAATGTTTAACTTTTGATCCATTTGGTAGCAAAGGTAAATTTTGTAGATATTCACCAAATGAATTTTTTTTAGATTTTACTCTTACAAAACCTTCTGGTGTGTTAAACCTTGTTTTCACTACAAATCCATCTTCATTTAAGATTTGTTTTGATTTAACAATAATAGTTTCATTTTGTGCAGAACTATTACTACAAGAGTTATGTACAAGTAAACCAATTAATACAAAAATGATTAACAAATAATTTTTTAATATTTTCATAGTTTTTTTTATAAAGATAAGTAGTCTTATTTAGATTAGCAAATATTGGAAAAGAGTAATTAGGATTAATCATACTTATTCTTGACAGGTATTGCCAATTCCGGATAGAATATTGCAATATCCTTTCCTGTAAATATTTCATCTCTATGATTAATCTTATAATGTGGTGAATTATCAATATATATTGAATCAAAACCTTTCTCTTTTAGGGCTTCAATAAATGGTCTTGATTCCAGAACAGACCAATCGCCATCATAAAGGGCTTCTGATGCTGCTTCCTCATAATCTCTAATTCCTCCCCTTTGATGTTGGATAGTAGAGAAATCCCCAGTATCTGCTAAAAGTTCAATATACTCTGGGTCATCAGAATATTGTTCTGGGTCAAATGTATTCTTTACATTTAGATGGTAAGATAGGATTCTAACATGACCATAGTCTGGTTCAGACTTTTCAGGGTAATCAAAATTCATTGCATATCTATATGCAATTTCTTTATGTTTGGTAAAAAAGATTAATCCCCTTTCATTGATTTTTAATTCATCATCATTAAAATTTGGGTTATCTGTTCCATGATAGTATGTATCAGAACTATCAACATTAGCTTCCATAAGGACTATAATCCTATTAATATTTTCTTGCAAGTTCATAACTTATAATTTATATATAAATATTGTTAATTTAAAAAACTTGTTGCTTGGGGGTTATATATGATATATTAACTTTGCTTTTTGATATGCTTCTGCTGCTTCACCTGGGGTGTCAAACAAACCAAGGTGTATTATTTTTTTATTAATTTGTATTTTTGCAAGCCATTTTTTACTTGGTTTATTAAAGTAATAACCTTTAACCCCTTTTTTATTTCTATGAGTTTCACTCATTTTCTGTTTTGTTTCTTCTGAATGTGTTTTACCAAACATGTTAGTGTTACCTTTCATTGCTTCACTCAATTTCTGTTTTGTTTCTTCTGAAAAAGTTCTACCTTTCAGTGCTTCACTCAATTTCTGTCTTGTTTCTTCTGAAAGAGTGTTACCTTTCAGTGCTTCACTTATTTTCTGTTTTACTTCTTCTGAAACAGTTTTACCTTTATTTCCTTCACTCATTTTCTGTCTAGTTTCTTCTGAGCATATTAAACCCAAACAACCTTCACCCCCATCTGTCATATTAACCAAATTCCCCAAACCCAAATCTTTCCTTCCATACTTTTCTATTAATAATATTTCAATCTTTTTTGCTTCATCATGTTCAATATCCTCATAAACAATATTCACAGTATATCCAGCTTTATTAACAATATTATGCCAATGTTTATTTCTATTATGTTTATCAAAAGCCCTTCCCTCTTCTTTACCAATACCAACATAAAACACCTCATTGGTGTCATTTCTTAAATGTTCATATACAATTGCCATATTCTTTTTTTTTGCAAATATAATTAAAATTAATTTGGTTGCAAAGCATATTTATAATTAAAAATATAGAATGAAAATATTAATCAATGAGAATCAATTAAGTGATATCATAAATGAAGCAATACCTTATAAAATTGCAAAAAAATATTTAGAATTAAATAGGAATCCAAGCATAAAAAAACATATTGATAATATGTTTAATAAGTTAAAAGAAATGCCAGGAGCAAGAGTATTGGATAAAGCTGGGGATAGGGTTGCATTCCCTTATAAACAAATTGATTTGGAAAATGAGATTAGCAAGATGCTTAAAAATAATAAATATAAATTAGTAGATTTCAATAATAATGAGGCATTAAGTGTTAAAGATATCATTGGGGAAAAACCTCAACCAATCAAAATAAGCAAAGCATTAACAATAATATCAAAAAAAAGTGCTGAGGCGGGTAGATTATTAAAATTATATAATTATACTAGAAGCCAGAGTATTAAAGACGAGGATATTGAATTTATGATTGTATTTTCAAGAAAAAAATATGATCTTGCTGGAATGACATATGGAAGGAGTTGGCCATCAAACTGTATGCACTTGACAGATGGGGTTAATAAGGATTTCATTTTAAAAGATGTTGAAAGTGGAACAATAATATGTTATTTGATAACCAAAGATGATATAAATATAGATGATCCAATTGGTAGAATTTTAATAAAACCATTTGTTAATGTTGATGATGAATCTGATGTGATTTTATATCCAGAAACAAAAACATATGGCAATATAAAAGACACATTTAAATTTGTTAAAGATATTGATAAATATATGGATGCTGCTCAATCCATTAAATGGAAATATGATTTAAAAAAAGGTTTATATTGTGATGGAAGGAGGAAGACTGTGTTTGGTAAAGATGCATTAAGACTTGAAGTATTAAAAAGTATGGAACAGGGTTATTTAACAAGAGATGAAAATGAATTGGCATTGTTAACATCAGAAGATTTATATAAATATGTTAATAAGAAGATTGATAAGTTTAAGGATAGTCCATCAGCATATAAAGAATTAGAATATGAAGATTTTAAAGTAGCAACTTCAGAGCAAATAAATCAATATTTTGATATTATCAAACAAAATAATCTAACTGTAAATATAAATAATATTAGATTTTTGAAAAAAAGTATAATAAAAGATTATTTAGATAATCAAATTTTAAAATATAAAAATAAACTTAGAAATAAACTTGATGAAATTGAAATTTTCTTATTAACAGATAACCAGAAAAAAGAATATTCAAATAGTGTTATTGATAGAAATGAAATGTTAGATGATAAATTATTTGATTTACTTTCATTTGATGAAAAGGTTGATTATTTTAAAAAAGGTAATAGTTTTTCTGGGCGTCAACGTGAATTTAGAAATAAAATATTAAATAATTAAAAACATATAGAATGAAAATATTAATCAATGAGAATCAATTAAGTGATATCATAAATGAGGGGTCAATAAGATTAACACCAAGTGAGAGGCAGCAGGTGGAGGATATTCTACCCAAAGCGATTGAAGTCATAGCAGGAAAAGACCTTGGAAGCAGCACAGGATGGTGGGGGGCTTTCAAGAAAATTGGCATAATAAGAGCAGTTTCAGCGGATGGGGAAAAAATATTGATAGATATATTTGTTGGAAATAATATAAGTGATGAAACAAAAACAGCACTAGGTTACTATAATCCAAGAGATCGAAAAAACCCAAATGATAATTTCATTGTATTGCAACAACGTAACTTATCAAGTTATTTTAAAGGTCCACTAGGTATAGATTCCAAAATAGATAAATTTGCACTGGGGATAGAAAATCCTGGCATTGAGGAAGTACGAGGGGTGTTGAAACATGAAATCATCCATGCAAAGGATCCAAATATGAATCAACATTTTAAGTTTAGATATAAGAAAGAACCAAAAAATTCAAAGGAAGAGGAAAAACTTTATTATAGTTCATGGGAGGAGTTTAAAACAATGTCAGGACAACTACTTGAAGCAATAATTGTATGTTCAGAAAAAGCACCAAAACTAGGGATGGAAAAAAAAGATATAATCAATGGTTTAGATAATATACTAATGTTATATGCTGGCAAAACTAAAAGTTTCAATCAAAATGCCAAGGATCTTATTCAAGGCAGTGGTAAAAGGAATATCTTCCAAAAGATAATAGTAAATAGCAATATATATCAAAAATATCTAATATCAAGCAATTATACCCCAGTGGAAACATATCATGCTTATTTGCAAAAAATAAAAGAACACAACCCCAAGGGTTATAACAGATTTTTAAGGGAATTATATAGGACAATAAATGAGGCCAAAGATATGGCAAATAAACAAGAGGCATATAATGCTTAGAATACAAAAAAGTTTTTTTTTTAAAACCCCCAACCTTCAATGTCATAATGGTTGGGGGTTTTTTATTTCTGCAGATATTTATAATTAAAATTATATAATGAGAATATTAATAAATGAAACCCAGTTAAGCAACATAATAAAAGAAGCAATTCCATATAGTATTGCAAAGGAATACATAACAAGGGAAAGGAGTGATGCTGCTATTAAGTTGATGGATAATGTATTTAATAAATTAAAGAATCTACCCAATGCAAAAGTCCTTGATAGGAGGGGAGATAGAATTGCATTTCCTTATGGTGAAACACCTTTGGAAGATGATATAAAAATGTTATTGAAAAAATATGATTATAATGTTTTAAATTTTAATAACAATGATGCTTTAAGAATTGCCAAAACTGAAAAAGGAAATAAGGCACAACCAATAAAAATAACCAAAGCATTGGCAAATATATCAAAATTAAAAGATAAGGATGGGAATGTTATTGAACCAAAGGCAAAAAACTTTGTGGATTTATTTGCTGATGCAAAAAGTAGGGAAGGAAAGGCAATGGAAAAAAAACTTGGGCTAATTATTATATTTGCAAGACACCCATATGATATTGCTGGAATGTCTTATGGTAGAACTTGGAGGAGTTGTATGCATCTAGTAGATGGGAAATTTAGAGAGTTTGTTAAGAAAGATATTGAAAATGGTACAATTGCTGTATATCTAACAAATGCAAATGATGAAACATTATCCAACCCCTTGGCAAGGATTTTGGTTAAACCTTATGTTAATATTAAAAATGACCAGGATGTTATATTATACCCAGAGGCTAAGACATATGGAGAAATTGATAACCCAAAAAAATTCATAGATTACCTGGATTATGTTTTGGAAAAAGTTCAAAATATGGATGGGGAATATAAGTTATTAAGTTGTTTAAATCCTGATAGCACAAGAAATATAGTTACATCAAAAAATTCTGAAACAAGACAAACTATTTTGGCTAAATTAAATAGGGGGACAAAATTAAATAACATTGAAATTAATATGATAACAAATTCTGAGAGGGAAGAATATATTGATAAACAAATTTCAAGATATTTTAATTGGAAACCAAACTTGGATGATACTGATTTGGAAGATGTTGCCTTAACAGAAGATGAATTTAATATTACCACACCTATTGAAAAGGAAGATTATCTTGATGAAAGGATTGAGGATTTTTATAGGACAGTATTTTTACCTAATACAACAAAAAGAAGGGTTTATGCAATACATGATTTTGAAATAGATCATATGACAAATCAACAATTGCATGATTATTATGAAATAATGCGTGAAAAAGAAAAAAATTATTAATAATTAAAATTATAATATGAATTTACAAGAGAATATAAATAGAATAAAGCAAATGATGGGCATATTAAATGAACAAGAATTAAATTTTGATATACCAGAAGATATTAAAAAAGAGGCTGATGATATAACAAAAGTTTTATTTGATAAAGCCAAACAATATTATCTAAATCATTACTCAAAACCTGAAACCACTGCCAAGTTTGCATATCCAGAGAATGTTGATGGAATAAAAAAATATATACCAACAATTAAATATATATTTTATTCTGCAAATGATGGTAGATTTGGTTTTGTTCCAAATATACCAAATGAGCCAATTAATTTGAATATAACTTATTTATTTAAAGAAGAGGGTGGAAAATTAGTTCCAATAAATGAACTCTATAATGTAATTATACATGAAATGGCTCATGCTATTGAGTACACATTAAAAGCAAAACAAGAAAAAACAATCACCCCAACATATAATAAAGATAATGTATATGATACTCATACTAAATATACTGAAAGTGATAATGAAACATATGCTAGAATTCAAAATTTGCGCAATCTATTAGATTTAACCCCAACCTCTAATGGCACAGACATTAAGAATAAAATTATTGAATATTTTAATTCAGGGAAAATAACATTCCCCAATGTTAAATTATATATTGAAGGGCAGAGTAATTACTTAGGATTTACAACAATTGATAAGCGGAAAATTTTGCCAGATTTAACAAACCTTACATATTTTTTTGGTGATTTAAGAATTAATGGAACAAAGAATGATGACATTGCATTCTTATTTGCAAAATTCACATATACCCCATTTGTTGAAGACCCTACCACTACCGTATTCATTGATTTAAATAAACTTGGTGAAGTAAATATTTCTGTTGTGGATGCCACAAAAAAACCCAACAACACAACCCAAAGAGCATAAATCTTTTGTGTATTATAAAACCCCCTATCTACATAATCTGGATGGGGGGGGGTTTTATTTGCCCCTTAAACCATATCAACCCTTGCCCCCTTCTTTAAGTTATCCATTGCCCATAGGGGTTGCAAATTGGTATAGTGAGATAAAGCAATTAACTCATCTTCTGATTTTGCAGAGGATAATGGAATAATATGATCAATATGCCATTCTAAACGATTATCCCAACTCATCCCATTAACAAATTTTGATTCCATATATATCTTAAACTCATTATAACTAATCCCAACAATGCTTTCTGTCTTCATTGCAAAATTGGTATAGCCACTCTTTCTAAATGAACCCCTTATTAAAGTGCGTAGTCTCTTCTTTAATGCAAATAAGGGGTCGTTTTTAAACTTATTCTTCCACCTCTCATATCTTCTAGCATTATCTTTATTCTTTTGTTCAACCTTATACTCATCTGTCTTCTTATAAGCAATCATTCTATTCCTTTCTTCTTTTGCAAGTCTTTTCCTTTCTAACTCCTGGCTCTTCTTTTCCTTCTCAATGTTCAATAATATTAAAGCATCCTCCTTTAACTTCTGCTTAATCAATCTATTCTCTAATGCTTTCTTTTTTTCATTCTTTCTCTTATTCTCTCTTATCTTTTCTCTATTAACAGGATTACTTAAATATTTTTCCATATATGTTTTATTTTTTTCACTTTTGCATTTTTTACATATATAATATAATCCATTCTTTCCTTTTTTATAATAATCTGTTATTGGCAAATCTATATTGCAATTCTTACATACTTTTGTTTCCATAATATACTTTTACTTAATAATAATAAAAACCATAGATTATGTAAATTTTTCCCAAAAATTTTATTTGAGAAATTGGCAAATAAATTCCTTTACAACCTGTGTGGGGGAAATTGAAGTTTTATGTTGTATGGGGAGGGGGCAAATTTTACCACAAATTTTTTAATTGTCAAACAGGCCATTAAAGCCCCTTTTGACCCCCACAAATGCATTATAAGGGGGGACACGGCTGGGGGAGGGGGCCCCACACAGGGGTATAACCCCATCCAGGGGGGCGTAGGGGTCCCGTTATGGTGGCTGACGTTATGGCAGTCCCCCCTTGTGTTGTAAGTGTTTGATTGTGAGTGTGTTGTGTGGGTTGCTAGTTAAGTGGTTGGTTTATAATACATTATAACATTAGTAAAACATTAACACCCCCTTAACTAGGATATATAAACCCTTGTAATACAGCCCCTTAACTAATGAGATAACATTAACTAAACTTTAATTGCCCCCACTGGTCGGGGGATGTGATCATGTGTAAGCCCCTAACATACAATATGTTATACCTGAAGGGACATTATGGTGGGAGGGGAACATTAACATAATATTAACCCCCTTAACTAGGGGGCTATGCAATAATCTATAATGCACTGATCATCCATTAGTTATGTGGAGGGACCCCCTAATTAAGGGGGAACAAACTTTAACATACCCCAGGCTAAAAAGTTACTAACACGACAGGATGTCAGTACGCCCCCTTAATTAGGGGGAACTGTCTATGTTATAAGCCATTATGTGTGATTTAAATAGGGGGTGTTAATAACTTTTTATTTATCCCCACATAGTTAACCCCTTATAAATCACAACATTATATAGTGTGACATCTTGTCACCAGGGGGAGTTTGGCACAGTTTTTGCACATAACAATACCCCTCCGGAGGGGGCAAAAATAGGGGATAATCCCCAAGCAAAACTGCCCCTACATACCCCCCATACCATAATTGCCCCTCACATAGTTAAAAAGGGCAATTATGAACTAAAATTGCCCCTCACATACTCAAAAATACTATATACTTTTCCTAGCAAAAAATAATGAGTTATGGAACAAGGTGGGGGTAGCGAATGTAATGAGCCTGTAATCCCCCATCACCACCCTTCAATTAGCCCATATATTACATATAATGAACCTTTATTGTCAATATGATATGACACATAGGTATGTCATTATCTATTGTTAGAAATCAAATATGCCCCATTACAATCATATAGTAATTTATACAACCCCCTCTGGGGGTATAAAACAAATTAATACTTATGATATAGTTATAGGGTTTTAGGTGTCTATAATAGGGCAACCATTAAGCCATATGGCTTTTATTATGCCCACACCCAGACCATAATCAGTAGGGGAAATAAGTTTGAACGCAGCAACCCGCCAAACAGATGCGGTAGCATCGTGTGGGGGTGGGGGGATGTGAGAAAACTTATTTCTTGATATATTTATGTAATAAAACATATAGTATGAGAAATAGATTAAATGAGCAAGTGAATAGGTTCAAACAAATAATGAATGTCATTAGTGAGAATACAAATGATAATGTTGATTTTGTTACATTAACTGGACAAGTGATAGATCAGTTAGAAGGTGGATATTACCATCCAGATATGAGGTATAGATTAAAAGGTGATTGGTCTAAGTATGGTAATTCTGGTGAAACTATGTTTGGGATTGATAGATTAAGAGGTGGTTCAATCAATACAACTTCTGCTGGTAGGGAGTTCTGGACTTTAATTGATAATGCTAATGCAAAGAATACTTGGGATTGGAATTATAAAGGTGGTCAATTGGGTGATAGGTTAAAGGTATTGGCTGCACAAATGATGAAACCACAGTTTGATTTATATATGAGGAAATATCTTACACCAGAAGCACAGAAGATTGTTAATAGTAGTAAAGCATTGACATTTAATTTCATCTATGCCACTTGGAATGGTCCAGGTTGGTTTAAGAAGTTTGCAAATAAGTTTAATGAAGATGTTAAAAAGAATTTAAGTATTGGAGAACTTGTTGGTAAAGTTCTTGAATATAGAAGAGATAGTGGTAATAGAATTATTGTTGATACTGGAAAGAAGTTAGAGAAGATATTACCAAATATTGAAAACATTAATATTTCTCCCCTATCAACAGGTTCATCATCAGATACAGGTATTACATCAAGTGATAATAAACAACCAGGTTTTATTGATATGTTATATGATAAGTTCTTGGCTTCACAAAAGGCATCAAATAAGGCATAGAATTGCATTGTGCTTAACTTTATGATATGTTTTGCTATTGGTGCTTGTCTTTTATTATAGTGTGTCTTAAATTGCCTTAAAATAAGAAAACCCCCATATTGTTATATATGAGGGGTTCTTTGTTTAAATGAAAAAAGCAATTAAAGAATAATAAATCCCTTGTTAATTAAATACTCCTGGTTCTCATAATGTTTCTGGATTTGTTCCTCCCTGGTTAAATTGTGATATGATACAGCTAGTTTGTTCTGAATCAATCCCTCATTAATGTTTAACCCATCCTTTGTGAATACAGTTGCCAATAATCTACCATACTTCTCACGCTTGTCAAGCACAGTCTTTATTGTAACCTTATCCCCAACCTTTAAATTATCAAACAAATACCTTGTGGCCATAATTGCCTGTAATCTTAATAATGGATCCTCTGATGTCATCTCTGGTGTGTCCAATCCATACAACCTAATCTTGGTCTCATTCATAAACATGTAAAAACCCAAATCAATGTCCAGGATTAAACTGTCCCCATCAATGATTCGCTTTACTGTTGCTTTGTATTCATACATAATCTTATAGTTTATTATAAATATGTTTAGATGCAAAAGTTTGTTTTACCTATATGGTATTTAGGTGCAATTTTCATGTTTCATATTAACCTTTGTGTTTAAATATTCTTTAATTTTTTTTGTAAGCCTGTCTCTACTAACTCTCACATCTTTATTTAATTCTTTATAAATTTTATAAAAACTAACACCTTCTTCATATTGTTTAGCAGCTTTAGCTATAACCAATTCATCTAATACAAAATGTTCAAACTCAACATTGTATTTGTTTTTTAATTTTTTTCTAATCTGTGAACCACTAAACCCAGTCTTTTTTTCAATTTCTTTAATAGTTAAACCTTTCTGGAACATTTCAAATGCTAAAAGTATATCAGATTCTAACATATAAACTTTTGATTTATATTTATTATCAATATTAAAATTCTTTTTTAATTTACGTGTTATTTGAGCTCTACTAAATCTAGTCTTTTTTTCAATTTCACTAAAATTAAACCCATTTTGATACATTTCAAACACCAAAAGTATATCAGATTCTGACATGTGTTCACCTTTATATCTTTTTGGTTCTAATTTATCGTATTTAATATTTGACCATAAATAACCATATGCTATTCCACCAGTTTTACATGCTCTACTTATTAACCTATTACATAAAGGCAAACCTAACTCTTTAATTAATAAGTTTTGAGATTCAAAAGATTTAATATAATCACCATTCAAAGAATATTGATAAGTTTCAACTGATTTGTGATTTTTCTTACCTGTTTTACCAAAAAAAGGATTTTTTTCACCTTTAAAAACACCACTCAAAAGACTTCTTTCTCTAACTTTAATACAAACTTCTTGAGTATGTTTATAACCCTTTCTAACACCATCACCACCATTTGTTTGATTTTTTAAAATGAAACCTCTTTCTTTATGTAATCTTATTTCTTCTATTTCAGCAAAATCACCTTTATCTTTTTCTACTTCACAAATAAGTGAAATTTTTAAATCATTATAACCATATTTACTAAGCCAATTATATAATTTAGTTTTTTTATTTTTTTTAGAATTATATATATGTTGTCTAAACCTAAGTTCCAATGATTTTTCTGTTTTACCAATATAAATCACATTTGGGTTATTTTCATAAAATATTTTATATATTTTTACCATTTTTATAGTTTTTATGTCTTTTTTAGCAACTGAAACTTAATTGTTTTTACTAGTTTAAAATATAACCACCCTCTTTAAGGATCTTTACCACCTTCTTCTCAACTGTTGTGCAAATGGCTGGTTTATTTGCAATGCTACCAAACTTACCATCAGAAAAGATAATATAATATTTCTCCTTATTGTTATCGTAGAACCTTGTAACCTGGCAATATTCATTTTTATCATTTTTGAATATACCATAACGTTTTCCAAGCAATAACATCCATAATCTTTCCATAGTCTTTTGGTTTTGTTTATTTCTCCTGCTAAGATACAAACTTTATCCCAAATACCAAAATATCATTGGGGTTTATTTATATAATCACTATATTTCTTTGTCTGGATAATAAACATTGTTTCATTCTTTATTGGATATGTCTCCACAAACCATTTGCAATAACTAAAATCCTGCTCCAATACATCAATTATCTTCTTACCCTTATGTTTGCCAAACCAGAACATATGATCACGACTTAATTTCATTGGGATATTCTTGCTTTGTATATATGTTGATGTTTTTGAATTTGGAAATGTCCTAACAAACCAACTACAATAGTTTATATCCTTCTGGAATACATCATCAACCATCTCCCCATTGTATTTGCCAATATAAAACTTCATATCATTTTATTTATACATCTCCGGATAATCATCCATTAATTGTTTTTTAATCTTGTTTCTACCCAAATTAACCAATTCATTATAATTACCACTATCTATAATCCCAACTGATAATTGTATGAAATCAGGCTGGGGATTGCCCAAATGTTTTATCATTGTCTCAGCAATTAAATAATTTTCTGGGGCAACCCTAAATGATATATTTGGATTATAGAATTGTTCAAAATAATGATATTTCTCATCCAGTTCCCTTATATCAATCATTTGCTCAATTTTATTTTTTAAGTAAAGCTGTTTCATATTTTTATTCGTAATAAAATTCATCCAATATAACCTTCCAATCATTTATCTGCCCATCAGAATCAATGTCCATAATAATATAATCACCCCAACCATCCTTCTTTGGAGATAACATCCTGGGAACATAATCCCTAATCTTCTTTATTAACTCCATATTGCTATCAAGAAGTTTATATGTCCCATTATCACATACCTTATAATGCGTGGTTGCCCTAACCCCCTGGGTCCAGTTTACAATCTTTCCAGTATTGATGTTTATCAATGGCTTCCAACAATCCCCATCCCTACAAGGAATGTTACCATCCTTATCCTCAATCCCATTCATTATACCATCATCCCAGCGTCTTACACCAGCCTCAACAAACAAATACTCAATGTCAAACTCTTTTGTAACTGTGAATTTTGCTTTCATAATTTATTGTTTTTTTTAATTTGTTTTTTAATCCCGTGATTTACACTAGAAAAGGGAATTTGTCTTTGTCCTGGATCAAAAACTATAAAATCATATATATAAGAACATTCATAATGACTTCTATGTGTGCTAATAAGATTAACTATCTTATTGTGTGTTCCATTACTATTGAATGCTAAATTAATATTTTTTTTAATATTCTTCATGTTGTTTTTCTAATTCATTTTCAATCTGACTATATAGTGTAATCTTTAATATATCTCTTACACCATTAAGAGTTTTATCACTCACACTATTATATACATTGGCTTTAAGACAATCATCTGTTCTTGTTAGAGATTTAGCCAATCTAAAAAAGTTTATCTTATCACCAATACTTGTTCTAATATTTCTCATCATTCCTATTTAAATTAGTATCATTCTGGTCAAGTATTGAAGCCTTGAATACTGTTCCTCTTACACCAAGAAGAGCATATTCAACAACAATATCATATAGATCAGGCCCAACACTATTTATTGTTTTTTGGTCATATTTATCCCACCTAATGTTGTTTAGAATATAACCAATTTTTGCATTAACATTTCTCATCTATTTGTTTTTTAAATTATCCTCAACCTGGTCAGATATTGAAATCCTTGCTATAGCACTTACACCAATAAAAGGATTAGTTATATTGCCAATTACATTTTCCATAACGTAACCATTTATTCTTGGCCTACACTTGTACCATCTAAAAGCATTTATCTTATCAGCAATATTTCTTTTAACATTTCTCATCTATTTGTTTTTTAAATTATTCTCAACCTGGTTAAATATTGAACTCCTTAATACACCGCTTGCACCATGAATAGTAACTTCAACCACATTGGTATATACGTCAATTGCAATGTAATCATCTATTTTTATTTTATGCATACCCCGAATAAAATCAAGTATATCATCACCAATCTTTCCTCTAAAATTTATCATTTTTTATAAATTAAATTATTCACCAATTCCATTTTGACAGCAGAACTAAATTCAATTTCTCTATTAACTTTACCATTTTGTGTAGAAAGGCAAATTCTAAACATATCTCTTCCACCATCAAGATTTGAATCAATTAGATTATGATGTATATTTTCCTCAAAGCCATTTCTATTTTGTTGTTTATACATCCTTTGTATAAAAGTAATTGTAAAATCCCTAATCACCCCTTTTTTATTTCTCATAGTTTAATTTGTTTTCAATCACATTACGTACCTCATAACCACTTTGAATTAGAAATATAATTGAAAAATTTACTTTATCTTTCATACTCTGATGAACAGTGTTAGTTACTTTATCATTATCTCCAAGAACAACAGATGTGTTTGCTGTAAATTTATTGTGTCTTAAATAATTCATACATTCACTAACACTTGTTCTAATATTCTTCATAGTTTAATTTCTTTTTTAAATTATTTTCAATATGAGAATAAACCTGATCTGTTATCTGCATTTCTATATTATAAGATATCATATCCCCTATCTTACGCCAAGATTTTTGCATAGTGTGATTTGACACTATGTCTAACATTTCAGCACGTAATTTGGCTTGACCTCCAATCTTAATCTTTTTCATATTATTTTTCTAATTTATTTTCAATCTCCTTACACACATCATAAGTAGATTCAATTTTTTTAATGTCATTAGAAATATCCCAAGTACAACCCCAGGCAACACCATTTATACGATTAATTGTAATTACAAACATAGCAGCATCAACTCTAGTACGTAAATTAACCTTTTTACTAATATTTTTCATATATTTGGGTTTTAAGACGGTCAAGAACCTGGATTATTATATCCTCTTCTATATCAAAGGATCTATCAAGAAGCTGGTATATTACATCCTCTTTTGAATTAAAAGATTTAACTGAAATAGAAGTCCCAACACAATCAAATACTTTATTTGAAATTTTGTCATGGGTATTACTAAATTTTGCTCCAATTGTGTAATGAATATTCTTCATTCTATTTGTTTTTTTACTTTTTCTACAACCTCTCTATATAAAGGTAAAGTTCTTAACCAAACTACTGAAAAAATAACATTGTTTGCACAATCATAAGTCTTGTGTTCAACACAGTCAACTGCATTATTTAATCTTTTCCTATAGGGAAAATTAAAACTAATATCATACTTTATATTATTCATTGTTGCCTATTATTAAATTATTTTCAACTTCAAGCCAGTGAACATCACTATTTTCTTTATACATTTTACTTCTTATTTTAACTTCTAAATTAGAGCATAATTTATTGGACACCCTAGCCTGTAACCTCTCCTGGAATATACTCCATATATCATCTAATTTTTTTTCAAAAATGTTCTCCATAATTATGTTTTTTTAAATTATTTAAAGTCTGAAAATACACCTGGTTCTCTGTCTGAGCCAATATATTGAAAAATGCCTTATCCCTTATCTTATCTTCCAAAAGATAATTTACTTTCTTGGACAACTTAGCCAGTAAATGCTCCCAAATCATATCCCATTTCTGAAAATTCTTTACACCAATGTTCTCCATGATTATTTTTTTACGTTATTTTTAATAAGTGAATAAAACTGGTGACTTACCTCAACTAGCATATTATCATAAACCCTACCCATTATATTTTGTAAACAGAAATCCATTTTCTTATATACCTTTATATTTAAAGGCGAATGTAATTTGTTAGTTATTTTCAAATCAATTTTACTAATATTTATCATATATTGTATGTTTTACATTGTTTAAGATAGTTTTTGTGTTTTCATAAATTGAGTTTATTTTCTCATCTGTTATTTTATTCTTTATATCCTGATCAAAAAATACTGTTTTATATGCCATCTTTTGTGTAAAAGAAACCCCCCTATCTGCCAATATGTATTTAATATTTTTCATTTATTTTTTTTTAATTTACTACCAATCACCAAACAAACTGGTAAACTTGTTTGCGTAAATAATAGTCTGTTAATAGGGCTATTACTCCTACTGGTTCTATCCCAGGCATAACCCACAACATAATCAAATAACTTATATAAGATTTTACCACGTGTTTTTATATCAATTTCATGACTAATATTCCTCATCTACGTTAATATTTAAGACCTCTATATTATTCCAGCCATTATTCAAAACATCCCAGTATATTGGGTGTTTCACTTCCATATTAAGATTACGACTAACAGCATTATTTATTATACCACGAATATAACTAGCAACATGATAAGATATTTTATCCGAAGTGTCATTACGCTTAGTATTAACCCTATTACCAATTATAGAGTTAACCCTCTTCATAACTTTACATTTTGTTTTACTTGTTTCACTACCCTATCCCTTACTTTATTAGATACCTTATCACTTACTTTATTACATACCTTATCACTTAATTCATTACATACTTCATTACTTACTTTAACTCCAAAACTAATTCTCCTCTTGTACAACTTTTCATGAATCTGATTAGAAAAACTGTTCATAACTTTACATTTAGTTTTACTTGATTCACTCCTTGATTCATTATTTTATTGCTTATCACTCCTTCATCCCCTGCTTTAGCCCTTACTGTAAGCCTAACATTATCACTAACTTTATCCCACGCTTCATCACCCAAACCAATTCTCATCTTATATAATGTAAAATGAATCTGATTACAAATATTTTTCATAAATTCATTTTTTCAATAAATGGATTTAGGTTATTCCCCTGGACTTCTGGAATAAAGTATTGCACCTTATCATAATGCCAAACTTCTTTCCCAGTTATATCATCATAATAAACCTCAATTGGTTTTGTTGAATGGGTGATTTTATGACAATAATCCAAATGAATTTGGCTGCCATCCCTAAATATAAATTGCTCATTATAATATTCAATAACTTGACAAATCTCTTCAACTTCAATCTCGGAGCAATACACATAAACCCAATCACCTATTTCAATATCCAAATCATCCACAATGATGTAATGATCTTCACTAATATTCACTAGTCGCATATTATTTAGTTTTTTTGTTTGTAAGATTGACCAAATGTCCTGGGGAGAGTATTAACCAACTGCTGAATTTCATCAGGCTCTAACTCAATTGTTACCCCATTTTTAATTATAATCATTTTTAAACCTTCTGTCCAGTGAGAATATTCAAAAAGACCATCTGTATTGCATATAGAATATGAAAAAACATTGAACTCTGTTGAGGTGGGGGTAATGGTTTCATTAAGTTGTTTCATCTTGTTTAGTTTTTTTAAATTGATTAAACCACTCTTGTAAAATTTCCTCTGCTGATTTATTAGAATTTTGCATTGTTGAGTTAAATTCTTCTTGAAAATAAAAATGTGCAAAACTAATCAAATCTTCCTCACTATACATCTGTTCTTGTTGCCATTTCGCGCCTTTTTTAAATGCTTCTTTTGTTAGCCAATTACCAACGTTTACCCCCAAAAGGTAAGGATTGAAGTCTATATAAATATTTTTAGCAGCCTCATCAACTGTTTCTTTTTTAGGAAGACATTCTTTGTTACAAATACCTTCGCAATACATACAACCTCTAGCTATATAGTTCATTTTATTTCTTTTTAAATTGTTCAATAATGGTTTCACAATCACTTAAATATTTACCACAATGACCTTTATCTTTGTAGGTGTATTTAAGATGATTTATTTCTGAAATACTACGTTTAAGCATCTCTAGTAAATCATTAACTTCTTCCTCACTATACATTCTCTCTTGCATCCATTCAGCACCTTCAATAAATCCTATTTTATGTGCATAAGGATTTAATCCATTTTTATATTCTGAATTTATTTTATCCCAGTTATTTTCAGCAGCATCTTCAACCGTTTCTTGTTTACGTTTCATCATAATAGAATTAGATATTCTTTCTTCCTTCTTTGCTGATTCTGTGTATGTGAGTTTTTCTTGTTTAGGTTTACCACCAAACAAACCAGATGCTAAGTCATTAAACTCTTTTGTTCCAATTTTTGGTAATCCAAAATATTCTAAATTTAATTGTTTAGGTTCTTTTTTTGGAATAATTATTTTGTATTCCTTATGGAAAGTTGGATAACTTGTATGTCCTGCAAATCCAACATAATCTTCTACTTCAATTTCTCTAACCTCAACCTCCTCACAACTTGGATTATTAACAAACCATTCTAAAAACTCATCATCAATAGCTTGAACATGGTCTTTAATCAAGTCTTGGTCTGTGGTTAGGATGATTTTTTTACATAGTTCATATCTATCATAATAACCTAAACGATATTCAGCAAAAAAATATTCATCACCATTTTTATAGATAATTAAATCCCCTTCTATAATTTCTTCATCATTAGTGATGTATAGGTGTTGATTTTCGCTATCCAAAATGTTAGGCATAACCCTATCAAATAACCTTAAATCATTAAAGACTTGCTTACCTTTTTTAGTTAGATATCCTAACCTACTTGGTTTATCTGTTGGAATTATGTGTATGTTTTTCATAATATTTATTTTTTAGCAATTTCAATCATTTTTTGTAAAATTGACTCTTCTACTTCTTCATATGTTTCAAAAATAGGACTATTCCAATCCCCCCATTCAACCCACCATTTATCTACATCAAACTTCTTTGGCTGCATATAAACACCATACTTCTCCCTAAACCACCTGAATACTTGTTGGTATAGTGGTGTTACTAATCTAAATCGGTCTTCTGAAAATATTTTACTAAAATTAGAATTGGTTATGAGTCCAGAATTATCAATTATTACTTTTGTTTTATTTTCTTGAAAGTATCCAAAACATGGTTCGTCAAAATCTAACTGTTTGAGTTCTAACGCTATTTGATAACTTACAAATTCCTTTTCCATATTAATTTATTTTGTTTTTAGCAATTTCAATCAATTTTATTAAACACTCTAACTCCGCTTCTTCGTAAGTTCCAACTTTAGGGTCTTTATTAAACTCTTCCATTGTTCTTTGTTTAGCGTATTCTAAACCTGATAATGACATATCATAAATGTGACAATCAAATTGTTTAGTATTTGGTCTAAACCCAATAAACCCTCTTAAATTATACTTCTCTCGAAACCACCTGAATGCTATAGCATTGACCACAGTTCTGTGAATCTTATTTAATGGTAATTCATCAAGATATTCTGGCGATATGTCAGTATCTTTTAAATTATGAGTTTTTGATAACCACTCAAACAATCCTAAAGATTCTAATTCATTGTATATTTTCATTTTGTTTAGTTTATGGTTAATAAATTCCTTAAAACCTATCTGCAATCTTATTAATTAGTTCCTCATCCTCAACAGTCAATTTCCAGTAGTTTTCACTTATTTTAGAAAGTTGTGTTTTCCTATCATCATATTTATCATCACCACCTCTATTAAGAACAAATCCTATATTATCATCTTCCATTGCTTGTAATAGGTTCTCTCTAAACCTTTTGTTTCTTTTGAACATATAGATGATTTCATCTGAATAATCATCCAAATCAATATCAGCTTCCACTGTAATGTATGACATAACTATTATTTTTTTTGATACACAAATATAAGGGAAATAAAATTACTGCGCAAGTTCTTTCTGTAATATTTTCAAAACAGCATGACTTGTATGACCATCAAAAGGAAATAATGCTTTTGATGTTTCTGGGACTTTAAAATCATCCCACCTATCTGCTGGATAGTGATTGGATATTTGGCCACTTGGTAATTTTGCCACAACAATAAACCAGCCCCCACCAAAACAAGGATAACCATCATTATGTTTCCAACTCTTATGGACACTATATTTGGTGTTCTGCATCACCTGGTTCAAATCCTGGAACTCTTCATCACCTTTCTGATTTGCCCACTCATTAAACAATAAAGCATTGTAGGCTGCTCTAAAATCATATAATTCCTTAAAGGTGTGATATCCATCAGAGGTGTTTTCTGTTACTTTATGATAATCCTCTTCTAGTTTCTTGATACGTTCAAAAACCTCATTTGGGATTGTGTAATTTGTAATCCTGCTACCATACTGGCTATTGATAACATCACATAAATAATCAACTGGTGTTTTCATAGTTTTAGTTTTTTTGTTGTTATAATTTTTCTATTTCTTGTTTAACTTCTAAATAATGTGCAATAGACCTTTCCATTTTAAAATCAAGATTAAAGTTAAGTACAAACAATATCTTATCAACTGCAATCAAAGCACATTGTTTAGCCTGTCCCCAAGCTGTATAGGTTTCCATAAATTCCCCTAAAGGCTCATCAATCCAAGTCTCATTAGGAGTTGTTTGATAGAATGTATCAACTAGCTCTTTTGCTTCTTCTTTTGGTGTTAAAATCATTTTGTTTTGTTTTTCTAACCCATTGTATATTAGTTTTTCCACATCCTTTTCCATTTCCTTTTCCATTTGTTTTAGATAATCATAATCATCATTTATTCTATCTTCCCAATGTTGTTGACTTCCTATATAATTTTCTGTTTGTTTGCTCATTTTATTTGTTTTTTACAACCTCAATTAATTTATTTAAACCTGCTAAATCAGCTTCTTCATAGGTTTCATATTCCCAATCACCAGAAGGTCTATTTTTTGGCATTGTATGGTATTCTTCACCTGTTTTATGATTCCAAATCCAATAATTGTAACCAAGTTCACAATTGTGCTGATCAGATGTTGCTTCTACTGAAAATTGCCAATCAAACTTCTCCCTAAAAAACCTAAATGCTGCTGTAAAAGTAGGAGCTGAAGCATCTGTCTCTTTATTATGCTCATTATAATCTTGAAGACCATTTATAGTATCTAAAAAGATATGTTTATTATGTCTTCCAAGGTTGTAATCTATTATTTCAGTTTCTTTATAATTACCAAAACAAGGTTCTCTAAAACCTAGTTTTTTAAGTTCTAATGCTAGTTCATAAGGGACAAGGTCTTTAATAGCCATAATTATTTAGTTTTTGAAAATGTAATTAAAAATTATGCTTCAACATAGTCTTTTTTACATTTGGTTCTAAATTTTGATATAATTGACCAATAATCTGTTCAAAAACTTCCCCTTCTGCTTGAATAAGCACTTTATTACTTATTTGAAGAATACTTTTTTTAACTACATAGGTAGTTACTTTATCTCCTAATTCTTTAGATATTTTCTGGCTTACACTATTCATAATTTTAGGTTGTTTTGTATTTGAAACCATAGTTGACCATTTGTTTGAACCTCTCCTACTCTAAGTATTTTTTTTCTTAATTGCATATTTGGTTTATCATGTACAAAATAACCCACTTGCATATACACTTTATCTATTACATTTTTCATACTTTAAATTTTAAGTTTGCTTTCATTTGCATAGATACTTGTTGGCTAACTTGCCTCCATACCTGATGATATACTTGATGCCTAGCATTATTAACCACTGGTACCCGTGCATGTTTATTCCATCTTGGATACTGGACTTTAGCTTCTATTTCATGACCTACATTTCTCATACTTTAAATTTTAGGTTTTCTTTTATTTGAATAGATACTTGTTGATGAACTTGTGTCCAAGGTCGTAGATATACTTTATCCCTAATATGATGAACCACTTGTATTGATATGGGAGTAATGGATCGTGGGTTTTGTATTTTATTTCCAATTTTACTAGCCACATTTTTCATGCTTTTAATCTTTTTTCTATTTTGGAAAACAATTCTTGAAGTGTTTGATTACCAAATTGGGGGTAATCATAGTATTCAATAGTTATTTGTTTACGTAATTCTTTACGTAATACAAAATTAACTTTCATACCTATATGTTTCCGTATTTTATCATCTACATTTTTCATGCTTTTAATTTTTTTCAAAATAAAAAACTATATCAATCTCATTCTCCTGGACAAGACCATAACGTTTTGCAATTTTATATTGGGTTGATTTCTCATTTAGATGTTTCATGAACCCTTTAATCAAAGACCTAAACTCTTCCAAAGATAATGAATGTTTATTAATATTGCAACTTGGACAGCTTGGATTTTGATTTTCAATTGTTAATCGTTCTGGATGCTGCATAGGATTATCTTTATCTATCACAAATTTCTTCTTAACTTTGTCATATATATGATTTCTTTTAACAGGTTCTATTTCGTCAATGTGCCAACCTTTCTCTAACTTATCACCACAATAACAACATCTACCATTGCATTTTTCAAACAACAAATCTCTAACTTTCTTACTCATAAAATTATCTTTGGCAAGTTTCTTAATTTTAGGTTGATTATTCCTTGCATATAAGCCCCCATCCAAACATTACCAGGAAGATATTCTTTTATTTTTATTACACCCTTTAAATTTCTTAGAGTTTCATCATGCACTTGATTCAAAATTATAGTTCTTATACTTTTCATAAAATTATCTTTGGCAAATTTCTTAATTTTAGGTTTATTGTCACTCGACTATTAAACCACCTAAACTGATTACCAGGTAGGTATTCTTTTTCTTCTATTGTATCCTTTAACTTAACTTCAATTTCATCATACACTTGATTCAAAATTTCAATTCTTACACTTTTCATAATATTATAGATTTAACTTTATACCATATTTGTTTACCTATGACACTTATTAAGCGACGACCAGTACGTAGATATGATAACTTTGTATCAACTTTAAAATCAACTCTATAACTAACATTATCAGTTTTAGTGTGAAAAACATTAACCTGTATTTTAGTAAATTTACTATTTACCACACTTGAAATATTTCTCATTGTTAGCATTTGATTTGTTGTTTTATGATATAGTTCTGTCCAGATTTTATGGCGCAATCTACTAAATAAAGTTTCATAACTTCCATTCCAAATTGGGATTCTAATTTCATTTACTAATTTATCTTTTGTTTCTTGCCCAATATTTTTCATCACTTAAACATTATTTTTATTCTAAGATTATCTGTAAAATTATGTGTCATTTGCTTAAATATTTGGTCATTTATTATTTCTCGATATCTAATATGATATGCAGGATTAATAGTTGGAATTAAGTTAAGTCTTTCTAACTTCTCTATTGATGAAATTTTCTTTGTGATTTTACTGTTCACTCTTTCCATTTCTTAATTTTAAGTTTTTTTGGATTATCTATTTCAAGCCACACCTGGTCTCTTATTGGTAAGAAAACTTGTCCGTATATACCATCCTCTACCTTATCCCACATAATTTTCCATAATCTATCACCAATATTTGTGGCAGCATTTTGTTTTATGTTAGAATTTACACCATCATATATCATCACATCAAATATGTTTCTACTAATGTTCTTCATAGTTTAATTTATTCTTTATTTGGGTAATTAATTTTTCTGCAATATTATTATCCACCTGCAACCAAGAAGGATCCCATAATTTAACTGTAAGTTTAGTATATATTTTCCATCCTTTGTCAAATATAGCATTATCAGCCTTCATCCTATATTGGTCATATATTTTACGTAATATAAATTCATTAATATTCTTCATGTTTTAATTTATTTTTCACTTGCATAACTACATTATTAGTCACGTTATTCTCCACCTGAAGCCAAGCAACATCCCACAACTTATTTCCAATATTAGCATATATGTTGTATCCTTTGTCATTAATAATATCATTGACCTTTTCCCTATGTTGCTTATATATTTGATAAATTATTTGTTTATCAATATTCTTCATGTTTTGTCATTTTAATTTTCTAACTTGTTGAATAACATTATTTGTTAACCAATGAAAACGGCTTATTTGTATAAATTTACTATTCATGTTAGTTTTAAGATACATACTATATGATATATCTTTTGTAACTTTCTCCTTAATCTTTAAATGTATTTTCCACACTATTAAGTCCCCAATGTTATCCATGTTTAAAATTATTTTTCATATTAGGAAATAAATTTTTGATTATGTTATAATATGCAATGTTATCTACCTGATTTTTTGATTCATCCATAATAGGTGCAGCTTGAAACCATGCTTTCTCATACTTCTTACCAGGATAAATTTTATCAATATATAATCCTTTTGAAGTTATAACTCTGGAAACATTCTTCATTCTTGTTTATTTTAAAATGGTTTCTTTAATCAATGGTGGTTGTGCATTAGTTATCTGATTACGAACCTCACTATTTAATTTGAGGTGAATCCTATACATTGTATCCATACTCCAAAAACTCACAAGCGTAGGTGTACGATATTTAACTAAATAATTAATTTGATTATGGATATGTTGTTTAACATTCTTCATTTTATTTATTTTTTCTAATTAAAAACCTAACAATAGGTATGCAGGGCATTTTATTCTGTATCTGCTCTAACATCTCCTCAAATTCTAAATCACTTTTACGCCTCAAATATTTATTTACTTTATAATCAATAAATGCTTCATTATTTGTATTTAAAATATCAATTTGTTTTGTTATTTTTGAACCAACGTTTTTCATACTTTTGTATTTTAAAGTAAGAAGGCTACTTAAAAATCTCCAAGTAGCCTTCTTTGTTATTAGTCAATAACCCTTTTCTTCATATTCTCCAAAGGATCAAACCTTGTCTGGATTCCAGCATAGTATTTGCCTGGTGGAACAATAGTGTGTCTGTGGTCTTTTTTAGGCGTAATAACAGCCGTATCCATAGAAACACCAGATCCTAATAGTTCTGACTGTAATGAGTGGTTTAGAATACACTCATCATGAGCCTCAATAAGAAATCCCCCATCTGGGTATTCATAAATGTCATAGTTACCAAATAAGGCATGGAAACTACCTGACCTTTCTGATGCAGCAATAAATTGCTTTTGCACCTTTTTAACATCACTAGGGAGTTCAGTTAATCCAAAGAACTGGACATCACCTTGGTGGAAAGAAATGTTGGAAAAATTTAATTTACTCATTTTTTTGTTATTTTAAGTTTAAAATTTAGTTGGCAGAATACCACGTGTAATCAACAGAACCAGGAACATTACTTGGTCTATGCCATTTGGCACACTCAATAGCATCAGTGAATGTTGGACATGTATCAATTAGATACACAGATTTAGTGCTAGGACAAGTGAACTCAATCCAGGCATAAGGTTGGTCAAACTCACCTTTGCTGTTCTGTAAGAAAGGATATGTGCTTTTTGTTTTGTATATCCTTATAGTTTCAGCATAACCATTTTTGTGGGTCACATTTTTCTCATCAACAGTAATTGCATCTAGCATTTCCAATAATCCCTCGTTTCCAAAATTCTCTTTTATAATAGTGATGATGGCTGCTTTAATATCCTCATTACTCTCATTGTGGAAACGTATCTTTGCATTAATTAATGCATCACAATCCTTGAATATCTCCTCCTCAATAAACCTGCCATTCACATAGTGCTGACCATACCCATCAGCAAACTCAATAGCATACCCTGTTGTGCAATGCAAGTCATTGTTTTCATTTCTTGCAATCTTTTTTGGGTATTTTGATACCAAGCAAACCTCATCCATTTGGATTTGAGCATAAGAGTTTTCAACACACTCTAGGATTAGATTAAAATCCTCTCTGTATTCATCAAGGAAGTCAAAGTTGTCCATAAAGTAGCCATAGAATGACAACCAAGGAATATCTTCTGCATTGATATATACAGAGAATGGTTCATATTCAATGTTATCACCTGTATTACCCTTTAACCTGTTAATTTCTAATTGACAGGCCATTGGGCTATCTAATAGAACCACTCTTGGTTCTTCAAGGCCACAAAATTTGTATAACTTTTTCATAGCTATCTCTGTCTTTTCAACATTATGGTTTTTATAAAACTCATAGTTGAATATTTTGCTCAGCCAGGCATCTCTGTGGATGTCTAGCTTAGCTTCCTGTTCTGGGGTTAGACTCTCAATTTTTTGCATCTTTCTATTTTTAAGTTTTAACAAATGTAATATATTTTTTTCACAATTCAAAACCATATTTTAATTAAAAACCCCCACTTTTGAATTAATTTTATTGTAGATAAAACCAATTTTGTTTTTGAAAAAGTTTCAGCATCTGTGCTAGTTTCAAACAACTTGCCAAATGTTAAGATAACAGTATCGCGCATTTCTTTTTTTTCAATGCCCTTATCTGGACCAGAAAAAACCATTGAACTAACTTCTTCAATTTGAATGATTTGCACTTGAAACCAAGTACCTGACTTTATTACTTTTGTGGTGATTTCCATTGTGTTTGTTTTTTGTTAATGCAAAGATAATCTTTAATCTTGAATAAACAAACACTATGAATAAGTTTTTCATTTTATTTTATAATAATCTTCTAGGAAAGAATGTAATCCCTCAATTGTCCTGGGAATTTCCACGTTTGTTTCTTTTGTTCCAAAATCTATGTCAAAAATATAGAAATGAATCCACTCCCAGCCAATGTTTCCATACTCTTTCAATATGGTTTCTTCAAACGATTTAAAGAACACATCCCATATTGCAGGTTGATCCTCTTTCTCTGAATGGAATTTCTTAAAGTTATCCATTATAATCTTGAACTTATCTAAAGTCATTTGTTATTACTTTTTATATGTTAATATCAAAATATAATCTTCATAATCCCATGACCTATGAATGTAATAATCACTATCAATTAACTTATAACCAAATTCTAATCCTAAATTTTTTGCTCTTTTATTCACAAAATCTTTGATAATTTCTTCTTCAGTTTTGCCTTTATATTGTGTTTGCTTTTTAAAGCCCTTCCAACATAAACTAGAAAACCCCTCATAGTATTTAAAAGTATTATCATTAATATACTGGATATATGTTTGATGTTCATAACCATCATAGTGATCAGGTTCTAACAATAAATCATAATCTGGTTCATCAGATAATTCTTCTTTAATATCTTCATCAGAAATATTCTTTAAATACTGGTCTATTAAGTCTCTCCTTAATGCATCAGCAAAAGAACCTTCTGGTAAACAATTAGTTTGTTCATTTAAATAACCCTTTATTGTAGTCTTAATGGAATCTCTCAAATCATTCATGGGTATTATTTTTTGTTACGAAGCAAAGATAATAAAAATTTATACAATTCTCTACTGTTTGTGATATATTTTAATTCTTCATCATTATATTCATCACCAACCAATCTTCTTTTAATAACAACTAACTCATCATCACCTAGGTATAAGAATGTCCCAGTGAAATCATCATCTTTTTTGAGATTCCAGACATAACCCCCACCCCAATCTGCATTATTTGTGAATGGTTTTTTATCTAAATGATTGCTAATAACTCTCTTTAATTTGGATGTGTTCTGAAAAATATCTTCATCCTCTTCAAATTCATCAAATAATAACTTATTGCCATTTACATCAAATGTATTGTTGTCATCACTAAACAACCATTCTTCTAAATCTGGATTAATGTCACCATCACTATATTGTTCTAAATATGTCTTTTCATCAGGGGTTAGGCTTTCTTTCCCATTCTGACTAACCTTATCTAATATTTTATTAACATTCTCCTCATTCTCATTCACAAAGTCTTTTATAGTGGCTTCTATAAGTTTTCTTAATTTCATATTTTATTAATATTTAATCTAATCATTATAAAATTTATTTAAAATTTCATCTTCAACTTTTTCCCAATTATTATTATAATATTGTTCTGTTTCATCATCCATAAAATAAGTAGGTTCAAATTCGTGTTCTTCGCTCCTACCAGTGCCAAATTGATTTAAAATACCTTCAATTTCAATTAATTTACCATCAATAGTAATTTGATAATTGACATAAAATTTATCTGATCCTGTAATTTCAATATCCAAATTTTCTTTTCTTAATGGTTCATTATTTATTAATTTCCATTTTAATGGTGCTTTTTGTTTTTCCTTTTCTTCAAGGAATACAAATATTTTTTTAAATTGTTCTTTTTCCATTATCTAAATATTTTTATTATATAAATATAATAATCATTACTTTTTCAAACTTTGGAAAATATGTGCAATCACATCCACTGTCCAACCATTGCCCAACATTTTGTATCTATGTGAATCCAATAAACCAACATTTGTATAGTTATCCGGAACAGTTTGCAACCTCTCACATTCCAAAGGTGTTGGTATTCTCAAATAATCATCAGAAAACTTTATGTTTGTTGATCCTGAATTTGATATCCCATGCCCAGATGTTGTCAATGTCTTTGACTTCCTTTCTGGTGGTCTAATATTGCCCCTAGATTTCTTATATGATAATGTCCCCTCTTTCTTCTTATAGAACCTCTCTGTGATGTTATATTTTTCATCCACCTTATCCTCCATAATATCCTTCAAGCACAATCCTAGGTCATCTGGTTGGCTTATTTGACCAATATTTGTCCAATATAATCTCTTCCTATCCTGGGCTGAAACAAGGTTTGAATTTATCATCACAGGCTCAACTCCCAATGTGTCACTTATGATTTTTTTCCAATAATCTTTCATCATAACATTTTCAAGAAGAAAATATTTGGGTTTTAATTCCTTCAATAATCTAACATATTCCCAAAACAAATAGGATTCACCCTCAAACTCATATCCTTGCTCTTTTAATTCAAGATATGAATCCAATGATAATATATCCCTCTGATCCTTTGTTGACATACCTTTCATCTTTCCAGCAAATGAAAAAGATTGACAAGGTGAACCCCCCATTATCAAATCAATTTGGGGTAAATCACTTGCCTTAATCTTTGATACATCTCCCAACTGGATTGTGTTTGGGAAGTTATGTTGTGTAACCTTTATTGAATTCTTTTCAATCTCTGATGCAAAATATTTATCATATTCAACACCAACACGATTTAAGGCAATCTGCCCGCAACTCATTCCATCAAATAAACTTAATACATTCATAGTTGTTTTGTTTGTAATCCTGGTTGGATTTGAACCAACGATCCCCTAATTAAAAGTTAGGTGCTTTAAACCACTAAGCTACAGGATTATTAAAAATTGTTACCACAACTGGATTTGAACCAATACTAACAGAATCAAAATCTGTGGTGCTACCTTTACACCATGTGGCAATTTAAAAAGAAATAAGTTTTTTGTCCCCGTTGAACATCATGATCCAGTTTTACCTGGATGGTTGGATTTTCCTAGTTGCTACCAAATTGGCCACAGTAGCCCATAGTTATATCAAACTCTCGGTCACTTGCTAATATATCGCGAATCAAGCAAGTTAAACCTTACATATACCCTGGGGTTTCACCAGAGTCATCACTTATTTTCATCTTTTGAGGTTAGTGTTAGAATTGTACTAACTCTATGAGATTTGCAGTCTCACTGGTCTCCATGACCAAACTAACCATAATTGGGTGTTTGATGGGATTCGAACCCACATTTAATATGAGTCACAATCATACCCCAAAGGCCAATACGGGTTCCAAACACAGTGGTCTTATAGGGATTTGAACCCCAACTTCAGCATCCGTAGTGCTGTGTGCTGTCATTACACAATAAGACCAAAATCAATCAAGCATTCTACTCCCAGCCCCGAGGAATTGTATCTAACTTAGCCCATCTCACCGCTGTGTGGGTACTTGACCTTTTGTATTTTCCTAATTCAATTCAGGTATTTGTTCTTTTAAATACTTATAAATCTTCCAAGTTTGAATTTTAGGTGAAGAAATAAATGGATATAAATTCTTCCAGTCTGTCTTTTTCATCACATCTAAAACTCTTTCTTGGTATGTTTTATTGTTTATAATCACATAATTTTCCTGACAAAATGTTCCTATTTCCTTCACTTCTTTTCCAATACTTGCCCCATATGTATTCATAGCAAAATCAAAAGTTTCAGGTTTTTTATATGTTCCACCTCTTCTATATTCACCAACAAATACATCATTTAACTTGTAATCTATTGCTTTTTTGTTAATCCCATTTTTAGGCCTTTGGTACACATTAAAACAACATAATAATTCAATACCACTATATTTAATTAAAGGCAACACTTCTGAATGGATTAAATCAAACTCATACATTTGTTGATTATTGTTATATTGACTAACAGGTAATATAAAAGCAATATAATCACCCATTTTAGCTGCTTGTTTATAAAAAGCAACACTCAAAGTATTCCTTGTCCCAAATGGGGGGTTTCCAATAAACAACCTACCTTTCTTATAAGGTAGTTCAAGTTTTAGAAAATCTTGTTTAATAATACTTTTATGTTCAGGCTCTAAATCATAAGCAATGCAATTGGGTATCTGTAAACTAAAACTACCTCCACCAGCAGCTGGTTCAATTGTTTCAGTTATTTCAAATCCTAGATTATTTACAACATCAATACAATATTTTGCAAGTTCTTTTGGTGTATAATATTTGTCTAAATTTATTTTTGACATGATTGTTTTTTTTTAAAAGTAAAACAGAAAGTGTGGGATTCAAACACCGCACATGATACCGACCATGATACCAACCATGATACTTTTATCTTTTGCGTAGGTGGAAGATTCAAACCATACATGATACCATACATGATACCAATTACACCACACCTACTTTAAAATCACTTGGATTTTTTGCCATCCAATTCTGTAAGTTTGTTTTCAAACTCTACAAGCCTTCTGTCAAATCTATTCTCAACCTCATCTATGATATTATAAATATCCCTGTGGAAGTTTGAATTAGCATGTTGTTTGTCTTTTAATTCATCTGTGATTGCGTTCACTTTGGCTTTAAGATAAATAACACCAGTAAATGACCAAAATAATGTTACGATAATTGTGGTGACAATTGCACCTAATGCAAATTCTATCATAGTTCTGTTTTTAATTTACTTAAATCTTCATTTAATCTTCTAATAAATGATTCCTCACCATCATCACCAGATACCAACCAATCAATCCTTTGTGCATAAATATATGCAATCTGTAAATGAGTTATTCCTTTTTTAAATTCTTCAATAACTTCATCTGGATATTTATGCCAGAACATATCTTCTGGATACTTATTGAAATAATCATCATCAAAAGCACCCCAAGCACCATCTATAATTTCTTGTTCTGTTTTAACTCTACCATTATTTGCAATCAAATCTTCAATAGAATCAATCATATTCTTTATCTTAGATTGGTCATAGTCAAAAAATCCTCCAGACATATTTGTTGCTTTTTTTTGTTTAGTAATTAGGATAGTATTTGAATTAATGCCCCTAGTAATGCAATCACACCAAATATATAAACAATCATTGGGTCTAATGGATAACACCCTTCAACCATTACTTGATGTAGTTCTTTTAAAAATCTTTTCATTTTTTTGATTTTAGTTAGTGAGGGTAATAGGATTTGAACCTATTCAGACATAATCATTTGATTTACAGTCAAACCCAGCTCTCCCACTCTGGCGTACCCCCTAGTTTAAATTTGTTTGAGCCAATAGAGGGATTTGAACCCCCAACCCCATCTTTACAAAAGACGTGTTCTACCGTTGAACTATATTGGCAATATTACAATTTTATCTCGAACCTTTTCCGCATTTTATCAATTGCCTCGTCTGGCACATTGTGAACATTCTTCCCCCCATGCCTATTCTCAACAACTATGGAATAAACTCTATACCCATATTTTTCTGCTAACTCATAGTAGGGCTTCATTTCCCACTCTTGGGTGAATGTGTTAGATACAACAATTCTATCAACATTATACCCAGAATTATCCACCTCCATCCACTTTCTAACTTCTTCTCTGCACCAAGCATGAGCCTCTTTCAATTTTGATGCATCAAATTTATATTCACCATACTGCATAAAGTATCTATCTGCTTCAACCAATGATCCACCCAACTGGGCTGCCAATGTTGATTTACCTGAACCAGGTAGTCCTCTTAATAAGAAAAGTTCCTTTGCCATAATCTTCTTTTTATTTAATAAACATTAAAAGGTAAGTTTGTGTTCAACACAGTATGACCTTCTTTTTTAACTTTTGAACAAAAAGTTCTCAACATTTTAATAGCCTCTTCATTCTTTATTAAATCAACCATTGAAAGTCTCTTGCCACTTCCAGCATTAACAAAAGTCTGTATGGTATATTTTGTTGTATCTCCATAAAGAATTCCCTTCTTTTCATCTTTCTTTATTGCTTGATTTGTTAACCAATTTTGGAACAAATCATCAACAACCCACTCCAATTTATTACCATAACCTTCTATGCCTAGGCTATCACAATATTCTTCCATCTTTTTGAAAGCCTCTTTGGTTTTGGCTTCACCATCCCAAAGGTTGCAATCAGTACTCCCACCAGTTCCCCTATTTATACAATATCCAATTTTTTTGTTATCAAAAAAAATATCTGCTTGGAATGCATAAGTTTCTTCTGAAAACTTTGCAGAATATTTCACATTTTTTAACTTAATTCTTTCCATTGTTCTTTTGGTTTGATTACCTCACAAAGATAAACTAAAGTTTGCAGAAGTCCAAATGTAATGATTATTTTTTTTTCAATTATTTAATCTAAACTATTAGGAAAATACAACAAAGTTGGATTACGTTTCTGAATGTCAACCTGGGGATATGATTTCCTAAACATATCAACATCAAATCTTTTTGTGATTAAATGATAACCACTTTTAGTTGGGATTACTGCTTCAACCTTATTACCCCCTGGTCTAGTTTCATCAAGTATAGCAATAGTCTTTGCTAATTCTTTTTCATCTTTATCATCAATATCAACAATCCATCTATTCTCCATTCTTTTTACCTTCCCAACAACACTCTCAAATAAATTTTTCTGATTATGTTGTCCATTTTTGATTCTTTCAGCCAAAAGCATCATCATATCCAAGGCCACATCTTTATGGTTCTGTTTTTGAATGTGAATGTAGGTTCTTGCTTTGAAGAGTTCTGATAACTGCATAATCTCTTCATATTTGCTATCAAGATAATCCAGGCTATCAATACAATACGTTTTAATGGTTCTGGATGACTGGTGATTATCTCTCTCCTCTTTTGGTTGATCCTTCTTTCTTTTAAGAATATATAACATATAGAAATCACCCTCTTCTGTGAAGTTTAGTAATGGTTTGATTATGTCCAGGTTGTTTATCATGTTTTTGTTTTTTTGATAAAGCAAAGATAAACCTAAAAACTGGTAAATGCAAATCTATTTAAAACTTTTTCATTTTGTAATGAATGGCAATGAATTTCTCATGATTTATATCATTTTCATCACATATTTTAATGATTTCTCTTAATTTACCACTAACTTCTGAAACAACTTCACCTAATTTGTTTACCTCATCAATTAAGTTATCAATCTCTTCTTCTATGCTGGTATAACCCCCCTCTTCCCAATCAACATCATACAATGTTTCATCATCATCTAATGTGATATATAGAAAGGCACTAAATTTACCACTATTATGTTCAATTTGAATATAAGATGCCACATCCATTGTATATAACTCAAAAAGAACCACATTTGGTTGTTCATTTTCAATAGAAAACTGGATGCCCAGATTTTTTAGGTGTTCACTTACATTTTCAATAAACTCTGCACTATTTGCCATAACTTTACTGTCCTCAACCAAATTTGTTGGTCTGGATTGAATAAGTTGTTTTAACCTATCAATATTTTCTTGTAATTTCATATAGTTCTTTTACAATAAATATATCCATTAACTAATTAAATCAAATGATACATTATTACTATCCATCAATTCATGTAAGGTTGTCCTAACTTGAACCAAAGCATCATGTACCTCCTGGCTCATTGTGTCTGGTGCATACTTTGTCTCTGACCTCAAGTGTTGATCCAGTTCATATAAAGTCATCATTATGTCCCTACCTTTTGCAGCCAACATAAATTGCTCCATATCCTCTGGTAGATTAAATTCCAATATTGCTTTTGCCATCTTATTTAGTTTTTAATGAATTTATAAAGTTCAAGTAATAATAACCCAGCTTCAGCCTTGGTTAGAAACATCTTACCCCTATCATGATTGATATAGGTATGAACAACAAGGATTTCCTCTGAACCATTTGATTTATCAATGGTCACTACTGGTGCTTCAACATAAATTTCATTGGGTTCTGTAATCATTTTATTCTTGTTTAGACCTCAAAGATAGTAAAATACTTTTAATAATCCCAGGTAGATTTATCTACTTTTTTACCATTCATAATGCAATCAAACACATAATCCCATTTTTGATTTTTAGTGATATAATCCACTAAAATTTGGCTAAACCCCAAGGAAGTGGATCCGTTTTCTGTTTCTAATTTAATGTCTAATATTTTCATAATTTTTGTTTTAATATAAGTCTTCTGAAAACAATCTGTTGCCCCTAATTTGGGATAAATCAATTACCTGGTTTTCTTGTAATGCAATTTGAAGCCCCTCTTCACGGCTAACAAACCTATTTTTTGATGTCAAAAACCCTTGTTCATTTTCACCACTTTCAGCATCTCTTAACCCTGTAATAGCATATTTTGTGTAAATACATTGCCCATGCCTATGGCCACTAAAAACAATACCCCTATCAAGGTTTGCTGGAAGATAAACCTCAATTGGTAATTCCTTTTTAAGTTCAATGTTTTTATACCAAATAGCAGCACATATTATTTTCTCATTCATGTTTTTGTTTATATTCTTTAATAAAAGTTTCTAAATCTTGTGGTATATCACCGTAATTATGTAATTCATATGCAAAGTTTTCAACCCATTCTTCTTCATCACCATATTCTAAATATTCATAACCAAATAAATCATATTCTAATTCACATATTGCATGTCCAAGTTCATGAAATATTGTTGTTTCAACTGTCACCCATAATGGTACATTATATTCTTTAGAACCTTCTAAAATATCCTTTTCTGATAAAATAACTATTGGTATTGATGAACTTGTACCACTTCTAAATCTACCTAAAGCACCTTCTCCAATATTATTGACAAATATTATTCTAATATCCTTGAATAAATCTATTTTATTTTTAAATATTTCAATTGCTTCCCTAGAAAACTTAACTATATCAGAATGTACTTTGGTTATATCTTTAACCCCATAGTCATTAATAATATGGTTATAGTCATCACTTTCTTTATTTAAAAGAAATTCAATATCCTCATTCAAAAAATCTTGAATTGTGGTTTTAATAATTCTTCTCAAATCTTTCATATTTTATTTTATATATAAATATTAAGTTTTAAAAGTTTTGTGGTCAGGATAGGATTCGAACCTATATTGTTGAATTACCCAGCTTCAACTGCTTAAGTATAGCGTTTACCATTCCGCCACCTGACTAATTAACACCCTAATTTATCCAACTTACAGATGTTATGGCTGTCCCCCCACAGAAGGGGGTTAGGAATAGTCATTTTGTCCTGATGAGGTCGAGGTGACATCCTCTGACGTTCTCCCTATACGTCAATGTACGTGCCCATACAGTAATCACTCTGTTTCTTCATATTGGGCATACTATCTGGTGATTAACCAGAACGTATCTTTAGAGTAATAGTTTTTTATCTTTCCAATTTTTATAGTGTATAGATTTTAAGTTTTTACATTCATCACATCTACAACCTCTATTATACGCTCCTAAACTTGGGTGTTTTTTTAATTTTTCAATATTAATTCCACCTAACAATTTTATTTTACCTTTGTCAAATCCATCTTGCCAATTATCTTTTGGAGTGCCTAAAAATAAATGTTCAGGATTAACGCATTTTCTATTATCGCATTTATGACAGACATATAATCCTTCTGGAATTTCACCATAATGTAATATATATGACATTCTATGGGAATCAACTGTTTTTTTATTTATTTTAAACACTCCGTAGCCAGTTTCACCCCTCAAACAGGCAGTCCACAACCAACAATAATCTGTTTTAATTACTTTGTCAAAAAATCTTTTCATGTTTATTTATTTTAGCAATAAATATACAAACTTTTTTAAAAAAAGCAAGGGCAGGATTTGATACCTACAAGCTAGGCTCAACAGCCCAGAACAGTTTTGTTTAACGTCAGCATCCTTCTGATTTCTGTTTTGCGTCTACCATTCCGCCACCTTGCTTTGCTTGTCTTTCCAGGCTGTCAACAACTTATATACCAGCTTTGTACATCAATCACTAGGTTGTCAGCTTTGTAACAAGAATAGGATTCGAACCTATATTTAGGATTATTTAATCGGGATCCATACCGTACCTACCTTTCGGCGTGTCTAACCAGTTCCACCACCTTGCTATAAATCTTTTTGAATATCTAATTTACATTTTTGGCGATCTGATTTGGAGAACATCCTTTTGATATTCTTCTTTACCTTATCACCCCAAAAAGAAGCCCATTTTCCTTTACCAGAAGGATTCATTTGTGGTTTCATATCTTCAATAATTTTGTTAATTCTAGTTATTAATACATTTTGACCAATGAAAAATCCTACCCAAAAAGTTAAGATGAATACTGATATTAAATAAATTACTTCTATAATCATAATATTATTTTTTTAAAAAAGGTAACAATGACAGGATTCGAACCTGTATGATGTTTTATATCTGTTCCAACAGTGTGCATCAGTTGTATCTACATCTCACATCACTTAAAATTAAGTTAATTAGCGTCTAACCAATTCCGCCACCTTGCTACCATACCTCAAAGATACATCAAGATTTTTAGAAAACCAAATCTATTTTTAACTTATTTTGTTTTTGTAGCAAGAGTGAGATTCGAACTCACACGGTGGATTTTATAAGGTTATTTTCTCTGTTTTACGTTGCAACATCCACCCAACCCTTAAGCGTCTATCCAATTTCGCCACCTTGCTGTATTTATATTTTTAAAACCAATATTTACCAAGTAATTAGTTATAGCCAATAGCTAAAATCGTGGTACATGGGTGTCTATCTTTTCAGACAGAACATTTTTAATCATTTCCCAACTTTGCATTACATCTCTATCAATGCTTGCGGTTTTGGTTTTACTATCAAGTGATCTTGCAACCAATCTAAATGTATCTTCAATTTGCTTTGCTTGAAACTCGTAAATCTTCAATTCTTTCATGATTTTTATTTTACCATTTAACCCAATAAGTTCTATTTAGCCACCCAAAACCTATTTCATTTGTACCATCTGAACATTTGGTATAAGTAAACATTGGAAATATTAGCCATGTTTTATCTTCTTTCATAATTTTAATTGTTTGTAGTCAGGGCAGGAATTGAACCTGCGTCACACTCGCTTGATACCCTACACACCTCATATTTTCATATGGAACGGACTCGAACCGTCGTCACCAGTTGCTCTACCCATCTGAGCTACCTAACTAGTTAAGATTTCTAAAACCCATCTCTTACAAGGCAAGGAAACTCCATCTTATGTTTTTTGCGTAGTCAGGGCCGGATTCGAACCGGATAAGCAACCGTTTTTAATGGACTTGGAAACCATTCCGCATTACGCCCACCTGACTAAATTGCCTGTCTTTCCAAGCTGTCACCCACTTATAAGCCTCTAGGTTTTTGTTCCTGTCAGGGTAAGGCAATTAGCTGCATTGCAACTGTAGTCAGGGCCGGATTCGAACCGGATAAGCAACCGTTTTTAATGGACTTGGAAACCATTCCGCATTACGCCCACATAACTATCATAATTCCTTATTGACAATTCAAAGATACATCAATGTTTTCATAAAACCTAATTTAACTTTGTATTTTGTACTACTTGAATATATATTTTATCATTCACTTGATTTTCCAATGTATCACATATTTTAAAAATTACTTGATCATGTACACCATGAGGCACTTTGTTACGTAATTGCATTACATTTAAATACCTAACGTCTTTAAATACTTGTTCAGAAACATCCATAATTTTTGCCATACTATTGTTTTTTAAAAATTCAAGTTGCAGAAATGAGAAGTTATATAGACAAAAACAAAATCAAAATAAAAATCAAAGACCCAACTTACTTCAAAGGCAAAAACAAAAACCAAGACCCTTTTTATTACATAATTAACAATTTAATGCAACCTATGTAATGTTTGGGTTCTATCCCAGTTTTATGTTTGTAAGTTGGCGGTTGTGATATTCATCATTTGTAGTTTTTTGTCAACCTTTCGGTTAACCGGTCATTAATATACCTCCCATTCCCACATAAAAGTGGGGGTGCTTAAACTCCTGCAAAACACCCCACACTACCCCTTACTCTTTGCTATCACCAATTGTTCCCAAGAACTGATCAACAACTGGCTTAAATCTTGCATCAACCATAATTCTTAATGCAGCAACTCTTCCAGTTTCTTCCTGGATTTTGGAATTAAATTCTAGTTCGGCTTTCTTTCTCTTACCCTGCCATTCTTGAATTGCAATAGAGTATTGCATATTCAACTTGTTGTTGGCCTCATTAACCAAAGTTTGTAAACCAGCATTCTCATTTGCAATTTTTGCATTCTCCAATGTAACCAGGTTCTTTACCTTTGCTTTGTAATAATTAACTTTCTGCTCATATTGTCTATGAATAGCAGATAAGTTTTTGTGCAACTCACCCAACTCATCAATTGTATGATGAATGGTAACATTCATTGGAGTTTTCTTCTCCCTCTCTAATTCAATCCATTCCAGAGTTTTTAACTTTGGCAATTCATTTCTTAATTTATCCAATTTACCACCCTTATGGATAAACTGACCATAATGGGCAGCAAAGGCTTCTGCCTCCAAATACTCATTGTATTCGCTTGAGGTTAATTGTTGCCAACCCCACTCTTCATTTACCTCATCCTTGTAATCAATAACCTCATAATTTGGTGATGTAGGTTGGGGGACATCAAAGGTAAATGATTTCTTTTTTAAAGCATCAAGCATCTTATCCTTTGCCTGGATATTATCCATTAGGAATGCTTGCGTTGCGTGTAGCCTTGCTTTCTCTTGAAGCAAATCCACAATGTTCTCTGGCATTTTAACTCCCTGTGTCTCAATATATACCCCACTTGGTAATGTTAAGGTCTTATGAGAGTTATTAACACTATCAATCTTTGACTGAATATCTCTTGCCTCTTGATTGCAAAGATTGGAGATTGATTGTGCTTGCGATAAAGACAACCCTTTATTGGATAATGAATTACTTCTCATGGTTATTGTTTTTTTGGTTTAATATTTATTTTAATTTACCTGAAGCATCTTTTAACATCTTTGGTAAATAGTCTTGCATTAACTGTTTTCTAGTTACTTCCCATCCAATTTCAGGCAAAGCATAATCTTCAAAGTAAGTATATCTAACCATACCACATAAGTTTGAACCAGCTTCTTTAACTTCATCCTCTCCCACTTTTACCTGGAATTTTCCTTCACCAAGATGAGTTATTACATAATCTTCTATTTCCATAATTTATTTTTTTTTACCCAATAACTGATTGATGCGGATTACCAAGTTGGCATAAAACCTTACAAAGATTTTTACACCTTTTGGTGTTTCATCTAATATTTCTTGGAAAATCTTACTCCTCATATATTGTTGTTTTTTATTCAACAAAGATATTTATAATAAATCAACAAGTCAAACAATATGAAGAAAATATTTCTTTTAATTTCACTTTTAATTTCACTTTTTATTTCAAGCCATTCATTTGGTCAAATTCCCCAGGATAAACTATTACACTTTGGTGCTGGTGTTGGCATTGGTGCAACCATAACTTTAACCCATAAGAAACCAAATATACATATTGGGTATGGAGAAATCATTCAAAAAAGCGTATTTGCTGGGGCTGGTATTGGATTATTAAAAGAATCCTATGATGCATCAGTATATGGAAACAAGTATTTTGATGTTGGTGATGCTGCTGCAACCGCATTGGGTTCATTGGTTGGATCCTTAATAATATATTCCATTGTTAAAGATAAAAAACCAAAATCAAAATACCACTTCTGTCCCCAATTTTAAACAGTATGTGGAATCATCTTCAAACCTTTTAAACTATTTTGCTTCAAGAACCGTAAATTCAACTACACCTGTTTTCATTGTGTAATATATGGAATAATTTATTTTATCACTATCAGTATTACTTACACTCCAATAACTATTGTTTTCAGACTTGTTAGTCCAGCTATTATTTAAGATAGCATTCATAACCATTCTATAAGGTAATTTACCAGTAAACTTTTTTTCTACACATTCAGCATATTCTTTAGTAATTTTTGCTGCGTTCAACATCCAGTTTAATTCTTTTGTAGTTACCATTTTTGTTGTTTTTATAATTGAAGTGCAAAGATATAAAATTATTCTGATAATGCAAACTTTTTTATTTTATTTTTTATACAGCGGACAAATTTAAGAAAAAATGTTATTATTATTTATATCCCAAGTTCCATCATTATCAACTGATTTAATTTGGTTTGGTTCAAATGTAACATAAACACTATCTGAATCTTGATAATCTTCGTCATCAATCCAAGAATCTTTTACATTCACAAAGATAACACCATCATATTTACTTCTATTTTTATAAACATTTGCCACAACTTCTCTTGTGGAAGTACCATATTCACTCTCAATATCATCCCATTTTTTGTCTTTACAATCCAAAATTAATGGTCTTTTAATACTCAAATAAACTTCATAAACAATTCCATCCCTAGAATACCCCTCGGCATTATAATAATCAGGAGTGAAATACGTAATACCCATAAATTCATCAAACTCTTCATATGAACCGTGATAAACAGGTAATGGTTTCCCGTTATAAGCAACTTTACTACCACTAAACCACTTCCTAAAATTATTATTTAAGTTATTTTCAACTTCTTGTTCTTCATTCAAATATTTACGTATTGTTTTTACTATAACTTTTCTTAGTTCCATATTATTAATTAATTTAAACAGTATGTGGGACAACCCACCTTATGCAATCCTGGGGTTGTCTGGTTATATGCTTGTAGTTGTTGATATAACCCATCATATTTGCAGATCCAATTGCATTGGCTGAATGAACCTTAACCTCACATACTGGTGCACCATCCATCCATTTTTCAACCAACCACTTGGTGCAATCCATTCCAGTTTTTTCTGTGATGTTGTTGTAGTCCAATGTGAAATTGTGATATACATTGTTATGCCACTCTTCTATGGCTGTATCACCCAAGTCGTGATCCAATGATATAAGTTTAATGTTTTCTAACCCAAGTTCAGTTATCTTGGAAACAAATTCATCATAACTTCTAACTATAATCCATCTGATATTGCTAGTTATAGGTGTACGCACGTCATCCAAATAAATGTTATATTTCATAGTTATTAGTTTAGAATACAAAGATAGTTTAATTATTTTAAATTTCCAAAAAAATTAATCCTTATACCTCCATTCATCACCTTCCACATTAACATCATATACATCATCCCAAGTTATATAATCACGTAATGTGCCTTTTGAAAAATCATATATCTTATCATTTATTGTAATCCAGTGATGGGTCATTAATGTTTGTTCATCACCATATTCATCAATATAAGGTTCATCTACTTCTATCTCACCAAATACTTTTTTAACAGTTTTGAACTCATAAATAATTGTTGAAACAATACCCTGGCAATCCCCATTTTCTTGATTATCAACAAAACTTTTCCAGGCTAAATCCAAATCACCATCATATAACTCATTAAACTCCTCTTCATCTACTAATGTTTCCATTATTAGTGATTTTTTTATTTGCTGAATTAGTTCTTCTGAATTTTCAATACTTTCATTCAAATAACCCCTTATCACACTTTTAATAGTTTGCTTCAAATCTATCACCTATTTTGATTTATTTATAAATATCAGTATTTTAAATTTCTACTTACTGGCAGTTTCTTTTGTTGCGTTCTGCACAAAATTTACAATTCCCTTTATGGGCAAGAAAATCTCTATTACCCCCTACTACACTTCCCACATATTCACATTCATCAATAATATAGGTTTTTATATATCTACTATTTATGGTAGATATAACTTCACCATCTTTTTCACATCCACAAATAATGATAGATGCCAATAATACATAAGCAAATTTGTTCATATTAGTTATATTTTTTGTAAATTAATTCATAAGCACGTTCTAATTGTTTCTCCCAAGAATCTATTGGATAACCAGATGATTGTGAGTTTAAATTTTTTGACATCACCTTGAACTGGTCCGCACACCCCTCTGTTAACATTCGATACAATGGGGCATCAACATCTTTTATTTCCAAAGCAACTTTTCTTGTTCCACTCTCAACCTCATCCATAAGTTTCTGGATAAGACGCATTTTCTCCACTATTGTCATATTCTATGAATTATATTGGTTCATTAAGTCAGCAAAATCAAATGCTTTGTCTATATTAATAGACCTATAAACAATTCTAACATCTTTATCTTCTGCTATGATACTTAATGCATCTTGCTCATCAACAACAAAAGCAGACGTTCCATCAAAAAGAACATAATGTAATCCCATAGTAAAATGTTTTTAGAAATTTCCGTGAATACCACATCTTTATTTCTTTCACAAATATACACATTTTTTTTGAAACAAAAACTATTTATAAAAAAAAAGAATATGGAAGCCAAAAATATCAAAAATGTAAAAAAAATTAAGTATTACGAAGTTCCATTAGATGATGGAAAATTTGCATTAATGGACCAAAAGGAATTTGATAAATGGTCTGTAGGTTCACCAGATGATGCCATTGCAAAAGCAAGTGGTCTTATTGAATATATTCTTTTTGAAATGGATGACAAGAATTATGCCATACCTGAATCAAAATTTGAAGCCTACATCAAAAAATTAAATGAAGATGCAAAAAACATATAAGATAATCATAATGTCAGACTTGCATCTGGGTATGAATGATTCAAAACCAAAAGAAATACTTAACTTCTTATCCAGAATACAAACAGATACCTTAATCCTAAATGGTGATATCATTGATATTGATGCCCTAAATAGAGGAGCAAAATGGAAAAATAAACACACAAAAGTATTATTAAAAATACTTGAAATGTCAAAGAAGACAAAAGTGGTTTATGTTAGGGGAAATCATGATGATGTTATAAAAAACTTCTTTAATGCAAGAATAGCAGGTATTGAATTTACTGATGAATATGAAATACAACTTGAAGATGATAAAAGATATTTAGTCTTACATGGTGATCAACTTGAAAACTTTGAAGGAAAACTAAAAATACTTTATCATATTGGTTCAATAATGTATGATGCATTACTAACTCTAAATAATTATTACAACATCATTAGAACAAAACTAAACCTACCCTATCACTCCCTATCCAAAGCAGCAAAAACAAATGTAAAGAAGATAATGTCATTTATATTTAAGTTTGAAACCAAGGCCATTGAACTAGCTGAAAATAGAAACTTTGATGGTATAATATGTGGTCATATCCATACACCAATAATAAAGAAAATATCCAATATAGAATACCTTAATAGTGGCGACTGGGTTGAAAATAGAACAGCATTAGCCTTGGATTCAAACAACAAATGGTCAATCCTTAATCTTGAGTAATTCAAAATATTTTTTCCTAACCAATGCACCCAACTCCTGATCATTTGGTGTTTCCAATATTTCTTTTTCTGTAATTTTTATATTCATATAATTTGATTTAATATTCTCCCAACAGTTTCATCATCAACACTTATGGTTTCATATTTAACGCCATACAAATCCAACATATCTTTTATCTCTTTATCAATTATTATTGATTCATCCAATGTCTGAAACCTTTCCCCCTCATCATATGATGAATTTAAATTACGTTCAAGAAAATAATTAACATTATCATATCTATTAAATAAATTAACTATAAATGAATCAAATTCTTTACCATATAGAGATGATATGAAATCCCCCTCCTTCTTGTATTTTTCCTTATAAACAAGTGCAAACAATATTGGTGAATCACATATAACAAAATCAACCTTACCATAAGACCTAACAATATTCCTATGCTGATTTGCTGTAATATAAAACTGATCCTTTATTGCACCTGTATTTTCATCCCAAGCCAAGTTTTTGGGAAACTCATATGGATTATCAACACTAATATGTTGTTTCTTTAATTCATACATCAAACCACTAGCAATAGTGCTTTTTCCAGCACCTGGACCAGCAAATAAATTAATTATCTGTGTTTTCATTTTTTTTTTAAAATTTAAAAAAAAAGATTTATGATGTCCAGTTTCTATTGTAAAAAACTTGACACTAATCTGGCAAACTTGTTCCCCTCTTTAACACAACTTTATATGCCATCTTATTTCCTGTTCTTATGGCTTCTATGATGCTTTCATTCTTATATAGGGATAATGCCAAGGCAGCGGTAAAAGTGTCTCCTGCTCCACTTATGTCAATGGTGGGGGCATTTTTCTCTTGCATGTAAACTATACCATTATGGGAAACTCCATTACCACCCATTGTTATGATAAACTTCTCTCTATTCTGATTATTAATCAAATCCTTATTGTTCTCATACTCATCCTGGTTTAGTTTAATATAATCAATGCTATTGATAATATCATCTGTTAATCTCCTCTTGCTATCCAATATGGTTGTCTTGGATTGCTTTGCTATTTTAACAATATCATCATTAGTCAAATAACCCTTATTGTAATCACTAATAATAGTGATACCATATTTGTTATCAATGTCACCATAATAAGAATCAACATTATCCTCACCTGTGTCAACCCTTATAAAAGAATGATTGGTTTTCTCATCAACATACCTCTTCTTCTTTATCTTATTCTTCTGTGTAATTAACCTTATGCTCACATTTGAATCCATATTAATAACATTATTATATACATTCATAGCCATCCCACCAGCCTTAACCTTATGTGTTGGAATTAATACCGGAACAGGTGCTTCTGGTGATAACCTTGTGCTTTTTGTGTAAACATATATGTCTCTACAACTTTCTCCTATTACTATAATCATTATCTATATATTTTTCCTTTTATAAACCCAGGTTTAATCATTTCTCTTAATTCTTCATCTGTATATTTTTCTAATTTTGTACTACCCATATACAACATACCCCCAACCTTTAAGCCTTTTGGTAATGAGGTTATTTTTATATGTCTTAAATCCAAATTACCACCAACTTTCAATCCTTCTGGTAATGATGTTATTTGTTCACAGCCAAATAATGACAAATCACGCCCAACTTTAAAACCTTTGGGTAATGAGGTTATCTTTGTATATGATAAATCCAAATTACCCCCAACTTCCAAGCCTTCTGGTAATGAGGTTATGTTTGAATCATATAAACTCAAATTACCCCCAACTTTCAATCCTTCTGATAATGAAGTTATATTTGTATATTCTAAATTCAAATCCATTTTAACTTTTAATCCTTTAGGTAATGAAGTTATGTCTGTGTCGTTCAAACTCAAATGACCCCCAACTTCCAAACCTTCTGGTAATGAGGTTATTTTTGATTGTGCTAAATACAAATCACCCCCAACTTTAAAACCTTCTGGTAATGAGGTTATATTTGTATATTCTAAATCCAAATCACCTTCAATGGTTAAATCTTTCTCTGTTAACGGTATATCATTCATATGTTTCCACAAAAATGGTGCTCTACGCTTCTCCTTCTCTTCAAGGAACTCAAATATTCTTTTTAATTGTTCTTCTTCCATTATCTATATATATTTCCTTTTATAAACCCAGGTTTAATCATGTCTCTTATCTCATCATCTGTGTATTTGGCTAAATTTGTTCCATAAATATACAAATATGTACCAACCTCCAATCCTTTTGGTAATGAAGTTATTTTTGTATGTCTTAAATCCAAATTACCGCCAACTTTCAATCCTTCTGGTAATGATGTTATTTGTTCACAGCCAAATAACGACAAGTCACGCCCAACTTTAAAACCTTCTGGTAGTGAAGTTATTTTACTATTTTTTAAATATATTATACCATCAACTTTTAAACTTTTTGGTAATGAGGTTATGGCTAAACCAATCAAACTCAAGGAACCCCCCACTTCCAATCCTTCTGGCAATGATGTTATTTTTGAACCTTTTAAATTCAAATTACCTTTAACAATTAATTCTTCTTTTGTTAATGGCATTTCATTCTTAAATTTCCATAAAAATGGTACTTTGTGACCTTCCTTCTCTTCAAGGAACTCAAATATTCTTTTTAGTTGTTCTTCTTCCATTATCTTACTATTCTTCCGTTTATAAACCCAGGTTTAATCATTTCTCTTAATTCTTCATCATCTAAATCCATTGCAAATACACTTGCTCGGATAAATAAATCACCCCCAACTTGCAAACCTTTTGGAATCGGTGTCACATTGGTGTTATATATATTTAAATACCCACCAACTTTTAATCCTTCTGGTAATGAAATAGTCCCCAACCCAGTTAAATCCAAATCACCTTTAATATCCAAAGTGTTAGTAATAAAAGTTTTTGAAGTTATTAATCCACCAATTTTTAAACCATTTGGTATTTTTGTTAACCTATCTAATTCTGTGTATTTCACAATTAAAATACCCCCAACTTGCAAACCTTTTGGAAGTGATTCCACTTGTGTATCTGATAAATCCAAAGAACCACCAACTTGCAAATCTTCTGGTAATGAGGTTATGTTTGCATATGATAAAGTTAAATCAACCCCAACTTTTAATCCCCTTGGTAATGATTTTATAAGACTATGATCCAAATATAGGCTACCACCAACTTCCAAACCTTCTGGTAATGTTTCTATATCTGATTCAGTTAAATTCAAATCACCTCCAACTTTCAATCCTTCTGGTAGTGATTCTATATTTGAATCTGAAAAATCCAAATCACCTTTAACATTTAAATCTTCTTCTGTTAATGGTTGATTATTTATTAACTTCCAAATAAATGGCACTTTATGTTCTCCTTTTCCTTCAAGGAATTCAAATATTCTTTTTAGTTGCTCTTTTTCCATAAGTTACTCCCATTCATCATCTATTTCTCCACCCACTTGGCCACCAGTTGATTCAATCTTGTTATATAACTGATCAACTGTATATGATTTGGCAAGTGGAGTATTAGCAATATAAAAATTATTATAAATGTACAAATTATTTGGCACATTTGTTATTTCATTACATCCCATAATATATAAATTCTGCCCAACATACAAATTGTCTGGAAGACTTGATATATTAGTATAATCTAAATATAAATCATCTTGAACATATAATCTATCTGGTAGATTTATTAACTCTTTGCAAAAACTCAAGTTCATTGTACCCTTAATATATAAGTCATTTGGCAATTTTCTTATATCAGAATTATTTACATCTAAATAACCATCATATACATATCTTTTATCACTTGAATATGCTTCAAGTTCATCAACCAAATCTTGCTTAAGAATGAAGTTTACCATTCTTATAGGTTGATCCACATTCTCTCTCTCTTTGAGAAATTTGAATATCTTGCTTAATTGTTCTGCTCTCATGGTCTTCTTATTCTTCCTAATACAAATCCAGGTTTTATCATTTCTCTTATTTCATCATCTGTGTATTTTATTGCTATAAACAAATCACCCCCAACTGCCAATCCTTTTGGCAATGTTTTTATTGATAACATAGATAAATCCAAGTCTTGGCCAACTTTTAAATCCTCTGGTAATGAGTTTATTTTTGTGTTATTCAACCACAAGTTGCCCCAAACTACCAATCCTTCTGGTAATGATTCTATTTTTGATTTTATTAAATCCAAACTACCCTGGAGTTTTAAACCTTTTGGTAATGAAGTTATTTCTGAACCAAGAAGACTCAAATTACGATAAACTTCCAAGCCTTCTGGTAATGAGGTTATTTTTGAATTATTTAAATTTAAATTACCCGTAACTTTTAATCCTTTTGGTAATGATTTTATACTTGATGCGTTTAAGTCCAAATCACCCCCAACTTCCAAGCCTTCTGGTAGTGATTTTAAAAATTTGGTCATATCCAAGTGCAAATCACCATAAACTTTCAAGCCTTCTGGTAATGAGGTTACGTTACTATACGACAAATCCAAATCATCATCAACAATTAATTCTTCTTTTGTTAATGGTTGATTGTTTATAAACTTCCATCTTAATGGCACTTTATGTTCCCCTTTCCTTTCAAGGAAATCAAATATTCTTTTTAATGCTTCGTTTTTCATTATCCTATTATTTCACCTTTTATAAATCCAGGTTTTATCATTTCTATTATATCCTCATGATAATAATCTTCACTTATGGGTGTTCTATAGATATACAATTTACCACCAACTTTCAAGCCTTTTGGTAGTGAATTTATTAATGAACCAGATAAATCCAAATTACCACCAACTTCCAACCCTTCTGGTAATGATTTTATTATTGTTTCATCTAATTCCAAAGTACCCTCAACTTTCAAGCCTTCTGGCAATGATGTTATATTTATATCTGTTAAAATCAAATCACCTTTAACATTTAATTCATCTTCTGTTAGTGGTATATTATTTTTCAACTTCCAAATAAATGGTGCTTTATGTTCCCCTTTCCTTTCAAGGAAATCAAATATTCTTTTTAATACTTCTTTTTTCATTACCTTTTTATTTTTCCTTTTATAAATCCAGGTTGAATCATCTTTCTTAATTTATAAGTAGTAAGTTCATTTAAAGATGAATATTCCAACATTAAATCTCCAAAAACTTCTAATCCTTTTGGCAATGACTTTATTGTTGTATATTGCAATAATAAATCACCACCAACTTTCAAACCTTCTGGCAATGATTTTATTTGCTCGCAACCAAATAATAACAAATCACCCCAAACTTCCAATCCTTCTGGTAATGAAGTTAATTCTTTGCAATATGCTAAATTCAATTTACCATTAACTTTCAAATCATCTGGTAATGTTTCTATCTTTGACTCTCGTAAATATAACTCACCACCAACTTCCAATCCTTTTGGTAATGATTTTATACCTGTATCTAATAAATTTAGAACACCATCAACTTTTAAGCCTTCTGGTAATGATTCTATTTCTGAACGCATTAAATTTAATGATCCAACTTTCAAACTTTTTGGTAGTGTTTTTATTGACGTATAAGATAAATCCAAATTACCACCAACTTCCAACCCTTCTGGTAAAGAGATTATATTTGACCATTGTAAATTTAAATTACCACCAACTTTCAATCCTTTTGGTAATGAGGTTATGTCTTTCATACTCAAATTCAAATCACCTTTAATATCCAAATCTTTCTTTGTTAATGGCTCATTAAAGACTATTCTCCATAGTAATGTCCCTTTTGCTTGGTGTGATTTCTTTTCCTTATCTTCAAGAAATTCAAATATTCTTTTTAATGCTTCTTTTTCCATTATCTTATTATTTCCCCTTTTATAAATCCAGGTTTAATCATATCTCTTAATTCTTTATCTATGTATTCTAATAATGCTGTATTTTTAATAATCAACTCACCTTTAACTTCCAACCCTTTTGGCAATAAGGTTATCTTTGTTCTTCTTAAATCCAAAGTGCCACCAACTTGCAAACCTTTTGGAAGCAATTCCACTTGTGTATCTGATAAATCCAAATCCCTACCAACTTGCAAATCTTCTGGTAATGAGGTTATGTTTGAACCTTCCAAATATATATCACGTCTAACATATAAATCACTTGGTAATGATTTTAATTTAGGTGTATAAGATAAATTCAAATTGCCACCAATTTTTAAACCTTCTGGTAAGTAGGGTATATCTGAATGTTCTAAAAACAAACCACCTTTAATATCCAAATCTTCCTTTGTTAATGGCTCATTAAATTCAATTTTCCATCTCAAAGTTCCTTTTACTTTGGCCAATTTATTTTCCTTCTCTTCAAGGAATTCAAATATTCTTTTTAGTTGTTCTTTTTGCATTATTTATGTATTTTTCCTTTCACAAATCCAGGTTTTATCATTTCTAATAATTCATAACGTTCATATTTCATCATTGTTGTCAATTCCAAATGTAAATCACCACCAACTTCCAATCCTTTTGGTAATGATTTTATATCTGTATATGTTAAATCCAAATCACCACCAACTTTTAACCCTTCTGGTAATGATTCTATTATTGAGCCTTCCAAGTATATATCACCTTTAACATCTAAATCACTTGGTAATGATTTTAATTTAGGTGTATAAGATAAATTCAAATCACCAGCAACTTTCAAACCTTCTGGTAAGGATTTTATTTTTGAAAATGCTAAATTCAAATCACTTGTAACATTTAAATCTTCCTTTACTATTGGCTCATTATTTACTAATTTCCATTTAAATGGTGTTTTATGTTCTCCCTTCCTTTCAAGGAAATCAAATATTCTTTTTAATGCTTCTTTTTCCATTATCTATATATTTCTCCTTTTATAAACCCAGGTTTAATCATTTCTCTTAATTCATCATCTGTGTATTTTGTTAATGGTGTATAACGAATATTCAAATCACCATCAACATATAAACTTTCTGGTAATGAGGTTATGTTATTACAATAAGCTAAATTCAAACCACCACCAACTTTCAAACCTTCTGGTAATGATGTTATTCTGGTATGAAGTAAATTTAATGCTCCACCAACTTTTAATCCTTTTGGTAATGAATTTAATTTTTCAGAATATGATAAAACCAAATCACCACTAACTTTCAATCCTTCTGGTAATGAGGTTATCTTTGAATCAAATAAATACAAACGACCCTTAATATTTAATTCTTCTTTTGTGAATGGTATTTCACATTTGACTTTAAATATAAACGGCACTTTATGTTTTTCCTTCTCTTCAAGGAATTCAAATATTCTTTTTAGTTGTTCTTTTTTCATTATAAAATTTATTACAATAAATATACAAAATAAAAAAACCCCTAGACTAATCCAAGAGTTTTTTTAAATTTAAAAAATGTCCAAGAAGATTATTAGTTTTTGTCCTTCAATAAGAACTTATTGCTAATGGCTTTAAATGAAATAACATTGTCAGATGTCCTAATTACAATACCTTCTCTTTCTGTTTTTTCATTCAAGGATGACTTACCTTCGGCAAACTTCAATAACTCATCAATTGTTTTTGGCAAATCTGTTCCAGCCCTAATTGATAAGAGTGGTGCAACCTCCAACTGGTTCTGGGCCATAAACATAGCAAACTCTGCGTAATTAAACCTTTTGTGAGCATCAATGTCAAATGCTGTAAAGAACCTAACTGTATGACCTTTTATCTTGTAGCGATTTCCCTGGATGCCCTCACCAATCAACTCACCTTGTATTGCAAAGTTCTTGTTTTTGGCTCTCATCTTGTTCTCCAAATCAAGTTCCCTTGCAACCTTCCAGAAAGTATTCCCCTCTGTTTCCAATAGTTCAAGATTTCTTGAACAAACCCCAAACTCACCATTGTTTATGTAGAATGTTGCAGAGGATCCATCCAGTTTTTCTGTTATATAGAAATCATCATTTGATTCTATATATGTCTTATAATCATTTGGAATATTCTGGGCTCTAATTTCATCTGTCTTGGAAATGAAGGATGGAAACATTCCTTTTGCCAGCCCAGAAAGTTCAGGTGAAATTGGTGTTTCATACTTCACAATACCCAACATTTCTGTCACATCCATACCCTCTTCAAGAGATATTTCAGAACCTAAAACAGAAATAGGCAATATCAACCCCTGGGAGATTTGCCCCCTCATTTTTATAGTTCTCAATCGAAAACCCTCTGCTTCAGTTGATTTCCTATATGAAGATTTCCTTAAAAATTCAAACTCTTCCCTAATGGGTAAGAAGGAATCAATCTCACAATACACAATGAAATCACCCACCTTATGTTCAACATTCTTGGCAACAACAACTTGCCATCCATCAACAATGGCTAGTTCAATGTTGTCAGCACCTTCAATAGGCTTTAAATCTGATATTTTTCTAACGCTTGCAAGTTTCCTTTCCATTATTATTTTTTTTTGTTTAGTTAATAATCCCCCCTACCCAGGCATTTGAGTAGGGGGTTTTAATCAATCTACTAAAGTTTCAATCTTTGATTTGTTGATTATATGATCTGTGATTGTATAATCCTCCACTTTTGTCAAGATGACACATTTGGATAAAATCTTATAAGGAACATTGATTAAGAAATCATTTCCATTATAGAACTGGAGGGTATTCTTTAACTGTAAGGATCCGTGTATAGATTTTAGGAATAACTTGAACTGTGTCTTATCAACAAAATTCTCATTGATTAAATTCTCATTCTTGTAAATTACTCTAATGTTATGTGTCATAGTCTTGTTTTTTTTGTTGATGCAAATTTAAAGTAAAAGATTGAATTAACCAAATATTTTTTTCATTATTTTCTGGGTTAGGTCATCATCATAGCCACACATTGACCTTTCTTATCAGAAGCCCTATTGGCAGGCTACTCCTGGAAGTGTGGTTCACCCATTGATTCTTTTTAACACTAGATTACATACTCTGGAATTCTTTCAATTGAATCATCTATTGTATCCAATAACCCATCACAATATACATCTTTGATTTCTTTCTTAACTCTTCCAAGAGTATTCACCAAATACACATCATACAAATCACTACCATTTAATGTAATTAAAACCCAGCCTTTGTGCCTACGGGCAGACACTCTTAAAAGCAAACCCTTGTTGCTTAAATTTATTGTTTTTGACACACCAAAAGACCAGAACACAGGTTGATTATATGTGAGCCAACCCATTGTTTCCTGTGGGTTAAATTCTAATTTGTCTTCAAGTAAAGGTTTGATTGCTGTTATGATTTTCATGTTGGTTGTTTTGTTGATGCAAATTTAATACAAAGAAATGAATTGACCAAATTTTTCTACACCAATTCTGGTTGATTTTTTCTAAACCCATCCCAATGGTTTCTAACCCTCTCACAAGCATATGGGTAAGATCCGCCCCTATTGATGACCATATGCATTCCTGTTTCACCAAACATCCACCACTGGAATTCTGACTCATGTTCGCTAGCAACACAGTATAATTTACAATTATTGCCCCATGCCCACAATACACCTACTGATTCAATTTCTCTTTCTTTTTCTCTAACTTCTGTTCTCATTTTAATTTTGTTTAGTTTGGTTTTAAAGTATTTTCCAAGAATATGTAGTATAACTATTACGAAGAAACCTATCACATTCTTTTTTTGTCTTGAACTCACGCACAAACACCCTGCCTGTCTTTTTTTCTGTCAATTCTAACACTTGCGGCTTTCTCATAGTGGTTGGTTGTTTTGTTGATGCAAATTTACAGCAAATAATTCAAACCACCAAATCTTTTTTTCAAAAAAATAGTATTTATGGTAAAAAAATGAAAAAGTTTATAACATTTATTTTATTAACTATTGTAATACAGAGTTGTAACACATTATCCCACACGAAAAAGACATATGTCCACCAGTTTGCAACCTCAACCAAGGATTTACCAAAGTATTCCTTAAAGTTCAACCAAACATTATCCAATGTGAGGAAAAGTAGGGGTGTATATTTTGCCAATACATTATCAACACCATCATTACACCTAACAGAATTAGATAGCATATACGCACAACAAAAATTGGATGAAAGAAAAACCATTTTATTTCAAAACTCATTTGAAATTCTTAATACATACTCAAAAATATTATTGGCCTTATCATCAGATGTTTATGTTGATGATTTATATAACAATATAAAAGAACTTGAATATGATTTAGAATCCTTAATAAACCTAAATAATAAATTAACATCATTTAACACTCCAACCGGTTTCGTAAATATAGGGGCTAAAATAGGAGTAGTTTCTGGAAGAATTTATATAAACCAAAAACAAAGTAAAGAGATAAAAATATTATTAAATTCTTCTGACACATTAATAACAAATGTATCAAATAATATTATTTCATATTTGGATTCTAAAAACTTAAATGCTATCATTGATAATGAAGATAAGATGTTATCAATAAACTACTTGAGTTATATACAACAATCAAATAGAACTAGTATTTATACTGATTTGGATTATATCAAATTAAAATCAGATTTATCTAGCATAAAAGAATTAAAAGATAATTTAATTATTTGTATGATTAATTTAAGAGATTCTCATAAAATAATGGTGGAAGAAATTAATAAAAAAAATTCAACTATTGATACTATAAATGAAATAAAAGAATTAGCAAAAACCATAGTTGAAATAAACCAAATAATTAAAGAATTAAAATAATATGGAATACCTGTTAAAAGAAATACATACTTCAATTACAAATGTTGAAAATGAAAGATATAATGAGAATTTATCCAAGGTAGAAAAAACTCATCTTGAAAATACTTTATTAACATTAAGAAATATGGAGAGATCTATCATTAATAAAAAAAATGATGATATGCTCCAAGAATTATCTACCATCACACCATCCCTAACTAAACTAATAAATGAAATGGAATCATCTGGGGAAAGACTTAATGAACTGAATATAAAACTAAAACGCTTAATCAATATTATCAACTTTTTAAAATTCTAAAAATGGATCAGTATATTAAAATCATTGGCTTTATTGCCACAATCATCACAATCACATCTTTCACATTTAAGGACATTCTAACCATTAGACTAGTTAATGTTTTAGGGTCATTTGTTTGGCTTGTGTATGGCTTTTATACAAAAGACCACCCAATAATCATTGTGAATTTAAGTGTTGTTATAATCCAAGTATGGGGCATATTTTTCTTGTTAAAAGATAGAATGTTTCCACCTCCAAACAAAAATCAAATTCTTTAGATGGGTTTTTCACAGAGGGAAATTGATTTCCCTCTGTGAGCATAAAATGTTGATTATTAGTATAGTTAGGAGTCTTAAAAGTAATGAATCCTCTTTAAATACCCATCATCTCCAACCATATTTCTCAATTCACTATTACTATATTCACCTAATGGTGATGTATCAATGTATAAAGTGCCACCAACTTTCAATCCTTCAGGTAATGAGTGTAAGTTGTAACAATTTTGTAAAATCAAATTACCTCTAACTATTAACCCTTCTGGTAATGAACTTATATTATCACAAAAACTTAAAATCAAATCACCACTAACTTCCAATCCTTCTGGTAGTGATTCTATATTTGAATATGTCAAATCCAAATCACCTTCAATATCTAAATCTTTTTCTGTTAATGGTATTTCATTTTTCCATTTCCATAAGAATGGTGGATTGTGTTCTTCCTTTTCTTCAAGGAATTCAAATATTCTTTTTAATGCTTCTTTTTTCATTATCTAAATATTCCTCCTTTTATAAATCCAGGTTTAACCATTTCTCTTAATTGATTATCTGAATATTCTTCTAATGCCGTACCTAATATAAATAGGTGTTCACCAATTTCTAATCCTTTTGGTAATGAGGTTATTTTTGTGCCTGATAAATCCAAATGCTCACTAACTGTAAGTCCTTGGGGTAATGATTTTAATGTTGTACAACTATTTAAAGCAAGATAACCATCAACCTTTAAACCTTTTGGTAAAGATTGTATTTTTGAAAAAGCCAAATCAATACTCCCATTAACCTCCAAATCTTTTGGCAGTATCTCAATGGATGTGTATGATAAAATTAAATCTTCTTCAACTACCAATCCTTTTGGTAAATATTTTATGCTTGAATATGATAAATTGAAATGTTCTCCAACTTCCAATCCTTCTGGTAATGATTCTATTTTTGAAGCATATAAACTTAAATTACCCCCAACCTTCAACCCTTTTGGTAATGAGGTAATTTCTGATCCTTCAAAAATTAAATCCCCTTTAACATTTAACTCTTCTTTTGTTAATGGTATATTATTAATCAATTTCCATTTAACTGGTAGATTATACCCTTCCTTCTCTTTTAGGAATTCAAATATTCTTTTTAAGGTTTCTTTTTTCATATCATATATTAATTATCATCATCTTCTTCATAATCATCTTCATCTTCATAATCATAATCAATGTAATATTCAGAAATTATATCACCTTTTATAAAACCAGGTTCAATTGATTTTCTTAAATGATCATCATTTTTATAGTAATAAGGTAGTTCAGATTCAGTTACATCTAAATGCCCCCCAACTTTCAATCCTTTTGGTAATGAAGTTATGCTTGTTCTTACTAAAAATAAACTATCACCAATTTCCAATCCTTCTGGTAGTGATTTTATTTTTGAACGAGATAAATCTAACCAACCACTAATTTTCAAGCCTTTTGGTAATGAGGTAATTTTTCTATCCTGTAAATCCAAATCACCTTTAATATTTAATTCTTCTTCTGTTAATGGCTCACCATTTTCCCATTTCCACAAGAATGGAGTATTATGTTCTCCCTTCTTTTCAAGGAACTCAAATATTCTTTTTAATGCTTCTTTTTCCATTATTTTCTATTTGTTTTCTCACCCTCTATTCTTACAGATATTTTTGGTTTATACCCTTTTGGCAATCTATTATCTATTCCAACAAATTCCCCCATTTCATTATCCATTCTAATAGTAATTTCTCTCTTATCCAAATTCATCATTATCTGCCCCACAGTCTGCATATTATACATATTCTTCATTCTATAAGGATTCAAGAACTTATTTTTCTTATATTGTTCTTTCATCTTATCAATAACATCTTGATCCTTTTGAGCATCTTGCAAATGCTTTTTGGCCAACTCCAATCTTGAATGGGATGACTTCTTCTTTATGCCATAAATATAACCTGTTTTTTTGTGTACTATGCCATGATTGGTTCTTACCTCAACCTTATCATCACCCATCTTTGTTATGACCGGAGTGTCCTTACTTGTGAGTTCAATAATATATATATTCTTTGGGCTTCCAACAATTGTCTGCCCCTTAATTCCAACATTCTTTGGATCATCTGCGTCATAAGATATGATTGATTTAATCACATCTTTTAAATTCCTAAAACTTAATGCTCTACGTATTTTCTTACCATCATTGGAGTTCTTAACTTTCTTGGACTTGAATACTTTATTACTTTCCTTCTCATCTTGCCTAACCAATAGACTTGAATTAACTATTCCAATACCGTATTCATTCATTCCCTCGGACCAGTCTGTTTCTGTATCTCTCCAATACATAACCTCAACATCATCCACAATCTCATGGACAATTTCCATCTTTGCCAAATAACCCCTATCCCTGTTTTTGGCTATAACATTCCCATCATCTAATCTAACAGCAGCAATTGTGCATTCTTGGATTAGCCTTTGTTCATCTAAAATATTTACTTGACTTTCAGTAAGCAAAATGAATTTATTATCTTTCATTTTTTTTACTATAAATATATCAAGACAATGATTTAATCAAACTCATCATCTTATCATCTATATATAACCCACTTAATTCTTCATAGGTAAAATAGCCACATTCTGTATGCTCATCACCATCCATAGCATTCTCCAAATCTGGAACTAATTTCTTATCTGGGCTGTCTAATAAGAACACATTGAACCTACCATTTATCTTGCTACCATCTCTTGAATATCTATCAATGGATGCAATAGGTGTTAGTTTCCTATTTGTTATATGAATATTAGTTTCCTCATAGAACTCCCTTTTAGCACCTTCATGTGTTGTTTCAAATGTTTCCAATTTCCCAGCAGGAACTGACCACATTCCAGGCAAACTATTGCTCTTTGGACTTCTCTTGCAAAGTAGAAACTCCTTATTGTGTCTTACTAATACACCAACATACTCTCTCATATTCTTTTTATTTATTGTTTGATTAAATGATAAGCATTTTTATTTCCAGTGTCAATGAATACCAATTCAGCATCATCATATTTCTTAATTACTTTTTCATCCAAATGAGTATGACCAACCACTTGGTTAAATCCTGGAATATAATCATTTGTCAATTCCTTCATACCTGCCCAAAATACACCAGAGAAAGGATCAATACCACCCCTCTCATCACCAATGTAAAAAAGGGTCTTGCAACTAATTTCAAACAAGAAGTTTAACTTGTCTGCAATGTCATTATGCTCTTTTACATCACCCCAACCCAAATCCAATGCTGTTAAATAATCATTCTCTGTTGATTGAACCAACTTGTTTGTAATCCCAGCATGGGAAACAATGGTATTACCATATAGAAATGTTGCTTGGAACAAATCTTTGTGCTTCTTGAATAAGTTATTTACATCAAACATAATGCTATAATCAAATCCTGTTCCCCTATAATTACTATTCAAGTAATAATAATGAATATCATGATTACCCAAAAGCAACTTAACCTTATCTGGATAAGTTTGTTTAAGTTTGATGATTTTCCTAAAATTATCCAAAATCTTTTTTGACCCAATGGAATAAGAATCAAAGTAATCACCTACAAAGACAATATAGTCCTCATCCATATGCTCATTAACAATGGATTTCCAGAAGTCTTGACCATGAATATCACCAATTACTAACATTTTTTTGTGTTTTGTTTTGCAAAAATAGAATTAAATTTGATTAAAACCTATTTATTATATAAATAATTATCATGAAATTGAAAATAAATGATTTAACCTTTGAAGCAAAATTGGCAATATCTCGTGAAGAGAAAGAAAAAGGAATGATGAATAAGGAATTTGATGAAACCTTTAATTCTATGTTATTCCTTATGGATGAACCCAGATCCTGTTTCTGGATGAAGAATTGTATCATACCATTGGATATAATAATGATTGATGATAATGTAATCACAAAGATACATCACAATTGCCCCCCATGTACAACTGAAAGATGTAAAAGATATTGTGGTGATGGGAATATGGTGTTAGAGGTGATAGGGGGAACGTGTAAAAAAAATAACATCAAGGAGGGTGATGTCCTTGATGTTAATAGTTAATATTTGCTAACTTCTGTTTCTAACTTATCTTTAATTTTACTTGCAATAGTTTTCATTAAACTCAAGTATTCTGTCTCTCCGCCCTCTTTTTTAGAATCAGATTTGACATATTTTGGTTCTGATGATGCTGTTCTTGGTTCTGTTGATTTTGGTTTTGGTGTTCTTGGACCAGGAGGCCTTTTACCCCTACCTATGAAGTTCAATCCTGAAATGTTTGTAATACTTGGATGACCACCACTATTTGCTTGGATTATATCCCAAGCATTTAATGCAACACAATCTAATTTTTGTTTCTCATCTTCTGTTAATTCACTAAATAACTTATCCATAATTGATTTCAATTCAGCATTTGTTTTTGGCGCACCAGGTTTTGTATAATACTTATCCCCATATGTTGCATGAAAATCATTGTATGTAAATCCAACACTATCTTCCTTTGCTTTTGATTCATTAACCCACTTCATTGTTGATAATAAGATTAACTTATCTTCCAACATTGGTTTGAATTGTGCCATAACCTTTTGTGCTAATTCCCCTAAATGAAGTGCCTTGTATTTTGGATTTTCTTTAAATGGATTTTTTGAAACCTGGATTAAACCCAATGGCCAATAAATAATCAAAAAGTTTGCATCTGGTTGATTCTTAAATGCAACATATCTATCATATGATCCTGTACCCTTTAAAGTACCCATACCATATTGATATATAATACCATCCTCATATTTAACACTTGGACTGTCTTTCATTGATTCAATATATTTCTCTGCATTCATCTGCAAATCCTCTGGTAATTCATCTGTATTCTCTTTCATCCATTTCTTAATATTATTCAATATAGATAATATAGATGGTGTTGAATTCATTACAAGATATTCAAGAAATCCTTTCTTATTCTTAAATGCCAATAATAATTTATTTGCAACAAGACCAAGTAATAATTTATTCTCCCTCATTGATTTTGACTTATCATACTTATATAAGTAATTGATAACATTGTCTGGGGTTAAACCTTGTCTAACAAAATCAGCCGAATCCACTGTATTGATTATCAAAATATCTGTATCACTAAACAAATCACTTTTTGAAATAACTTGTGAAATGGTTTCAGCATTTGACCTTGCTTTCTTAAATTGTCCTGATGTTTTTTTGGTATCAACACCAATCTGGCTATCATGGTGATCTGTATGTATTTTGAACATAGGTTTTCCATGTGCAAAATCCACTAGAACAGGCATAGTATCCCCTAGGGCATCATTCTTCTTTACAGCAAACTCCATATCCCCGTATTGGATAACATGTGCATCAATAACTTCAATGCCATTATCTTCCAAGTATTTTTTCATAGCTAAAGCCGATGTAACACCATCAAGCCCTCAGAGGTCCTGGTGAAAGTAGATCTCCGCTTTATTATAACGGTTTGCAAGAGCATCAATATCTCTAATTCCACTTTCTACCAGGACCTGATTGTTTTTTTTCATAGTCGTTTATTTTTTTTATTACAATAAATATATAACTACTTTAAATAAGTAGTTAAGTTATATAACTCATTTTTAGTTATCGAACATTTACTTTGTTTTGAACAATTTTCACTTCCCAAAATTGGTTCTAAATTCTCTTTTGCTGACAAAATTTCAGGAGGAATATTATTTTTAAAACCTTCAAATATGCTATACTTATGATCAATATGATATAAGTATTTACCAATTTTATAATTGTTAGGGTTAATTATGTCTTTATATCTTCTATATGTGATTTTTGTTAATGAACGCACTTTTTTAGCATAATTCATATATTCTAATAAATCCTCATTTTTAAAACCACATTTTATTGAATCATAATAACAATAACTACAAATAAATTTTTTATGTTTAGCAGCAAAATTAACATATCTTTTATCAGAAATATGTCCATTTTTACACTCAACAACTAATTTACTATTTTTACCATCTAAATCTAATAATGATAGCAATTTAAAACCATTTTTATTTACTATTTTTTTTAAAAAAACTTCATTTATTATACTTTGATTCTTTTTTATTTTAACATCATCAATTAAAGAGGGATTTTTAGCACCTTTCCATTTTTCAGAATAGATTAATTTTAATTCTTTAACTCTTTCTTCACTATGAAAATCACTCCATTTTCTATTATCACCAAATCTACCATTACCATCACCACTACATTGACAAGGTCTGCATATTTGAATATCAAAATTCAATTTATCCTTAATTAAATGACACGCATTTATTGAGTGCAATTTATTAGGTGTTTTACATGTTAAAGAATCACAAGCCCAAATAACTTTATAACCAGTAGTTCCTTTTTTATTATCCAAATATTTCCCATCAATTTTGGTATAATAATTAGGTTTAGATTTATAATAAAATGGCTTCCAAATTGATTTAATCAACTTAATTAAGTGTTAATAAATATTTCATTTTATTCACTTCTGCCAAAATTTCATCTCTGATATTTAGCAAATCAGTGTCTTCTCCTTCTGTTAATTTTTCTGATAAACTCATCAAAAACTCTGTAAAATCATCCAGATACTCCTGCATTGAAAATCCCTCAATATCTTTAAACTCCATTGAGAAATCACCCCCAAACTCAGGACGACCATGCTTACCCATACAAACTTCAACATACTTATCAATCAAATCATCCAGATTTTCATAAAAAGCACCATAAGCCTGGTGCTTTGCATATGATTTTGTTTGCCAATGCAAGAACCTAAACTGAATTTGAGTGCTAACTAGTTCTAATATAATCTCTTCATTCATATTATAATAATTTTATTAATCTTCTTTCTCCACCTCCACGGGCTTCTCTATACATATCATTAAATGTTTTTTCATCTATTTCATATAAAAAACTTTCATCCATACTATATAGAAACTTTTTATCTCTATGACTACCCTTTGCTAATTTAGAGAAAAACTCTTTTGTTAAATCAGTATCTATTTCCATATTTTTATCCCAGCCTTTTTTTGTGAAACTATTTATAACCTTACCCATACCTGATGCATCATTAGTTCCAATTTCAACAAACTCATTACTATCTTTATATATAACTGAATACTGATCATAATACTCCCCCAAGAAAAGTAAGCGTTCTTTACTTATGTTTGGTATAAAAAGTGTTTTTTCATTTATCCAATCACCTTCTTCTTTAAAACCACCTTCTAATTCAATATAACCTAATTTAAGATTATTTCTAACAAAAGATTTTAATTCTTTATACCTTTCTAAATTTTCAACCCTAGATAAGTATTTTCTAAATGGAGAAATCACGCCAAAAGATGCTGAATCATCCTGAACATATTTCCAAACTCTTGATAAACTACTTTCTTGTAGTATAACATTTTTTACTTTCCTTTTTTCCATATAACTATGTTTTAATATTAAATACTTGTTCCTGACAATTTATTTATCTTAAACTCAAGATATTCTATTGCTTTTTTTAAATCTTCAATTTCCTTGTCTGGATTTTTCCTGCCGGATCTTGCAACATATTTAACAACATTGAATAAATAGGCATCTTTATCCAAACCCCAAGCCTCACATACTTTATAAACCTCATATGTGTTATCTTCCCCAAATTTATAATGGTCTGGGTGTGAAACCATTTCTTTGTTTGTTATCATAATTTATCAATATTTTTAAAGATTATTTTACGTTTTGCAATTGGTAATATGGTTTCTCTTACTGGAAAGTCTTGTGTAGATGTAATTTCATAAACCTGTTTATTTGTATCATATCCTTTTTCTTTAAGTTTATCAAAAACCTTAATCATAGATATCTTATCATAATCACCACAATAAATTTCATTGAATGAACTGCTTGTGCTATACTTTCCATCATTGAGAAGAACTTCAAACGAATAAATATATAATAATTTTTTTGTTTTGTCAAAATAATAGAAATAACCTGTTGAACTTATTGCTGATTTATTTTTTTTTAATTTAACATCAATATTCTCAAAAGCTAAAGTCCAAATTGATTTGGCAAAATTAAATAAATCAAGAAATTTTGGGTATGTAAAATTAATTGTTCTACTAACTTCACTCTTATCCTTAACCATTAGTTTAGGAACTTCATCATATCTAAAATCCCCAAGTTCAATCTCATCATCATATTCATTTAACTGCCTGGTTAATGAAACAATTTTATTATCCTTACCTATGGAAGCAATATTGATTAAGTTTAATGTTATGTCATGTAAATCAGGATATATCTTTAATTCATTTAATCTACCCTCTGAACTCTTTATATAGTTTAGAGCAATGTATTTATTGTATTCAAAATCAATAGGACGTCTAAACACCCACTCAGAATTAAGTTTTTCATTCATCATCATCATCTTCTTTTTTTTAATATAATTTCTAAAATGTAGAAATCAAAATATCCTTTATTATTTTTATAAATATCTATATATTTATATATAAATATAAAATTATGGGATGTGGTTGTAAATCTAAAACAAATGAAAGTGTGCAATCTTCTGCATCTTCCTCTCAAGAGCAAGAAAACTTGAAAGATAAGATAAAGAAAACAGTTGAAAAATACTACACAGCACAGAAAACAAAAGGCTAAATTGCAGAAAAAGGGGTTTATTGCCCCTTTTTTTATTTATATTGTAAAATATTATTTATATGTTTATCAAAAAAATAATATGAACATTAAAAAGAAAACTATAATCTGTAATTTATTTTCTGATTTTATTCTTGAAAAGATTGGTCTGGATACCAACACTAAAATCCAGATTACTGATTGCTCAAACTTCTATACAATAAATGGTGATAGCAATAGTCTAATAGTCCTAAACATAAATGAAACTGTTGATGAATTTAATTCAAAATTTAAAACATTCCTGGGTGAAGACAAAATCTTAAGAACAATTGACTTAATTAACTATGGTGCAAAATTAACCCCCACTCAAAAACTAAAATATAAGTTCTATAACACAGAAAATTGCTTATACCCAAAAGATGAAATAAATGACACCATAAAATCCTATACAACCACATCCACATTCCCCCACGGCTATTCTTTCCTCCAAGGTAGGAGTTTGTTATATAAACTTAAAAACATTGCTTACAACGTCTTTAAACTAGGTTATATCAAATGGCTTGATATTGAAATGAATTGTAATGAGGTTGATGATGATATTATCAACATAAGCCACAATCTCTCCCCATTAAAACACGACTTTATTAAATCAGCAATACTAGATGTGTTTGATATTGAATCAATCACTAATATGGATATTAACAAATATGATATCTACAATGAATCACTAAAAATCACAAGAGAATCCCCAAAAATTAAAAAATTATATAAGGACTTTATTGTGATGTGATAAAAATGGGGGATTCAATATCCCCCATTTTTATTATAGTATTGTTTTCTTTACCAAATCTAGGGCTTCAAATATTGTTTCATATTCTTTTGTTGGTGCAAAAAAATGTGTTTTTTCTTTTGGTGAATTTGCATCTGTAATTAACATAACTGATGGAACAAATTCAGTTTTGGTTATCTTACTATACATATCATACTCCTCATGATATTTGTCAATATCTCGATCATGATAAGTGATATTCTCCTGTTCTAATAACTTCTTAAATTCTATACAATGGGAACATCCTTCCATTGTATAAATAACTAATTCATAATTCATAACTTTTTATTTAAACTATTTATGTAAAATTTAACCTCATCCAATTGTGATGGTTTGAAGTAAATTGTTACAATATATTTATCATCAAAACAATTTATTAAATGAATAATAAATCCATTTTTTGTTAAATAAACAATTTCTGTTGGAATATCAATTAGTTTTTCAGTTGCACTAATATATAATATATCACCACTAAAACTATTTCTTTTGTGTTGGCTGCTTAATTCTATTTTGGATAAATCATAAGCCAACTTTTCTTTAAATTTTTTTAAAAATTCCATAATAATTTTTTAAATTAAAAACCCCCCCACCTCAATTAAGAAGTAGGGGGTTATTATTACACCACTAAGTACTCTTCAGCAATTTCCCATAGTTGGGTGTTTAACTTGTTGTCATTGATGAAATTGACAATTGGTTTTGACCTTCTATTGGTGTTCTGGAACTTAACCCCACCTTTAATTACTTTCTCTTGAAGCACATTGAAGATTGTCCAGAGGTCATTTGACTTATCTTCCTCTCTGTAAGGTCTTAATACTTGCTCAAAATCTACCTTATTGGCAGCCTTGTCAAAACGAATGTCAATGGCTCTTTGTGCAAACTCTTCAATCTCTCTCTGACCCAATACTCTCTCCTGCATCTCACCCATTCTATTAAAGATTACTGGGATTTTTGAGAAGAAATCATTTGTCATCACCTCTGTGAAGTCTGTGCTTAAATCCACATGTTTCATGGAAATTGTATTAGCCACTGATGTTGGAACTACCAACCCATTAGAACACACTAGTCTATAAATTCCCATTGAAATGTCCATTTTAGATGTCCCATTGTGGGAATTGTTGAACATAATCTGTGGAAGAACATCACCCACATTATGAAAATCATTGTGTCTTAAAATGACTTGGTGTGCAGAGTATTGGGAGTCCCCAACTTGCTTTGCAGAGTTTATCTGCCAACCACTACCTACCAAGTTCTCCAAGATTGCTCTTGAATTGGCAAAGTTGTATCTATTAGACATTTTAGGATCTGGACCTTCTGCAAAGATGGCTGGAACTGATGTCTTTAATACTTCAAGATTTAGTGATGTGTTCATATTTTTTGTTTTTTCTTTTTGGTTAATTTGATGTTGCAAAGATATATGGTTCCAAATTAATTTCCAAATCTAATTCAAATTTATTTTTCCCAAAGGTCCATCAAAATATTTGACACTAGAATAAGGTTCATGCCCCTTATTAACCAAAACACAAATATCAATAATTTGTTGCTTGGTTAACACATAATCTTCACCTTTATCAAAATTAAAGTAACTAAATTTACGCAGTTTATCAAAAAATAATTGTTTTTTATCCAACTTAACCAATTTCTTTAACTCCTCCTCATTCTTCTCAAAAAAAGAAATAACCTCGGATAAATAAATCTCAACATTAACATTTGTCATAGAAAGTATTTTAAATTCACAATTTCATAATTATACATATTATTAAAAGAAAAAAAACAATGCTAAATCTAAAAAAATGTGATAATTGTAAATCAAAGAAACTTTCCTATGAAACACCCATCACAATATTAAGCCTATATCTACTAGGATCTGGCATATATGTTGCCATATTGCTAATAAAACATCTTATCACTCTCTTTTAAACTTAACCTCTAACTTAACATAGAAGTCACCCCCAGGATAACCCTTATCCTTAATTCTTAATGGTTTGCTTGTATCAAACACATCTAATGCCCTTATTGATAAATCTCCATTAGGGTGGGGTACAATATACTTATCATCACATATCTGACTATCATTAAGGAAATGAGTATAAACCAAATCATTCCCCACTTTTGAGAATCCATCAGAATCAATAACTTCAATTCTTAAAACCAAATCCCCAAAATCATATTTATCAAAATCTCCCAATTTATGCATCTTTAGAAATTGGCCATTATCTGCAGTTCTTGGAACTTCTATTGTAACTTGATTCATTTCACTCTTAACCCCAATTCCATTACATTTATAACACTTATCAATAATCATCTGTCCTGTTCCTGTACAAGTAGGGCAAGTAGTCTGCACCTGTTGAACAAAAAAACCTGAACCAAACCTATTTATGATAAAACCCCCACCATTACAAGTTTCACAAGTCTTTTTAGTTCCACATGATCCTTTACATTCATCACAAGGAATATTTCTGTTGTAAACAATATCTTTTACTGCACCCTTATATATCTCAATTGGATTTAATTTTAAAGATATTACCTTATCTGGGGGTCTATGTTGCCTATTTGACTGATTAAAGAAGTTAGCAAATATATCATTCATATTATGTCCACCTTTCCTCTCCATATCATACTGTCTCCGTTTATTTGCATCAGATAATATATCATAAGCCTCACTGATATCTTTAAACTTATCACCACCACTTGGATTTATGTCTGGATGATATTTCTTGGAAAGTTCTCTATATTTTTTTTTTAACACATCTTCTGTGAAATTCTCTTCAATTTCTAAAATTTTGTAATAATCTTTTAACATTATGAATTATTTTATTGTTCTATTTAAAAATAAGCAAAAAAAACGAATTATCAAGAAATTCATCACTAAGAAAAAAGCATTAATAGCTTATAACAAAATGATGGATAAATCAAATAAAGTTTTTTTTGAAAAGAAGGTTCAAAATGCTGAAATATGTAGTTTTGAATTAGGGTTAATATCTTCCATCAGGGAATTAGACATTCCAATGTACCTTAAAGATGAGTTGGGTAGGAATCAAAGAGTATTCATCAATAATGAAAATGATTTATTCTTTGTTGCTATAAATATGTATAAGGTTGAAGAAACCATATTTGATATTCAACAGAATAAAAAGATAACCATAAATGAATTTGACAAAAAGTATTTATCTGTCCCGGGGCTTAAAGTAATTTGCATTTTAAATCATAAAATTGTAGTACAAAATGATGATAAATTCTACTTGTTTTCCTTGAAAGATGAAGATGAGGCTTTAAGATTCCTGGATAGTTTATCTGTCTATTTAACTGAAACAAATAACTTATCTTGTATGGTTCTTAAAAGCACAAGTTTGTCCCAAAAGAAATATATGTATGATTTACTAGTTAGTCATGGCTTTGACCCAGCATTACTATATAGAAAATTTACAACTCAACCTCCTCGGAAACAAAATGGAAATTAATTCCAGATATATCAACAGTAATTCTACCATTATCACTCAAAAATATTTTATCAGATTTTGTATTTAATTTTCTAAAAAGGTCATCAAATTCTTTTTTACCTAATTCAAAAGCAACAAGTATTTTTGAATTAGGTGCAAATTGTTCTAATGCTTCAGTTATTAAAGCCAACTTCTCTACTTCCCCCATAATAATAGTTTTAATTTAGCAAAAAATCCCAGTTTATTATTCTTGGGTTTAACTATGTCTTCCTTTTTTATTTTCTTTAAATCATTGATGAACTTCATCTTCTGATGCTCCAACTCCTGGTAATCCCTGTTTCTTTCTGCTTCTAGGATTTTCAACATTTTCTCCTTTTCCATTTTTTAATTCATTTTTTGGAAGTAAAAATTCTAATTTGCTTAAATCATCAAGTTTATTTTGATTGAAAAGAACTTTTAATATATCAATATTCTTGTTAAGTAAAATGCTCTTCTGTTCAATCTCTTTATTGTCTCTGATTATTTTAAATATTTTTTCAATACCAATATTAAACTTTTCCTCATCAGCCTCAATAACAAAAGTTATTCCAGTGCTATCTGCATCATTCTTAATGGCAAATGTCACAACAAACTTATCTTTCATATATGCTTGGGGAATTAACCAAGTCTTGGGAAAAACCAAATCAATGAATACAAATTTATCTGCAACCCTAATAGAGGATAAATATGAATCAAATTCTTGTATATTTTTAAATAAACTCATTTTTTATGAAAATTTAATAAAAGTTATTATAAAACTTAAAGCAATACCAAAATATATTTTCTCATATGTTGTAAGTTTATTTTTTTCAATATAAGAGGCATCACCAAAAAGTAAAAGTACTATTCTAGTAGTAAAACTAATCACTACCAGAATAGAAAATATAAACAAAAAATAGAATATTGGCAAATAATTATTCACTTTCTTTAGTTGTTTTTCTCTGTTTAACTATATCAAGTCTGCTCTCCTGTAAAAGTGCCTTTATTTCTTGTGCTGTTTTTCTTGCCCTTGTCCCTGCACTTTTATTCCCCTTGCGATAGAATCTATCAGCATCAGAATAAAACAAATCCATTAATTGTTTGATTTTTTGAATCGTTTCCATTTTATTTAAATTTTATTTTATTACTAAATTTTTATCAAGTAGTTTATATATCTCTGTTAATATCTGCAAATCAGCTTTACTATATGTCCCTTCAATATCAAACAATTCTTTTATGAATGATTTTATTGCCAAGTGATTTATACCATCAACTCTATTATAGAATATATCAAAATAGAAAATCTTCAAATACTTGTAATGATCACCATCTTCATTTAAAATGATATTTTCTTTTTTAAAAGAATCAATAGTTTTTACCCAACACCAGTTAAAATGTTTCTCTTTATCATCATCAGAATAATCAATTGCTAATGTGTTATTCTCACTATCCCCCAAATATGTTTTTATTATTGTGTTGTTTAATGAAACTAACACATCAGAAAATAAATCAACTTTCTCCCTATTAATATTATTCATATTAAAATAGGTTTCCAGTTCATCCTTTGGTATTGGCACAGCCAACCATTTAAAAAAATTCTCCATAAACTAACATCTATGGAGAATTTTAACACAAAAAAAATATAATTGTATATATTATGTTACAAACTTTAAATTACTGTGTGATTTTATTATAGTTAATCAACTTCTTCATTTTATTAAACTCTTCACTTAAAACTACATCATTATTTTCAATAGACTCACCCTTCATTTTCTTAATGAAATCAGGTCTTTTATCACCATTCTGAACAATATGAACATCTTGTGATTTTTCATAAGCCCTCTTCTTTTCTGAACCATAAAAATTATTCTTTCTTTTTGTATTCATTTTCTTATTAATATCTGTTTCAACAGCATTTGCCCACTTGGGATTATTCCCAGTCCTTGAACTTCCCTCAATATTATCTTTCATCCATTCTTCATTAGGATCCACCTCATCATACATTAAGTTCTCCATTCCTGGTCCACGACCCAAATTTTCAACATACTCTTCTTCTGCACCATCCATACGGTAACCAACAATATCAGACTTCTTTAATTGCATATTTGATTGGGGGAAAGAATCTGGGTTCTCAACATACTTACCATTTGAGCCATATTTGATATATTCCTTCATCTTCTTACCAACATCTTTCATGTTGTCATCATTCTCCTTTTTTGACCTCTTTAATAGAGTTTCAACATTAGTTAGACTTTTTGGTTTTTTTGTAAATGTATCTCCATCCGCTTCATTAACTATATTTCTAATAAATGAAACCAATCCTTCTTCTGTCATCTTAACAGTTTTATCCCTTAATGTAATATCACCTGTTTCATTAATGATGTCTTCAATAAATGAAATAAGACTTTCTTCAGTCATCTTAACATTTTTCTTACCTTTCTTCAATAGTTTGAAATCTTCAGAATCAATCTTGCCATTCTTATTCTTATCAATCTTATGTTGCTTACCAACCAATTTTTCCTTAACTTCTTTCTTACCTTTCTTCAATAGTTTGAAATCTTCAGAATCAATTTTACCATTTTTGTTCTTGTCAATCTTATGTTGTTTACCAACCAATTTCTCATCTATATTTTTCTTCACTTTCTTCTCAAATAACAAGTTTGACCTTTTACTAAATTCCTCATTCAATACCTTGTTAACAATTGAATCAATATTATTTTTATTCATAATAACTTTTTTATATAAATAGTATCATTTATTATTTCTGATAATTCTTTTTACATCAGATTTGCTAATATTCCAATTTTTAGCAACATTTTCCACAATTTTATCAAATCTCAAAGGAGAATTAACCGCCTCCTCAATACCCCCAATGTCAATTGTTCCAAATCCTTTTAATTTATCAAATGCTGGATTTTGCTCAATAGGGTCTTTCTTTGCTTGTTTCATAACACCCCAGGTAGATGGCTTCATTTTCATATGATTAATAACCAAATATTCAATAACATCAACATTTGCCCCCTCAAATGATTCAATCCAATCAGCATATTGTTTCACATATTCAGCAGATTTTGCATCATGACCATATGCTGTTGGTTCATTTGTTTTTGGGTTAATAGCATAAGTATCCATCTTACCCAAATCATGAAATAAAGCAGCCATAATCATATTTGGATCATCCCCATATTTGTTATATGCTCTCCTTAATACCAAAATTATATGTTTTAATGAGTTACCCTCTGGATGCCATTTACTTGTTTGTTTTGCACCCCATTGGTCAAAAAGTAACTTCTTTAAATCTTGTGGTAATGACCTAATAAGGTCTTGTGCTGTGCCTGGAATTTCTCTCTTGTTCATATTTTGTTCAGTTAATTTTAACGCACCAATATCCCCCTGGTTACAGTAGGGGAATTTTAAACACTTCTTCTTTACTTGCACAAATTGCCCTCCTGGTATTTGTGTTTTACTCTTCCCTCTCCAATCTTTTTTCTTCATAGATTTCGCCCACATCCCTGGAACTTCATACGACCCTGTGGATGAAGTTGTAGTTGCTTCCTTGGCTTCCACCTTCCCTTCATTAAATATAGGCTTAAAATTAACTTCTGTCCACTTATTCTCCTTTATTGGAACACAATTTGGAACCATTTTTCCATTCTTCATTTTTCCACCAACTCTCCTATATCCTTTCCAACACGCTTCACTCATATTCTCAAGGTTGGGGAATAATGGTGCAACATAACCACCAGATGAACCTGAACCAGTTGCTTCCTTAGTTTCCATCTTTGTTAATTTAACATAATATTTAGGATCCTCTAAAAGATGGTCTTTTGCAATCTGTATAGCAATTTTAATACTACTAGTATGTTCTTTCTCAATTTTAGCACCTTTGTTTAGTTGTTTTTCCAAGAAAGCAATATAATCCATTGAATCTTGTGTTTTATTGTGTTTTCTTTCAATATCTACTAAAGATATATCTCTTTTTTTTAAATCCATTTTATCATCTTCTTTAATTTCTCCATCATTAACCATCCTAATATACTTGAATTGTTCTGGATATGACTTAGAACTTTTTGAGAATTCATTAGCAATGGTATTTGCAAAAAGTTTATTTGAATCTTCCATATTATGCATTTTTTAATTTTGGTTCCCAATAACTCCTATTCTGCCACATAAACTGATAAAATTCCCTAAACATTTTAACTGTTATGTCTTTAACCTCTCCCTCAAATTTACCTCTCCTAAACTCTTTCTGTAACTTTTCAATGAGTTTATTTTCATACTGGGATAGTGTACTACTTTCAAAGAAGTCTTTAATTTCCTTTCTTGTTATAGTTTCAATCTCCTTTTTTTCAGATTGTGTTAGTGCCATTACTTAAAAATTATAGAATATGTAAACCCAAATACGGATAACCCTACTAGGATTTGATTTATAGTGTTTTTCACTTTTTGCTTTTTTAATAAATTATTATTATTTATGTAACTTTCATTAAGTATGTCATACTTCTCATTTTGAATTTTGATAATTTCTTTATATTTCTCTTCTTTTTCAATATATGAGAATAATAATGAATCCTTCAAAAATAATTTCTTTTCATTTTGAATAGCTATGTGATTAACAATCAATAACTCATTCTTCACAGAATCATAACGAACCAAATCTTTTGCTATTTCCCTAACAATGGCTATTGGAAATGTTTTAGTTTGGATTGAAACTGTATCTACTTGTGAAAAAACTATCAATGGCAGCCATATTAAAAGTATCAATGGATATAACCTTTTCATAATAAAATCTTCTAACTATCTCTTTTTTGCTATTTATATCTTTTATATTCTTATCAATTTCATTAATCTCTAAAAAATATTTATCAATTTTTTCTTCTAAAAGTTTTTGATTACCCTCAATCCTCTTATTAGATTCATCCAAATCAACAATTTTTTGATTTGTCTTATCATCAAGTTTAACTTTTGGTTCAGTTGATTTATATATTGATATACCAAAGAATATCAAAAATACTACCAACATAAGTTTTAGTAAAATATTTAAAAAATCATTGAAGACTCCACTTAATTTGGTGTTTTCTTTCTGATTGCTAACATTTTTGACCATTTTGATTTAAATTTTTGATAATACTGCTCCAATTTTGTTATAATACTTAAAAAGTCCTCATCTATTTTTACAATATCAGCACTTATATACACGCCACCATTCTCACCAATTGTATATAAGAATGTAATGTTATCATCTATTAATTTACCACCCCACTCAACACTATTCTTATACAAATGAAGTTCATCAAAATCAACCAAATCAGAAACTTCCTCAACAAATTCATCCATTGTTTCCTGGAATGAAGATTTATCATCTGTTGTTATATTATCAACCTCTGATCTTGTGTCACCATGTAAAACAAAGATACCACCAGATATCTTATATTTCTGTTGTTTACTTGAACTCTTTGAAGTCCTAACACCTTGCTGGTTAATTTCATCTTCTTCTTCACCCCCTACTGTGGCATCACCAGAAACACTACTACGTATCTTATTTGAAATGCTATCTGCTGTATTAATCCTCCCAAAATCTGAGGATTGCTCAAATAAAAATTTTGATTTCTTTAAGAGAGATTTCATCTCATCATAACTATTTTCTATCATTGTCTAATTTTTTTTCAAAAAGTTTTATATCAAAAGATGGTGATACATCAGTGTAAGATTTATATATATTACTTCTACTTAATATTCCATTAAATTTTGAACTAATATCTGTCTTTATGTTATGCCCTATAAATTTTTTATTAATCTTCATTTTATCACAAATTTTAGAACACAAAGAAGCTAAACTATTCATCTGGGCTTCTGTATAAACATCCCAAAAATCATAATCCCTCCATTTCTTATAATAGGGTTCACCATTATAAATATCGCCAATCCAATTAATATTCATTCCTCTATCTTGATTTTTTTCCAACCAACCCAAATTTTCAATTGCAATAACAATGGAATTATAATTTAACAACTTATCATCAAACATATTTGAATACCCAGAATCCCCCAATAATTGCAAAATATCTCCCTTCTTAGTTATTACATAATTAGGTATCTTATCATACTCCCCATTATGCCTATATTTTAGGGATACCAAGTAGCCCTTGATATCCCTAAATGTATTAATTAGTATTATTTTGTTTTTATTCTTCTGTTTTCCTAATGGTTTGAACCCATCATAATTCATTATCTTCAGCATCTCTCTTTCTATATGTTAGTCTATTCACTTCATCAGGATTATCACTTAAATCACCTAAATTTAAATTTATCTTTTTCCTTCTACTTGCCTTTGGTTTTGGGGCTTCAATAGCATCATCACTCAATAATGTATCTTCTAATAATGTTGGAGTAACCCTTGGTTTGTAACTTCTCTTGGTTGGTTTTGGTAACTCATCTACTGATAATGGAGCAACCACTTCAGGAACTTCTTTTTCAAAAGGTAATGTTGGTTTGTTTTTTGTCAAGTTATCAAGATATTTTTCTAACTTATCTAAATCATCTTGTGTTGGCACATAAACCTTTTGTTGTTCCTGGGCTTCCATCTTTCCAGCCTCAGTACTTAACCTCTCTAACTCCTCGTCAGTGATAACTTGATTGGGGGTTTCAATTTCATTTTTAGTTTGATCCCTTAATTTAACAAGCATATGTAAAAAGGTTAAAGATATTATAGGCAAAAGTCCACCAGAAAAAACAGCTAAAAGCCTTTTATGCCCAACAATATCATTCTCATCAATTATATATTGAAAGAAAATGTTTGACAACTCAACCCAATCTTTAAATTCTTCTGAAGCCTCATCTATATATTGATATGAATAAAATATATTACCAATAAGTTGTATCATTGTAACAATGCCAAATGGTATATACACATTTTTACCCATATTAACAGAGATAGCAGCTAATGCTGCCAATGCTGCTATCTCCACACCAAAAGATAAATAAATGGACCAAGTAGAATTATTAGTTAACCCATACCAACTAGTTACATGTGATATTGATACAATTGCCACAGTAATAATTGGGACCAAGAATGCAAAATATACTATTCTCTCTAAATTTCTACTAAAAATATTCATTATTTAAGGTTTTCTAGTTCTAAATCAATTTGAGCCTGTCTATTAACATCTAAGATTTTACGATCAGTTGATTGAATAAATCTCTTTTCTGTTTCAAGGCTCATAATTTTCAATTGTTTATCCAATTCTGTCTTGGTGTAAGTTGAATCTTTAATTGCTTTAATGTCATCATTTATTTTACCCAGTTCTTTGCTATCTCCACAGCCTTTCAACCAGCCAATAATCAAAAAAATGAAAACAATTAAAGTAAAGTTTTTTGATAAGAATTTTTTAAAGTTTTCCATGTTAGTTTTTTTTATTTTTAAATATACTCAAAAAGTACTTTTGACTCATTTCTAAGTTTTTTAAGTGCTTTTTCTTTTATTTGACGAACTCTCTCTTTTGTAAGGTTGAATTCGCCACCAATTTCTTCCAATGTTCTCATTGAACCATTTAATCCAAAATAATCTTCAATAATCACTTTTTCCCTGGTATCTAACAAACAAAGAATATTAAGAAGTTTTTCCCTCAATATTTGTTTTGTACTAAATACATCCTCTGGGTTGTCAGCATTCTCATTCTTAATGAGGTTTAGTAATGTATCCCCATCCTCATTTAAAGTTGAATCTAGGTCAATTGTGTGTGGTAGATTATTAAATTTTGCTGGTGTTGTATTGTCAAATTCATGCAAGAATTTCTTAATCTTATGATATTCTTGAACAATGTTAACAGGTAACCTAATTGTCCTTGCATTATCATTCAAACTCTCAATAATAGCCTGTTTAATCCACCACACGCCATATGATATGAACCTCAAATTCTTTGACCAATCAAACTTGTCAATAGCCTTTAGTAAACCATAATTACCCTCTGCAATTAAATCAGGTAAATCCAAACCTTGGTTTTGGTATTGCTTACAAACACTAATAACAAATCTTAAATTACCTTCAACCAATTCTTTCTTAACCTTATTCTTTTCAAATTGAGTCACATCTGGATTTAACATAATCTTTGCCAACTCCCTCTCCTTTTCAATAGTCATAACTTTCAACTTCCTTACATCTTTTAAATATGAAGAAATTTCACTCTGATTAATCATTAATGTGTTTTTCTGTCCTTTCATTTTAGTTTTGTTTTGAGAAGTTTTTTAATAATTCTTTTTCCATTGTTGTAAGTGATTCCATACCCCTACTTGAGATTTTCTCCAAAATAGCATCCAAGTTATCCTCTGATGCCCCTTCTGTAGCTTGTGAAAAAATCTTGGTTAAATTGTCAGTCTTTAATACACCCAAGAATGGTTTTCTTGATTTCTGCAAATCTTTTGGCATATCATCTAATCCTAAGTCATTAAAGTTATCCATAGGGAAAAATGCAGCATAAGTATCCCCCAATTCAAGCAATGTAAATCCATAGCATAAATGACCTAAAACACTAGTGAGAAAAGTAGCCAAATCAAGTGTTTCAACTTCTGATCCAAAAATCATAATTGTGCTGTCACCCACTCTAGTTACAAGTGGTTCTGTATCTGACACCTCTGAAAAATCCTCAAAAAATGAATCAATATCAAATTTCTTGTTAGCCTGATAAATGGTTAAGTTGTAGTTCTTCATTCCTTTTTTTTTGCAAAGATAAGGTGTTTTTGGTTAAATCAAAACTTTTGACACATTATTTTTCTTTTCAACAATTATTTTTGATTCACCCCAATTACTAATTAAAGGGTTGTGCGAAATTAACAATATTTTCTCAAAATAACTCTTTAATCTGATAAAAAATTCTCCCATCATATCTAAACTTTCATTTGATACTTTCCCAAATACCTCATCTGCAACCCAGATATTTGGTTTTGGTAATGAGCAAACCTTGCTTAAAACTGCTCTCAATGCCAATGATGCAACTGTTTTCTCATACCCAGATCCTGTTGTCATTAGTTTTTCAACACCTGTATTATTATCAATCATAATAAATTCAACCTCATTCTTATCATTAACTCTAACATCAAGGGTAAAATAACACACATCCAATAATAACCTTTGTAATTCAGAATTGATAACTGGTAGCATTGTTTTCATAATCATTTTTGAAATGCCATTTTTACCAAATAAATCCAGATAAATCTTATACTTCTTCTCTTCCTCTTGTTCCTTATATATGGTATCAATAATGGTTATATTCTTATCCCTCTTATCTTGATAATTTGAAATCTTAATTTCAATCCCATTGATTTCTTTTGCTAATTTATTCTTCTCATATGTTAATTCATCAATCTTACTATTAGCCTTTATGATTAAAGCATCAATTTGATTATTCTTCTTAATCTTCTCCTGAACCTCCAAATAATTTTTCATCTTACTTTCCAACTGGGATAATTTTAACATATTACCCTCCAAAGATAACTGATGTTTCTTAATTACCAATTTATTTTTCTCATAATTATCAAATTCTTTCTTTAACTTGTTAAGTTCTTCATTTTTAAGTTCAAGTTCAATTACCTTATCTGATATAATTTTGTAATTATTCTTATGTTCCTCCAATGATTCAACTTTTGCTTTTGTAAATTCTGCATCAATTAAGTTTAACCCACAATGTTCACATTGAATACCGTTACCATAAGTCTGTATTAATTTGGTGATTTCATCCACCTTCGATTTTGCAAGTTGCTTTTCCAGTTTAGTTTCCATAATCTCCTCCTTCAAACTATCATGCTCATCTTCCTCATAAAATGTTGATGGTTTATCATTTGATATAGTATCAATCATTTCATTTAATTTGGCATTATTTGTATTTAATGCAATAATGTCCTTCTCTAATGATTCCTGGTTTACAATCAAAAGTTCCTTATCAATATCAGAATGTTTTGAAGTATATAATTCATTTTTATACTGATTACCTTTAGCCAATCTTTCATCATAATCTTTTATTTCAATGTTTAACTTATCAAGATTTATTTTTAATTCATTCACCTCTTCAATCAATCCCAAATTTTCTGATTTTAGTTTCTCAACATTATACACATTTGAGAACATCCTTTTTGAAAACTCTTGATAAACTTCTTTACCAAGATCCTCCTTCTTTTTCAAATGTTCTAACCCCAAGAAACGACCCAATAACTGACCCCTTGCTGTGGGTTTTGATTCCAACAAATCTTCAAGATTGTTTCCAGTTGTTAAAATGGTGGCCAAGAAGTCATCCATATTCCCAATAGTATTCTTGATAAAGATTTCTGTTTCCCTTCTTTGTTCACCCTTTAAGTTCTGTAATTCCCCATTCTTTAACTTCTTATCAAATGATAGTTCTGTTTTAACCTTCCATTCCCCACTCTTACTCATCTTCCTTTCCATATTCCTGGATATAACATATTCCTCACCATCAATGATAATATATCCAGTAACTGAAACCTGATCCTTACTTGTGAACTTGTTAAATATATCCTCTGCCTTGCTACTCTTGGTTGTGGTATTGAAAAACAAGAATAATAATAAATCAATTGTTAAGGTGGTCTTACCCCCAGTATTCTGTGGAGTTGATTCAACAATGGTAATACCATTTAACTTGTCAAAATCCAATTCTTGATTTTCACCAAATGAAAGAAAATTGCTAAAATTAATCTTTTTGATATACCACTTATTAAATTGTGTTGGTTCTTGGTTTTCTAAAACCAATTTATTCTCAACAGCCTTATTAATATCCATGATTTTATCATACAACTCACCATTACCATTTGTTTCAAGCAAATTCTTAATAAGGTTATTCTGATAATTCACATCCATTATGTTTGATGAAACATCCACAGATTGTAATACCTTATCCTCATATTTAACTTTTGTGATAACATTAACACTTGATGTGCCATACTTTTTTGAAAAATATTGACGAACATCTTTAATTTTCTCTTGGGTGATATTTTCAGGATAATCCTCCCATATAACCCTTATGTTTGGATTCCTCCATACCTTTTCACTCATACTAATTTGATTTGTTTTCATATGATTCAATAATGGCGTTTATTGCCCAAACAATGCCAGATGATAAAATACCATCAAAAAACCAAGAGGCTTCATAGCATAATCCAAAATAAGTCATAGTTGGGGAATATATGAAAAACCCCAAGAAAAATCCACCCCAAGTGCTAAAACACATTGGACAAGATATAATCCCATAAAGGAACTTGAAGATGGGGGATATGATTAACCAATCCCTTTTCCCCACATTGTTTATAAAATCTCTTAATCCAGAGAATATTGATCCATAAACCATTATGTTCATAAGACCATAACTTGCAAAAGCCCAAATAAAAATATCCATATTATCTAATTTTAATGTTTGATGTTCTATGAAATCTAGTAGGTTGTGCTGACATTTCAGCAACTAATCTACGGTAGTCTTCTATAATTTTGTTTTTATTTCTCAATTCATCACTGACAGCATTTAATGTCATCTTGACATCATTCAACTCATTCTGCAATTCCTCATTATCCCCAGGTACTTCCTTGATAACATACACTTCTTTTACAATTGGAACTTCCCTAATAACCTCAACTTCCTTTACCTCAACCCTAACACCACCAGTCTGGACTTCCTTAATTATTTCTTTGTATATGGGAACTTCCTTAATAACCTCCACAATCTTCTCTACCACCCTATCAACAGGAACTTCAACAATCTTTTCCACTTCAACAATCTTTTCTACCTCCTTAATCACTTCAACTGTGTTGGTTTGTAGATTTGAATCCTCCCCCAACATTCCATATTTCTCAACATAGAACCCTGATTTTAAACATTTTGAAGTGAATTCATCAATGTCAGAGATATTGTTCTTTTCACAATATCTTATAATGTCAATAAAAAAGACATCATCGGTAATTATTTGTGTTTTCATTTGTTTTATTTATTTGTTAAAATTTCATTATCATTTTTAATATCATCATATGAAGTTATTTTAAAACTTAAATAAGGGGTGGGGTTATGCAAATCCACAAACTGATAATCATCCTTATCAATCTCATAAATTCCATAACCATGATTTGATATACTCTCCCCAAAGTTCTGTTGAATCAGGTCGCCAATCATGACCGCTGACTTATTTCCTGGTATATCAAAAATGGCTCTCTTGTGTATATCACCACAGAAAACAATATCACAACCAGCAAAAATATTTGAATCAAATCCATCCTCTATGGTATGTCCAACATCTGTCTTCAAGCCCTTAATTGCCCCGTGGAATAAACCTATATTGATTGACCCCTCACTCTTCTTTGGGATGTCTGGGGGGATGTTATGTTGCATTAGCGAATAAACACACCAATTTACATTCTCATCAACATACACCCCCCGTTCCTTTAAGTAACTAATTTTTGGATTTTTTATTGAATCTACAATAGGTGTAATAGCATCTAATCTATCCATATTTGTTTCCAAGAAATCATGATTGCCAATTATAACAATGGTCTTACTAATCTTTGCGCATTCCTCAAGAACCCAAGCAATAAATTCCACAAGTTCAGGTGTCATCTGGTTCTTGCTATGCACCAAATCTCCTGTGAAAACAATTCTATCTGGTTTTAGTTCAACCCACTGTGCAAATGCTTCAGATAATATTTCCCTAAACAAATCATGATCCTTATATAATCGTATATGCAAATCAGAGAAATGAACAATTTTATTTATCATATTATTTTTTTTATAAGTATAGATAAATAAAATCATTCTATCAATATGTTACCACACTTTAATTCTGCTAAAATACCCAAATAAAGGATCATTATCTGATTTTTTGAATGTTGCAGTAGCAGTAATTTCCTCACCAAGTCCAATAAGACTACCTACATTGCCATAGGCCTTCCATTTACCTTCAATATTCTCAATCAATAATTTATATTTAACTGAATGATTATAAGAATCAACAATACCTTTGCAGGAAAGAACTCTAAATACACCCTTAAATCTCCCTACAACAACCTCATTTGCAACTAATTCTAATTGTCTTCTTCTTTCTGCTAACACTTTGACAAATTCTATCTGTTTTTCTGAAATTTTACCTGAACTATAGAACTTACTTGCAATCTCTCTAATTTTATTATCATTAACAGATAATGTCTCCTCCAAATTTTCATTAGCAGCCAATATATTGGCTATTTGAATTTGCTTCAACCTTCTCTTACGTTGAATCATTGTTTGTTTGGTAATACCTTGAACATCAAATGTATATTTCATAATGTTGTTGGTACAGTCAAACCCAACATAAATCAAATCTGATGTTTCTTTATCCAAGAAGAATGAACCCCTCTTTATGCTGTGATTACAGCAAGAACATTTATTACCCTCTGGATTAAAATTACCCATCCACTCTTTTGGATTATCCACACCAATCTTGTCAAAATCAACCTCAAACTCTGTTTCAGTAACATAACCATCTACAGCATCTGGCACTCTAAATGAAGTGTAATACCCCACATAAGTGAAGTTTTCAGGCTTAATTCCTTGTCCTACATATTTGAATTGATTGGTGGTGGTTGTCATGTTGTTTTGTTTTTATTGGATTGCAAATATAAGAACTATATTGTAATAAAACAAACTTCTGTGAAAATATTTCTAACTATATTTCCAAATCAAAAACAATATCACTAAATTCTTTTGGCACACGGTATTCAACAAACCCCCCATCTTTCTTCAAGTGACAAACAATGCAACCATATAACTTAATTGCCCCATATTTTGATTGTGAGAGCATTTTAAGTAATAACCTACCATAGAGTGGCAACTGGATATAATAATGCTCCAAGGCTGTGCTATTGTAGTTTTCAAAGGGTTTAAACATCTTCTCCGTGAAGTCATTTGTTTGAAAACTTTTATCCTTATTTGTTTTCCAGTCTGTGATAATAATACCAAAATCAGATTTATCTTTATTGGGTATTAACCACACCTTATCTGGTTGGCCAACATACCCAAGTTCAGGGTCTCCAAGAACCATTTCTGTATCAAGAAGAACTGCACCTCTTTCCTTCATAAGATTTAAATACTGAACACCTGATTGAATCATTCTCTCTGATACAATCTTTTGTGACATATCACATTCAAAAATTGGTTCTCTAACATCCTTGTAATCACCATAAGATTCAATTAACTTCTTTTCCAAGAAATAATGAACTCTTGAACCCAAGTTTGCTGCATAGTTTGCAGAATCACTCCATTCCTTTAAAAAAGCATTTGCCTTCTTTTCATCCCCCTTTGCTTTTCTATATGCAATCTCCTCACCTGGAAATTCCTTATAATATTTTTTAATTATTTTTGAAACAGATGGATAATCACTTCTCCCATTCATGTGGTATATATGATCCTCCTCAATAAAACTTAAATTTAATTCTTTCTGTCTTTCACTAATGATATTCCTAATATCTTTTGCAATTTCTTCCAAATTCATTTTACTTGATTTTAACATAATATTTATCAATCTCCCCCCTCAACTCACAAACATCTTTATCATAAGGAAGTTTGACCATCTTAATCCTATCATATAGTTTGCCGCCATTTAACTCATTATACAACTTTAAAGCATCCTTATATGCATCACCATCTAAACAAATGATAATATCTTTCTCTGCCTTATCATACAACAAGTTAAACAACTTACTGCTAAGATGCTTACCAAGTAGGGGAATTGGGTTTGGTAAAAATATACTATCAAATACCCCTTCTGTCAAATATATATCCTGTGACCAATCAATTAAATGTTCATTGAAAATAATCTCCTCCTTTGGGGCTGTGGCATTCTTATACTTAATCTTCCTCTTAACCCAACTTCTACCCAAAAAATAATTTAATTGATGATTTGCATCATAAGATGGAATAATCACCCTATATGCAAAATCACCCTTTACAGTATAACCCATATTATACCTACGTATCATATCATCTGTAATACCCCTACTAATGAGATAATTATATGCTTCATTCCTTGGAATATGAAGTGGGTTTGATTCCTCAAACGTAACAAAACCCTCTGGCAATCTTAACTTGGGGTAGAATACATCATTAACCTTTAACTCATCAGGTTTAATTAAATCATATAACTTCTTTTGTTTCTTTGTGCCAAAAACATCAAATAACTTACCAAGAGGTCCATGTGTTTTATCATTCTCATCACCACAACTCCAACAATGATATAAGTGCTTGGTTAGTGATATCTCAAAATTTCCCTTGTTTTGCCCCTCATCACAAGCAGGGCAATTATATAAATATTGGTGCTTTGATTCATATGACCTAATTGGGTTTCCAATCACATCACTAATCAAATCCAATATTACTTCAATTTCTTTATCTTGATTTTCCATTTCGCAAATATATGTAACAAATTGCGAATTACCAAATATTTTTCATCTTCATATAACCAAGAACTGCTGTGTAAGCATCTGTTTGGTCAAAGTTTTCTTTCTTTAATTTATTATTCTTACTATAATGCCACTTAATTTGGGGTTCTTTCTTTGCAACCAATTCCCATATTAAGTTCTTCTTATCCACATTCTTATCATAGCCACCAAATAGAACTTCCTTACCTTTTTCATTCTTATTTGTAAGTTCAGGATAAGCAAATTTTCTTGCATTATATGTTGATATAAACTCTGGAATAATATTCAACACATCAAACACCTCTTTACAAACCAATGTGTTGAATCTCATTAAGACTCCAACTGTGTTTACATTATTGGAAGTCAATAATGGCTCTTCAATTATCACCTTTGTGATACCTATATTTTTATATTCTTCCAATTTTATCTTGAAAAGATTTGATTTAATAATCAACTCTTCAATCTTACTACTCATTTCTGATTTTGGAATAGGTGACAAATGTGTCAACTCCAATAAGTGTTCAGAGTTGGTGTCAAATAAAGCAATACCAATTGTCTTTGTTGAAACATCCAAACCCAAAACTTTAGGTGAATTAATATCTATTTTATTCATTGTTAAAAATCCAAACTTATGTTATATTGCTGAGAACCCTGTCTTAAAGTAGGTGAACTTAGCTTGGATATAACCATAAGTTCTTTGTTGGAATTGTAAAGTCCAATTTCAGTAATGTACTTATTACCACTAGGTAAATAAGTTGGATTTGTGGAAGTCAAGAATTGTGTGTTAACCAAATTTATAGCATACCTCATATCATATATAGTTGCAACAATCCCTGTTTGAATATTTCCATAAAAGAAATACTCGTCACCAAAATTTAATTTATTTGGTTCATTTAATTCTGGTAAATCAATAAAATTATTTAAGTTATATGATGTACCCCCAGTGTAATTTGATTCTGAAATAACAAATGTTGTTTTTGTTAATCCTGATTTTGGAATATATCCATTTACTTTTGTGGCGGCAATTTGACTTGTAAAATCAATTAGTTTCCATCCACTTGGTGTTGGCAATGAATCTGTATCTGTTCTTTGTGCCAAAATCTTAATTTGATTTGCTGAAAACCCTGATAAACTTCCATCTGAAAATAAAAAAGGAAATTCATCCCCAAACTTAACTGCAACATTCTGTGCTGTTATGGTACACCCTGTATCTGGACCAACCATCTTTTGGTAATAATTACAATGTAATGAATTAGTATAGCCTGTTGAATCTAATCTATATGTAACCCATAAAGTCTTACCATCCCCTGTCAAAACACCAATATCATCAGATGTATCAGTATCAAATAGATTTGGATTTATAAGGCTAACTTCTGGTGCAGGTAAAGTCCAATTTCTATTTGATTTATATGATAAGGCTGCAACAATCTCATCATCATCAATAACAACAATCTGATTATCAGGAAAAACTCTACCAACTCTATTTAACTTACCATTAACATTTTTGTTATCATCCCATAGATTAAAGAACCTAATTCCTGGTTGATTCATATCCACATTCTTGGTTGATTTTATGAAATATGGAATACATAAACCAGTTTGACTTGGTGGATCCACATAGAAGGTTTGTCCAATGGTTGCACCTGATGATTTATGCCACATTAATGTTGGAATATTTAATTTAAAATTCCTTGCACTATCTTCCTCTGTTGTAGGATCTGCTGGGTCATAGGGATTCATTGCAAACTTTTCCCCATATACATTATCTATGGATTGGTTTGTATAATGAATAATTGCAATTGCTTTTTGTTCCTTTGATTCAACAACAATTTTATTTAATTTTGAATCATAATAATAAACCAAACCATCAACATCATCTATTGTCTGACCTGAAGTAGAATAAAGATATTCTTTTGTTCCAAGATATGATTGAGAACCATATTTTGTATTATCCTCATATATATTTGAATCAACTCCTGCCACAGTTTGTGACCAAGGTATATTCATATTCCATACCCTTGTATCAACAGTTGCAGATGAATCACATATTGTTTCATAATTGAAAACATCGTTTGACCAATTTGGGCTTGGGGTCACACTATCATATAGTGCAGTCATTCCTGATGGGTATATGAGACATCTTGCCAATTCACTACCAGTTGTTTTTGCAGAATATATTGGAAGGGTTCTATCCAACCCAATGGTGTAACTTCCAGCTGTCCCAGATACAGATGATTCAATTTTATATATAAGGTTGGGGAATGCATTTCTTATACTCCCACAATCACCAATACCATCATATATTATAGAAACAAAATCCCCCACCTTTGGAACACCCACTGTTGTTGAACAACTATTTGCTGACAAAAACAAACTTGTTTGCCCTGTTATTGTTGGCATACTTGCAACATAATTAGATGAAACTGTATATGCTGAATTTGTTTGTGCTGACCATACTGTTGCCCCACTTGCAAAGAAACCTTTATCTGATGCTAAATTATAAAACTCTTGAACAACTGATTCATTAAATGGAATTCCATAAGTTGTTCCAGTTGTCCCAGCCAAATAATATGGATATTTTACATTTTGTTTATTTACATTTAAATTTGAACTATCATTATGTTCACAGAATGCAGGCATTAATATATTATTTGCTGCAATTGTTGTTGGACTTGAATAATCCACCTCTGAATCCCCAACTTGAAAATATGATATATTGAATTGCCCTTCTGATATTGCTTTTCTTCCAACATCAGTTATCCTTGTATTCAATAATCCTGACGTATTCTTTAATATGTAACCCATTATTCTTTTATATATAATTATCTAATATGTGAATTTATTCCAGCATTACTATCAGAATTATATATCAGTTCACAACATTTACATGTATTTATTGCTGCTGACATAATCCTTATTAAGTTTTTTTGCTCAATCCTGGTTGAACATCCATTTGAACCTGTTTCAAGTTCAATGTTACTTATCACAGATGTTGTAATACCTGTCAATGTATCTCCACTAATTAGTGTTGTTGAATAGGTGATTCCTGAATAATTTGTTATATCAAGATATGGTGAACAATATGGTCTTGCAAGAGATATTGTTGATGTATTTGTATTTCCTGTTAATAATGTGTTATTCTTATACACAGATAAAGTATTTACTGTACTTGCAGTCCCAGGTTCTGAAACCCTTGTTTCCAAATTTGCATTCAAACCAATTGTCAACACATCCCCTGTTTTAAGTGGGGGGTCTATGTTCACTTTCCAAGTTGTTTGAACAACATCATTAGATATATTTGTCTGTGATATATTCTCAACACTTAACCCATATTGATTTGCAACCCCATTAAACCCAATTGAAAATGTTTTTGATGTTGTTATTGCTGTATTTGCTGAAACAATGATATTATAATCTCCTCCACACAAATTGCTAAATATTGGGTTTGGCGTATAAGTTACCCCATTGTTTATTGAATACAAATATGGCTTTGTTTGCCCCTTGGCGTTGGCCACAATGATACCATCACAATTTGATGAGCAAGTATTATTTGTTATGGTTGCATTCAATACAAGGGGTGTATATGCCCCACAAGAGCCTGATGTAACAATCACCTCATTCTTGGCAACCCTTCCAATTAATTTCCAGTTTGATGTTGGAAAATCTGTTTCTGTTTGATTTCTTAATGCTGAATTTTCAACACTAATCCAATTAACAACCTCCCAATATGTATTCCCTGAATTCCATTGCATAACCATATCATTATATGAGGCATTCCAATATGGTTTACCATTTACCTCACCACCATAAATGAAATCATAAGGACCCAATTCATCATTTTCAAAGAAAACACTCAAACATAAATTGCTAACTGCCATAATTATTCTTTTATTAATCTAACTGGATAAAAATCATCATAATTTGATATGAAATTTGCCCCATAAGAAACACTTGCTGAATCATAAGAGAATGAAACAATATGTTTTGTATTATCATTTGTTGTGGTGTCTGTGTTTGTCCAATAATTTCCTTTCTTCCCAATTTGTTGGAATGAACCCCTGCTAAAGAACCCAGAAGCCACCGCATCATAATTAAATTTATTCTCTGCCCCAACATTTGGTGAATCCCATGTTGAATTTGATTTTAAAACACCCCCGCTTGATACTTGACCAAATAAAGTATCATAATCTGATTTTGTTGGAATCCTATACCCAACTGGTGCAATGTTCCTTGTATCTGTTATAGCAGCATAATTATATATATAACCCCTTGTCTGCCATGATTCACCAAATTCATAAGATGTATATGCCGGGATTCCCTTATATGATAAGAATTCAGAAAAATTGGCAACATACTGGATGTCACTTCCATCTCTAAACTTTGTAACCTTTAAATTTCCATAATCCCAAAATTGTGAGCCAACCTTAACTTGACCACAAGTTGTAACCCCTGTAATTAACCCCTCATCATCAACCTCATAACAATTATTATTATATTTAATTCTATCCCAACTAGCGTCTGTAGACCAATTAATTGTTCCACTCAAACAAGCAGTTTTACCATTTGGCACTCTATATAGTCTATCACCTAATTTAAATGAATTTCCCCTAGCATAAACCAACCAGTTTGTTGTTGACCCACTACACATCTCATCACAATTTGCTACCCCGCTTATATTTCTACCTATAATAAACCTTGAACAATAGGTTGGTAATAATTCATAATCAATAGAAATTGTAGCAACAATAACCTCATTTGTACTATCTATAACCTTTATATCATAATCCCCAGCAGATAAATTGCCAATAATATTCCCATTATTAATAGATCCATTTATAGAAATAACATAAGGAGGTAAACCCCCTGTTAAATAAAGAGATATAACCCCATCCTTCTTATTCACACCACTTGCCTTTGTAACATCATATCTAATGTTCATTGGAAAAATGGTTGTCAATTCATTATATATTATTGCCATACTTTTAACTTAAATTTAATGATACAAGACATGCCTGACAATCAACAAATGATGATGATGTGTATGATGCAAAATAATTTCCTGTATATGTTATAGGATTCACATTTGTTGGGGGTATATAAGTGTTTGAATAAATCCCAAGATATGACCAACAATTATCATCCACATCCTTTATAACTGAATTCACACTTAATGATGTCTGATAACTTTGCGTTTGTATTATTAATGTTTGATTTTCATTTAACCCTATTGGTAAACAACTCTGAAACACATACACCATACCACTTGATGGAGTTGGGGTGTTAGTTATGGTTGGCGTAACTGTTGGTGTTGGTGTTATACTTGCACTTGGAGTTGGTGTTGGAGTTATTAAACAACTTGAACAATTTGCAATAACCTCCAGAATATCATCAATATATATATTTGAACTATTGACTGTTGTAATATCACTTGTATATTCAAAACATCTTTGTTGCCCATCAACAACAACCCTCATAGTTTGGCCAGTAACAACTGGAATACCACCAAATATCAAATCTTGATATGCATAATAAACAACCCCTGTTGAACACTCTGTTAATAATCTTGTTCCACTAAACACAAAACTCTTATCTAAAACATTATATGTAACATTGCCAGATATAATTATATTATTGGTTGGTGTTATACTTGGTGTAGGCGAAACACTAACACTTGGATATGTATAAGTATATGCTGACATCCCCACATTTATTGCCAAATTTCCTGTCATAGATGGAGTTGGAGTTATAGTTGGAGTTCTTGTTATAGTTGGTGTTACACTTGGAGTAGGGGTTGAAGTTAATGCCAAATCACAATTGAAATGTGCTGAGAAATCAATCACATCACATGAGGCAGGACTAGGGGTTGGGGTTGGACAAGCCCCACTAAAAACAATACCATCATATAAATCAGGGTATGACTCTGTGTAGCAAGGGGATTTACCTGCTAACAAACAATCACCACCTAATGCATCACTTAAACACCATTGTTCCCTATCTGTATTAAAATATATAAAACCCCCTGTTTGACCTGTATAATAAACATATGTATCATACAACACATTTGCAATTGAATAATTGCCTGTGTTAGTATTTAATGTACTATATTGAGTTGATACACAAAAGTTTTGAATGGCATCCCCTGGTATTACTTCAGGCTCAAAAGGTACTTGAAATAAGCTAATTGGGTTGGGACAATCTTCTTGCTGAATAAACACAACACCTTCTGAATTTATTATATTACCAACTTCACCATATTCAATTACCTTTGCATATGAATTAAAATTCTCACTTATTATATTAAACACATCACCCACATTAGATTCATTTGATTCCAAATCAAATCTAAATACATCACCATTAATACAATCTCTAAATAATGTTAAACCCATTCTTATATATTAATTAATTCCCAATTTAATGTTTCTTCATTCCAATAATAATTATCCTCATCAGTTGGGTATGGTGTTGGTGAGATATAGTAGTAATACTCCTCAGATAATTGCCAACTTTCAAAAGGTTTTTGTAATACCCAGTTAATAACATCCTCATCCCAAAAATATCTATTGTATAATTGGTATGGTTGGGGTATAAGATTAACATCTGGATATGGTATTGGTGGATTCCACAAGCAACTAAACTCATCTAATACCCAGCTTGGATATGGTTTTGGTGGGATGAACGCATCCCTTTGTTCATCATAGGTGTAGCCAATACCAGCGTGATTCTTTCTAAACGCTTTGCTTTGGTCTTGTGATGGTACACCATTTACATAATATATACCACCATTTGTATTATAAGAAGTTTGTTTCCAAACATCATTTGTTTGGTACAAATTATTTAAAAAATCAATACCAACTTGTTCATCTTCTATGCCATTAATTGTAAATACTTCATTTACAAGTGAAACACCTTGTATTACAAAATTTTCATTATTTAATTTTACAAATGTTCCCATATTTTAAAAAGTTATTGAACCGCTTCCAGTAAATGTGTATATATAAAAACTATCTGATGTTGTTGGTGTAATAACTGGAGATGTTGATTGTGCTAAAACAGTTGAACGAATAATTACAACCCCTTTACCACCAGCCCCGCCGTCACCTGCACCAGCAGCACCACCGCCACCACCACTTCCAGTATTTACTTGACCAGAAGTTCCTGCTGAATAGTCTGGGCCGCCACCGTTACCTCCTATTCCAGAACCACCACTTCCACCAGTTCCTGCATTTCTTGTTCCACCACCACCACCACCAGCATAAAATAAGCCTGTAATTGCAGATATTAAACCAGCGCCACCATTTGCGCCAGTTGAATTTAGTACTCCATTAGAGCCTTCACTACCAGCACCACCACCACCACCACCTGATGTATTTATACCTGCAGCCCCAGAACCTCCACCGTTATTGCCCTGACCAGCTGGACTTGCAATTGCACCAGATAATAATACTTTTGTATCTCCTCCTCCTCTTCCGCCGCCAGAACCACCAGCATTACCATTTACTTGATTATAACTACCACCTCCACCACCACCCGTAGAGGTTATAGTAGTTAATCCAGTTCCAGAAATAGATGAATTATTACCATTGTTTCCTACAGTATTTGAACCAGAGCTTCTTAGTGGTCCACCATCGCCAACAGTTACTGTATATGTTGTGCCTTTATTTAAAGTTAATAATGTGCCTCCAACATTTGTTTTAAAACCACCAGCACCACCGCCACCGCCAACTCCTTCGCCACCACCACCACCACCAGCAACTACAAGATAATCAACCTCAATAGTTTCTTTAAGTTCAGGTGTTAATGCAGCCGTTGCATATTTAAATGGAGTTTCAGCAAATGCAGCATAGACATAAGTTTGCGCAGCATTTATATCTATATTTGTACTTCTTAATTTAAATCCATTTGATAAGAAATCTAAATCAGTACCAGTTGTATTTTCAGCAGCAGATGTATTAGCAAGTAATTCATTTATAACAGGGTTTCCTGTATTAACTATTGAGTTAAATAAAACCCAGTTGCCAGTTGTGGTACTACATTTAATAAGAATATATTTAGGTTCAAACCCTGTATATACAAAAGTCCCATCTGTGGAATTGTTTCCAAGATAAGAACCAAACTTAGAATAACCTTCAATCTCTGCCCAAGAATATGCTACTGATGTAATTGCTCCTGTTGCTGACCATGAAGATCCAATATTAAGAAGTGTTGATGTTGGTGTTCCACTAAAAAGCGTAGAATCTGATGCTTGATTAGATGTACTACTTAAAAATAAATAAGAAGTTCCACTATTTAAGTTTTTATGCCAAACACCCCAAGCTGACACATTACCTATTCGTTTAACAATATACATACTAGGGACAACACCTAAACCATGCCCAACTGTAAATGCTCCAGATGTTGGCGTTGTAAACGTGGCAATACTAAATCCAGAGGTTGGATTAACGCTAACTTGTGATGGTATTGTTCCACTATTATTTGTTACTGGTGTACCACCAGCTCTCCATTGCCATGCAACATAAGTTGCTCCACTTGTATTTATTTCTGCTAATGTACCAACACTAAACCCAGTATCATCAAATGATGTTAATCCGCTTGTATTTGTAATTTCCTCATTAGTATTATTTGATGATAATTGTTTGTTAACACCTCTATTAATATCATATATTGCATGAACTGTTGCTGCACTTCTACTCTTAATCCAAACAAAATCAGGTTTAAATCCACTATTAAATATAGATTGAGCAGTACCAGTTCCAGTATATGTTGTAATATCCATATACTTATTTGCTAGATTTGATTCACCACCACCACCTATTGCTGGTGTTGGTAAGTTAGCTGTATTTAATGTTTTAAATCCTGTTGGTGCTTTATATGTAAATGGTCTTTGACCGAAGTTGGCACTTATAGATGGGCTACCAGCATCTTGAAATCCAATATAAGGTAATACCCCTATTGATATAATTCCTGTGCCAGATATTGTAGTTTGACTAACATTGTTTTTATAAAATGTTACAGTTTCTGCATCAGTATCTACGGCAATACCAATTATATCCCCACTAGTATAAGATGTTCCATAACTACTATTAACACCATTAATTCTTTTACTACCATTTATTAAATAATAAATACCAGTTGTCATGTTAATTGCTGTAGTAGTTTGATTGTTATTTATAGGGATTAAACCAACACCAACACTAGTTGTGTCAGACCCTGCTGTTACTATTGTTATTTCACAATACATTTTACCTACAAAAGGCATTGTGCCAACAGCTATACAATTTATTGTACCAGCTGTCCCATTTATTTGTAAATTTCCATTACTAAAAGTACCAAACCCAGCACCAGGATTTCTAAGTGGATTCCATGTAGCATAATTCCCCCTTACTTCACCACCAAAACCATTATCAGTTCCATTAGGTGTTGGTACATCTGTAAGACTATCATATCCTACTCCTGGAGTTACACTAAATCCACTAGGTGTCCAGTTATTATTATTACCACTAA